GACTCTATTATTTTCTCTAATGATATTCCTTCTATTTCTACTCAATTCATTCCTTCTTCTTTTGACTCCTTACTTATCGACGATATCTAATTCATTTTATTATTTTCTTTTATTATTTTATTCTACTTAAACTACTTAAACATTTCACCATAAAAAATATAAGAATGTTTCGTTTCATTTCATTTGTTCTTTTTCTTCTTTCATGTAGTTCTGTATCAAGTTTTAGTAATAAACCCATTATTCGTGGACCCACTGCTCCATTAGAAAACGTGGATTTATTTGACCAATTTGTAGTTGCAAAAGGTGTTCAACCTGCATTTCTGCGCGAAGCCGAGCTTAAACACGGAAGACTCGCAATGATTGCTACAATTTTATTACCTCTGGGTGAACAATTATCTAATAATCTCGGAATTTATTTTTTTCAAGATCATCCCGAGTTTGTTGAATTAGGTCTTTCTTTTATGTTTATAAGTGAATTTTCTTCTATGATTCGCGGGTGGGAGAATCCTCTTGTTAAACCTTTCACAATAAAAAAAGACTACCAACCTGGCGATTTTGGATTAACTTTTGGAGTAACTGAATCATCATTAGGGGACCAAATGGATAAGGAATTAAATAATGGAAGATTGGCAATGATTGGTATTTTAGGTATGATGGCACAGGAATTAGCTACTCAACAACCACTTTTTTAATTTTTTCTCATTGTTTCTACACTGATATAGATATTGTTATCTATATCATGTCTATTATTTTGCAAGTTTAATATCGAAGTAACTGTAATAAAACCATTCAAATTACTAACATTGCATAATCATAACCAATATGTTTATTTGGATATAAATTAGTAAATGTATAATTTGTTGAAGTGAAATTACTTCCATTTATTTGCAATACCACATTATTCGGTTCGTCTATTTGAAATACAACTTGTTCATTCATTTTTATTTTCTTATAAATATCTCTAATTTTCGTAAAAGATAATTTCAAAAATGGCGTTGAATAAATATTCAAACATATACTTACAAATAGAGCTATTATTAGAAAATTATTCATTTTGAACTACATTGAATACTATTTTATATAAATATTATTCAATTTTCTATTATTTGTACGCGTATTTTCTTTTTAATCTTATCTTCATCTTCAAATAAATACAATTTGCACGAAATATATGTATAGTTTTCTATATCTATCATTGTCGTTATTCTTGATAACAATTTCAATTCTTCCAAATAAACCATATATGTATACATGCCATTTGATTTTTTATTTTTATCAAACAATATACCTTTTTGTATTATATTCATAATATCTGTTTCACTGTAACATCGATACAGTAAATTACAATCTGTTTGTACTTTTCGAATAGACCTCATGGAATGATTAATATAATCAATTTGATTTAACCAATGAGTTAAGAAGTCATTCGCAGATTCCCCGATGTTTTTCACTAACCCCATTTTTTCAATAATAAGCATTTGGTTTAATAAATCGACTAACCTACGTATTGGACTTGTAATATGAATATAGGATGATATATTCATAGCTTCGTGATTTATATTAGAGTCACCATCATATAAAATATATTGTCCAGAAACGTTATTCCAACTATTTATTACTCGTCGAGTATTTTCGTGAATAGATGAATCCAACTCTTTTTTTACAAAACTATAATGAGACGTTCTAAATATTCCTAACTTGTTTTTTTCAAACCATTTTCCACATAAATGATTCATTGTTATCATCCAATGTGATACAACGTCATGACTATTTTTTACATTTTTATCCATTTTTTGAGATATTTCAAATAAATGTTGATAATGTTTATCGTTCAATACATTGGCATACTTTGCAATATCACGCGAATCTTCATATATATAATTCTTTTTAACACGTATTAAAACGTTCCTATATTTTATATCACATTCATCGCATATATTACCATCATTATCTACGACAATATCCATTGCAAATGCAAAACGCAATTTATCTTGCTGCAAACTGCATAAATTATCTGATAAAATTGTTGGCAACATTGGACGCCGTTGGTCTGGTAAATATATTGTGGATACCCTTTTACTAAATGAATTCCATAGTTCCAATGTTTCTAGCCAAAAATAAACATGGGATATATAAACCGATATTTGCCATTTGTCGCCTATTTTTTTTATACTGAACCCATCATCAAAATCTAAACTACTTTGTGGGTCTATTGTAAATACATATGTATCTCGCTGGTCTTCTATATTGAAATTTAAATTTTTGAATATTTTTTCTATATATTGTTCTTGCGTTGTGGTTTTGAAACTATCTCGTGTTTTTTTCGTGAAATTGTTAAGTGATATGTGCAAACTTTTGCAATATAATTGATATTCATAAAATACACATAAGTCATCCACATCGCCCAAAGTTTCTAATAGTAAACCATGAGGGTGTTTATCGGCCCAACTATCGTATTTGAATATTACATATTTATTTTGATATACTTTATTAAACCCGATTTTAATATCATATGGTACCAAAAACGCAGGTAAGTGTTTATCATCAGGAATACATTTATATAATAAACGTTTTTTGTTATATGTTCTTCCAAATGTTTTATTATTTTCTAAAAGTAAAATACCTGCAATATATTCACAATTTCTAACTGGTGAAACTACAATATCTATTTTTATTTCAGTTTCGGTAGTTTCAATATTTATAATATCTTTTGTAAATAGTTTATGTTTTACTGGGTCGATTTTGGATGTAATATTTTCTATATCTTTTATTTCAATATTTGTTTCATGATTTACCAAATTCCATGACGTATAATCGCGATTTGCAATCAATATACGCGCTTTTAAATCCATTTATCTAGATAATGTGTTACTTTTATTATTATTTACTAATTTCAATTTTACACACTTATTTGTATAAATTGTTTATCCCAATTTTCTAATATATCCAATGGAATTGGTTTGCAGTCAACATGTGATTCCCAAAAAAATTTACAAAATGCCCACTTGAATTCTAATTTTGAAGAGTACAAATTTGAAAAATTGGTTAACAGATAATTTGATATTTTCTTTGGTAAAAGTTCAAACTGCGACGTTGGTAATACATAAGACAATTGCGTATATGGCGAAAATGGTTTACTATTATTTTCTAAAATAAAATCTGTTTCATAATGTGGTATGTAATGAATTAAATCTACTAATAATGGTGGATAATGATAATTGTATTTCCATTTCCAATGTGGACAACCCTGAGTATAATATTTATATACCCATTCCAATCCTTCAAGATAATTATTACAAATATTTTTTAAATTTGCAGTTTCCCGTGTTTCATGCAATAATATTTTATAATATCGGTCTTCCCAATTCAATTCAGTTGGACATATATATTTTTCTTCTGATCTGAAAATAACAGGTACATTATTTAACAAATTTTCCTTTTCTTTTTCAGTAGTTTGTTCATATTTACGATGTTCCATTTTATCGCGCAAAGAATATTCATTCAAAATATATTCCTTTTCGTGTTTTGCAATTTCTTCTAATAAAATCCTTACATTTCTCCATTGTATTTTTCTGTCTTTTGAAATTAAATATCTATCCATTGTATTTCCGATACACTTCCTATAAGTATCTACCAAAATTTGAATACCATATGTTCTTATATTCATTGCAGGGAAATGTGGAAGAAAATCGTTACCAAGAAAAAAACACAAAAAAACATAATCATTTACCCTATCATATGTTGAATATTTACAATCCATTTCACTTAATATAGAGGATATCAATAAATCTATATTCAAAAATAAAGGTAATTTTACAGAAACTTCATTTACTTTTACACTATTTCCAAATTCAGGCGCTTCACGAAATACGTATATATTTTTACAATAAATTAATTGAAATATAGATAACATTATTAAATCCGCATCTAATCCATATATAGCAACATTATCTTGTGTTGATATATGATTACGTATATGGTGATAGATTTTATGTTCACCTTCGCCTGGGTCAATTGACGGGGTTACAATAATCTGTTTAACAGCATATTTTGACTCATGTAAAGAAAATTCATATATGATTCGCTTTGATAATAAGTTCATAAACTTAGTTCCAGGTGTAATTGAAGTTGTATTCCATATCGATTTAGGAGCTTCTTGGCATCCATTCTTAAATGAAAGTTTTGAAAGAAATTCCGATTTATATCTACGTGTTCGTTGTTGTTCCATTTTAGCAAAAGGTGCAACCCCATCAAAACCTATAAATATTGTATCGGTTGGTTTTGTGTATAATATATATTTTTGTATATTGAAAATTACAGCATCTATTATAAGATTTTCTATTTCATCCCTATTTAATTTATCAATTGTTTTTTCCCTTTCAAGTTTATGATATGCATCGTATATAATCGAATTTGCATCAATATATAAATGATTGAATTTTGTTTTTTTTATATTTTGATGATAATCTAAATTACGTATAATATTAGAATGATTTTTAATAATATACGAAAAATAACTTGGAATACCCATTTTCTATATATATAAACAAAATACTTTTAAGTTCATTTAATAAATGAATTATTTTATTTCAAAGAAATTTAATCTATAAATATAAATTATAATGTTTACAACTATATCAAGTTCAAATGAAACTATAATATTTATAAAAAATAAAATAAAATATTTATATGAGGTAATTAGAAGCACAATTTATTCAGTTCAAAATAATAAAAAAAATGACATATTATCAAATAGTGACGTAAATAATTGTATATCTACTCTTACTGAGTTGTATAATAAAATTAAAGAATTTGAAAAATTTGAAAATATAACAAACGAAGAAACTTTATTAGATAATTTTCAATCGCTTCTTGAAAAACTTTCGGTTATTGTATGTAGTTTTGGAACATATAATTTTGCGGATTTATTAAATATATCATTTGGTTCTCATTACACTGAAAATAAAAATGAAAATAACGAAAATATGTTTTTGAATGAAAAAAAAGATTTGATATATAGATACATTCATCCGTTTGGATACAAAACTGTTAATTGGAAAAAAAATATAAATTATAGTCAACTTTCTAATAAAAAAACGCTATGTTCTGATAAAATTACAGAAGAGTTTTTATTAATAGAAAATGCATGTAATTATGAATGTTTTGACATTGATATATCAACTTCAAAATCGTTTTATCATAAGATAAATGGAATAAGAGTAGTTTTACAAAATGATAAAATACAAAAATCTATAATAATTAATGGTGTTATTGATGATATAGTATTAGACTGTTTTTCAAATAAATACATTGATTATAGAAAACACGATATTTTTGAATATATAACAAAAAAATACACAGTACATGAATGTATATTGAAAAGAATGATTGATTGTTTGACGTTAAAAGATATATTAATATATAGTAATGAAGATTTTTATAAGAAATACAATAGTATCATTTCTGAAATTAACACTATAAAACAAAATAAAATTAATACTATTATTAAAAATTTTATTGAAATGGATGTATATGCACAACGTAGTATGTTAATCAATTTGTTTATATACAATATCGATGACGAAATACAATACATAAGTTATTTATTATATGACCTAATTACGATGAATAAAGGTTCGAACTCAGATTCCACCGAACAATTAGTTATATATGATAGTTTACCTTGGAAAATAAAAATTTATTTTAAAGATATTATGAAATTTACTATTAAATATACACAAGATATGAATAATAAATACGATATTAATCGTGTTTCATTTGAACAACAAATATATTTGATGAAAGCACCAGAATATATTAAAGAAAAAGCTATGATAAAATTAAAAGAAATAAAAGGGAAAAATGATGATTCATGTATAAAGACTCGTCAATTCTTAGATGCATTGTTGAAAATACCGTTCGGTATATTTAAAGAAGAACCTATATTGAAAATTATCAAAGAAACAAATAAATTATTTATTGAAATTATAAAAAATAATTCTTTGAAATATGTCAATATTCCAATAAAACCAAAGTATTCAATGTTTGAAATAAGTAAATATGTAAATGAAATTGAGAATACAAATAAATACAAACAAATGAATGAAATATTATCTATTACTAATAAATTAAACTCAAAACAACAAATAAATATTATACATTTTGTCGAAAATTTAATAAAAAATAAAAATATACAATACAATTTTGATGTTAGTAACATTAAAAGAAAAGAAAATAGAATTCATATTATAAATGATTTTTTAAAAAACAACACACAATATATAGAAAATGTTTATAATACATTAAAAGATAACCAATCTGATAATAATGATTCGCAAATATCAAATATTAAAAAAAACACTGATTTTGTCAACAAATCTATACAAGATATCAATACTACATTAGATGAATCTATATTTGGACACGACCATGCGAAAAAACAAATTCTTAAAATTATTGCACAATGGATGAATGGAGAACAAGGAGGATATTGTTTTGGTTTTGAGGGGTCTCCGGGTGTTGGTAAAACATCACTTGCTAAAAAAGGATTAGCCAAATGTTTAGTAGATGAAAATGGAATTTCAAGGCCATTTGCATTTATAGCACTTGGGGGTTCTTCTAATGGGTCTACGTTGGAAGGACATAGTTACACTTATGTAAATTCTACTTGGGGAAGAATAACTGACATATTAATGGAAACAAAATGTATGAATCCTATTATTTATATTGATGAATTAGATAAAGTTAGTAAAACAGAACATGGGAAAGAGATTATCGGTATTTTGACACATTTAATAGATACTACGCAAAATGATACATTTCAAGATAAATATTTCAGTGGTATAAATCTTGATTTATCAAAAGTTCTCTTCATTTTTTCATATAATGACCCTGACCAAATTGATAGAATTTTATTAGATAGAATTCACCGTATTCGATTTGACAATTTATCATTAGATGATAAAATGGTAATTGTTTCACAATACATTATACCCGAAATTAATAAGAAAATGGGGTTTGCAAATGAAACAGTTAAATTAAGCGATGATATTATTGAATATATAATTGAAACATATACACTTGAATCAGGCGTTCGTAAATTAAAAGAAGTTTTATTCGATTTATTTGGTGAAATTAATATAGAATTATTAAAATACGATAGTGGTATAAATATTCCATTTATTATTACAAAAGATTTAATTGACAACAAGTACTTGAAAAAGTACTATAAGATAGAATACACTAAAATTCATGAAGATAATCAAGTTGGTATAATTAATGGATTATGGGCGAATTCTCTTGGTAAAGGTGGTATAATTCCAATTGAAACTAATTTTTTTCCTACGTCTAATTTTCTTGAATTAAAATTAACCGGATTACAAGGTGATGTTATGAAAGAAAGTATGAATGTAGCAAAAACTCTTGCATGGAATTTAACAAATGATAAGCAAAAAATGATGTTATTGAAAAAATTTAATGATACAAAATGTCAAGGTGTACATATACACTGTCCACAAGGTGCTGTTTCAAAAGATGGCCCTTCTGCTGGAACTGCAATTACAATTGCAATATATAGTTTATTTAATTCATTAAAGATAAAAAATAATATAGCAATTACAGGAGAAATAAATTTACAAGGACAAGTAACTGCAATTGGTGGTTTAGAATCAAAAATTTTAGGAGGTATTCGTGGCGGAGTAACCACTTTTCTATTTCCCAAATCCAATTCTCGTGATTTCAAAGAATTCATGGAAAAATATGATTCAAAATCTATTATATCAAACATAGAATTCATTGAAATTTCACATATTCAAGAAACTATAAAATATGTATTTGAATAAATTTAGAAATTTATCATGTAACTTATATTTCTCTTTGTATAGTATACTATATTCAAAATGGCTGAATTAAATTTAACTAATATTTTTTATACAGCATATAGATTATCCCCATTTATTCTTGTTAGTTTTTTTACATTATCATCGATTTTAAATCAAGATATCAAAGGTATAATATATTTAGCAGGTCTTTTGATTGCATGTTTTTTCTCAGTTATTGTTGGTAAAGCCGAAGTTTTTAATTCCGACGTTACTTCTCCGACAATATGTAATTCTTTTACACTTACTAACGAAGGTTCTTTTTCAAAATTACCATTGAGTATGACTATTTTTACTTATACTTTTGGATATTTATTGTATATAATTGGATTATATGGTTTAGCAAAAGATAATATAACTACTATAATTTTATTTTCACTATTAATTATTTCTGAATGGACATGGAATATATTTTTTACATGTAGTAGTCATATACGATTGATTGGTGCATTTTTAGTAGGTAGTATTATTGGAGTTTCATGGTCCGCAATTATTGCAAGTACAAAACAAGTTAATTTACAATATTTTAATGGAATATCCAATAAAGAAGTATGTTCATTAAATAAAAACGTGAAATTCAGATGTAAACCAAAAGGGTAATAGAAAAATAAAAATCAAATAATATATTTATTTGATTTTTACAATTGAATTGTTATTCACAATTGTACGCCGAAGTAGTATCAATTCCACTTGTTTTACTTGAATATATTGTTTCTTCATTTTTTGGAACATATGTCGATAAACTTATGAATTGCGGTTTTAAATAAAGTACATTTCTTTTTTTGTCTAGTAAAGTATTTTTTTTTGTCATTTTTGATGATGATGATGATGATGATGATGATGATGATGATAGATTAGCTTTACTTAAAAGTACACTGTCTTCATAATTTGGAACATATGTAGATGCACCATATGTATAAGTACCTGGTTGATAATATAAAATATTACCCTGTGATGGAGTATATGGTATCAAAATTTTATTTCCACAACTATCTAATACCATTGTAGTACCGAAATCAGAACCATATACTCCACTCTGACTTTTAATAGCAAGTTCACTGTCATGATATAATAAATCATAATTATCACTATTATATTTATTACTATTTAATATTGGGTCGTCCATTACATTATCTTTCTTTTTTACATAATCTACCCAAAAAGAAGTTTGAGTATTCGGTAGTAATACTGTTTTTTCGGTATTTGTAGTATACCCATACGGTATTTTTTTCATTTTTTTGTCACCTATTTTGTAATATCCATCTGGTATAACTCCATTGACTGGTATATCAATCGCATCAGAATTATCTAAACCTTCTTTAAGTGAATAATAGTTACTTAATATACCAATTATTAACAAAATTAATATTATACAAAATAATACTATTATATATTTTTTATTCATAAATTGCTATTATGATATATAATAATATATTTGTCCAATAAAAATATAAAATTGATTTATTATTCTAAATATAATAATATAACAATATATATTTAGAATGATTATTCCAGTTAAATGTTTTACTTGCGGAAATGTTCTTGCAGATAAATACAGATATTATCTTGAAGAAGTGCGTCGTATAAAAATATCACAAGGCTTACAAGTTGAAAATGTCGTTTATCTTACTAAAAAAAATATGGAAAAAACACCAGAAGGTATTGTTTTAGATAATTTAGGATTAAAAAATGTATGTTGTCGTAGACATATGTTGACTCATGTTGATATTGAATAATTTAATTAAAAAACATATTTGAAAAATATATACACATATAATATATATGAAGTTGTCTACAAAATCTAAAAAATATAAAAGAAAAACTATTAAAAAAGGAAAATCACGCCGAAATAAAATGAAAGGGGGGAGTTGCGGATGCAATAGTCATAATATGACAGGTGGATTAGCAAATAGTCCTTATTTTTATGCGTTAAATACTCACAACGTTGACCCAATTGCACCTGCTGCTATTGTAGATTCGCGTTTACAACCAAATGCACCTTTACGTGGAGGAAGAAAAAACCGTAAAAGTAAAAAAATGAAAGGAGGAACAAGTGATTTAACTGGTATTTTTAATAAAGTCGCTATTCCTTTTTTTCCGGCTTCTAATTACATGAATCCTGTTGTAGCTACTGGAACAACTGCCGGTGCAATTACATCTAATTCAATTTTGACTGGTAATAGTTCTCTTACAAATCCATCGCAAGTAGTTGTTTCTAAAAATAACATAGGAGAATATTTAGTGTAAATATAAAAATCTCTATATTTATATATTATCATGGCGGTCGTTCCTGGTATTAAAAATTTATGCACACCCGCATTTGTTTATCTAATTATTTCTATTATTTCAATTATTGCAATGGCTATTCAAAATTATGGAAACACTGATTTATATTGTTTAGGACTATATTCTTGCAATGTTACAAGTATCGGTATCATATTCGTATTTAAAGTATTATATGTTCTATTTTGGACATGGGTATTGAACATTATATGTCGTGGAGGTTATCCAGGTGTTTCATGGTTTTTAGTTATATTCCCGTATATACTATTATTTGTATTATTAGGATTATTGATGATTCAATAGATTTGTTATGTTTTATATACTATTTATATAGATAGTATATAATAATATATGAAAAGTGTTTCAAAAAAGAATAAACTGAGAACAACTCGTAAAAAATACATAAAAGTAAGTGGAAAAATTATTGAAAAAAAACATGGATGGGTTATTGCGGAGATTCTTGGCGATGCATATGAACGTGGTTATGCACATGGTATTTTATTGTATAAAGAATTGAAACGAATTGTAAAATCATTTCCATTCATAGTGAAAAAATATTTCAAAACATCATTATCGAATTATATAAAAGTATGTAAACAACAAGTAAAGCAAGTAATCAAAAATGATTTTCCAGAAATTTATGAAGAAATGCGTGGAATTAGTGATGGTGCGAAAAAAATGGGGATACATTTTTCGGTAGATGCATTGATTGCATGGAATTCTGCTTTTGGAATGAGTCCTTTTTTTGAAGATGATGAAAATGATAAAAATGATAAAAATGAAAGATGCAGTGCATTCATTGCAACGGGGGATTCAACACAAAATGGAGAAATAGTAATGGCACATAATACTCATACTGATTTTTTAAGTGGCCAATTAATGAACGTAATTATGTATGTATATCCATCATCGGGTAATAATTTTGTTATGCAAATTGCACCAGGATATGTAATGAGTGGTACAGATTGGTTCATATGTTCTACTGGAATCATAGGGTGTGAAACTACAATTGGTGGTACCAAGTATAAACCAAAATTTGGTTCTCCATTTTTTTGTAGAATACGACAAGCCATGCAATATGGTAAAACATTAGATGAATATGTTGAAATTATGTTAAAAAATAATGCGGGAGATTATGCATGTTCTTGGCTATTTGGTGATGTAAATACAAATGAAATCATGCGATTTGAAATTGGTTTAGATAAACATAGTATCAATCGGACAAACAATGGATTATTCTATGGTATGAATTCGGCATTTAGCTTCGATTTGAATAATACAGAAACTACTGATACAGATTTTCATGATATTTCAACTTCATCGGGTTCTCGCAATTATAGATTAGATGTATTGTTGAATAACGTTTATAGTGGAAAAATAAATACTGACAATGCGAAAACAGTGATAAGCGACCATTATGATGTATTTTTGAATAAAGAAATTATGAATGGACGTTCTATATGCAACCATGCTGAAAAAGATGAACATGGTTCTACAATACGAGATGCTTTCTATCCAAGAGGTTGTACAGATGGTAAAGTACTTGATAGTAAAATGGCAAAAAATTTAGAATTTGAAGGACGGTTTGGGTCAGCATGTGGTCGTGTTTTCAATGTGAAAAATCATTGTAAATTGCATCCAGAATATAAAGATTGGGAACCTTATTTAGAAAATATGGATAATGAACCTTGGGTAAGTATACAACCTTTGGTAAGTATACAACCTTAGGTTAAAATACATTCTTAATTATTTCGAGGTGTTCTCTCAATGGGTCTTATTACAAGACATTTTCGTTTCGTAATCAAATTTGTTGATATTATTTTTATAGTTTTCTGTAATTCTATGTCATCATCATCTTGAAATTCTGGAATAATACTATTACAAGAACAGTCCATTATATATTGATATAATAATTTATATTTTGCTAAATAATTCATCAGCATATATGGGGTTATAAAATGTAAACACAGTTATATTACAATTATTCCGTATTGTAATATAAACAACTACATGATTTTCAATTACACTTTTTCTCATTCAAATCGCACATGTTGTAAGAGTAAATAAAAAAGAGGTTTCCCTCCATTTTTATTTATTTTTTATTCAATAATCTTCATCAGCTTGAACGTCGTCAATAATATAATTATCACATATAAGGGAACTATCTATTTCTTTTAAATTTTCAGTATTTTCTACTGCAAATTCAACAACAGCATATTTAGTTGTATAATGATATAATTTTTTCAATTTGTTTTTACACTTTTTAACTTTGATAATTCTATATGATATTATTTCTTCATTTATTGGTTGGAAATATTCTGTTTCAATATCGGTTGCTATTTTATAAAGTTCATCGTCATCTTTACATTCAGGCATGCCTTCTTTGATTTTATTGAATGCTATTTTTTTAGCACATTCTACATCAGTAGTAGTTGCAATGATTTCAAAATGTTCTTCTTTACGATAATCGTTATATCTAACAACAGCATACATTTCAAAGATAAATAGTGTTTTATATAATATAGTATATATTATATAAAAAAAGTGTTTCAATTTTATATAATATCTGAAAATAAAACTATTACACATGTTGATTTTTTAACAATCGTTTGATGAACATTTCTTTGTTCTGTTCTTCATTCATATAAATATTTATTATTTCAGCCGGTGAATAAAAATAATCTTTTATCTTTTTTAGTGTTTTATCATCAATAATTTCATCGAACAAATGTGAATATATTTCGTTTATTATGGTACGCGACGCATATGAAAGTTCAAGTGTAACATCGATTCTTCCTGGTCGAATTAATGCGGGGTCCAATTCATGATAATGATTTGAAGATATAATCATAATTCTACCAGGGGTCTCGCGAATTCCATCCCATAAATTCAAAATATCATCCAAAGTGATTGGTTCATCTTCTAACAATAATTTGGGTAGTTGAGATACTTTTTCAGCTTCATTTTCGACCGACACTATCGTCTCAATCAAATCTCCCATATTTATTTTTGAATTATTAGAAAGTTCATCAAAATCCAATTTTTTACCAAAACCAGTGATTGATTTTTGTTTCTTCTTTTCGCGGTCCAACACAATATCGCCTACACAATCGATATCTTCAAATACAATAATTTTTTTATCAAATCCTATACTACTTTTTTTATTATCTGTATTATAACGTTCTTCAAAAAATATACTATCCAACTGTTTTTTCGTTTTTATCAATTTCAATGAAATAACTACAACATGACGATTTGTATAATTGGCAATTGCCTTTATCAATGAGGTTTTTCCTGTACCTGGCGGTCCATGCATACCAATACCGATTGAATATGGAATTCCTTTTTCAAAATACCATTCTTTGTTATTCATGAAAAAATCTATTTTTGTAATCAATGTTTGTTTGTCTTTGAAAAAAATATTATTGAATTTCCGAGTACTTGAAAACAAATGTTCATCCCATAATTCATATTTATTATCATCATATTTTGCTTTTGTTAAAGTATAAATAAATCGTTTATTATCACGTAAATCTTCTATTGAAGCTAAATATTTTTTTGTTATATTTTCAACAAATTCTTTTATGATATGAATATCACTTTTATATGAAAACAATTGAATTGTTACTTTTTCAATTCGATTCATTCTTTTTGAATATCTATCATTCGATTTTTTATTATCATCGTCTTGTTCCTCATTTTGAATTGTTGTACAAGCATATATTTGATGTTCTTTTGAAATAAGAAATTTTTCATTTTGAATAACCATATAAATTCCCAGGTCACGATTTCTATTATATGATGTGTTACCAAATGAATATTCCTTAATATGGCGTATCGTAGTATTTTCATTTGCATGTTCTATTATATATATCCATAATGCGCGAAATCTGTCACTGAATGAATTCGATTGGTTCAATTCACTATCATAATAGGTTGTCGATAATGCTATCTTACCGTCATATTCAACAACATGTTTTTTATATAAAAAGCTTTCAAATTCACAATCGAATACGTTAATCATGTTTATAAATTTTGTAAAATTATTATTCATGAATTGGAATAGATATGTAACTGCGGTTAAAATAATCGTCGTGATAAATGCGTCAATTACCGGTTTTCCGGTTTTGAATTTATCGAATACAATCATATTCAAAATATTTCCTGACACAAGTTTCAATTCAGCGTTGACGTCTCCGAATCCAAACATTTTTATCGTTATTATGTAAAATAGTTTTGTATTTATATATTTTACATAATGTGTTTTTATTCAGAATAACAACATGGACCGAAACATCCTATGCAACTTTTCTTTTTTTTTGGTTTTTCTTTTTTCTCATTGTTTTCGGCATAAACATTTTCAGTTAGTAGTGTAAATGGTTTTGATGTACTAACTTTCAACAATTTTATACACGCGTCTACTATATTATCAAAACATAATAATAACAATGTTGCATTTGTATCATCATCAATTACCACTAATGATTCGCGAATAGATACACTGAAAATAAATTTTAGTATATTTGAACATGTATCAATTGTATGTTCATTACTTTTCATATTATTCATGTTTGTAATCAATAATAAATTATACAAATGAGATATAATTGTTATTATATATGGTATATCATGCGAATCTATCTTATCATTATTTATATTTCGAATAAGCGTACTTTCTACCATACGAAAATATTCAGGTTTTGTCTTTATAAGTTCAGATATAATATCCAAACTATTTTGGTTTATCTTTGTCAAATACTTTTCTTGCATTTCATACGATGCCAAAATTGTCTCTATTTTTTGAATTAACGTCCGGTTTGATGTCTTTTTTTTTGGATGTAAATTAGGGTGGATAATATCATCGCCAGCATCTGACCAAGTTTCCATACTATATAACTATGATATATTAATTTATTTCTAAATAAAATAATTCTTACCGTTTATCATGCATAAATTGTATAGTTGTATTATACAATGGAGATATATGTAACGCAATAGTAAATACAATATGTAAAAATATAAAAATATATAAACAAATGAATACATAAATACGTAAGGATTTTTTATAGTATAATAATATATATGAAACAAGTTTGTATAACATCATTTTTTCAAAATAAATCAAATGTAAAAAATCAAATATCTATTGTAACTACGATTCCTAATATTCATTTATCATCAAGTAAAATACAAATTCCTACTCAGTATACACTATTTTTCGATGGTTGTAGTAAAGGAAATCCTGGACCAGCAGGTTCAGGTGCTGTATTATATCAAGGAAATACAGAAATATGGGCAAAATCTATATTTGTTGGAAATAATTCAACAAACAATGTAGCAGAATATACTGGTCTAATTATTGGGTTACATGAAGCAGTGAATAAAAATATTAAAGAACTTACAGTCAAAGGTGACAGTATGTTAGTAATCAAACAAATGAAGGGTGAATACAAAGTGAATTCAAAAGATATGCTACGTTTATACGAAAATGCAAAAGGTTTCGAAAAATATTTTGACAAAATTGTATATGAACATGTATATCGCGACCATAATAAACGTGCCGACCAATTATCAAATGAAGGATTGAATGTTCGAAATATAGAAAACAATACAAAAAATTGATTTAAATAATAATAAAATATAACTAATTAAAGTATATATAATAAGAATATTTAGAATGAATCCTCAAATTTCAAAAATTAGCGAAGAAGATGATGTATATAAATTCACCCTGGGTGGTATTAATGTTAGTATTGCCAATGCATTACGTCGTATCATTTTATCAGAAATACCAACAAATGTATTTTATACGGAAACATACAATGATAATAAATGCAATATTGAAGTAAACAATCCACCGCGTCTACACAATGAAATCATTAAACAGCGATTAAGTTGTATTCCTATTCATGAAAAAGATTTAGATGTATTACCGGATAAATATATTTTAGAATTAGACGTTAAAAATGAAACTGATAAAACAATTATTGTAACCACCGAAGATTTCCGTATTAAAAACAAAATGAATGGCAATTATTTGACACGCGAAGAAACTACACGAATTTTCCCTCCATGTGTAAAGACAAATAGATATATTGATTTTGTCAGACTAACCCCTAAAATTGGTAATGAAATTCCAGGAGGACATATAAAATTAACATGTGAATTTTCAGTAAGTAATGCAAAAGTAAATAGTATGTTCAATGTCGTTTCAAAATGTACATATGGAAACACCCCGGACTTGGTGAAAATTGATAGTATTTGGGAATCCATGGAATCAAAACTACGAAGTGAAGAACTAACCAATGAAGAAATTGAATTTCAAAAACGCAATTTCTATATGTTAGACGCCCAACGTCAATTTATTCAAGACAGTTTTGATTATTCAATACAAACCATTGGAGTGTATACGAATCAAGAAATTGTTAAAAAAGGCTGTGCCATATTACAAAACAAATTCGTCGATATGATACAAATGATAGAAAGTGATATTGTTCCAATCAATCATAGTGAAGCCACTATTGACAATTGTTATGATATTATTTTAGAAGATAAAGATTATACAATTGGGAAAGTATTGGAATATGTACTTTATGAAAAATTTTACCAAAGTGAAAAATCATTAAGTTTTTGCGGATTCAAAAAATACCATCCACATAACAGTAACAGTGTTATTCGCATTGCATTCAATTCACCTTCGGATAAAACTATTGTTAGAAATGTATTGAAATCTGCATGTACTGATGCACAAGATGTGTTCATTAAAATGTTCAAATTATTTTAGATTTTCCACTATTCTATAAAAATGCTTTTATTTTTGTATTTATTTTTTCATACCCTACATGAGTCAAATGTAATCCATCTTCCATAAAAAATTCTTTTTTTGATAAAATTTTATTTACGTTTACATATATTGTATTGCTATGGTTATTAGTATATTTTCGGATACTATTATTGATGTAATCGATAATTTTTATTTTACCATTGTACATAATTGGCGATTTTATTAGTGATATTACTATAATTTTCGATTTCGGGAATTTTGTTAACAAACCATCTAAACATAATTGTATGTTAATTAATATATTTTTTTCATTTACATTGCCTAATAAATCATTACCACCACAATAAAATATTATATATTCAGGATTGATAGATGGGATTTTTTCTAAATATTTTGATAAATTAGCTGTTACTAAACCACTTTTTCCCATATTTATAACTTCTTCGTTTTCATGATTTGTCGTAAAGTTTTTCCAGTGTTTTATTATACTACTTCCTAATAATAATATTTTCATATATATTGTATATACAATATATCACATTCTAATACCAAACCATTTTATATTTATATAATTAATATAAATATAATACAAATAATATAGTAAACAATGTGGAATATTACTCCAATTATTGGAACAACATTTTATATTTATGTTTCTCGTTTATTAAAATATAATTTTCAAAATAACTCAAATAAACATTATATTATTCTTAATCATTTTTCTATTTTACACAATATAGCATTAGCTTCTTTCAGCTTTTATACATTTATATCTTTATGTAAAATAATAAATGAACAGGGTATTTATTTTGGAAATAATCTGTATATGTCACAACCTTATATAAAAAATTTGATTTTTTGGTTTTACATATCTAAATATTATGAATATTTCGACACATTTTTATTATACGTAAAAGGGCGTGAACCTATTTTTTTACAAAAATATCATCATATAGGCGCAGTTGTATGCTGGCATCTATGTTATAAATATAATGTAGATGCAGTTGTTTTTGGTACTATTTTTAACTCATTTGTGCATTCAATAATGTATTCTTATTATTTGATGACTATTTTCAAATTAAATATTCGCGGTATGCGAATGTATATTACGAGTGGACAAATGATTCAACTAGTTTTTGGGGGATTATATGGGTTGTATTATTATTATCCACCAGTAGAAAACATGCAAAATTATAGTATCATAGTGTTTTTTAATTTATATATAGTAGGACTGGTGTATTTGTTTGGTAAATTTATGATAACAAATTATTGTAAAAATCCTGTCAAAAAAATAATATAATTTGTATATCCACTATAAAATTGAAGTTCAAATATTAAACCAAATCGATAAACATATACCATACAATTGTTATTCTTTATATTATATTATATTGTATTATAGAATACAATATAAAAATTATCCGCCTTTAAAACTATACAAAAGCAATCCGCCTTTAACTTTTATTAAATATGGAAAAAAGATTGAATAGAATTTCTGAAACATATATAACCAATTTCAAAAATAACATTCGTGATAAAATACTTGAAATAGATTTTGAAGAAAAAACAAAAATAAATGAATTGATAGAATATGTATATGATTATGAACGTCTTACATTTGTAAAAGAAGATTTTATCAAAAGAAAACGTGTAAAAAATTCAATACCATCTACAAATAGATGCAATGCTCGCAGAGCAAATGGTGAACAATGTACGCGCCGTAGAAAGGAAAATTGTGAATTTTGTGGAACCCATTCAAAAGGTGTTCCTCACGGATTTATGGAAGAAGAAGATATAACACAATCTACCCAAAAGTTAGAAGTAATTGCACTTGATATACAAGGAATTGTATACTACATAGATAAATACAACAATGTATACAAAACCGAAGATATCATTTTAGGCAAAGATAATCCAGCTATCATTGCTAAATGTGTAAAAACAGCAACCGGATATAGCATTCCAGAATTCGGTTTATTATAAAGATGATTCATCTTTCCCTTTTGAAATTTTTCGTATTATGTTTTCTTTTACAACTTCTTCACGATTGTCCATTATAAAATCATTTATTTCACCGGCTTTTATTGTATCCCCTTGACAATATTTAGCTAAAATGTCTAATAATGACTTTTTTGTTATAGGTTTCTTTACATTCTTTTTACTGTACATGATTTGACCATCTTTTAAATCAAAACAGTCTATTTCATTATTTTTCATTACATCAATTAAATTTTTAGAAATATTTTTTTTTTCATCCATACGTTTTTTAGATTCTTTTTGTAATGCCCGTATTTCATTATCAATTTTTACCCATTCTTTTATTGATTTTATTAATTGTTCTTTTGTTTCCATTATATATTTCAATTATATTATATTTAGAATAATAAATATAATATATTTATATATTTTTCAATATTAATATATATTAGTAAAGATGATGTTTTCATACAAAAACAGACATGTCAATAATTATAGTCAAATGCAATTTAATAATGTAAAACCACAACCTATATTATCAATGAATATAAATATAGTACAAAGGCAAGAGCCAGTTTCAGTTGTTCCAACAAATAATGTTGTAGAAGATACAAATAAACCAAAAAAAATGAAATGGGGAGAACCTACATGGTTCTTATTCCATTCATTGGCTGAAAAGGTAAAAGAAGAACATTTCCATATTGTTAAAAATGAACTTATAAATACTATTTATGTTATTTGTAAAAACCTACCTTGTCCTATGTGCGCTACACATGCTACACAATTTATGAATTCTGTTAATTTTAGTACTATTCAAACTAAACAAAATTTGATTGATTTATTATGGCGATTTCACAACGAAGTAAATGTTAAAAAAAATATACCAATCTTTCCATATGAACAATTGCAAGAAAAATACTCAAGAGCTAATTTAGTAAATATTATTCAGTTGTTCATGTATCATTTCAAAGATAAACATAGAAGTTTGAAATTGATTGCGGATGATATGTATCGCCAACAAATTGCCGCAAAAATGCAAGATTGGTTTAGACAAAATTTACAATATTTTGATTACTAATATATTTGTATATTATATACACATATATGAGTACTGATTTCAACAAGTCAGATGATTCACTTGAAAAAAAATAAAACGGAAACCAGAGAGAAATAGAAACAAAACTATTAGTAAAATAATATTTGAACCAATTGTAAATATTTTACATAAAATTAAAACTTCTCTTCCAATTAGACGTAATTCAAGAGTTTATGATGGTTTACCTTTATTCAATAACCAAAACCCTCTTCGAAAAAAAGGTGGTAAAACCAGAAAAAATAGAAAATCTAAAAGAAAACAATGAAGATAAAAATTATCCAATGACATAACCCTTTGTCGTTTTTTTGCGAACAATTTTTTGCTTCCCTTTCGCATGCAATTGTTCATGGCATTTTTCACAAACTGCTGCTAAATTTGCCGCATGATTTTTATGAAATGTCCCTATAAACCCTTTTTCATTCGCGTCTTTTTGAGGTGATAAATGATGTACCTCTTCACTTAATTCCATTTTGCATATTTCACACAAACCTCGAACTTTTTTCGCATTATATACACTTGTTTTATGTGCAAGTTCTCCTTGATTTATCGGATAATATTTATTACGTATGACATATGCTTTCTCCAAAAAATCTTCAGGTAAATACAATGATTTACATACTTCCAATCCATACATACGATTTCCTGGTCCATCACGCAATTTACGGTCATATACCAAGCAATCCAATTCTCTGTCGAAATGAACCGCCATATGTTTTATTTCCATATTGGCAAGAGATTTAATTTCATCATAATCCAGTACTTCATGAAAATGTGTTGCAAAAATATACGTTGATTGTTTTTCATTTAAATGCATCAATCCCGCTGTAAAAATACTCAACGCTGATTCAGTTTCTGTTCCAGAACATAATTCATCTCCTAATATCATACTATATTCGTCAGCACCTCGCAATATAATGCGCAGCTCCGACATTTCCACTGCAAATGTCGAAAGACCCTTAAATATATTATCATTTCCTAATATTCGCGAATATATTGTTCTATATGGTTTAAATATAAAACGAGAACATGGAACAAATAAACCACTTTGCGCCATTATCGTCGCTATTCCGATTGCACGTATCAAACTGGTTTTTCCAACCGCGTTCGTTCCATATAATAACATTCCAGTTTTTATGGTATCATCTATTTTACCTCCGAGCAGTAAATCATTCGGCACATATACTTCATTTTGTTGTATATGTTCTATTAAACAATGTCTCAAATCATATGCATGTACATAGGAACTTGTTGAGAACATATCACTGTCTATTTCTGGACATACATAATTATATTCATTTGCTATATATGCTTTGTTTTGGAGAACATCTACTTTTGTTATATATTTTGCAATGTTCTCTAATGTTGAAAACCAATTCTTATCGAATTCATTTAAAAATTCATTGTATGCTATTGATATTTCCATATTAATCTGTTCTTTTAAAGTGAGTATATCTTTGCATATCTTATTGAGAACATTGATTTCAATTTCATCATTACTTGTGGAAGCTGATTTGAATTGAATTTCTTTCGCATTTATTGTCAAACCAGAAGTGATTTGAATCGGCTCTGTTATTTTTGATAATATTGTTTTCAATGTTAATGCCCGCTTTTTAGTAATTTGCAATGAATATCCAGATTTATCAGTTTCGTGGATTTTAATATAGTCAGTTTCTGTACTTTTTTCAAATGTTCTCAATAATGAATTAAAAACATCCCTTATTCCATGAAAAGATGATATACTATTTTCATATTTTTGGATTAATGTATCTAATTTTTCCGAAACACCAGGTTGTATTATATTCTTTTCGAAATTTACCATAGATTCTATTTCTATACATGCATCCATTTTCAAATTTGTCTTTATAAAATCCATTAGTTGATAACATTGTTCTCCAAAACTCGCGATTTTAGTAGAATGTTCTCCAAAATAATTATTCAAATCGGGGGTTTCATATAAACATTGATATATTTGTTCAATGTTCTCGATACTTTTATATAAATGATATATTGACGATGGATATATTTTTCTAATAATGATTTGCCTGCATATTTTTTCTATATCACGTATTTCACTCAATTGTTTTCGGAAAAAAGGTATAAAATGTGCATTGTTCTCATCCAATAGCATTTTTATCATTGCATATTCTTTTTTCAACCATGCTTCATCAAATGTTGGATTTGTCAATTGCTGTTTGAATTGTCTTTTTCCCATTGGCGTACAACATTTATTCAAAAAGGAGAGAACCGATGAATATTTTGAGTTCTTTATACTGTCTTCTGAGTTATCATCAATTATATTTAATTGTTTTAATGTATGATTTGCCAATACCATACGATGTGATGTGTTATTGAAGATTGGTTGTTCTATTTTTTTCACTAAATTTGGATTATGTTCTTGAATGAAATTCAATAAAAAACAAAATGATTGGGTTGCGATTTCATTCGAACTGAATTCACTACATACTTGGTAACATTCTTCTCCAAAAAAAGTAGACAATATATGTTGTATGTATTTTTGTTGAGAACATTTTTTAATAATATCTACATTTTGAGAACATTTTGTATATTTATGAACATGGGCATTATGCATACCACTATATTGTATTACTTTTTCTGTCATTTTTTCATCAAATGTCTCTGCTATTAATAATATTTCACTTGGCGCATATATGGAAACACATCTCTCCAATTCGTCAAATGTCGTTGGATTATCGTAAAACGGAATTTCATATTCAAATATAAAGGATTTTCCTGTAAATATATTGGCCACAGAAACCCCACATACAAGGTTCTCATTATTCGATTGGGTTTGGGTAAATGATTTGAAAGTATTTATCCAAACACACATGATGTTATTGGTTGTTTGCGGAGAACTATCTGTATCATATGAAATATAGGTTCCAGCTGAATATATTGCATGTATTTTGCGTTTGAAACTTTTACCATCTTTTTCTTGTTTATATACTACACTTGTATATCCATTTTCTGACAATTTCTGAATGTATTTTTCCAAAGTATAATCGCGAAATCCTGCCATAACAATATGGTCATTTTTTATACAATTACTTTTTTTGGATACATTCAATTGACATATTTGTGAGAACTCTACGATTTGACTATGGGTTATTAATCCTGTTTCTACATTTTTCAAACCGTATACCTCAAAAAATGCACCGACTTGCATTAATAATACCGTATTTTTACCATATTTTTTTTGATATTCGTTTGTTATTTGAAAATATTCCGTTGTTATATTTGATTCCATATTGGTCTTATTTAAATACAGTATTATTTTTATATATTTATAATTTATAATATTCTATATAGTAATTCAAAAAATTGAAATAAAAAATAATCAATTATATTATTAAAAATGAAAATGTATGAAAAAGACGAAGAAACAGATGATTATGGTTTTTTTTGTGATTTAGAAGAAAATACAAAAAAATATAATAAAGAAAATGATGACTTTATTATAAGAATTAGCAGTCCAAAAAAACAAACACGATACAATGTATGTTATCACGTTTCGCTTGGAATTTCTATAATAGTAACTGCAATTATAATTTTTAGAATGAAATGATTATTCGCTTCCAAAATATGCTCCTTTTCCAATTTTGAAATCACTCAATCGTGTAATTGTATCATTGTTTTGTTTCAAAATTTCCTTGATGAGGTCTTTGATTGAAATCATACCAATAAATTCTTCATCGTTGTCATCTATCACTAATAAATGACGAATATCCTTGAACATCATTTTATTCATACAAGATTCTAACGAATCACTTTTTTTTGCAATAATAATGGATGGACCATATGTGCAAATATCTTTTACTTTTAGGTCATTTGTAGGTTTATCAAATGCGGCAACTTTGTTGATAAAATCACGTTCAGAACATACACCAATTACTTTGTTAGCTTTATCAGTTACGGCTAAACATCCAATATTAAATGCAGTGAAACGGGTTACTGCTTCTTTTACACTAGCTGTTTCGCTAATTTTGAAATCAATCTTGTAATAACATGATTTTTGAAATACATTCAATGCACTTACTGGTAGTTTTGCATATGTTGAAAGTGAACGACCTAACATTCTTGATACTATATCATGGCGTTTGTTTTTATATATTTTTATAAATTATATAAAATTATTAATACTACATTGAATTATTTAATCCCGTCAAACCGGATTATGATTCAAAATTAACAGATTTTATGTATAATGCGTCGCCCCAACCATATGGCATCATTGCTGTGATAACTCTTTCAAAATTATATTGTGCTAAAAATGCATCAATTTCATGAATCAATCCACAGTTTTTATATAATTCCTTTTCATTTACTTCTAAATATATTGATTTTACATGTTCTATACTTTGGACTCCGCCTTTTAATGCTAAAAGTTCTGCTCCCTGAATATCAAAATTCCAAAAATCATATTTTGAAGCATCTATATTTTTTGTTCTAAAAAAGGTATCTATTGTTATACTTTTTCCTTCTCTTTTTTCTACATAATGAATATGAGGATGTTCGATTGAATGTGTTCCAAGTTCAAGTACACTAGAAGATAATGAATTATTAGATATGTTAAATACTACATCCCCATAATCTTCATCCGTGATTATTGCATTGTATACATTTGGTATTCCTTTTTGAATGCATTCGTTTACTTTTTCCGGTATTGCTTCTATCCATACAACGTTTTCATTTTTTACAGATAACTGTTCATAATATTGCATTTCTTCGCAATCGTTTGCGCCAATATGGAATACACCATTAATTTTTATGTTGTGTTTTGAAAAAACATCAATAATATCAGTTATTGGGATTAACATAATATATATTATTTATACGATTTTATAATTTATATTTTTACGCAAATAAATCGAAAAATATTTTTTACTAGTATGTACATTGTATTTTTGTCATAGTATTACAATATAAAAAATAGAATTGTATTTATTAAATTACAATAGTATTCAATGCATATGCGCAGTGATGTATATGTAGGCGAAATATATTTATTGGTATAATAATTTATATGTATAATTATTATATGTCAGAATATTGTAAAAACTACAACCACGGACACCATAAAAGTGACCATTGTCATTCACATATACATCATCATCGTCATCGTCATCGTAAACACGGTAAAACTGGACCTACCGGACCTATCGGTTATACTGGTGTAACTGGACCTACTGGTCAAACTGGACCTACCGGACCTATCGGTTATACTGGTGTAACTGGACCTACTGGTCAAACTGGACCTACTGGTCAAACTGGTATAACTGGTCAAACTGGCGTAACTGGACCTACTGGTCAAACTGGCGTAACTGGACCTACTGGTCAAACTGGTATAACAGGTCAAACTGGTATAACTGGACCTACTGGTCAAACTGGTTCCACCGGACCTACCGGTGAAACTGGCGTAACTGGACCAATTGGTCCCACTGGAACATCTGGTATTATTGGATATGCTGAATATATACGCACAATTCAAACGCCAAACAATTCAGTTCCCCCGGGAACAGCATTTACAATAGATACAGAAGTTTTTAATACGGTTCCTACATTCATTGTAGCAAGTCCTGGTGCAGGTGGCACTGTATTTACATTAGGTCAAGGATCATACATAATTGATTGTGAAATGAGTTTAGAAGCAGCCGGGTCAATTGCAATTTATACTGGTCCAAATGCAGCATCGTTGACTATTGATACAAATACTGTTTCAGGTTCAACCACCGCAACTACTTGGATACATGGAAGATCGATTGAATTTGTTGCAACAACATTGGTTATTGCAATTTCATCGGTAGTTGGAGTAGCGGCAGTAACCACCGCTGGAACAGACTCTTCATTTATGATTCGTCTAACAATTCTAAAACTTGTATAAAAATATAAAAAATTGATTATATTTTTATATATATCTGGAAACAAAACAAATCATGCCCATAAAAGTATTTGTCGATTATATTGATACAGTTGATTACATAAAAATAATTGACTATTACAATCTAAATATACCATATGGACAACCGAAATTAGAAATACTCGACCGTTGTGAAGGAGGGTTTCAAATACAAGATTTATCAGCAAAATATGAAACAGATGCAAATATGCAAATAAAACAATTACGATGGAAGAAGAAACAGTTAGTACCACATTATAACTACAACGGTTTTGATAAATATGAAGAAACTATGTTATTTATTGCAATGCGTTCGGTTCTGGGAAATAACGTAACATTGGATGATTCGTAAAAATAATAAAATAATAAAAAATTGAAATATATATTTCAGATACTATATATTTCAATACATTAACAATGACAGAAATTAAACCATCCACAATTGAAAACGAATTTTATTTTGGCGATTTACCAGGTTCCCTTCAATATCATATTGACCCGATTGCAATAATGGAAATATCAAATATTACAGATATAGGCGTTGGAACACTTAATGACAATGCTGGATTTGTATTCGAATCCCATACTGAATCTGCATTCAAAAGTGTTATTCCAAACACGCCAATGGGAAAAGATAATGAATGGAATATGATATTATTAATAAAAAAAGTAGTGGATGATAACATATGGTTAAAAGCCGCACTTCGAAACAAAGCGACTGGGAGAATTGCACTTATGACAAGTACTGATAAATATGAAAATTTAACAAATAACGGACATCGTGCAATTCAATCATGTAACGATGATTGGTTTGTTGGACATTATCGCATGTCAGCGCCGATGTTCTTTTGGCGCGAACTTGTAAATAGATTGAAATATTAGAAAAAAATATACAAAATATACACAAAACATTAAATTTATATTTTATCCATTTATGTGACAATTATAACATGTGTTATATTTATTATCTGTTATTCGTCTACCACATTTACATTTTTTACACAAATTATAGCATTTTTTACAATGAGTGTTTTTACCCGTTACTACATCTTTTTTACACTCTTTACAATATTTTAGAAGCGAACATTCGTAGCATCGGTTAAAATTATCATATAATTTACAAATTTTACGGTCATTACATGTAGTACAAATACTTTTCAATCTACAATCATTACAATAATTATCTTTTCTATTTCTATGATATTTTCTACAATCTTTACATTTTTTTTTGTTATTGTATCCTAAATCACTACAACACGTTTTACATAAAGCTACAAATTCATTATCAATATTATTTTTGAAGATATATTTTTTTTTATTATTTTTTTCACATAATCTGCATTTTTCCTGTATGGTATCTTGTATATATTTGATGACATAATCAATTTGATATGAATCATTGATTAAATCAGCTTTAAATTTTACCAAATTATCCCCGAAATTCGCCCCTATGTTTTTATAATTAATTTTGAAAGACATTATATTTTCGTTTATTTTTTTTTCTAATTTTCCTTCTATCAGCATTTTTTTTTCATTTTTTTTTATATTTTTAAATTTTTTATAATTTTTATCATTTTTTAGAGTTTTAATAACAGTTTCTATAATTCGCGGTTCAATAATTTTATATTTTTTTATACATTCAGAACCAACTATGATAGCATAAAACGTATCTGGATTGTTTATAACGTATAAATTTTGCGGACTACAATCATGAGCACATGCACAGCAAAATCGCAATTGAGAACTACCTGTATTTTCTACGTCACTAGACGCATAACCCCTCATACCAAATGCCTCATGTTTTTTAATATATTCTAATATTTCATTAAAATTTTTAAAATCATCTAATTTTTCATCACGAATCAATAATGCTATGAATATACAAAAGAAATCTTCATGCGAACTATGAGACCCTAAAAACATTTTTTTATTATTATTCATATCAAAATCACGTTGATTGTTTACTACATATTTACGTATTCTATCTTGTAGATCCATTTTATCTTCCAAATTTTGAGTTTTCAAATCATCTTCCGAAAAATTTCTTTTCATTTTTTTAATAAAATTTTTAAAATTGTCATTGTATATGACATTTGTTTTTGTAATTATTCTATCATCATGATAAGATCCTTCCATTTTCAAACTATTTTGTATTATTTAATTGAAATGTTTTTTATTTTCAAAAACATTTCAATTTTCTACTACTTATCATTGAAAAAATTATACAATAAATTATCTGGGTTATGATTCGTAACATCTCCACTTATCAATACTACACTTTCATACATTTTACGCAATACATCATTGGGTGAGGTAGACCCCACTTTAATAAACCCTTTTTTCAATAAAAATTTACGTATTTCTTCAATTGGGGTTTGATTCAACATTTGTTTTTTCGTGGTAATATTATTACGTATTGTTTTATTCGATACCAATACAGCTACTTTTGGAAAAACCTTTGATTTACCTACACGATAAGTTCGTTTCAACGTTCTCTTTTGTTTCAAATATTTCAACTTCGGCATTTTATGTGGTTTCGTTTTTTCAATGATTTGTTTCATTTGTATTCGTGCTTTTTGTTTTTCAATTTCTTTATCCAATTCACTCTTTAGACTTATTGTGTCGGTGGCCATAGTTCCTGAGTATATAGGAGTATTTTGTGGTATTGGTTGTAATGGCGGTCTATAATTTTCTTGTGTTGGACGCGGTAGTGGTGCATTCTGAATATACGGAATACTTGATATATATTGGTCATTTAGACTCGGTGGTTTACGTTGTGTTTGATTTTTCCAACTACGATATGTTGGTAATGTTCCACCTTTCAAACATCCATATTTTGGATAATTTGGATTATGCATATTCAATTTCAGTGCCGGAATTTCTGATGTAACATTTGGCAACGTATTCATTACATTTTGCAGAACATTATCGTTGAATAACATCGATTGAACATTATTATTCGGATATTGTTTTAAAGTAGAATTATGTTTTTGTTTTTTTTCATTTTCTTCTGCGACTGACATTAAATATTTCAATGAATTATCAAATTCACTATTAAATTCATCCAATGGATTTTTTGTTGGCTGTTTATTTGAAACATCGCGATGCGCATTTTTCTCATAATTTTTCTCTTGCTGTTCTCGAATATATTTCAATAATTTGCCACGTAATGTCTTATTATTTTGCTGCTTTGTCTGTTGCGATTTTACACGAATATCTTTATTTTTTTCAGTTTTTGGTTGTTTTTTTCGACTTGTATTTGATGTTACTTTAAATAATTCTGGATTTATACTTATTGTTTTTCTTTCACTCATTGTTACAAATATAATATATTTATTTTAACTATATTATATGTTAATAATCATTTTCCTAAATTATACGCATTTATTAGTGAATATTTTGGATGAAGCTAAAATAAACTCAAATCCATTGAATAACGGACTAATAAAACATATACTACTGTATGTAGAATGAGGCCGACCATTGTAGGACAACCATTTCTTGCAATAGGTCCAATAATACCACCTAATAATGAATTTGTTAAATTATAAGTGTAAGGATTGACAACTAAAAGAAAAATTAACGCAGAAAAAAGAGAAATTTGCCACTTTTGGGAGATTGAAGGAGAACCGCCTGACATATAAAATATACAAAGATTTTATATCTAAATATATATTGATTCCAACATTTTACTCATTTTGTTTTCTTTTTTCTTATTTTTCATAAACATATCATATCCTGCATCTAAATCTTCGATTGATATGTGTTTGCGTAACGATTCATCTTTGCCATATATTCTACGCGAATGTGCAATTTTTAAATAAGAAAATAATAACTCCATATCTCGGCCATAATTTTTAAAATCGTTTTTGTGTTTATCAAACCATTTTATGTTTACTACATCATCTTCGAGAATCCAATCAGTTTCGTTTATTTTTTTCTTGAATATTTCCATCATTTCATTGGTATTATATTGTTCAATATTAAACCTCCACATAAATCTGGATTCCATTCCCTTATTTGCTTTAAAAAAAGAATTGTTCAAATCTTCTTCATAGCCTGCTATAATAACCATTAAATCGTCTTTGTGGTCACTTAATGATTCACATAATGTATCAATGCATTCCTTCGAATATCCATCTTCTTGATAATTGTTTGCCAATGAATAGGCTTCATCAATAAAAAGAACTCCACCTAAACATTCATCGATTACTTTTTTCGTTTTTATTGCGGTTTGACCTAAATAACCAGCAACCAAATCATTACGCGTCACTTTTTTAAATACGTTGTTTTTCAAAATACCTATTTTTGAATACATTGTTCCGATTATTTTTGCAATTTCCGTTTTACCTGTACCAGGAGGTCCATATAATACCGTATGTTTGAAATCACTTTCTTTGTTTGTAATGTGCAATTCTTGCATAAAATACAATAATTGATTCAACATCGAATTTTTCAAATCTTTCATACCTATCATTTTATTCAACTTTTCCAGTTCTGGTTGAATTTCTGTAAGCGATTTCAAATCAATATTGTATTCATTTTTTTCGTCATATACATTATTTTTTATTATTGAAAGTAAGTCATCTATATTATTGATGGATGCATCAATGGTAACTTTTTGTTTAGGTACTTCGATTGGATTTATACTAATTTCATGTTTTTGTTTCCATACATCATAATTATTTTGTTCATTCCATTTTGAATCAGAAAAAAGGGTATAAAACCCATTTTTTTCTGTATTTTCGATTTTCATGTTTATGGGATTTATATTATTTTCATAAGCTACTCCATTGAAATAGGGGTCATTGAATTTATTTTCAACATAATGGATATTTATTATATTCAGTAGATTCATAATTTCAAAATAATTTAAATCGTTTATTTGTTTATAATGGTCCAAACACCCGATAAATGATTTTTTGTTTGATGTTTTCATAATAAATAGTTCTGTTATATATTATTTATTATGTTTATGCAATTATTATAAATAACAGTCTATTATCGATAAAACATCTTTGGGTAAGAAATTTGCAAAATCACATAGTGATTCTATTTTATCAATTTGACTCATATAGTTTACCATTGTATATGTCTCCATTCGGTTTCTACCCGCAAATTGTATATCTGATACACCAAATCCCCCATTGTATGTAAATTTTCCCAAATATTTCCCACGATATGTTTCATATCTTTTTTCACCTTTACTGTTAAAAACAAAATATGTTGTAAAGAAATATCTGTTTCCAGTAATTAAAGACTCCATTTTCAACTATAATATGTAAACTGTAAAATATACAAACTGAATAAAGTAAAAAAGCATTTCAATTTTTTATATTTATTGAGAAGTTTCCACCAAATTTTTATCAACATAAACCGCTTTTATTATATTTCGAGCAACTTTTTCATTATTCTTTTCAACCCCACCAGGACAGGTATCGCCAAGAGATTCACGCATTATTTGGAATGCGCGGTTGAAATCAGCTGTATCTAATATTTGTGACTCTGGATGCTGTTTATTCCATTCGCTAATTTGTTGTATATTTCGAAATGCAATTCGGCGAATTGCGGATTTGATTTTTGCCTGGTCAGGAGTATCTTTTATCCATATATTATTCTCACGTACGTGCATAATTTCGCGTTTTATATCTGTACAATGAAGAGGTCGTTTGTATATATCCATATCTTTCAGACCGTTCATAAAAATCTGAGTAACCCCGTCGACATATCCCATATCCGCCACGTTCTCCAATTCGGATAAACCTAATTTTACGTTCTCAACAAATTCGGACAAATTAATTGCATTCTTACATTGCTCGTTCAAAAAGAAATTCAGATTGAATTGTTTATTATGAGAATTTGTATGAGTATTATTTGAATTGTTTGTAATTATAGGTTTTTGCGACAATTCAATCATAGTTTTATGCTGTTCAACTAACATAGTTTTTAATTCTTTGTTCTCCCTCACTAATTCCAATATAATTTGTGTTATTTCCGGTTTTTCTACTGCAATTTGTAGCTGATTATTTGAAGCATCGTCGGTATTTTCATCACTATCATTTTTCAAAAAGTCACACTTGGCCTTATGATTCCACAAACTTGATGCATGTTTATATGATTTTCCGCATTGACAATCGTAAGATTTCGTTTCGGCATTTTTTAGTTCGTATTCGTTCGTATTCGTTCGTATTTTATGTTTCAGTGTGGAAACATGTTTATCATAATTACTTTGTTTACTGCATACAAAGTTGCAATTGTTGCATAAAAATATTCGGCATTTTTCGGCATTTTTTTTCGGCATTAATGCCTAATAATATACGAACATAAAAAATGCCTAAATGGTTTTCGGAATTAATAAAAAAAATATGCAGTGACGTTTTACTTCATTTTTTCGGCATTTGCTGCATTATGCTTTATGCACGTTTTTTGCCAAATTTTAAGAGCCATTTTTGAAAAATGGACATTTTTATTTTTCCAAAAATGTCCAAAATCAAAAACGGCCAACGAATCTAGATCCACCTTTTTTCATGGGTCCTTACTGAACCATCATTTTTGGATTTATTTTATTTGACATATTCCGAAATACAGTTATAAAAATAAAATATTTTACAAAACAATCTAAAAAATTGAACGTAATAATATATTCATAAATATTTATAAATTAGTCAATAAATATGAGTCAATCAGTTCAACCAATGATGTCGTTCGATTCTTCTGTATCAATGGGTTCAGTCCCCATTTCAATAAAAAAACCAAGAAAGTTGGTAGTTATTAATGATGATAAGAAATCAGATTTTGTATTAGAATCCGCTTCAACAAAAGAAATAATCGAAAAAATAGTACTAGATGAAAAAGCGGTTGAAGATGTGAAAAAAGAAATAGAAAAAAATATTTGCGATAACGGAAAAGAAGTGCTTTCCCATTTAGGTGAGTACATCGAAGAACCATATCAATTAATCGAATCCTATTTCCAAGGACAACATTTGGAACGATTGGTGAGACATCAGATTGAATCATATAATCATTTTATCAACTATCAAATTCAAAGAACAATCAATATGTTTAATCCTGTTGTAATTCGTTCAGAAAATGATTATGTTGAAGAACGCAGTCAATATTTTTTGGAAGCAAACGTTTCTTTTGAAAATTTCAAATTATATCCTCCGCAAATTCATGAAAACAATGGCGCAACTAAGATGATGTTACCTCAGGAAGCTAAACTACGTAATTTTACATATGCATCGGGCATGACGGTCGATGTGAAGATTAAATACATCGTACGTAATACTGAAAATATGGATACGCCAAAAATAATCGAAAAAACACTTCCAAAAATAAATATTGGTAAAATGCCTATTATGGTAAAATCATCCATTTGTGTATTAACTCAAAATAAACATCTTCAACCAAGTTTCACTGGCGAATGTAAAATGGATTGTGGTGGATATTTTATTATAAAAGGCTCGGAAAAAACAGTATTGGGACAAGAACGTGCTGCTGAAAATCGCGTTTATTGTTTTGACGGTAAAAATACAACGAAATGGAACTGGTTTGCAGAAATTAAATCGATTCCAGATTACAAATGTATATCACCAAAACAAATTGAAATGATGATTGCCAGTAAAAACAATGGATTTGGAAATGGTATCTATGTTACGGTTCCAAGAATTAAACAACCTATTGAATTATTTGTACTCTTCCGCGCACTGGGTATTATTAGCGACAAAGAAATTTGCCAATATATATTATTGGATATCGAAGAAGAAAAAAATGTAGATTTATTAAAAAGTCTACAAGCTTCTATAATCGATGCTAATAAATATTTGACACAAGAAGATGCAATTCGTCATATCACATCATTTGTTGCATATACACCTTTCAATATGGACCGCGAATCTGGTTTATTGAAAAAACGCGAATTTGCATTGGAAGTTTTAAACAACGATTTATTTCCACATTGTCAAACGATGAGTCAAAAAATATTCATGCTAGGTTATATGTGCAAAAAGTTGATACAAACGAGTTTGGGATGGATTCCATGTGATGACCGTGATTCATATTTGAACAAACGTATTGAATTAACGGGAACATTGTTGAACAATCTTTTCAGAAACTATTTCAACAAATTAGTGAAAGAAATGCAAAAACAAGTTGTTCGTGAAATTAACAATGGTTCATGGCGTTCAACAGAAGATTATGAAAATATTATCAATATGACAAACATATACAAAATCATGAAATCGACTACCATTGAGAATGGTATTACCAGGGCATTATCAACTGGTGATTTCAGTATCAAACAGGCAAATAGTAGTAAGGTTGGTGTAGCACAAGTATTAAATCGTCTCACATATGTTGCAAGTTTAAGTCATTTGCGTCGTATTAATACACCACTTGAAAAAAGTGGTGAATTAATTGCACCTCGTAAATTACATAACACGACGTTTGGTTTCTTATGTCCTGCGGAAACACCAGAAGGTCAGTCAATTGGTATAGTCAAAAATATAAGTTACATGGGACACATCACAATTCCAACAAACAGTTCTTCGCTATATGAGTATGTTAAATCATATGTGCAACCAGTTGATAATACGCTGCCAAGTGAATTATATAACAAGGTAAAAGTATTCATCAATGGCTGCTGGGTAGGAGTGAGTGAAAATCCGATTGAATTATACAACGAAATGAAGAATAAAAAATACAAGGGTATTATCAATATTTATACTTCCATTGTATTTGATTATAAATTAATGGAAATTCGTATATGCAATGATGGTGGTAGATTAACCCGTCCAGTATTGCGTGTGCGTGATAACAAAGCATTATTGGACCATAGAATTATAGAAAAACTGAAAAACAAAGAAATTACATGGAATGATTTATTGACAAGTTGCAAAATCGAAGAATCAATAATAGAATATATTGATCCGGAAGAACAAAACTATTCATTGATTGCTATGAAAGCTAAACATGGATACATACAAGATGGTCAGCAAAAAATTAATTATAGTCATTGTGAAATACATCCAAGTACTATATTTGGAGTATTAGCGTCATGTATTCCTTTCCCAGAGCACAATCAAGCGCCTCGTAATACATATCAGTCAGCAATGGCCAAACAAGCTATTGGTGTTTATGCTACAAATTATGACCATCGTATGGATAAAACTGCCTATGTGTTATCCTATCCATCGCGGCCATTGGTGGAAACTCGTCTTATGAATTTTATACATTTAAACCAAATTCCGTCGGGTTGTCAAATTCACGTAGCAATTATGACACATACTGGATATAATCAAGAAGATAGTGTATTAGTGAACAAGGGGTCGATTGACCGTGGCCTGTTCATGGCAACGATTTACCATACAGAAAAAGACGAAGATAAAAACATTATTCGTGATGAAATCATTCGTTGCAAACCAGATAAGACAAAAACCAAAGGAATCAAATTTGGAAATTATGATAAATTGAACAATCAAGGTTTTATACCAGAAAACAGTTTGGTGGAAAATCGCGATGTCATTATTGCCAAAATAATTCCAATCAAAGAAAATCGCAATGACCCAACAAAAGTCATTAAATATGAAGACCAAAGTAAAACGTTCAGAACAACCGAAGAAACATATATTGATAAGAATTTTACTGGTCGAAACGGGGATGGATACAATTTCGCAAAAGTTCGTGTGCGAATTTTGAGAAAACCTACTTATGGAGACAAGTTTAGCTCGCGTCATGGGCAGAAAGGAACCTGCGGTAACATCATTCCAGAATGTGATATGCCATTTACAAAGGACGGATTAAGACCAGACATCATTATTAATCCTCACGCTATTCCATCCCGTATGACAATTGCACAATTGAAAGAGACGCTATTAGGAAAAGTATTATTGGAACTGGGGTTGTTTGGAGATGGCACCAGTTTTGGAGATTTAGATGTGAAGACTATCATAAATGAGCTGCAAAAATTAGGATATGAAAGTTATGGAAACGAAGTCATGTACAATGGATTAACGGGCGAACAATTGGAAACAAGTATATTTATTGGTCCGGTATTTTATCAGAGGCTCAAACATATGGTAAGTGATAAACAACATAGTCGTGCAATAGGTCCAATGGTAAATTTGACGAGACAACCTGCCGAAGGTAGGTCACGTGATGGTGGTTTTAGAATAGGTGAAATGGAACGTGATGTAATGATAGCTCATGGTATGTCGAAATTTTGCAAAGAACGATTATATGATGTTTCAGATAAATATAGTGTTCATGTTTGTAAAAAATGTGGTATGATAGCATCATATAATGATGGTAATAAAAATAGTAAATATGCGAACGCGGATTTCAGCATTCATTTGTGCAATACATGTAATAATATGACCGATTTTGCAAAAGTGAATATCCCGTATGCATATAAATTATTATCACAGGAATTGCAAACCATCAATATTGTACCAAGAATCATTACAGAATAAATAAAATAAACCGCGTATATTTTGTATTACATTTATATAATACAAAATCATTTTACAAAATCCAGAGTCCCATTTTTTTAATCGCATTTATTTTGTTGTTTATACCCACCATCCAATTTGCATGAACAAATGCGAGTTTTTTACTTTTATCTTTGTTTGCATGAAAATTAATTTTGAATTCTTTAAATTGATTGGATAAATCAATCAAATCACTATCATCGAAATAAATCAGTCCATTTGGAAATCGTTCCAAATCAAATAATACGGTTTTGAATACACCTGGATTATGTTGTAAAAAATAATTAACAAAATGTTGGTCAGGGATTTGCCAATTCATACCTTTGTATACATACTCTGTCATGTCCAACGTTTTACTATTTGAAAAATACAACATACATCCCGTGCAATTTTGAATTTGATGAACATCATTTTGAAAAACAATATCATAACCTTTGTCTGCATATTCTGAATATATATTATTGAGATTATCAAGAACAACTGAATCAACATCTAAATACCATACCGCCTTGTATTTTTTCAAAGATTCGTGTATGAATTTGTATCGTAAAAATGAAAATTCAACAAAATCGGGAGTACCAAACGTTTTTTGTGTAGTAGAAAAATTGGCATTGTCAATAAGAGTGCAATTGAATCCATGTTTTTTGATATATTCGTATGTTGATTTATCAGGAATAAACGCATTGTAGTTCTCAATGCCTTGGGTTTTTAATGATTTCAAATGATTTAATCCAAGTTCGCGAGAACCATTATCAAAACAGCAAATAAACAGTAAATCGGTATTTTCCATTTTAGCAAAATGTATTGTATTTATTGAAACATAATATTTATGTTTTTTCATCAAAATACAAATATCTACACCTTTGCAACTCCCTTCGGCAAAAAAAGCCTACTTTTTGGGCAGTTATAAGTGAGCGATGTGATGCTGATTGCACTCCATTCAGGTAAATGCGCAATGGTGTAAAAACTATAAAATCAAGGCAACTGCATAATATTTGCAAAATGGTTAGAATATGGAGGACGGTATCCATATAAATTATATGTCATACCATTTTTACTTAATTCACTATGTTCTAAAAAGAATGTACGAATATCGCATCGAAAATTTTGTATATTATAAATTTGATAGTAGTATCCACCATATCCATTAAAATGAACAAAACATGGGGTCTCATTCAGTACAGTATTTACGACTCGGCCATTTTTGAATTCAATATCTTCAAAATATAGTTTGTAAGCACTTTGAAAAATACGCTGAAACATATCAACTTTAATACGTTTTTCAGGAACACATGCAAATTCCAAATAATATTCGGTGAAATAGTTTTGGTCACCGCCCAATTGAATTATATCAATAATTTCTTCCACGGTTTTCCATTTAAACAGTTCACATAAAGCGCGTTTATAACCAATATATCCCCCTGAATTCACATATTTAAAATTCGTCGTTTTGTCCATTGCAAGATTATCATATACTTCGTTGTATCGTGACATGTTTTCACCTGGATAACAATTTAATTCAGAACTTAACAACAAATCACAATCATAACTGTGAAATTTAGATAGAATCTCGGCTTCATCTGTGAATAGGAGAACATCGTATGAATCAATAAAACATACAATATCATCATCGGGTATATCTTCAATAACCTCTTTCATAGTGGTTATTTTATCAATATACCCATTCCATTTTTCACATAGAATAAATTTAATAGTAACGCCATTTCTTTGAGCAGATTCTTTCAAATATTTCATTTCATCTTCATTCGAACCTAATGTAATGATATGTAGCATTTCGTTTTTGAAAACCCCTTATAATAAATAGAATAATGATATGTTTTTAAGTTATAATTATAACAATTTAAAATTAACGGATTATGTAAAACAAATGTACAAATTATCAGTAGGAGCATTGTTTAAAAATGAATCTCATTCCATACGAGAATGGATAGAACATTATTTATATCACGGCGTAGACCATTTTTATTTAATTGACGATTCGAGTACAGATAATAGTGTAGAAATAATACAACCATATATAGATAAGGGAATCGTAACACTTTTTTCAGGAAACAATTGGGGTTATTATTTAGGAAGACAAATGAACATGTATAATCATTTCATCATGCCACGATTACATGAAAGTGAATGGTTATTAATAGTAGATTTAGATGAATATGTATGGTGTCCACAAGCTACAAATCTCAATTTTATACTTGACCAATGTAAACACATTGGCCAAATACAAATCAATAACACAGTATTTGGTTCAAATGGACATATAGAACAACCAAAATCATTGGTAGCTGGATTTACAAAACGTTCTGATATGAAACCGACGATAACCCCTGAATGTGGAAATTTAAAATATTTCATAAATACATCATTCAATTTTACCAGTTTGAACATTCATCATGCAACATTTGTGGATAAGAATGACGAAATTCACAAATTTGTTAAATTGGATTTACCCTATTTTGTATTGAATCACTATAATTGTCAATCTGTTAGTTTTTGGAATAATGTAAAATGTACGCGAGGTGACGGGGATAATTATCGTATTAGAACACCAGAAGATTTCAAAATATATGATTTCAATGATGTTGAAGACATCGAATTGTATGAACAGAACAAGGAACTCATTGCGAAACTAGGACTTGAATAATTCGTAAATAAATATTATAAATATTCTTCATATAAAGAATATTTATGGAAAAATCAATAACCGAAATTAATGATATTCGGCAACCGCCTCAATTCAAAGGATATTCATTTTCCAATTATAAAAATGCCGAAGTCAAAAAAATATTCAAAGAAAATATGTTGAAAGGGAAAATAGAACCAGCTTGTTATTGGTGTGCCGAATTGATATGTGCAGGACATTTCATGGATGCATGGGAATGTATAATTAATTATGTGGGAAAACATATTCATTTAGGAAATCCAAAATTAATCATTTATTTAGAAATGCGATACGAAATATTTCGCGATATAATGTCAAAAGGGAATTATATAACTGAACTTCAATTGCGTAATAATATAAAAATACGGAAATTATTTGCAGAAATGATAAGTATGTTAACACTTTCAAATAAAAAACATAGTTTTGAAGCAATCAAAATAAATCGCGTTGAAGAATATGATATAACACAAATGACAGAACGTTTGAAAGCTCCTTCAACTCAATACGTCGACGTGATATTTCGAAAGAAGGACCCAAAAGAATTATTAATAGCTGTGAATGAATTTATGTATAGTATATCACATGAACGTAGAAATATGACAACAGCATGTTATTGGTATGAATGGATAGTAGAATTTGACAATATATGTAAAAAACGTAAAGAACCATGTCATTGCGTTCGCCGAGACTTTCCAGTAGAAAATAAATTTCAATGTGATATAGTATGGATATTATGGGAAGCAATCCAACATTATTGTGAAGATTTGAAAAATCCATATATCAGTAAAATAATGAACGCGGTATTGACACTGTTCTGTATAAAATATACAACAGCTTCGTGTAAAAAACGTAGATATTTATTTTATTTTGCAGTGGCTTTAATAACAGAACCTGTGCCTACAAATATAGAATTAATTTCAGATAAAGAAACTGTATCGGCGGTTTTAGATAACATAGACCAAATATATAAACAAATAAAAAAGAATGAGGTAAGTCCAAATACGGAATATCTGTTTTCTAATTTAGAAAAAGAAAATACATTCGAAAAGTCGATGCGAAAATTAGAAATGATGGATAGTTTAACAAATCCTCCATAAATTCAAAAAAATATGTAATAATATAATAAATGGAAGAACATTTTCAAGATATAGATGTAAAGAAAAAAAATAAAATAAAAGTAATAGGAGAAGGTTCATATGGATGTGTACATAAACCAAGTTTAGAATGTAAAGATACCACTTCGAAAATAAATTATAAAAATAAAATTTCAAAAATACTAATGAAAGACGATGCCATGAAAGAAATGGATGAATATGATATAATATCAAAATATGATAGAAAAAACCATTATTTTTTAGGAAAACCAACCAATTGCTATGTTAAAAAGACAATACAAAATATAAAAGCTATACAAGATTGTGAAGATGGTGAAGATTTTATTGAAAATATAGATGATACCCAATTATTAATCATGAATTATGGTGGTGAAAATCTAGAAATAGTTTCAAAAAATTTCAAAAAAATGAGAAAAACGCAAGAAAATGTAGATTTTGCTAAAAAATTTTTGAAAGAAGCTACTCATATATTTTCAGCAATTGAATTTTTATATAATCATAAAATTGTACATCACGATTTGAAACCTCAAAATATGGTTTATAATAAAAAAACTAACAAAATTAAATTGATCGATTTTGGATTCACTACATACAAAGATGAAATAATTGATTTATCAAAAAAATCAGATAATAGATTATCAAAATGTCATTGGTCATATCCATTAGAAATCAATTTTTATAATCAAGATAAATACGAAACATTTTCAAAATATAGTCAAGAAGAAAAAGATGAATATTTCAAAAACATAGTGAATAATTTGAACATAAAAGAACATGATAAGTGTTCAACTGCATTCAATATTTTATTCTATTATATAATTGATAAAAAATCAAGTGAAAATGAAAAGAACAAAATCATAAATATGTATTTCAATGATTACAAAAAAATGTTGAATAGTATTGTTCATGGAAAATATAAAGAATTTTTAGAAAAATCTATTGAAACGCTTGATTTATATGGCGGAGCTATAACATTCTTTTTATTATTACATAATATGAAACATTTATTAGAAACATCACTTGTAAACGAATTAAACGATTTATTTTACTACATGATAACACCTGATTTGTTTAAAAGATATACTATAAAAAGTGCTATGGCAAAATATACTGAAATATTAGAAAATAACTTGTAAAATTTGTAAAAGTTTAGAAAAATATATATAGATATAAATATATATTTTTACAATGACAGTAATCAATGGAATTGAGATTGATTATATTACATATAATGAGAACATTATAAAAACTGCAATAGAGAACAACGAACCTATTGAAGAAAAACTACATGTAATCGTAGTTGTATCTAATCCATGTTTATTTGCAACACGATATATATTAATGAAGGAATTCATGAATAGAATTGAATTAGAAGAAAAAAACGTTGTTTTGTATATAGTCGAATTAGCTTATAAAAATCAAAATTTTATTATAACTGATAAAAATAACAAACGACATTTACAATTGCGAACAGACTGTCCATTATGGCACAAAGAAAATATGATAAATTTAGGTGTTAAATATTTATTACCAGAGAACTACAAAGCATTTGCATGGATTGACGGTGACATTGAATTTGAAAACAATACATGGGCAATGGATACATTGAAAATATTGAATGGTACAAAAGATATTGTTCAATTATTTAGTCATTGTGTTGATATGGCCAAAAATAAATTAACTATGCGGGTATTCAATAGTGCAGGTTACCAATATACAAAACAAAATCAATATTGTGGCGCAGGTGATAATTACTGGCATCCAGGATATGCATGGGCGATCACACGTAAAGCATATGAAAAAATGGGAGGTTTATATGAGCAAGCTATATTGGGTTCGGGTGATAATATAATGTTGCATTGTTTGCTCAAAAATGGAATAAATTCGGTTAAGAATAGATACAATGAAGATTATATTGATAGTGTAGTTCAATATGAGAAAAAAATGAAAAATATGAGATTTGGTTACACTCCTGGTGTAATTCGACATTATTATCATGGTTCGAAGAAAAATAGGTTTTATCATGAGCGTTGGGAAATTTTAGTCAAACATCAGTTTTCGCCATATACTGATATTGCATATGATGATGTGGGTATTATTATACCAACGTCCAATTTCAGTGAAGAATTCAAACAAGATATATTCAATTATTTCAAAAATCGTAATGAAGATGAATAATAACATACATTAACATTCATATTCTCTGAAACAATTCGAGTTGTCACTGAATCCACTTCGTTGTTTTCCGACACGTTGTTTAAAACAATACCAATTATCTTTTTCTTGTAATCGTTTCCACACTTGGTCATTTGCATATTCCCAATGCATTCCGGTAGAATCTAATAATGGCATTGACCATTCATATAATCCAATTAGAGTATCGTAATATTTTTCATTGATTATATATGCAGATGCAGTTTCAGCATTACGAACCCTAGTCAAAAAAGGATATTCGACACATTCTTCTTCCCCTTTCAAATTATAAGCTAACATACAAACATCAAAATCGACTCTTTCTTCAAACAAGATATTTAGTGATTTGTATAATTCTGGTTTTGAAATAATAAAATAAAAGTCGTCTTCAAAAATAAGAACGTTTCTATGTTTACGTTCTTTTGCCAGTTTGAAAACCGATAGATGTGAAAGACCACAACCTAAAATTCCTCTACCCGGCGTTTCAATTGCAGGAAAACGTTCATATGGTAATTCCATCTTGTTTAATTCTTGCTCAATTTCGCCGCGACGGTCGGTCCTTTTATCCAAATTTATATAAAAAATTCCATCAATATAATCCATCGGTTTGAAATTATCCGTCATTTCAATTGCAAATTATGTATAACATATTTTACACATAATTATTTATATTCTTTATTTTATTTTTGTTTTCTTTATTTTTTGATTGAATTTTAGAAAGTAGAACCAAATGCTCCCCCTAATAAACCGTTTGCAGGCATTGGGCCCATCATAGAAGGATAATCCATTTGACTAGACCCGCGCATCATATTATCATACCCCTCGGATGCTTTTGGTCGTACATTTGCAACTGGTGCTGGTGGAAATACTCCCATTTGCACTTGTGAATTATCTAAATAATCAGCTTGACTTGGCATATGTGCAGATGTATTTTGACTAACTCTTACATTTTTTTTGACATTGGCCTTTGCATCATCACCAGAAGGGCCATTCCATAATTCATTAATGCGGTCAAATAGTATATTTACTTTGATACCCAATTTAGTTTGAATACTTAATACAATAATTAAAAATGCTAAAATAACATTGGTTAATACCAAGTTATCATAGGTAAATCCACTGTATGTAGGAATGTATGTAATTATACGATGAATTACAATGATACCACAAAACATGATAATTAATTGTAGAAAAACTTCAACTAAAATTTCTAAACTGGATTTTTCGGTATCGGCTTCTGGAATAAAACGTTGAATTAATTTGTTTAAAACAATAATTGGAATAACGCCTAAACCTGCATATTGCATAACATTAAATATTTCCGCTTTTCCTTCGGCGGTTGTAGAAAATACATGAGAGAAGAAGGTTTTTTTGGAAACATCTCCTCCAATTTCAGATAAATTCAAATCCATATTTATTCTATATAGCAATCCTTAGAAATTAGTTTATTGTGAATGTATAAAATGAAAATAAATGGCTAAATATTTATGTATTTGCAATCAAATCTGTAATCATTGGAAAAATGGGTTCAATTGCTTTTGCGCATGCTACTGCAATTTCACGATGTTCCTTTTGTGTTCCATTATCACTACGTAATTGTATATAATGTACCCATGAACGAAGTGTCCCATTCACATACATTCTTGACGCTGTCATACCTTCTGGTAAAACACAACGTGCCTGTTCTTTTGCAATACCATTATCAATTGCCCATTTATATGCGGTTTCGGAAGATTCAATGACATTCTTTTGCATTTCCTCCCATTTCAAAAACAAATCGGTGTTTTCAGAAGCATCCAATTCAATACTATTTTGTCTGTTTTTATGGTCTTGTAATCTGGCTTCTCTTTTTTCAAAACCTAAATCGGCTATTGCGTATCGTTGCGAAAATTCTTGAAATGAAAAAGAACGATGGCGTAATATTTGACGGGCAATATCGCGCGTAGTTTCAATTTCAATGCATACACTAACCATTTCCAATGGTGACCAATGTTGATTGTTGATAAGATACTTAATTAATTTTTCATTAGTGGTCGTGTTATTTTGATTTGAAGGATTTGATACTCGTGCACAGTAAGCAACCAAATCTTGAATGGTTTGGGTCCCTTCATGGGGTTTTGAATAACTGATTAATTTAGCAGACATTATATTTTATTACAAAAAATGTTTTTATGTTCATATTTTATTTTTTATATATTTTATCATTTTATAATGACAATTACTTATTTTTTGAATACAAGAGGGTTTAATTGTTTTGAAGGATATAGTGAACAAGGTTCTCAACAAGCAATTGATTTAATAAATTTAACAAACAAATCAAATATAAATGTAATGGAAATTGGATTTAATGCGGGGCATTCAGCTGAAATTTTTTTAGAAAATAATAAAAATTTAACTTTAACATCATTTGATTTAGGACAACATAATTATGTTACAACTGCAAAAGAATACATAGACAATACTTATCCAAATAGACATAAATTAATTGTGGGTGATAGTAGAACGACAATTCCTATTTATTTACAGAATAATAAAGATACTAAATTTGATATTATATTTATTGATGGTAGTCATGATTATGAAATAGTAAAAACAGATATGGAAAATTGTTTTCATTTAGCACATAATGATACCATTGTTATTGTTGACGATACAATGTTTACGAAAGGTTGGGAACAAGGGTGGACAATAGGACCTACTAAAATTTGGACAGAATATTTACAACAAAACAAAATAATTGAATTAAATAGAAAAGATTATAGTGATGGAAGAGGAATGTCTTGGGGTAAATACATTTTGTAAATGTGGTTGATGCTATGAATTTTTATTATATAATGAATATACCAATAAAATAATTGCGTAAATAATGATTTAGAAAAATAGCCAACTATTAATATATTATTTTGATATGAGTCAAGGTTTAGCAGCAGCAAGAAAAAGAAGAGCACCCGCATCATTACAAGCACCAAATCCACCACCAACTCCATCTCCAAGTCTTCAACAACAACCAAACCCATCAATGGGTTTAACTTTACCACAAGTAATTGCATTGGTTGACCAAAGACTAGTAATCGTCGAAACATTTATGAAGAATATGCAATCATCTGAGACACCTGGGTTTTTACCTCAATCAAATGATGTATCAATCCCAAATAATGCTACAAATCCAATTTTAGAAGAAATAAATACTAGATATGATTTATTAGCCGAGGAGGTCATTAATCTGAAAAATATTGTTTTGAATTTACAATCATATACAATGGAAGTAAATAAGACATTAATGGAAGAACGTATCCGTATTTTATCAGATGTAATGGAACCAATTGAAAATAGCTCAGTCGGTGATGGTAACTTAGTAGTTGAAAATATTAATAATTAAGTTATAATATATAAAAATAAATGTTTTATATTATATAAAATATGTCCAATCAAAATTTAGTAGAACAATTAGAACAATATAAAAATGAATATTATAGTGAAAATACAAAAAATCATGTATTCAAATCAAAGCAAAAAATGGATTGCGCGGTAAAGATTGCTTCACAAGTATCACTCAACGAATTATTATCAAAATCAATGTATATAATACCAAATACCAAAAAAGTATTTATTGATTATAGTATTTTTAAATTATATGCACATCCCGGTATATATGATAAAATAATAAATCATATTCAAAATCTTTTCAATGTATGTATTGCTAATTATGGTGGATTTGACTCACATGTTGACTTAAAATCATTTACTGTATCGGGTGCACATAGATATAAAGATATAATAGATGTTTTTTATCATACCGCTCTTCGAAATGGTACTTTATATTATAAAAAATTAGATGCTATGTATGTATATAACACACCAACCACAATTACAGAAATAGCAAAATTATTTTTGAATCCGGATGTATTACCACGAGTTAAAACATTCACAAAAGACGAGTCACCAAATAAGATTAAAGAGTTATTTGGAAGCTTGTAAAATATAATATTATACATATTTTGTACAATATTATACACCCTGTAAATCTACAGTACTGGATATGAGCCTTGTAATAAAATACCACATTGGCCATCACCACTGTTATAGTTTGGACCGCGACCTAATTTAATATATCCACCATCTCCCCATGATTCTGCCCATGAATTTTTGACTAAATAATAATCATTACCGTTTTCAGAACCAAATCCAACTACTAAAACACCATGGTCTAACTTTGTCCCACAAACGCCAGTAAAAACGCCGGATTTATACAATTGAAATTCGCGTTGGTCTGCTTCAATTGCAACAGATATTGGCTGTTTTGAGATAGCAGTCATCATGGCTATGTCATCAGATGGTTTCACATCAACAAAATCAGTGATTTTACTACCACGAACTGGTGTGCATTTAGTTTCGCATGCATCTACGAATCCTTCACCAGAAATATATGGATAATCGGTTTCTCTGCATAGTCCACCATTACTTTCAATCCATTGAAATGCATTGTCCATGAGTCCTCCGTTACAACCATGGTCATGCCCACGATTTTGAGTATTTTTTAAGTTATCACATGAAACCAATTGTTGTTCAGAAAAACTTTCTAAATTTCCATATATGTTGAAATATGCGCCTTCTAATGCACCTGTTGTAGAGAAACTCCAACATGACCCGCATTTTCCTTGGTCTTTTACAGGAGTAACCCTACCTCGTTCAACCCAATTTACATATTCAGGTAAACTGCCACGTAAGCCATTGTATTGACTGTTTTCAAAATAAATATTGTCTTCATTTACTTCAATTTTATTATATCCTAAATAGGCTCTAAAATCGTTTTGGTCCATTGCTGAAAATTGATTATGTCCCAATGAGTAGGTTAAATTTTTAGCGTTTGTTTCTTCAATGAACTTATGATTTGATGCCCATTTTTCAAATAATTCAATATAATTATCATTAATGTCGTATTTGAAATCGATTGCCCATTTTTCAAATAAGTTAGTTAATACGTTTCCAGATACAGTAGCAAACAAACAAAATAACGATAAAGATTTCATTATATAAATAATACGCATATATTTTTATATAGGTTTTGTAATATTTATTGTATGCTTACTAAAAAATTGATAGTACAATAACGTTTATACATATTTAAAATAAAATATATAAACGTTATTCTATCAAACAATCATAAAAGGAATGAAGATTTCTATTCAACAAATCCAAAAAGCGGAATGTTTTGCGAGCATTTTCCAGCATTTAAAAGCATTTACTGAAAACATAAACATTATGTTTGAAAAGGACAGAATGTATATGCAAACTATGGATAGTGCACGCGTTTCGATTATTGAAATTGCATTACCAAATACATGGTTTGACGTATATGAACATACATCTTCGACAACAATTACTCTCGGTATTAATTCAACCATTTTGTACAAAATATTGAATTCACGTGAAAAAACACAATCTATCAATCTTGTTTATAATGAAGGTGAAGGAGACCATTTGGCAATCTATTTTACCAGTGAAAACAAAGATGAATTTGATAAACGTTTCGAAGTACCATTAATGGATATAGAAATGGACTTATTAGGTATTCCAGAAATTGAACATCAAGCCGAATTTACAGTATCATCTTACCACTTTTCAGCAATAGTAAATCAACTGCAAATGTTTGGAGATACAATGGATATATCATGTACCGAAGAAAAAATAATATTAGCATCCCATAGTCAAGACCATGGTAAAATGTTCGTTGAAATTAAAATAGACGATTTATCATCATTCATTATTGACGAAAATGGATCAATTGATTTATCATTTAGCCTCAACTATTTGCATAATATTTGTTTGTATAATAAAATTGCAAAGGAAATTGAATTAAAAATAGCAGCAAATTATCCAATACAGATTATATATGATCTAGGTTCCGTGGTCAATGCCGAAAAAGCTCAAATCAAATTTTATTTGGCTCCAAAGATTAGTGATAATGATGATTAAAATACTACAATACCAAAAGGTAAAAAATAAAAAGAAGAAACATAAAGATTTGATTGCTTTGTAATATATGAAATTTATTGTATATTTTTTATTCAATTTATGTGTGATCCCAATACATGGGTTAATAACTACTTCAACTTCAATCGCTAACAAAATGCCCATTTTCAAAAACACTCATATCATGCATGAAATGCGCAAAAAGAAATTCAATCCCAATTTTTATGAAAAGCCTATTTTCCCAACTAATCCAATACCGTCTGTTGAAAATAAAATCATACAAAAAATGAAAAGTATTGCAAAAATAATACGCATTGAAAGTACATTTCCTACATTATTGTTATGTTTTACAGGAGGATGGATTGCAAATCCTTCATTGTACAATTTATTAACATCACCCACATTTTTATTAAGTTCAATAAATACAATATTTGTCATGTATGTCAGTATGATTATCAATGACATTTTTGATTTGGATGTAGATAAATACAATACCCCATCGCGCCCACTGGTTACAGGTGAAATAAAAGTAAAAGAAGCTGTCGGATATGCATCATTATTAACAATTGCAATAGAATATTCGGCATATATGTGGTTACCCTCTGTCCAGCAAAAATATTTACATCTTGCATTATTGAATGTTTTGTTATACACTCCATATTTAAAAAAAATAATGATATTGAAAAACATATCATGTGCATATTTGGTTGCATTTTCATTATATTTTGCAGGTTTAGGTTCAACAAGCGGTAAAATAATAAATAATATGAATTTATTGGAAATAGCATCCAGGTTAATATTCTTCGGTTCGTTTACGAATGAATTGTTATTAGATATGAAAGATAAATATGGTGATAAAATAAATAAAATAAATACAATACCAGTTAAGTATGGTAACAGAATATCTTGGCGTATTGCATTATCATTATTATTTACGAATGTAATGTGGAATGCATTTGAAATTTTAAAAATATATGGTTTTATACAATCAGCATTATTTATTATGTTATGTAGTCCATTTTATAGAAATTTGTTAAAAATTAAACAAAATGGTTATTCAAAAACGATGATATTGCACTTTTTAGAAGAATCGACCAAGCATTTGTTAGTTATTTTGATTTACCTATGTAGTTTAGTAAATGTGTAAAACAAAAAATTGATTTTATTTTTTATCATTTTTAAAAATAACAAAACATAAAATAACAATGTCGTTCTTAACTAAATTATTCAATTACGTATTATTGGCTTCTGCAAAAAACAACATTGATGAATCTCATGGATTAAGTCATAGTATGAATGTTTTACAATTTGCGAGTGAAATTTATAAAAGTGAATTACCAAAACATTCACATTTAGCAGACCATGAACGTATCATTTACGCGTCAGCAGTATTGCATGATATGTGTGACAAGAAATATATGAATGAAATACTTGGATTACTCGAAATTGAAGATTTTTTGAGACCAGAAATGGAACCATTTGAAATAAATACTACTAAAAAAATTATTTCAACGATGTCATATTCAACTGTCAAGAAAAATGGTTTACCTAATTTAGGTATATATCAAAATGCATATAATATTGTTCGTGAAGCGGATTTATTGGCCGCGTATGATTTTGATAGAACAATGATATATCAAATGAAACGGAACAATAACAACTTGGAAGAGGCGTTTATAAATTCACAAGAATTGTTTGAAAATCGTGTTTTTAAACATATTGATGATAATTTAATAACAAGTGATTATGGTTTGCGAAAAGCCGTTTTATTACAATTTCAGGCAACGAAGAGAATAGTTGCATGGAAAAATTTACTGAATAAGAAATTGATTTAGCAATATTTTATAACAAAAAAAGGAACAAAAAAGTAACAAAAAAATAAAAACAGAAACAAAAAAATAAAAATATAAATAATCTATATAATGAATTGCCCATTCACTTTACTTTTAGCTGCTGTTCTTTTTTTCCTTTTAACTCCTGGTGTTTTAGTTAGACTTCCACCAAAATGTACATTATTAACATGTGCCGCATTCCATGCAGTTGTTTTCACAGTAGTATTCTACTTTGGATGTAAATTAATTAAAAACTATTTACCTAGAAGAGAAGGTTTAGATGAAGATGAAAAAGATAAAGAAAAAACCGTGTAAATTATGAAATAATATATTGACTAGGTTCAATACATTATTTTTGAACTCCTGAATACAAAATATATAAATTAGTAAATACAATACACAATGTTCCAATTATTTTTTGAATAGTAATTTTATCATTATTTAGGAAAATACCATAAATATACGACATAACAATACCGAAATAAGACAATGGTGCATAAATAGATGCATCCAATCGCGAAATCGCAAAAAAACGTAAATAATATCCGACCAATCCAATAAATGCATTGACTGCCAACGATATTGACGCGCCGCTATATAATTGTATAGAAGCAATATTTTTCCATAAATATCCTGTCAATACTATTGCGCCAAACAAATAGGATAAGAACAAATGATTCCAATTATTCAAGGTTTTCAAATCTTTCACCAAGAAAAAAATGATGGCTTCTGTAATGGCGGCCATAAGTGATGCAAAAATACCTTCATTCCAAAATGCGGGTTTCATTTCTGTATTTGTTTTTATGATATTTTCGGGATTTTCATTTTTTTCAGTTTTTTCTATGGGTTCATTATGATTTCCACGTAAATCATTTGCAATTAAATAAACACCAAATAATGAAATCAAAAATACAGGTGAAATCGCCGTTCCAGAAAATAATAATATTAAAATTGGATAAATATAAAATAGAGTTGTTGCAACACCACTATCAAGTAATTGAAAACTACGATATGATGAATATACATGTAACCCAGTAACTGCTGATAATAATAGACCATTCATAGAAAAAATTGATTTAGCAATAAATCCCCAATCTACAAAAAATGCAGAAATAATTACATAGGTGAAAAAACGACTCCACATCTGCATGATTAATTCAACATTTATTTTTTTGACAAATATTGAATAAAAACTCAATAATGATTCGCCGAGTAATTTACTGATTATTGCCAAATACATAAATATAATATTTGTGAGAAATTTTTTAGGAAAATGTCTTGTAAAATGGAATTTCAAATAAAGTGCTAAAAATTTAATGCGTGACCAATCGAATCATAACTCGTTTGTATTAGATATTATCGATTATACGTATCTTACGTTATAGATGAAAGTGAATGATTTTGATTTCATACAAAAACTATATAAAAATAAAATTATTATTATATAATATGTCATCTATAATGAATTCAGATAATCTTATTGTGGTAGGAACTTCTTTGGCTAACAATGATATTGCAAACCGAAGAAGGGAAAATTTGTTTAATGAAATGAATAAATATAAAATACCGGTTATTTTTAACTATGGTGTTATAAACGAAACAAATTACGAAGAAGCCGCTCGTATGATTTTTATTAATAATATGAATATGTTTCAAAAAACAAATTTTGAATATGGTATTATTATTGACGACGATTTTCATCCACATGCCAATTTTTTAGAAGAATTAAATAAAACCGTAGAATTATTACCTGAAAATTGGAGAAGTCTTCACTTGTGTCCAGGTTATTTATGGGGAAGAATGTATCGAAAGGCAAATACAGCAGGAGATATGGTTCCAGAAGGCGATTTGACTGGACTTGATTATCACGAATCTGGTCGTTTTTTTATTAACTGTAAAGGTAGTATATGGCATGATAAACACTTTATTTTTTTAGGTGGTCCAATTGCCATATTAATAAATCGAAAAAGTGTAGACAGTATGTTGTATAACTTTGATGAACTTTACAAAAACCACAGAGAACCATCCGATCGAATACTTACAAAAATTTTGGGTGAAAATGATTATGTTTGTAGAAATCCACAATTAGGTATCGAAAAAGAACAGGGCGGAACTACATTTACTTATGTTCCAACACCATAAATGAAGACAATAAATCATAACTATATTTTGCAGATGATATTCAAATACATAAATATAATATTTATAAGAAAAAAAAGAAAAAGAAAACAATATATAATTATAAAAAAGTATTTAGGTAAAATGGAATTTCAAAATTATGAAAAAAATTATAAAAATATCAAAAGAGTAACGAAAATCGCAAGAAAAATGTTAGAAAGTCTTCCCGATACTATTGAAAAAATTGTAATCAATGGTGAAATTTTATATTCCTATTTATTTTTAAATGCATTTATCAATATAAACAACATAAATTATAATGATTTCGAATCATTCGCAAATGAAATGAAGAATATTGAAAATACCGATGCAGAATTTGTGAATTCACCTGCATTTTATAAGAAAAGAGAATTCATAGTAGGATGGATAGACTTCTGGTATGAAAATGAGTTGTTTGTAGAAGATTATATTCACCTTGATTTAGCACGTTTTACAAATTTACAAGAATTGAATATGAGTTTTATTTATGTAAAAGACGTTGTGAAAATACCAGAAACATTGACTATATTGAAAATAATCAGTTGTGAAACCGCAGTTGTAGATAATATACCGAATACATTAGAAATTTTTAACTGCAATAACAACTGTATCCGATTACTACCACAGTTACAAAATTCGAATTTGAAACAATTATTTTGCTCATCCAACTTTTTACGAAATATACCGAATCTTCCTAAAACATTGGAAATATTTTATTGTTCTCAAAACTATATCAAGGTATTGCCGAAATTGTCGCCACAATTGGAATATTTATCATGTAGTGATAATAAATTAGTTTGTGTACCAGAATTGCCATATACAATATATTGCGTACAGTGCGCTAATAATAATTTATCGTCCATTCCAATGCTTCCAAAATCATTGAAAATATTAGTATGTAACAATAATAAAATAATGAAAATGCCCGAACTTCCACCTTTTTTAGTAACATTCAATTGTTCAAAAAATCCACTGAAAGAATATCCAATATTACCGCCTTCTATTGTGAATTATACGATGTAGAATTATGTACAAATATTTTATTTTTTTTATAATACAATTATATAATGTATATTTACAGCGATGACGAAATTGAAAAAATAGTAGAAATTACACAAAAATACGAAGCAAATGATTATAAAAAACCGATTTTATTGTTGATTGGAAATTTTGTAATTTTAGGGATTCTAATATACATTTTATATTTGTCTACCACAAGTTATAAATATTTACCTATTTCATTTTCAATAACTATATTGATATCATTATTTATAGCTAGGAATTTCATGTGTTTTCATGATTTGTGTCATTCTAGTTTTTTTCCATCAAATGAAAGAAAGGAAAAATCAATCGGTATAAATGCATATATTGCATACATATTCGACTTTATCTTTGGGTATCCTGCAAAAAAATGGAAAGATGGTCATAGCGAACATCATAAAGTTCATGGAAATATTGATGAATATGACACTGCTCGTACATTTTTGAATAGCGATGAATATAACAATTTAAGTGATACTCATAAAAAAATATATGATGTAATACGTAACCCTTTTATATTTTTTATTTTTGGTCCATTATATATATTTTACATTTCTCATATAACAAGTTTTAATATTTTTTACATTGTAAAATTAATTATATTCTTATTTTTAATAAAAACAATTTTCAACGTAGAAACAATGATATTTTTGATAATTGCATATTATATTGGATATATATTTGGAACAATGTTATTTCATTTACAACATGCTATAAATGAACCTTATTGGAAAAAAATAACCAACTATAATGAAAAAATGAATGCGGAATTGAATGATTCATCTGTATTAAAAATACCGAATTTTTTGAAAATATTTACAAACGGTATCGAATATCATAATGTTCATCATATAAATCCGGGTGTTCCATGTTATAATATTCAACGATGCTATGAAGAATTGAAAGAAAAAAATTTATTGAAAAACAAAGAAGTCGGTTTTTCAGAAATGGTAGAAGCATCGGGATATACAATCTATGATATTGAACTTGATAAATATAAATAAAATATATAAATAAAATATATAAATAAAATATATAAATATTTGTATAATGGATATTATACCATCATTTCTTACTCCAAAAAGAATATATAATTCTGCTGTAATTTTTTCATCTGACAAATATCATTTTTTTGGATTCTTTTTATTAAATAGTCCTTTATTTTATAGTTTATACAGTAAAACATTTACTTATAACGCTTTTGTTTACTCATACGTTTATTGTGGTATATTTCAAGGAATTATAAATCACTATTTATACATTTTATGTGATTATGTTTTTAATAAAAAACCAATTGACATGATAAAATGGTCAAATACACCATTTTATGAACGAACACGAATAGTTTCAGATGTTGCCTATATGCATGCAATCGGTAGCATAGTTTATGCATCTATGGTAGTAATACCTGAACCATACAAATGGACATTCATATATCCTGGTATATTCAATATTATAAAACAATTTACTTTTGTCTGTATAATACATGATTTTGTATTTTATGGAATACATTATGTAGTGCATAAAGTACCTTGTCTTAGAAATGACCACATCAAATTACATCATGAATGTCCACTACATATAGGAGGTAGTAGGTGTACATTATCATCAAATGAATCAGAAGCATATATTCGTGATTTATTTAGTGCCATTTTTTCTACATATTTTGTAAATTTTTATGCGCCTATTTGGATGTTTTATTATACATTGTATTCATTTTGGGCAATGTATTTACATACAGGTGCGAATGTATATCACAAATTACATCATAGTAACAGACCTATGCGAAATTATGGAATATATTATATAAGCGATTATGTATTAAATACATTGAATTATGATGATTGCTCTAAATCAAATTGAACACTTTTATTGTATATTTGTACACATGAAAACTGATAGTAGACATTGAATCAAAAAAATTCGTTACAAAAAATAAAATAATAAAGCAATATATCATATTATTCATTATTATTTATGCATTTTTTTCTTAGTTTTTTGATTTTTTTGATTATATTATTTTTATACATTCATATTATCCACCAATTGAAAACAAGTGAAGATTTAGAAATATATGAAATGGATTATGCGACAAATTTGCAATTGCAAGAAGTATGTGATGTAAAACAACCAGTATTATTTGAATTTCAATCCATTTATCCATGTATATTTGAGAACCTATCAAAAGAAGAAATATTTAGCAAATATGGTTCATATGATGTAAAAATAAAGGATACACGCGATTACGTCCAATGTACAGAATCCGTCGATTATGTGGTATTATCATTGCAAAGTTCTCAAAATTTGGTAGAATCAGATTCAGGTTCTCATTACTTCTCTGAAAATAATGAAGAATTAGTACACGAATCCGGACTATCATCGGAATACAAAGATTTGGATACCTATTTAAAACCATCATTTATATTACAATCCAAATATGATATTATGTTTGGTTCTCAAAATACGGCGACTCCGTTGCGTTACCATTTGAATTATCGACAGTTTTTCATAGTAAAATCAGGAAAAATTCATGTAAAAATGACTCCAATGAAGAGTAAAAAGTATTTGAAACCAATCAAAGACTATGATAACTATGAATTCCGTTCTCCAATCAATGTATGGAATCCGCAACCCGAGTATTTACATGAAATGGATAAATTGAAATTCTTGGAATTTGATGTACATGCTGGACATGTTCTCTATATTCCAGCATATTGGTGGTATAGTATAAAATACGAGAAAGATGCTATGATATACAGTGCTAGTTATAATTCTGTTATGAATTGTGTCGCACATTTACCACAATGGGTTTTATATTTCCTACAACAGCATAATATTTATAAGAAATTAGCAAAGACAAAAAATTTAGAAGAGAAAATACAACAAGAGAGAGAACATGCAGAACAAAAAGAACCAGAACAAGAAGAAGAAAATGGAGAACAATCGAGTTCTCCGAAAAAAATAGGCGAAATTGTCGAAAAAATTTAATGTTCTCAAACTATATAGAATGAACAATAAAATTCTAAAAAATATTGCAGTAATCACGGTTGTATTACTTGTATTAGATTTCATATATTTAACTATAAATCGCAATACGTTTGAAGTACAAGTAGCCGATGTACAAAGAGTTGCGTTACAAATGCGTCCACTAGGAGGTATATTGTGTTATATTTTATTAGTAATTGGATTATACTATTTTATAGTTCGAGAACATCGTTCAGTTTTCGATGCATTTTTACTAGGTTTAGTAATATATGGAGTATATGAAGGAACCACCTATGCGCTATTCAAAAAATGGAAATTGAATATCATGATAATGGATACATTGTGGGGTGGAATACTATTTGCATTGACCACATTTGTTACATACAAAGTTGTATAAAAAATGAATAATAATAATATTTTCATTATTATTCATTTGGATAGACAATACCGTTATTTATATTTTATTTATATTTTTCATAAAATTCATTCCATGTCCATTGTGTTTCAGCCCCAGTTCCAATACTTTTAAATTGTACATGAGATGGTTGTTCATCGGGGTCGTAATAGTATTTTTCGTAAAATGCATCTTCGAAATCTTCATTTTCAAAACAAATCATTTTTTTTTCATGGTGAACGGTACCATTGAATTGTCCAATACGTTCTTGCCATATAGGAGAGAACGATGCATAATATAACCAATCTTGTCTATACATAGTTAGCAATTCCTCTCGTTCAACTGCAATATAGTCGTTTTCAAATAATTTTGCAGAATAGGAATGTGAATTGTATGTAGCTGTGGTACGTAAAATAGTAGTTGGTTCAGAAGATTCAATATTTTTATATTTTTGTATATCTTTTTCTTCCAATATAATGAAGAACTTCTTGTCTGGTTCATTGCATATTGGATATACTAAATTAAAAGGGGTTTTACTAAATTTTTCTACAAAGCTGGAAATATTGTATTTTCTGTGAATCAAATTGCATATCATAGTTCCAATGAGGTGTTCGCTATTTTTTTGTATTTTTTTTAATTTTATTAAGAAATCTCCTAAATTTGGATTTAATATACTGTAAAATTCATTGTAAATATTTGTTACTAAATCAAATACTTCTGTTATGTAACCAGAATAATACAATTCATATGCCCAAAATAATGCTTCATCTCGATTTCTATTTAATATAGACAACATCAATGATGTTTTGACATCGTCCAAAATATATAAATACCTCGTAAATATAACTGGTGGATTGTAGTCATTTTCGACTTCTATTTCGTCAATATATTCTTCAATTTCTTCGTATTCTTCCATTGTATTCATTATGTTTTTATTTACTAAAAACATCATGATAAAAAAATACTTCAATTTTGTACTATTTCATTATGCCCTGCTATTTCATTATGTCCGTAAAATTATGAATCAGTTTTTTATAAAAAGATTTGTATGTATTTTGTAACTTGTCAAATTTCATATTAAATTTACCGTCCATGTGTTTTATATCAATATTCTCAACAACAATTTTATCTTGTAACATAGTGTTATACATCAATTTTCGAGTAAGAGCATCACCCACATCATTATTGCAAAAATTGCGATATGTTTTCACAAACAGCCTACTTTTATTTTCACTCAACGGCAATGCAAATGTTATCACTGTACTAACATATTCCCCAAAAATAACGCGCGCAACGGTAGTATGTGGTAATATAAACTCATTCTCAATTTTCAAAGTATTAATATTGAACACTTTTTTCACAATAGAATCCTTTCCAGATTCATATTCATAGCTAGTTTTATAATGGTATGGTGACACTAATTTTGGAGGGTTTTCATTAGTGGGTGCAGGACGTTCTTTATTACCAAAAGTATGCACAAATCCGATGTGCATAACATCAAGTGAATTTTCACTCAAAATACGAGAATAACAATCGAACTCCATGTTTAAATAGACTACTGAAAAATTTTTGGCAAATTCTTCTTCTTCAAAAATATTGATTGCCATTTCAGGTTCTGAAATGTTTGTTTGCATAGTGTTCAAATATACCCAACCATTTTTCTCTATAATGGAGTATTTAGAAACATCATAAATAGGAGACGCCTGAAAATTTAATCCAGGAACTTTCACTAATGTTCCATTAGAATTGAATTCATACCCATGATATGGACATACTGCACAGTTATTATGGATTTTTCCACCAGAAAGAGATGCGCCTTTATGTGAACATACGTCATCTAAACAATTATATTTTCCATCTATATTTTTCCAAACAACATAATTTTTGGACCAAACTGTAACTTTTTTAGGTTTATTTGAGATAAAATCACCAGGAGTGCCAATGACATACCATTGTAAATCATATTTATCTTGTTCGGATAAATCATTAACATTTAATTTAGGATATTCCACTTTTTTGTTCAAATAACTGTTTTTTTCATTTGACAATTTATTTGTTAGAATATTTATTCTACCAACACTACTTATTAGGTGCCTTAATAGAAAACACGAAGAGTTCTGAAAAAATAATAATAATAAAAATATTATATTCATTTAATTTAAAAAAGATAATAAAATATCTTTAAATCTGTATATTATATATATTATGGTAAAAACAAAAACAGTGTCACGAAAAATAAAAAATAAGCGTAAAACAATGCGCAATAGACCGAATATGGCCGAAACCCGTGCTCATATAGTTCGCGTATTTTTAGAAATGCTAAATAATGTAAAATTATATCATTGGAAAACAAAATCATATTCTCAACATAAAGCGACCGATGAATTATATGAACGTTTGAATGAAAATATCGATACATTTGTCGAGATTTTATTAGGTAAAGATGAAACTCGTATTAAATTATTAAAAAAACAAGTTGACTTACTTGATATTAAAACTACATATGAATTTAAAAGTCGTATGTATGAATATCGTGAGTTCCTAACTGGAATGAATACTATATTTGACAGCAAAAAAGACAGTGATTTGCTGAGTGTTCGCGACGAAATTTTAGGAGATATTAATCAATTTTTGTATTTATTGACATTCAATAAAGCATAATGCGACAACATCCCACGTAAAGCTGGAATTTCATTGTTCAAGTATTTATTGAATACTGATTGTGGGTAGTGATTGCACGATAATGCACGTTTTCTCAATCTATCTGTTCTCGTTTTATAAACTTTTTTCCAATGTCGTTGTATTAAACGTATCCAATGTGTTTTAACAATCACTGTATAACTATTTTCAGTAATATATAATTGGAATATATCTATTTTTGGACGTTTAACATATATGATACTGTATGTATGTAAATATTTGAGAATATCTTCATATGAGTACTTAAACATCGATTTAGGTGTAACTGAATGAGCCAATAAATATACACTATCAATCAAAGCTACCAATCCAATATAATATTTTTTGTTTTTTTTGTATTTGAGAATATTCGAATCATGATTATATATTGTATCTAATTGGTCATATTCATCGGAATAGAATGATTCACTATCACTATCGGAATCAGTTTCGTCGTACATGATTTAGCTATTTATTGAAAATTATTTGGTTATATAGAAACAATAAAAATTAAATTCAATTTTTTGTTTGTATATTATATAAAAGATTATAATATATGACTAGTAATTTAACACCTCAATATATTGTTGAAGAAAATGCAAAAGAAAAGGATATTGCAGAAAATACAAAAGAAACTTTTGTACAAGACACTCCAAAAGAAAAAGTAGAAAAAATACAAAATCCTATTAACTACTATGTAAAATTCTCATTTACAATTACTTATATTTTATTATTGACAACCGGTACAATAACATTTATAGAAGCATTGCGAACAAATGTCGAAACAGTTAGACACGTATTGAATTTGGAAACTTGTATTTCTATTGTAGCTGGATATTTCTATTCCGTTTTTGTTAAAAAAATAGAAGAATTTGGAAAAGAAGATAAACCAATTGATTGGGCAGATATTACAAAAACAAGATATATTGACTGGGCGATTACGACACCAATCATGTTATTAGTATTATGTTTAGTACTTGGACAAAATATTAATCGTAGTCTGACATTCGTAACATATGCTACAATATTGGTTCTTAATTTTATTATGTTATATATTGGATATGCAGGTGAAACAAATGTAATTAGTCGTTTTACCGGAATGATAACAGGGTTTGGGGCATTTTTTGGATTATTTTATGTCATATACATTAATTTTGTAAAACCAAAATATGTATTCGCAAACAATATATTGTTTGGATTTTATTTGGTCATATGGTCAATGTATGGAATAGTATACATGTTCAATGAAGAATATAAGAACATTTTCATGAACATATTGGATTGTACTGCCAAATGTTTAGTCGGATTAGGATTATGGGCATATTATACTAAAATTATAGTTTAGATATTTGTTATTTGTTGTTTTCATTTTACTTTTCAAAATAAAATGAAATTCTATTGATTTATTATAATTTTACGAGAATTACAATCATAAATTACAAAATATTCTTGTTCAGTGTTCATTGCAGGGGTTATGCAAGTTATATCTGTTTTTGTTATTTTTAATTTTTTTTCATAATTCAATATATTTTCACATTGAAATGGGTATACAAATTGATTATTTGGATTTTCAAATTTGTATTTTTGTGTATTACTACAACAATAATGTAAACTTTTTTGTATATTTTCTAACAATTCGCTACATTCATCCATTTTACGTGTAATACTTTGAAACAATGGTTTATTTCTAAGTCATTTTTACAAAAATAAAAAAATTTTATCCAATGCATCTTTATTTTCAGAAGCGTCTTTATAACCTTGATTTACCATATCTACGAATACAAAACTTTTTTTAGAAAATAAAGTAGTATAATCGGTTATTTTCATAACTTCGTTTTTGTCTTTTTTTTCCCAAATACTCGGAGTAATATGTAATACAGGTGTAGTAATATTCAAATATGGATATTTGCTGAATCCACCATCAAATGAAATAAAATTACGATAAACATTTGTTAGTCCACCAGTTACAAGTGGTATATGTGAGCTGGCTATACAACAATTTAGAGCATCTTCTAAATTATTAAATCCAGAAAAAATAGTAGTATTATAATTATATTTTTTCATAGTCGTTACCCCAATAAATAAACGTCGCAAATCAAAGTCATCCGAAGTGTATTTTTCAAGAATTTTGTATTTTAACATATGTTCCATTTCATATAAATTTCTCGCATGTTGAATTTGTTTGTTTACTAAATGTTGTTCTATATCCTTAAAATCGCCTTTGAAAGATAATATTAATGAATTCCATGCACCTGCGGATGCACCCGTGAATATATAATTATCTAAATTATAATTTTCTTTTATATATTTGCAAATTCCTAATACATAAAATCCTTTATACCCGCCGGGGGAAAGTGATATTAATTTTTTATTTTGGATAAATTCATTGTTGTATAAAAACTTGTCAACTTCATTTTGTTTGTACCAAATATTATCATTTACTGTATGAATATTATGTACATTTTCAGATTTCAATTGCGTACTTTTTTTCATTTTGCCTAAACAACATGGAATTTTATTTCGAATAACTGTTGTAAATAATAATGATTGTTTCATGAAAAATAAAAACAAAAATAATTTGTATAAATAAATAAATGACATTTGTTTATATAATAACAGTTTTATTATTAGTAATAAAATACTTATACCATTTTATACAAAATTGATAGTAAATACTTTTTGAAATGAATTTACATAGATGAATATCAAAATGTTTACTATAATGTTTATTGAAACCGATGATATCAAAGGAAAGATGTGTGTGGGATTTCAGCTATGTAATTTGAATTATCATTATGCTCCCAATGGTATAATACGAATAGCTCGATTTGAGCATTCATTTTGTCCAAAAAATAATCGTGGATATTACGGTGATATATATATGAAAAAATTTATACAAAAATGGAGAACAAAAACGTACGAAAATATACAAAGAAGAAAAGATATACAAAATGCAAATTTCGTGTTGGTTGATAGGGGATGTAGTGATGTCAATAATATTATTATTGATTTTTTGTAAATAGGTTTTCTTGATGACTTTATAAATAAATTAAATAATATAAAAAATTTTTGTTATTTTATATAGAATGAATACTTTTAAAATAATAATCCAAAAAATAATAAATAAAGTCGATACGATTTATGATATTGATCATGAAAATAATTCATTTAATTTTTGGAGTAAAATTTACAAAAATGATGAATTGAAAGACCTGAATTATTCTTACAAATATTTTTATTATATTTTCATGGGTTTGCATGAAAGTAAGTTTGAATTCTTGCACAAAATAGTATCAAATATGTTTCTCAATGAAATTGATAAAGAAAAAATACTTGATATTTTTTTCAAAGTTCAAAAAGTATATAACGCATTTTCAAGATTAGCGCGCGTATACAAATTCAAAAAATCTGACCTGCAAATCAATCATGATTTATATTTAAATCCTATAACAACGCAAAAATATATGACTATATTACAAAATGGCAAAAAATACATGTTCACTGCAACCGATTTAATCAACATTATAAATACCGCATTGTCTCACGCGCCACATTTTTTTGTTGAACCTCTTATTTCTAAAAATCCATACAACAATATGGCATTTGACAAGTCTACTTTGTACAACATATATTTTTTCCTTAAAAAAACCGATTACAAAATGCCAGTATTGATAGAAAATTATTTTTTGGCGAACTTTGATATTACATTGTTCTATTTTGAAAATGAAGCCATTATCAGGGATGTGGCAATTCGTAATTTTGTTTTTAAATCCGATGCAAAAATACTATATCCGTCGGTTATCAATATGATACACAAATATGATACAAAAAATACATTAATTATAAGTGAAGATTTTTCGAAAGATAAATTGGTTGATATTATGAGACCTTATTTGCATTTGTATTATAATACAAAATATTCATTGATTTTGAATAAAAAAGAAAATGCATATGCTGAATTGGTATACAAATTCAGGCAATTTATAAAATTCAATCCCAAATTTGGAAGAAAATATATAATGAATAACCCATTTACAAAAAAAGTGGATGTATATTTTGACGAAAAATATATCAATTTTTATAATATCAAAACGCGTAACTATAAAAATAGTCATTTGTTATTGAATATAGATAGTGACTACAATAACAATTATGATACAGATTCTGATATAGAAGATACGTCATTATTAAACATAGCTATAAACGCATCTGTGTACAGAACACCAATTGTCCATCCATTTACCAGTGAGATTCAACGAACTGTCATAACATTTGATACTTCGAATGTACAATTTACTGGCTGGTTTCATGTAACAGATAATGATGAACAAGATGAAAACATACAAAATGATACAAACAATGATAATGAAACAATCATAAGTAGTGTTCATGAAAGTTTAATAGATAGTGATGATGAAATTATTATAGAAGACCATGATGATGATACGAGTGTAGATTAACTAAACGTATAAACTTTGTGATGTTGTAATATATTTCAAAATCATAGGTTCTATTTGATTCAATTTATACAATAATTCCAAATGCTGTATATCTTCGCATATACCTGAAATCTCTTTCACAATAGTTGCAATTTTCAACATTGACTTTGTAAAATCGCCCACCGAAATACCCTTATCTGCGATTTTAGTTTGTATGAATATTTTGCATTCAGTTTCGTTTGAACAATCACACCATTCAATTGACTCATCAATCATATCAAATATCAGAGCGTCTTCATAATTTATTCCAGTATTTACTTCTGCATTCATCTCTACATTTTGCATATATTGATATTGTTTGTTCATTTCCTTTATGGTTGTTTGTAATAAATCATCTTTCGAATTGGGTACACTCAATCGTTGGTCATTATCAACTTTGACATCAGTAAAGCATGAAAACAATCCAATCAATTGTTTTGATGTAAAATCTTGAAAATAATCGGTCGTTAGTAACATATTTGAAAATATCAGTGGATGTATTTCAGCAATCGATGCTGCTACTTTTCCAAGATGTGTTAATTCATATTCACATTCAGGTGAATTTTCTACTTGAATTTGATTTATGTATCCATGGTTTGTCAATATATAACAAATGCGTCGTATTTGCTCGCTAATATAAGTTTCCAAATACAATTTATGTTCACGTTCAGCAATAAGTTGTCTTTGTAATTCATCATATTCGATAACAGTTTTCATTTCTTTCAAAATATTGCAATATTCGTCAGTTATCCGTTGCATTTCTTTTTCGATTTCTCGTTTCTTTTTATTTACACTATTTTTAACAGTATTTTCAAGTTCTAAATATTTACGGCATACTTCATTTGGAGTTTTTAGTGTATCCATTATAACTTTTTTTTTGTTCATTTTATCAACTAATTCATCAATTCGTTTTTGACTGTTTGTAATATCGTTTTGTAATTCATCATATACCATACTTTTACTTGCAAATGTAATGAAGTTTGCTTTTTCGCCGCTACTTTCTGATGCTAATTCGCTTTGTAAAAGATTAAGAATTAAACTGTATGATATACGGAATTTTGATATTAATTTTTGCGGGGTGCCACATAGCATGTTTTTGTATTCAGTCATAATGGGCAAATCAAACAAATTATTACAATGAACCACATGGCCGATAGTATCAATACCTCGTCGTCCCGCTCTACCCGCCATTTGAGTATATTCATGGGATAACAAGTATCGTTCATTACATCCATCAAATTTCATTAATCCTGTAAATATAGCAGTTTTTATTGGACAATCTAAACCAATTGCAAACGATTCAGTTGCAAATAGTATTTTTATATATTTCTTAGAAATCATTAACTCCACAATTTCGCGTAATATTGGTATCATACCCGAATGATGGATACCGATACCTTTTTCTAATAAATCGACTAAATCATTATATTCCGGTAATTCTAAATATTCATGAAAATTCGGTAATTTACGTATAATTTGTTCGCATTCGCGTCGTACAATATAAGATACTTTGCTATCATCTTCTAATAAAGGAACGGTTATTTCTTTGGCTGATAATTCAACATGTTTTCTGGAAAATACGAAAGCAATTGCTGGTAACATATCTCTATCTCGTAGAAATAGAGCTAAATTATTCAATACCATCTTACGTTTGTGAATCGCCTTTCTATCATCAAACATTTTCACTGTTTTTTTCATTTCCAATACACCCGCATCGTTGAACTTTCCATGTTCATTTTGTAATAATATTAGTTTATTGGTACTATCACGTATTTGTTTTTGAAGTTCTTTGTCCTTAATTCCTTTCAAAAACGATTCATTCGTTGTCAAGAAACCGTAATGTGAAAGAGGAACCACACGATGGTTGGTTGATGCTAAATATACTTCTTTATCTGTATATCCGCGCTGGCACCATGTGGCAAATCGAACCGGGGCGTCAATTGTAGCGGACAACATCACCATTTGTATATGCGGAGGTAACATCAATATACATTTTTCCCAAACTTGGCCACGATGTTCGTCATTGATATAATGCACTTCATCAAATATAACGCATGCTAAATCTTCATGGATATTTATTTGAAATTGTAAAGTCGTCGCAGTCTTTTCAGTAAATAATGAATTCATTAATATTTCCGTAGTCATAATAAGTACATCAGCATCCGGGTTTGTTTTTATATCACCGGTGAATAACCCAAATGAAATGTGTGGATATTTTTGCGTAAATTCATAATATTTTTGGTTGGATAATGCTTTGATAGGACTTGTATAAATCACCTTTTTACCGGTTTTTGTAAAATAATTAATCGCAAATTCGGCAGGTAGAGTTTTACCTGACCCGGTATGCGCCGTAACCAAAACGTGATGTCCTTCGACAATTGCTTCGATTGCATATTTTTGAAAATCACTCAGCGGGTATGGATACAGTGCGAAATATTCATCATATTTCGATTCAGTTGAGTAAGGAGTGTTGCAAAGTTTTACCATTTTAAAGTTCAATAATTATAATATCTATACAATAATATTATAATTCAATTTTTTAGGTAAGTGAATACATATAGAACAGTTTTTGAATAAAAAAATAAGGAAAGTTTTTATCAATCAAATCATCATAGGGAACTGTTCCAAACCAAACTGCTGTGAAAAACGGAACATAAGATAATGCATCTTGCAAATCCCGTTCGTATTCAGAATATGAATAGGAAACTCCATTTTCCATTAGTTTTGTATAATAATAACTTTTGAATAATGGAAATAAAACAGGCATTTTTTCTATATCAAAACTTTCGATTAAAAAAAATATTAAATCTTGAACACCTTTTCCAATAGCAATATGTTGCCAATCAATAAAACATGGCTGATGATTTTTATCTGCATCATAAAAAATATTAGGAGATTTAATGTCACCGTGAATAATTGTTGTATTTCCAACCGACAAACGTTTTTGTATTTCATTGAATTCATTTATAATCGTTTCTCCTTTTTCCATTTGAGAACTTGATAATATTTTTTCCCATTTTTGTTTAAATAATGGCCATCTTGCATAAATAAAATTGTACCAAGCTGGACAAAAAATAGAATCCGTAGACATTTTTAATTCTGGAAACATATTTTTTAATTTTTTATTCCAAAATTTTGTATGAAATTTAGCCATTTGTTCAATAATATTTAGGGAAATTTCTATTTTTTCATTGTTTAAATTCAAATTTACTTTGTAATTTCCTTGCAAAAACAAATTTTCCAATAAAACTCCAATATTTCTATAATTTTCATTTTTTACCAAAGAAATATATTTAGGAATTTTGATATTTACATACGAAGAAATTCTGTCATAAAAATAATATTCTCTTTCGTATAATTGCAATGCATTTGCCATTTTAGATAAGTCAGAAACATGATTGTTCTCGATTTTTAAAACCGCATTAATCACTTCTCCATCTATTTTGATAATTCGCACTTGATTTACATCTGCAATAAATCCACCCTTTAACTTGTCATTAACAATAATGATGTCGGTAATATCAAATGGAAGTGATTCCTTTATACATTTTTTAATATTATCGATTTCTTCATTGTTATATGAGAACAAATCATTAATATCAATATTATTATAATTTGATATACATAAATTTACACCAGTATTTTCAAGTTCATAATTCGTGTATACAGTATTGATACCAATCAAACATTTAGGATTGGAAGATTTAGCACTTAATAATCCGGATTTCGAATCTTCAAAAATAAAACATTTCGAAGATTCCATATTGATTTTTTGCATTGCATACAAATAAGGCATAGGACTTGGCTTTGCTTGTTCAGTTTCACCATTTGCAATAATATAATCAACGTATTTGTAAATACCAATATGTTTTGTAATTTGTTCAGCTACAACTCTATTGCAATTTGTAACAATACAAATTTTATGTCCCACCATGTGTATATTTTGAATAAATTGGAGAACCCCATCAATAACTACAATTTTATCTATATTTTGTAGAAAAATGCAATCTTTTTTTTTAGACAATTCTTCTAAATTGACATTTATATTAGAAAGCAAAGTTTTTGCCACATATTTATCATTATTTCCCTGTATATATTTTTTGAATATTTCATGAGTTAGTGTGATATTATAACCGTCTAATATTTCTTTCCATGTATCGTAATATATATCATCAGTAATAACTAATGTTCCGTCTAAATCAAATAGAAATCCATGCGTATTTTCTGTATACCTTTTTAATTCACTTGGTGTTCCTAGTGAAAAAACACATTTTTCATTTAGTTTTGCTCCAACAAATTTATGCTCGTCTTCCAACATTTTAGAAATTACACATGAAGTATATGGTTCATTGTTGAAAAATAGTTTTTCATCCAGGATTATTTTGCAATATTTATGTAATAATGTCATACATGTAAATGCATATGCACCAGTGTTTGCGTTTGTAGAAATTTTATCTTTTTCAGCAATATTTGTGATTGTATTTGTTTCGCTATCTAATGTTATATATGAATATATTGGAGGTTCATTGTATTTTTTAGTATAAAAAACCATATTATCGAGAGAATTTCGGAATATAGTCAGTATATCTTCTGTATAAAATGTATCACAATCAAGTAAAATCGTTTTATTCCAAAATATATCGGTTCTATTGTGGTAATTTTTGAAAATAGATTCAATACCTAAATAAACGGTTTCTGCTGCACCTTTCGTATCATTTTCCAATTTAATTAAATGAACCGTCGGATATTTTGATTTTATATAAGTCGAGAACCCAAAGTCATTTTCGTCTAAATATGGATTATAAATTATAAATAATTGGTAATCTTTTTTTATATTTAAATTATCAATAACAGTTTCAATCATTGTTTTATCAAATACATCGATTAATGCTTTCGGTTTTGTATAACCCTCTTTTGCAAAACGTTCTCCTTTTCCCCCTAATGGAATAATAATATTCATAATGTTATAATATTATTATCATTTATTTTTTTAGTTTTCAACGTAAATATTCTTGTAAGTAAAACCATGGGTCAGGGCAACCCGGTTGCCAGGTTATTAATTCACACATTTGTTTATTCAGTAAGTAAACGGAATTTATGATACTTTGGTCTTTACCAATGAATCTGTTGATGGATATAAAATATTCCAACATTTCATAGTATTTTTCATGCCATTTCAATAAAACGTCTTTTCCACCACCAAAAATAGTACCGCCAATACGATTTGCGGATTGAAATGAAGGAAGTTTTTCTAGACGATTACATTGCCATTCATCATGTGTAAATGATTGCACCAATAAAAGTAGGACCTTTCTTTTATCTATGTTTTTAATTTTTTGAGGATTTGGCCAATTTATGTATTCTGTATTGGTTCTTCTGAAACAGCCAATATCGACCCATAAAAAATATTCGGTTTTGAATGGGTCCAATTCGATTGCCCTTTTCATAAAATTGGATTTTTCGCTCCATATCATATACAAAAACATATTATGTCCCACATGTTGCTCGTTATCCATTTTGTAATGTTCTAAAAAATGATTTGCATATTTATATGAGTAAAAATCTTTGAAATTGGTAATAATAATCCGGGTTTTATCATGTTTACCAGTGCGTAAAGTGTATATAATTTCTTCTGATTTTTCATCGCAAAAAATAACCATATTATTATCAATCATTAGCATATTTTTCATCCATTCAATATATTGTAAATGAGAGGCTTTTGATTGATTCAATTGAAAATAGGATGTAACGATTGTTGTCATAATAAATAATTATTTGTCATATTTTTATATTATATTTATAAATTAGATAAAAATGTAAACTTGTCATTATTTTTTAAATTATTCAATATTTCGGTTGATTTTACATTTAAATTACCTCGATTATATTTACCTTCTAAATTTCGCAATGCATCTATATCACTATTAATTGATAAATCATATATTAAACAATAATGTGGAGGTTGAATAAAATAAATGTGTTTGTTTATCAAATGAAAATAGTATGATATATAAAAATCGTCATGATAATGGATATAATCTTCCTCGTTTATTACATTATAATATTGTAAAAAAACATTCAATGTATTTTTTTTTATAAAAAAACCATCTGCACCTTGTCCCACATTTATACCTTCATGATTATAAACGTAATATGAAGCTACATCTATATTATCATTACATTTTGTATAATTATCAAAATATTCAATCATATATGGCTTATATATCAAGTCATCATCTACTAAAATAATATACATATCATCGCTTTCTTCTATTATATTTGAATGAAAAAGTCCTAATAATTTTGTTCCTGGACCAAAATCTTGGTCGACCATGTTTACGAAAACATTATTTTTTGAATATTTATCTACGAATTCATCTATTTTATTTTGTGATATACATGTCGAATTCATTCTAAAATTATATATTTTTGGAATATTGATAATTATTTTATCAGGCAAAAATGTTTGATTAATAATACTATCAATTGTTAAATATAAGTTATCAAATTTTACAGGAATAGTAGTCAAAGAAACTATATAGTTATTTTTTTTCATTTATTGTATTGAAATAATAAAACAATATATTTATATTATAATTAAAATATTTAATAATATATTGATAAATATAGATATATTATGGTGCATGTTTATTTAATAGGTCCAGGTTTAAAGCCAATACCTCCAACTGGATGGGGTGCGGTCGAAGCAGTAATATGGGACTATCATGAAAATCTGATTAAGCGTGGAATTAAATGTACCATTATAAATGAGCCAAATTTACAACAAGTCATCACTTTATGTAATAATACTATGCCGGATGTAATACATATTATGTATGATGATTATATCGTAATAGCACCTTATTTGAAATGTACACGCATATTGTATACAAGTCATTATGCATATATTACACATCCACATTTTGCCAGTCAATATTCATATTACTACAATAATTTTTTTAAAAAAGTAATTGGATATCAGAATAGAGTAACTTTGAATGTAATAAGCAATGATATAAAAGATGTATATAGAAAATGTGGATTTGATAAAAGAATCAATGTTATTTGTAATGGCGCACGTGAAGATTTATTTGATTTTACAATAAATCCGACATATCCAAATAAAAGCGTATACATCGCAAAAATAGAAAAACGCAAAGGACAATATAACTATCAAAAGTTACATGGAATTGATTTTATTGGTAATTATCAGGATTCCGATTTTGACATAAACAATGAAAACTATCTTGGAGAATGGGATAAACAAACCTTGTATAAAAATCTTACCAATTATGGGAATTTGGTATTATTATCCGAGGGCGAAGCCGACCCGCTTGTCGTTAAAGAGGGTTTGATAGCAGGATTAGGCGTTGTAGTAAGTGAATGTGCATCCGCAAATTTAGATTTATCAAAACCGTTTATAACTGTTATACCGAATGATAAGTTGAATGATTTGCCATTTGTATATCGCAAAATTATAGAGAATCGGTTGATATCTATTGAAATGCGCCAAGAAATTCATCAGTATGCTATGGATAATTTTGCATGGGGTAAAATTATTGAAAAATATATAGAAACTTGTTTATAAATTTTAAGAAAAAATAATATAAAAATCAATTATATATATTTGTATATAAATGTCATCCCAAAATAACGACGGTATTGAATATACAATTCAAGAAAATGATAAACCAGAAGTCCCAGTAGAACAACCGATTCCAAAAGGAAATGGTTTAAATGATTTACCACCAGAGGTTCGTAGTCAATTACCAGAATCATTCGGACAAAAAGTTGAATATTCAGATGCATATATTGATTTTTTGAAAAAACACAAGACATCTAAGGAAACTACATCAAATAGTGGGGGATTCAATGGTCATCCAAAAGATTATTTGGAATTTCTGGCAAAACAGAATAAATAAATATTTTATTTTCATATAAAAAATATTTAATACAATCATTATAGGTCGTATGAAAATCGCGCTTATTGGTCCGGGTATTATGCCAATACCGCCACCAGGTTGGGGTGCGGTTGAAATATTGATATGGGATTATTACAACGAATTATATAAATTAGGTCATGACGTTACTATCATAAATACGAAAAATATGCTCGAAATTGTAAACACTGTTAACAATGGTAAATTTGATTTTGTCCATTTACATTATGATGTATTTTATAGTATTTTACATCATTTGAAATGTCCTAAAATCGCAATTACAAGTCATTATCCGTACATTGACCAAATAAATAAACATGTAAATGATGGATATAACCGTGTTTTTTCATTTTTAACAAACCAAGACCAGTTTTATAATTTTGTTTTAGCAGATAAAGATGTAAATGCATTTTTATTGTATGGCGCAAATCATTCATATATTCGTAAAATAAAAAATGGAATAAATAGTTCTCTTTTCAAATTTTCCTTTTTTCCAAAATTAGACAAAACGATTTATTTAGGAAAAATAACGCCCCGAAAAAACCAATCCAAATTCCAGAATATAGAAAGTATTGATTTTGTCGGAAATAATGCCGACCCAAATTTCAAAACTTGGATGCCGAATTATTTAGGCGAATGGTCGAGAAATAAAATACACGAACATTTAACGGATTATACGAATTTACTGTTAATCAGTGAGGGCGAAGCAGACCCTCTTGTCGTAAAAGAAGCGTTGATAGCTGGTTTAGGAATAGTAGTGAACAAATCGTCAGCCGAAAATTTAGATAAAACATTGGATTTTATTACCATCATAGAAGATAATAAAATAGATGATTTAGAATATATAAAACAAAAATTAATTGAAAATAAACAAATATCTGGTTCACAACGAAAAACCATTCGTGAATATGGGATAACTCAATTTGATATTAGTATAGAAGTTAAAAAATACATGGAAATCGTAGAAAATCTATAAATATGTAACTGTTCCACCACATCCACCAGATGTGGGTTCTATATTAAATACATGACAAATTATGATATTTTCTTTGGGTAAACTATCAATTTTATCTTTGTAAAGAATTTCAATGTAATCATTTTCATATTTAGCATATTCTTCTCTATAAAAACAACGTTTGTTGAAAATGAAATTAAACATTTCTATGTGGCATCCGACAATTTGGCAGCTCAATGCTCTATTTTGTCGTAATGCTTGAATTTTTGATAAATCCTGTTTTTTCAAATAGTTTTCAAATTCTGGAATATAAAATCTACCTGTAACTTTAATAATAAAATTACATGCAGATTGCATAATGAGTTTCGATTGACGTTTTGCATAATATATTGAAAAAACTTCATGGGTCCCTTTTGAATGATTATCTTTCAAATATGCCGCTTCTCGTAAAGTTGTTTCGTTATACAAAACCATTTCAAAACGTTCTTTGAACATTTCTTTTTCAAATTCCAATTCGGGAAATTCATATCCAGAATTTTCAACCACGACGATAGGAAGAGATGTTTCATATAACCATTTTTTAATAGATTTTATGTAAGTTTCTGAACGTTCTTTTTCATCAGATTGTCCTCCTGGTATACGTTCTACTATTTTAGATTGACGATTTACTGTACATGTCAATATTATAGTAACTTTATTATCATAATTTTTATTAGGGTCAACGTTTACGACAGGGTCAACGTTTACGACAGGGTCAACGTTTACGACAGGGTCAACGTTTATATCTTTTTCAGTATTTGTAAAAGGACTTTGTAAATTTGATGGTTGAATCGTCGATTCAAGTTGCATCGTCCGTAAATAATCGTTTATAACATGATTCCACCTTTCCAAGGTTTCTTTTTCATGCATTCTGGCATAATTTAATATTGTTTTAGTTTTTTCTTGATAATTCGTATTTTTTATTTTTAATTTTAAATCATTCCATGAATCGAAATATACCATCAAATCTCTATGTTCCGCTGCGTACCATTCAGATACTTGTAATAATTCAGGATGGTCAATATGAAATGGCGGTTGAAACCAATATTTACCTTCCTTAAATAATTCAATCAAAAATCGTTCACTTGGTATAAACGTTACTAACCCTAATTGCAGCCTTTCAAAAAATGCAATAGTTGACCATGCATATGGAATACATATAATACCTTTATAGCCTAATAATTCAGAAATATGGTCTTTGAATTTCTCACATTTATTTTCAATACCTAACGATTCTAATTTTTCTGATAAATTCAATAAAACGGTTTCATTTTGGTAAGGTGGTACATAAAAGACATTAGCTTCATCATGAGAATATGTTTTATACATAAAATCAGAAATTTTATTTTTTCCCAATGGTTTGATAACAAAATTACCAATATCTACGTTTTTTACATTTACTGAATAAATGTTCTCGATAAATGTATTACCAAAAATATAGACATTTTTTCTATCTTTTATTGAACGTAATAAAGTGTAAAATTCAGGGTCTAAATATTCAGGTTGAATAGCATAATCAAATCGATTACATACCCATATTATCAGTAATTTTGACCAATTATTTTGTAAGAATGTACGAGATGTAGGACATGTATCCGATGTTATGATACCATCGAATGTGTTAAAATAATCTTTGTATTTTTCCCAACAATCTTGTGCTCGTTTATGTGTAACTTCATACATTTTTGTTTGTACATATGGAGTGCTATTCGGGTCAGTAATTCCATCGTCAAATTTCATAGCTGTAATTTCATGGCCTAATTTTTTGAAAACATATTCTATTTCTAATTCACATCCAAGATGGAAAGTTAAATGGAGTAACTTCATTTTTATAAATATAAAAATAATCTTTATATTTATAACTTTTTTATATAAATTGCATTTTTGGTTTTATGTTTTTTTTTTCTACATTGTTTTTAATTGTTTCATCCTCTTTTATTAAAAATTTTAATTCATTTGGTAGTGGAACATTATACCAAACTTTGTATTGATGTTGAACAGTAATATCACGGTTTAATCCATTATAACCATCATAATGACCTTGATATGGACCGATTGTTCCACCAGACAAAGTAATAATAACAGAAAATAAAAAATCTTGTGCAATATCTGATGGTAACTCATAATATATCCAATTTTCTAGAATATCATGGATTATAACCTTATTTTGCATAGATTCAATTAAAAAATTTTTATTAAAAATACTTCCGCCGTGTCCAGTGAAATGATATTTTTTATTAGAGTCAATACTAGTATATTTTTCTCGCAATCGTTCAACAGATGTATCGGATAAACGATTTGGACAAAATCCGTTTATTTCATACATAAACGTATCTGTGATTCGGTTATTTATAGACACGTCGTCTTCTAACCACATAATATATTCTTCATTACATAGTTGAAATGCATTTATTACACGGTCAATCAATTTAAATGTATTTTCAAATTTACCTATATCGTTTGAGTCTTTATATATAAATTGAACATTTTCATGAGAATGTATATATATGCATTTGAAATATTTAGCCATTTCAGTATAATCATATCCATTATCAGAAAGGAGAACAACCGTATTATCTGGGTAAAATTTACGAAAAGATTCTAAACATTTATATGTAGCATATGGATTTTTATAACATTGTAAATATGCGCCAAAATGTTGTGTTTGCATTTTATAGATGATATGATATAATTATTTTATATATTTTAGAAAATAATTATATTATATGTATATTATTTTTGTAAAAAATATTGAATAGTATTGAATTTGTAAAAATTATTTGCATCGGGGTGTTCATTTTTTACATATTCGAACCCAAAATAATCAATTGCATATCTAGAAATTGGATATTGTTTATCTTCACGGTCATATACTGAATCTGGTAATCCAACCATATTTTCTGGACAAGAATTTCCTTTTTCAACATTATAATCTAAATCTAAAATATCACATATTTGTCTGGTTACTTCACTGAATACAAATGAGGTTGGGTGGTCCAAAGTTAAAAATAACTTTTCTTTGTGTATATTTTTCATTATAAAATCTATTATTTTAACTTCACAATCCACCTCTTTTTTTTTGCTAATTTCGTAATTTTCCAACATTCTATTTTTAAAATCATAATCGATTAAATTATTATCATATAAATACATTAGCTCATCTACACACGAAACATTATTTTTAATGCGACCATAAATTTCATTTCCATATTTACGTTTTTTGAAAATAGGAAAAACTGCATTGTTATGTATTCGTGGGAATGCAATTGTATTACAAGTATCTTTCAATATATTGAAAAACGATTCTGGGTTGTTTTTATTAGTAGAATAACAATTATGTACATCGGATAATGGTTGATAAATTACTAAGTCCGCATTTTGTAAATAGCGGATTGGAATAGATTCGTTGTTTTTTATCATTTCCCAATTTGCATATGTATTCACATTATACATATCATAAAAATTCGAAAATTCTAAAAACTGGCGCACAGCGCTGCCTTGACAATTTCCAAATATAATACACGATTTTTTAGTCATTTATTATATTTATTGTATTAATATAAATAATTATATTTAAGTTTTTATAATTATTTAGTATATTATTTTTCTAGAACTGCAAGTAAATCCTGAATACGATTCAAATATGTATGGTTTTCACGCACGATTTTCATTTGTTCTTTTATTAATTCATAATTATCCAATTCGTTGATTGCATCATAAAATAACATTGCCTCATTATCGTTATAAATAACTTTTTTCTCTAATAGTTCAAATGCATGACGCGAATTTGTAATACCTAAATGTCCATAACTGATAGATTTTAGTAATCTACAAGCTATATATCCTATTTGTTTGTGACATGTACCAGTTTGACCCAATGTTTTTTTTATATGATCCCCTGAACTACGAAAATCTGGGGACATATATGACTTCATTGTATATTCTTGTACAACATGAAATGGTAATGGATTTTGCCATGGGTCGTTTGATTCAAAATCTATACCATTTTTTTTGCACTCTTCATGAAAAATCGCAATTTCACGAGTATTATATTGATTTGCGCTACCAAACCAATATATTTTTTCTTCTTTTGGTTTATAAATATTTTCCTCCAAAATTTCATACGGTAATAAATCGGTTGCCCAACACGTATATAGACATTCATATTCCATTGGTATAGGATTGTAGTGATGTTTTGCTAAACCTCCATTATCATGGAGTTTTTCATAATATGTGCAATTACTTATTTTATTGCATTTATCTTTGTTTAGAATATAATTGTAATTACAATCCTTTATCCCATCCACCAAATATCGTATTTCTATAAATCGTTTTACTTTATTTATGTATTTTTCAGGTTCTATTGCTATATGTACAAAATAAATAGAAGTAGAAACAATGGGAATATTATCAGAAGCATATCCTTCTGTTATAAATAAACAATCATTGAAATCAAAATCCGTAGGGTAATTTTTATCATCAAACCAATATGTATCATAACCTAAATGTTTGAATCCTTTGAACCATCCATAATGAATATAACTATGTGTATGCGTATGTAATGGAAATCCCCAAATAATTACTTTTGAAAACATTGTATATTAGAAAAAATATAAAAATATAAATGAAGAAAACTTTATATTTTTATTCAATACAATTGATTTATTGTAGAAGCATTTTCAGGCGTAACATAATCTACATTGAACCTGGATAACCCATTTCGAGAAGGTGAATAATCCAATGGAAAATCGCAATGACTAATATTAATTCCATTTTTTTTTATAAACAATGTAATAAAATATTCATTTTGCATAAACGGATGATTTGGTTTTATATGTTTCTTGTATAATTCAACCACCTCATCGTGAAATTTCGCTAATATATCCATTACAGATGAAGAAGTCATAATAATTTGTTCATATATTGCTTCAAATGACATTTCTCGGGCAATTATTATATCTGGTATTTTTTGAACAATAGTCATTGGTTTGAAAATATTAATATCAAGTCGTGTAATAATAATATTATCATATTTGAAACCATTTTCTTCTTCAAATTTCTTTTTCAATTCTATCACCTGTTTTCTTGAATATGATTGACTACGAATTGTATTATATGCCATCATAATATGTTCTTTTTTCGGATTCCCTTCTCCAAAAAAATCGTGTGTCGTTTTCTTTGATATTTCCGTGAATTCATCATTTTCATGATAATCATTTCTATTTTTTTCAAATAAACATTGTTTTGGTTCGAAAATTTCAAATAATTTTGAAGGTGGATTGAAATGAACACCCTTGTTTTTGTGATATTTTCTATATGATTCATTCAAACCTGGTGATTGCTTTTCTAAAAAATTGTTGTCATAATAATAGTGATGCATAAATACGTCAGCATTGTTTGGTTTTACTACATTATCATATATATTTTGCCAAATTTTCTCCCCACCACGAATTTCACCAAAAAATAATACAGCGGTTTTCATATAGTAATATATAACAAACTCTTTTTATTTAGTTTTTTATATATTTATTGGAAATTTATGATAATAATTTCATTAAAAACATGTGATTTGTTGGATTATTACATAATGCGAATAATACTTTATTTAATTGAGTTTTATTCCAAACTAATACTAATGCAACTGATTCATCATTTACATTGTTATTATCAAGCATCTCTTGTACAAATGTATTCTCCATTTTTTCTGCAATAATTTGAAGAACTTCTGCGTCACCGCCGAAAATTTCGTTATATAATAATTTATCTGATTTCCATATAAAATCGCCATCAATATTGTATTTGTATAAATTGTTATCTTGTGTAAAAAGTATTTTTTTTTGTGATTTTACTCTATTTATTCCTATTTTACTTGGAAATTGGGATGAAAGAATCATATTATCAAGATATTCAGAAGAAGATGCACCTAACCAGAAAAACATGATACTTTGAAAAGGATTTGCTTCTGCTGCCATATTCATGTAATTGTATTTTGAATATTGTAATATGTTGTATTCTGGTGATGTACACTCAATTCGGGTAGGATTTTCTATTTTATTTTTGTAATAGTCGCTTTCTAAAATTTGTTTGATTCTATCATAATACTTATAATATTGTGAATCTTTGAAATCGATGACTTTGATTTCGATTGGATATTGTTGAGGACGATTTTGTAAAATAAAATCTTTGTGTTTTTCTTCGGTAACTACATATAAATTACAATTCAATTGTAACATTTTCTGTATCCATTGTCCATCTCCAAAATTTACATCAAAAACAGCAGTTACAATAGTAATTGTGGGGTCCATTTATATATATATATATATAGCTATATATTTATATATTTATCATAACGATAATAATTTAAATAAAATTAAATGAGAATGTGGTGAATTGTTTGTTAAAAAAAATAGTTCGGGATGTTTTTTCCAAATAATTGCCAATGCTAATTGTTCATTGTTTATATTTCTATTTGGGAACATTATATTTATTACTACATCTTCTAGGTATTCAGATATTTTATTTATAACAATTGCATCCCCTCCAAACATGGTGCCATATAACAAATTATCCGATTTCCAAATAAAATTGTCGTCTATTGGAAAATATTCTAAATCCCGTCGTTTTTGAATAATAAATTTATTGGGATTGTTATTCAAATATGTGATTACATTTTGACTTGGATATGGTTTTGAAATATCAACATCCAAAAAGAAACGAGAACATCCTGCATCCATCCAGAAAAAATAATCACTTTTAAATGGATTCGAATCTATTGCTAATTTCAAGTAATGAAATTTAGAATATTGAATTATATTATATTCCGGTAATACACATTCAACCCGTTTTGGGTCTTTGATTTTATTTTTATAATAATCATTTTCTAATATTTCTTTCATTTTTTCATAATACATGTAATAATAAGAATCTTTGAAATCCATTATTTTCATTTCCATTGGATATTGTTTAGGGCGATTTTCTACGAAAAAATCTTTGAATTTTTCTTCGGTTACGACATACAAATTACAATTCAATTGAAGTGTTTTCTCTATCCAGTCTTTGTATTCAGATATCTTACGCCCATCTCCTCTCCCTTCACGATTTATATCAAAAAAAGCCGTTACTATTGTTACTTGATTTTGCATAGTATTATAGAATTATGCTAAATATTTTTTATATTTTTTAAAAGTTATAATATATATAACTATATTATATTTAGCAAAATGGATATTCAAAATAATTCAAGTATATATGGTATTCCTAATGGAATATTGTATGGTCAATTTGAACGAACTGATGAATTGAATGAACGTATGTATGATAGATTTTTTCCCGACCAACCATTACAAGCCAATTTTGACCCACGTCCAGTTCCTACAAAATATGCTTTGTTTCCTATTATTGATAGACGTGCTCTTCCAAATGAAAAGATAGTACCTCAACCAAAATTTGATATTGAACAAAATTTCAATCCGGGAAATGCTCGCGCTCCACCACAAGGATTCTTGTCCAATGTTGATATTGAAACCAATCTTCGTAATCAATATTTTTCATTACAACATGGCGCCGACCAAGGTGTATATGTTCCATCATCCAATAGTGATTTATATAAAACTACTGTTGTTTCCAAACCAAGTGTTCAACCTCATCCAGATTTGTTCTCAAAACCACAACTTGTAGGTAGAACATATACAAATGTAGAGAATACTCAAATCGGTAACGATACATTTTTTAATCATACAAGAACCCAATTACGAAACATGTAAATCAAATATATTTAGCAAAAAAAACATCCATAAAAGTATAATATTATATAATATATAATATCATGTTTTCTAATCTATATTCATTATTAACAACCAAAAATCCGAATAAAACATGGTTGCGAATATTAGTTATATTATTGATTGTTATATTGGGTATCACATTTTATAAACAATTTTATTATTCTCAATTTGGCAAAGAAGGATTTGAACAAAAAGATAAATTTGTTTTGAAACGCGATGAAAACATTTATGACATTTTTTATGCAGAAATATATGATAAACTACATAAACCAGAGAACCAAGTTGATTATTTATTGAAATTCATTCATTCTAATACACAATCATCGAATGAAAGTGTGTTTTTAGATGTTGGTAGTGGTACAGGAGATTTAGTAAATAAATTAAAGTCCACTGGACATTATGCATATGGTATTGATAAATCAAAAGCCATGGTGGATAAATGTCAAGAGAAATTTCCAGAGAATGAATGTAAATGTGAGAATGCATCTAACTCATTAGCATTTGAAAAGAGTACATTTTCACATGTATTATGTGTAAATAAAACAATATATGAAATAGAAAACAAATCCAAGTTTTTCAATAATTGTTATTTTTGGTTGAAACCAGGAGGATATTTAATACTTCATTTAGTAGAACCTTCCAAATTTGATGCAACTGTTTCTGCTGGAAAATCATATATATCAAATCCGCAAAACTATTCGAAATCACGCATAACTGACACTTATATCGATTTTATTGATTTTAATTACCGTGCAAAATATGATTTCAAAAATGATAATACCGTAGTTGTTAAAGAGACATTTACTGATGCGGCTACAAATAATATACGACAAAATGAGTTGACCCTATTTATGGAGCCAATTGATAACATATTGAAAATTGCAAAGACAAATGGGTTTATCGTTCAAGGAAAAGCTAATATGAAATCAATGAATGGTGATGAAAATCAATTTTTGTATATTTTGGAACGAACATTGTAAATAAAGATGTGTAAAAAATACACGATTTTTTTATGCATTTTTTATAGGTTCTAATGTTTTACAATTTTAATTTTATGATTTTTTATGGTTATTTATATAGATTTTTATATTATTTGCAACATCTTTTTTACAGAGGAGTCACATATTTAGGAAATAATATCATATACCAATCATTGTCCAATATTCATCCACGATGGTTTTTGTTTGGATTCATTGGTTGCATTCTCTTCATTTATTTCTATATAAAGATTCGATATCCTTTTTGGAATACGCAGCCAGTATATCACTCGTACGATTTTTGGAGAAAATGGACAAGTTCTCCATTTATTATTCAAAAAAACTTTCCAATGAAAACGAAATTTTGTAATTTTGAGAACATTCAAACCCATGATTATTTAGATTTGCAGGATTCGCAAATGGAACCAGTAATCGATTTATTGATATCACATTATATACCATCTGACCAAGTCCTATTCACAGTTACTAAAAAACATATGAATGAATATTTTACTGGACAGAACCATTCATCATTGTTCTCGATATATTATGAAAAACAATACAATTATGGAGAACAAAATGAAGATGGAAAAGAAAAACAATTAATATACACCAATGTTCCGATTGGCCTAATGACCTCGCGTTCTATTTCTATATTTGTTCTCAATAAATCGGGTGGATATATAAAATATCCATGCTATTTTTGGGATTATTTATGTGTAAAACGAGAACTCAAACACAAAAAATTAAGCAGAAATATTATTCAAACACATGAATATAACCAGCGAATCAAAAACCCCGGGGTTCTCATTAGTTTATTCAAAAAAGAGGGCGAACTTTCACATGGAATTGTTCCAATCGCGAAATATACATCCTATACTTTTCAAATACCTACTATGAAATTTGATAAATTACCTGAACACTGTTTCATGAGCCAAGTAGACAAAACGAATTTTGGGGATTTTGTGGATTTTTTGTATACATTTTTGAAAAATAGCCAAATTTTCAAATTCGCAGCAATACCTGATATCGGATCTCTAAAAAAAATGATTGATACTAGTAATATCTATGTGTATTTATTGAAAAAACAGAAACATGTTCTCGGGATGTATGCCTTCAAAGATGCAAAAGTACAATATGAAAATGATGATGGGTCTGCAATTCAGTGTATAGGTTCCATTTTGAATTGTAGTAATATACGATTGTTTTATTTGGGATTCCTACATAGTTTACAAATGATAACTTGGAAAACACATTATAAAATTGTGTTGTTTGAGAACATTGCACATAATAGTTATATTTGGGAGTTTTTCAGAATTATGAACAAAGAAATCATGGAACAAAATAACGCGTATTATTTGTATAATTTTGTAGTGCCCGGTTCTCCATATTTAGCAAAAGATTCTCTGGTTTTGTTATGATTTGAGTTTATTTCATACATTGGGTATGCAATAAACATGTGTTTTATTTTAGTGCTTGGATTTTCTTGATTTCTTGGATTTTCGTTGTTTTTTATTGTTCTTCTTAGAACCACCTTTATGCTGTGATTTTTTCTGCTTACCTCCGGTTGAGTTTTTTGCATTACCTGGTATCAAATTTCTAAAATAATCCAACCAGTTATTCGCAGCAGGTGCAGGTGTAGTAGGAGGAGTAGGAGGAGTAGGAGGAGTAATACTAGCATTACTACTAGGAGTAATAGTAGCAGTACTAGCAGTACTATGAGTATTATTATCAGAAGAACTCATATTATATAATAATACCGATATAATGTTTCCAATAAATATCTATCGAACGTATTTTCCAGCGCGCACAAAAGAATCTACAATGTAAATCATAAATACTCCTAAAAATGTATAAAGAACAAATTCCTCCATAACATTGTTTGTTTTTTCACTTTGTTGCTCTTCCAATAAATGTATCATATAATTGATTTTCTCTAAAAGTTTATCGTTAGGGTCACCATTACCGAGCCCCATTTTTGCATAATAAGGAATATTGGAAGGTTGATAACTGGTATTGTAACTACTCAATTTTCCTAAATTACTATCATTCGCCGAATAATTCATAGAATTTGCAGGATTCCCATTTTTCACTATATTGGGAAGGGAAACTTGATACGGATTATTTGGCATTAAATCACTGGGACTCAATTCCCCATTTGTAGTACGAATATCAACTTGATTTTCTGGTTTTTTATTATTTAACATAGGATTTGGCATAGGATTGAAATTCGCTAAATGTTGTCCATCATTCTCAGTATTCAACGAAGTTATTTTATTAATCAAATCACTTACTTGATTAGTTCGTGTATCATTATGCGATTGAACATCTTCGATTGAAGGAGGCAATTGTTGCCTTAATTCAGGTTCTTCATTTATATATTCATCTGGTTCTCCTATACCATTCATATAAGGTCTCATTTTCATAGTTTTTCTCATGGTCGATGGTCTTTTTTTATTTTCTGTATTTCCATTTGTCCACGGTGAAGCCGACATTAATAACGACATTTTTATTATTAAATACTTAAAAAATCAGTAGAAATTTATTTATACCACTTTCAACATAAAAACATTATTATTTTCATTTTCAAATTATCTCTAAATTTTATTTATAATGAAAAATACAGAAAATTGAACTACTTTTTTATGAAAACAAATATTGTATCTAAACCAATACCAACAATATCAATATTTATGTGAAAATGAGAAACTGTTCATTTTGCAATTTACCAGGACACGACATCCGTACATGCAATCATGTGAGTATTCAAGAAAACATTCAAGTACTTGAACATACGATTCGTCATTTAGATGATGAACTTGAAATTGAGAGATATTTGAAATCCAGACCTTTGAAACTGTTACGTGTGATATGTATTCCATTTGGGATAACAATGACTCTGAAAAAAAAGTTTTATGTAGATTTATTGAAAAAATATTATGTAGTTTATAAAAATATTCAAACAACTACCGATATAACTATGGAATCGAGTGAAACGGACATAAGAGAATATACTTGTTTATATATCAAACATTATTTGACTTTTATTGTTGACCAAAATTTACCAATATACGCAACATTACGATTCATTGAAAATATAAATAATGATTTATGGAGACTTTATCGTTTGGAATTCAGTCAACCATTTGATGTATTTTTGGGAAATATTTGGATGAAAAGTATATTTATGTTAATGGACCCCGTTATTGCAGTCATGCTTACTAACAATCATTTGATATTCAATATAATCAGTAGACTTACAATGCCGTTCTTGGATTTCGAGGCTGAACCACTACCAGATTGGAAGATGGACATACACCCCATTATGTTATGCACTGAACAATCACATGAATTGGAAGAACAACAAGAATGTCCTATTTGCCTTACTGACCAGAAGAAGTTTGATATACTTATTACCAATTGCAATCATTCATTCTGCAAGGATTGTGTTATTAAAAGCATTTCTATATCTAAAAATGCCCGTAAACCATTATCATGTGCATTATGCAGAGCTGATGTAAAGGCGTTGGAAACCAAAAATGTGGAAGAATACAATAATTTATGTAGTATATTAGAAATAGATAGTTTTTAGTCTTTGTACTTTTGTAGTTTTATATTTTGTAATTTTAATCAAAGTCCTTTTTTTATGCAAAAAATATATGGAAAATATATAATGAAAGATATTATTATAAAATTATTACCGATAATATTGGTATCTATATTATTTTTATATAAAGAAGACACAATAGAATTTAGTCATACTATTTTAGGAAGATTAGTCGCCGTATCCATTATTTTATTTTATATTTCATGTAATATACTATATGGATTATTAGCATGTTTATTAGTAATATTATATTACCAGTTTGATTTTGTAGAATTCCGCAGTAATTTGAAAATCAATATGGTTAATTTAGAAGGTTTTCAAGAAGGCGCCGGGCCATTTGATAATATCATGCAACAAATTGATACAAAAATTGATGCAAAAGTAGATGCAAAAGTTGGTGATATTAAAAATGACATTTCAAATTTAAAAAAAGATATTAAAGGTGTAAAAACCGATATTACCGATTTCAAAACAGATATCTCTAATGTAAAAGCTGATATAAATACAATAAAAACCGACATTAGTACAGTGAAATCAGACGTCGCAACGAATTCAACTGATATAATAAAAATTATGAATACTGCTCCTAAAAAAGAAACAAGTGCATTTACAAATTATAGTGATTTATACGATGAACTTAAACAACAGCCTAATTCAAAAAATCAAATTAAAACTTATTTTAAAAATCAAAATTGTAAAAAAGGAGAACTCAAATTCAAAAATATCACTGTCAAAAATGAAATAGCACCTCATATTTTTCCTGAATTGAAATATGAAAACGAACCATGCAATCCATGTAGTGATACATGTAATTTCTCAATTATTGAAGAAAAAATTAAAAATGAAGATGCTTTAATGAAACCAGTAAATTCAAATGACGTTGTGTCAAAGATGCCAAAAAATGTATTCAATACAAGTGAATCTAATACAACTCCCGCTATTGGAGTAGTAAGCGAACCATTTTCTACTTACAAATAATTTCTTGATAACTATATATATAAATGGTTAATAAATCCGAAAATATTGTATCCTCTATGTTAGATTATTTACACAATAACATTAAAGCAATGAATGATAGTAAAATATTTGCAGGATTAATGATAATAACGCTTAATATTGCATCCAAGTTTGTTACAATAAAATTGAGTAAAACCATGGAATCTTATTTGAAATATACATTTAGTCGTGATATTTTAGTATTTGCAATTACTTGGATGGGTACCCGTGATATTTATATTGCTTTGTTCATTACACTTGTATTTATATTGTGTATGGATTTCTTATTGAACGAAGATAGTATGTTTTGTGTATTACCTGAACAATTTACAGACTATCATATATCTTTAGCTGATAATAATGCAATAGTAAGTCCAGAAGATGCCAAGAAAGCACAGGATGTTTTAGAGAGATTCGAAAAACAAAAAACACAAACGAATACTGAAAAACAATACCAGGCTTTTATGAATTATTAAAATATGTTATAATATGTAAAAATAATATTTATATATTATAAGTATGGGAAACAAAGAAAATATTGTTATTCAAAAAATAAATATAAATGTAGAAACAAATATAGAAGGCGAAAAGCCATTTGAATTAAAATACAAAACAATTAATAATCCTATTCAAAGTGGCGAATATGCATCAAATACAGAAGAGTTTGATTATCCATATTTTACACCTGACATTGCATATTCACCAGAAGTTTTGTCAACATATTTGAATAGAGATTATGGAAAAGTTGTTCGTACATTTTTTGATATCAATCTTTTTTCTGAAATGGTGAATGAATCTAAAAAAAAAAATACAACTATGAAAGAAAACGACATTGTTGATAACAATATTTATTTGACTTTGTTGTTTTTATTTCCAATGAGATATCCACAATCTGCAAACGTAAATTCTTCGTATGATAAATATATAAAAAAACAATTAATAAATGATTATAAAAAATATTTTCCATCGAGTGACACATTATCCTCTGCATTTTTTGGACAAATATACAATATAAAAAAAGAAGCTATTCGTGAATATTCTTATATAAATACTTCCCAAGGTATTGCAACCGTTACTGAAATTATATGGTTAAATGATGTATTCAATAATAAAAAATATCGTGGTTTAATTGATAAACTAATACAGTATGATAATTGGTATTCGGAAAAAAAAGAAACTATTAACGAAGAAATAACAAACGCTCAAAACGATTTGATAACATCTATGCAAAAAAACGAATTAAATTTTACAGATAAAGATGTTAGAAAAATCGAAGACCAAAAGAATATATCATACAGTAAAATCGATTTAACAAATGATATAATAGAAGTTATTAAAAAATATATTGTTTTAGTTGACAGAGAGGATGATAGAAAAACAATTATTGAACAATTATTCAATAAGCTTTTTATTATAGATGAAAATAATAAAATTAAAAAAGCGGTTGATGAACAACAAAATAAAATAGATGTAAATAGATTATGGGACAAAATAGATAAAATATTATTTGATTTGAATGTAAATCCATCAAATATAGCTCAACAATTTGCGAATAAAAGAGCAATTAGTGGAAATTTACACCCTGTTATATTAGATTTTTTGAAGTATAAAGGAATTGAAGATGAAAATTCTTATATTAAACTACAATATAAGGATAATGATAATTTTAAAGAAATTATTTTTTCAGAAAAAATACCAGTAGAATATGCAAAAAATACTAATAATGATTTTGTCTTTCATGATAAAAAAAATAATAAGGTTAAAGTTATTGACAGTGCAAAAATATATGAAAAAATAACTGATCCTACATTTCCATTTTTTGAAAAAATGATAGAAGATATTAAATCAGATTTAAGTCAATTAGTAGACAAGTTCAATCGAAATTATAGTAATATTGCAAATGTTTCAAAATATTCATCAAATCAACTGCTTGCAATCGATATAAATGTAGATAAGGCGGTTAAAGAAATGAAAAGTATAATAGGAATTTTTAAAGACATAGAAGACAAAAAAATAGTGTTCGATGATAAAAATACACAAGAGTTGAATACTACATTCAAACAAATTATGAATTCAGTGGATTCTCTCAAAACATTTTTTTCTGAATCATCAATTCGTGAAAATCGTATAACAGGTGTATCTTCGATACAAATTAAATTGGAAAAAATATTAAAAAAATCGAATGAAATAAAAGCATTGCAATTAGTGCAACAGTATCTATTCAGTGATTTTACAAAAGGTATTTATTTATATTATGATGATGAAAAAACTGAATCAAACGAAATATTAAAAACCGAATTGAAAAAAAGTAAATATTCTTTTTTTACCAACACGGTAAAGTACATAAAAGACAATTTTTTAAATGTCGAATCTACAAATAAAGAATTAACTAAATTAATGAGATATTATTTTGAAAATACAGGAAATGAATTTATAGAAAAAGTTGTTAATGTTGCAAAACAAGGTATAAATGAAAACATAATTAAAAAAAATGAATTACTAAATATAGGTGTTACTAAAATAACTAGTAACAAAGAAAATAGGCCTATGTATGAAATTACTATTTATATGGAAGTTATAATTGGTAAGCTTGATTATCAAAAGCAGCAAAAAATTAAATGTGAATATCGTGATGAAAAATTATTGGCATATTTTGACAAATTTGCATCGAATCCAAAAAATTATGAGATTATTAAAAAAAAAGCGATTACATTAAAAGATGGCACAGAAAATAAAAAAAATGAGAAAAAAATGAAGGGAGGTAAAACTATGCGAAAAAAAAAATATTTACAATATTTACAATACAACAAAAGATACACATCTAAACAAAGATAATTTTATTGAAGAAAACATATAGAAATCATTTGAATACCGGCTTTCCATCTACATATTTACCAACTTCATCGCCAATATCACCATCGGATGTTACACTATAAATTGTGCCATTTTTTTCATTTGTAACATAGTATGTTTTTGATTTTATAGTTATTTCGTATACTTCTTCTTCTTCGACTTCTTCCTCCTCTGCTTCCTCTTCTTCAACTTCTTCTTCGACTTCTTCCTCCTCTGCTTCCTCTTCTTCAACTTCTTCCTCTTCTTCGACTTCTACTTCTTCAACTTCTTCTTCTTCTTCAACTTCTTCTTCTTCTTCTTCGAGTTCTTCAACTTCTTCAACTTCTTCAACTTCTTCTTCTTCTTCTTCTTCGAGTTCTTCAACTTCTTCTTCTTCAACTTCTTCTTTCGCATGAAGTTCTTTCAGTATTTCTTCTTCCATCTGATTGGCTAACATGAAAAGTACAGAATCATCTTCTTCTTCAACAATTTCACCTTCTTCGATAGTTGTATCCTTTTTATATTCAACATGTTCTTCAACTAATTCATATACAATATTTGGTTCTTTTTCTACATAAGAACAATCGATTGATTCAATTTCGTCCGTCAAATCAACAACTTCATCCAATTTTTCCTTTTTAACTTTTACATGTCTAAGTTCTTTCACACGAAGTTTTTGTTTCAAATCATCCACAGTCTCCAATAAAATTTTATTAAACATTTTTAATTCACGGTTTTCTTTTATAACAGTTTGCATCATGGGTGAACATTTCATAAAATCATAGAATTCTTTGTACAATTCATAATCCATCATTTCATTTTTGATTTTATTGAATTGTTTTTTCATATTTTTTTTAGCTTGTTTAAGAACAGGATTCATGATTTATATAATTATGAGGGTACGTTTATATTTATTGTCAAAATTAATTATACAAAATCCTTTTCAATTTTTTGTATAATTTACAATTTTTATACATAGGTTTTTATCCATTTTTCAGGAAATAAATCTTGTGTATCCTTGAATCCATGATGTTCGTGCATAGTTTGTCCAAACCATAATGATGGGTAACAAACAATTTTATCAGAGTATGAATTCATATATGCACCCCACCAACTAAATGAACTATTTGCGATAATGTTATGGTGGCAACATCCCATAATTAACATTTGTTTCCAATCTGCAATTTTATCATCGACCTTCACAAATTCTAATTTATATTCAGTAGTATCAAAATGCATTTTTAAGACATTAATAAATTGCATTACAATATCATTATCTTCTTCTTCGCAAAAATATAATACTCGTGCAGTGTTAATCGAAGATTTTTCTAATATCGTAGACAATGCATTTTGATAATATTGTGGAGGCATAATTGGATGATAGTGTTGTAAATGCTTATAATCCCCCAAACGAAAATGCATACTCACCGTGTTACCTTCAAAAGAAAACAAATCAGGGTATTCTCCCATAATTTGTTGTTTTTGTTTATCTAATCGTAATAACCCATATATTTGTTCTACTTCATTTTCGAAATATTTATACGACTGGAAATATCCATTTAGTTTCAATGGACTCGATGGGTCACTCGATGGTAACTCATTATAACGAAAATCTTTCTCGCCAATATTTTCCATATTTTGAATATCCGCATTGGTAAAGCGGTTGTTTAAATTTGCAGTAGTAAATATTTTCAATGATAACATGAAATTATTCCAATATGTTACCCTTTGTGCTAATTTGTCGGAATATGGAAATACAAATTTGTGTTTATGCTTAATTGCATATGCAATTGTTGCAAATATTTGAAATAATTGATTACCCAATCCACCCATTAAATTCACAGAAATCATTATTCTATATATTTGAATAATGATTACATAATTTTATATAGTTTTTTTATACAATGTGTAAAATCTATTTGTCTAATCCAAATTTATTGCGCATAATACTTGTTTTAGAAGGCCCCTTCTGTTTTTCAGATTCCCTCTTTACTTTATAAACCCCGCTTGTATTTTGCGTTTTATTATTTCCTCCATATACATTCAATACAATTTCTTCATTGTCTTCATGTAATTCAGGTAATATTCTTGTCATAGGTTTTTCAATAACTAACAACATATGCTCTGTCTTTAATAATTTACGATATTCTTGAATACTTAAATTACCGTAAAATTTATCCAACAAGTAATATGGGTTTGGTGCGGGTTTAATATTCTTCTTATAATCATATATCTTACTGTATATTTTATTCAATAAGTGATATCTTTCAAATTTAGTAGAATCATCGATATTTTCCTTCATTAAATATGCAGTAGCACATTCTGGACGGCAAAAAGAACCATATCCATGGATATCTTCATCCATTTCATATTTTGGTATATAACACGATGGATTGTCAAATTCACATGTACACCAAAAACATGCCGACTTTTTATCAGGCATAGAATTTTTGTATAAATGCAATTTAAGCCGTTTTAGTTTACTATTAATATCTTTCATACTAATATCATCATCATTATCGGCGCTTTGATACTCTTCATCTTTATTTTTTGTTAATTGCTTACAATTACTACAAATATTATTCAATACACTTTGTTCATTAATATATGCATAATTTGAATGAGATATTGGTTTTTGATTTGAGTTTTCTTCTGTAATATAATCGATTTTTTCATATTTCAATCCACTATATTGAGATTCATCATATGTCATTATATCAGGTGGAATAGATGGATTATATGATAATGGGTCCGTTACTAATTTGTTTATTTTATCAGTGTATTCATTTAAATCGCTCATAGAACATTTTAAATGCAAAATGACATTGGTTATGATATTTTTTTGTAAATTAGGTTCACATTGTTTTAATATCAATTTGCCTCCTTTTGGTTTTCTCCCACGCTTTTTAGCAACATGTTCAGGTTGTATATTTTCTTCAATAACAACTTCTATATTTTCAGGCGGGTCAATAGATTCAACAACTTTCTTACGTCTACCTCTCTTTTTTTTTAAAACAGTACTTTCATCTATGTTTTCCATATGAATATTTTGTATTTCTCGATGAAACTTTATATTATTTTCATAATCAATAAATCGAAAAAAATCTCCTAATTGTTATCGTAGTAACATTTATGAAATTATGGATTACATTTTTTATAACATGACCTGCATAATGGTCTATAATTATTACTACCAATTACTATTTGTGATGTTTCGTTTGTAATACGATGTGAAAACAAACCGGCGGTTCCATTTTTACAAGATGAGCAAAGTGCATTTAATTTTGTAATTTTATCACAATATGGTATTAAATCCAACAAATTACCGAATTTGTTACGTTGGAAATCACCGTCTAATCCGCAAATATACACTTTTTTGTTGTGATTTTCTACAAAATCCAAAGTTACTTCAAATATATCTTCGAAAAATTGACCTTCATTAATCAATATTACATCAGCAGCCTTTATATTTTCATCTTCTAATATATCTGATAATTTTTTTACTAAAACGCAAGGAATCATTATTTTGTCATGAGTAGAAAGTAATGAATCATGATATCGCTTATCTTCTGCATAATTAATAACCACAATTTTTTTACCAATATAAGTATAGCTCTTATAATGCTGTATGATTTGTGTAGTTTTCCCCGAAAACATGGGGCCAAGAATTAGTTCTAAATAACCGGGTGTTGACATTTGTATATTTAGTGATTATGTTTTTATTTTACTATTTGTATTCAATTTTTTACACTACCGATTATATGAATTTTATATAAATGGTAATATAAAAATATATGTTGTTTTATTAGAAACGTATGGATTTTGTAATTCCTCTACATCGATATCATAATATGGTACGAACAACAGTGGAAGCATTACAATTATTTTATTCACCAAGAAATATATACATTATTACACCCGAAATATATATTTCCGCTATTGAACATTTATCGATATATTGGTCAGGTAAGGTAATCGCAATTCCAGAAGAAACATTTTTTATGAAAAATTATGGATTACATAAGCAAGACATTGAAAACATGTTCAATAAACAATCTGATCATCGTTCACGTGAATTTGGATGGTGGTATCAACAACTCATTAAATTAGCAGGATATACACAAATAAGCGGTTTATCTGACCCCTATGTAGTATGGGATTCTGATTTAATACCACTTGTTAAATGGAGTATATATCCACATATTGGTGAATCTCAATATAAGATAGCTATTTTACAAGAAAAAGCAAGGTCAGAATGGAATATAGAACAATATAAAGATTCAATGTTATATCTTACTGGATTAATCCCAGTAGAACCAGAAGAAGGGACATTTGTGCCACATCACTTTGTTTTACATCATTGTGTATTAGAACAACTGCATAATCATATAGAGAATTATGGAACTAGATATAACAACAATATAGGAATGAATTGGATATATTGTATAATGGAATTGAGTCATAAATTTTTTCGATTTAGTGAATATAAAACAATTGCAACATTTATGACAAAATATTTTCCAGAAATGTTAAAATATCACAAATTTAAAAAATACGGTAAGTTTGGATATAGAATACGTGACTCGGTGCCATTTGTGAAAGAAATTGAAGAAAACTGCGTTTTAGAAAATTGTGGTTTATCGTATGAAGAATTTTGTAGATTTGTAAATCAACATTATGGTCATAAAATATCATATTTGCAAATAGAACATATTTAGATAATACAAATTTGAACCTTTTCTCCATAAAATATATAATGACTAAAAGTTATTCAAAACGCAAAGTAATGAAATCGGGTAAAACAATGAAAAATAAAATGATGTCACATGAAGAATACAAGTGTTGTGATGCAACTTTCCACGGAATTCATGGATGGTACAAAGCCATGTTTGAAGAGTTGGGTTGGATGATTTTAGCAAAACATCGTGGTATGTCGGATAAAATTACTACATACAAAAATTCTCTTCAACGTTTGAAAACTGCCATTGTTCAAAAATGGGAACATATTCATGATAAAGATAAACATGAAGACCTTGAAATTATGTTGAAAAATGTCGAAATTTTGATTGAACATGCAGAAAAAGATTTTTGAATGGATATAAAAACATCATTACAATTATAAATGTAATAATGTTCAAACAACATACTGATAATATTATACTTATTCCGCAACATATATCAAGACTTGCATTAATTTCAGTGCAATTTGTATTGTTCGTATGTTATTTGGCATATATTTATCAATATAATAGATTGTTTTTCTTAACATTTGGATTGTATGTTTCAAGTATTTTCCATTGGAACAAAGTCAAGTACAAAGGGTTAATAAAAACAATAGATATTTTGTTTGCAAATGGTGTATTCTTACATGTGACAATGTTTGATTGTTATCGGTTTTCAAACGAACATAGGTTTTTATGGTATAATACCGCAATTATATCAGTTACTGCATTCATAACAAACGAATATTTATTTTATCATCAAGTTCTTAAAAATACAAAGGTTGTTTCAAACAAAAAATATTCATACTTTTCATTGGATTATACTCCCCCCAATACAATGAATAGAGAGTTAGCGTATTATAGGTCTACGTTTACACATATGTTTTTCATTCATATTCTTCCAACAACTGTATGTGCATACTCTGGTATTTCAGCATATAATCGAAATAAATATAAATAGATGATTTTATATTTTGTTATATAGAATAACAAAATATATGAACGAAAATAATACAACAAAAAATGCACCGTGGGTTGAAAAATATAGACCAAAGAATTTTGAAAATATTGTTTTGGACCCAATTAATCGTCAGATATTTACAAATATATTAGAGAAAAACTATTTTCCAAATCTATTATTTTATGGCCCGCCAGGTACTGGAAAAACGACAACCATAATAAATTTGATAAACGAATTTCAATTAAAGTATTATGGTAAAAGCAAAGGTACTGTAATCCACCTGAATGCATCAGATGAACGCGGTATAGATATTATACGAAACCAAATACATCAATTTGTTAAATCAAAAAATTTGTTTGAAATCGGTTTCAAGTTTGTAATATTGGATGAAGTTGATTATATGACAAAAAATGCACAACAAGCTTTAAAAACATTGCTAAATACATGTACGTCCAATGTCCGTTTTTGTTTAATATGTAATTATATAAGTAAAATTGACGAATCATTACAAAATGAATTTATATGCATTCGTTTCAATCAATTGCCTAAACGTGATATCTATACGTTTATTAAAAAAATAATCGATGCGGAAAATTTAGATATTGATGAAAATTCAATAGACGCGATTCAAACAATTTATAATTCTGATATTCGAAGTATGATAAACTTTATTCAACTAAATCAAAATTTGGATGAATGGGGAAATTCTATATTAAAATCCACTATATGGGAAAAATTACACGAATTACTCAAAAAAGAAAATAGTAAAACTGTACTGGAATATGTAGAAAATATTTGCATACAGTACAACATGGATAAAAAAAATATTATACAAACATACTTTAATTATATACTTCGCAATCACGGTTATTTAATAACGCCTAAATATTTAGATATAGTCACTACAATAATTCATGCAAGTGATGCTAATATAGAAACTATATTGAACTATTTTTGTCATAATTTGCATAGATATTATGCGGATTCCGTATAATATTGTTCCATTCGTTTTTTCAATAACTCAATAAAATGATTCGGTGGAGATGTTGCTATATTTGGGTCGAAACAATCGCGAGTAGGTTGTACTTCATAGTTATAATTTTCATTTAATTTTGATTTATTACTTGGAATATATGTATTATTCTTAGGTAGACGTATGTTTACAACTTCGCTATTTACAGTTTGCATTTATATAATTACTACTATAAAAAAATTTGCATATTTTGTAATTTGTAGTTTCATAATAGAATTACTCAAATAAATTTTTATATGCATACATCTGCGAAACTAATTCTTGCCATTTATCACTAGGGTTTAATTTATATAAAACTATATTTTCATCTAATAGTATTTTATCTTCTTGATTTACTGCATCAAATACTATTATTTTATAATTATTGTTATATTTACCAATTAATCTGTATATTTTAGATAAATAAGTATATACATCATATACTACTTGTTCGCCATCAATTGTAAAATTACCATTATGTAAAGATGATTGGGAAGTATAAATAAAACATAATTTTTCATCTGAATTTAATATTATATCTTTTAACCTATGAAAGCGTCTTATATATTTATCTATTGTTTCTCGACTATATGTATCATGTGGAAATATGGATTTATATTTAACATTGTATAATGAAGTACCATTATCATCTGAATAATAATTTTCCAAGGTATTCACATTTGCCCGTTTTTCACACAAAAAAAAATGTTTTTCTACTAATTCATTTATGTTCATACTTCTATCAAGTAACAATTCTAACATTTCAAATACGAATTTAGGAGTAGCAAATATCCAATCAAATGGTAATGTACGAGATGATTTATTAATATCTTTTTTGAAAATAGCATTACTACATTGAACCCCAATCGGTATAATTATCATATCAAATGTATAATATAAAAGATATATATTTTATATACACATAGACGCAAAATATAAAATTGAAAATAATATAAATACTTTATATTTATTTAAATAGATATAAAATGACAGATATTGATGATGAATGGAATAGTTATTTGACAAAACAAACATTGCCAAATAATGTAAACCCAATTGTTGACAGTATTGAAAAAGTAACATCTGAAATAGACTGTAAATCTATCCCGGTATGCGATGATTTATATATTTCGACTAAAACAAAAGTATTGTTTTTGAATCAAGAAATAGATATAGAAAGAATATTTTGGGAAATACCAATTGTTGAATATTGGCAACCAACAGAAGGTGTTATCAAAAAACAGATGAAAATTGTATCAAAGACAGAAGAAGATTTCAATAAATACCGGACAAAATTAGAAAATGTATATTACTATAATGAAAATATTATAAAACAAATTAATAATCCAGCGGCTCGTCGAATTAAATTCAAAGATGAACGTAAAATAACGATTGGAATATCAAAAAAAGATATAATGAATTGTCGTGGAAAAGTAAAAAACGCCTTTTATAATTGTTTTGCAATAATCATACGGTTTAGATATGAAAATAATTTTCGCGAAATACATGTAAAAGTGTTTAATACTGGTAAGCTGGAAATACCGGGTATTTTAAATACAAAATTATTAGATATAGTAAAAGAAATGATTCTGAATATTGTCAAACCATATATTTCTAGTGAATTGTATTTCTTGGAAAATTCGAGTGAGGACAACGTGTTAATCAATTCGAATTTTAATTGCGGTTTCTTTATAAATCGTGAAAAATTATATACGATTCTACGTAGCGAAAAATACGGTATTGAAACTGCATATGACCCATGCAGTTATCCTGGTGTGAAATGTAAATTTTATTTCAATCACGAATTTGGATATGATCCGACTATACAAAATGGGAAAATCATAGTGAATGACCGTTCAATGAAAATGAGCGAATTGGATGACAATAAAAAATATACAGAAGTATCTTTTATGATATTCAGAACAGGTAGTTGTTTAATAGTTGGCAATTGTTCTGAAAAAATACTGATGTTTATATTCGAATTTATTAAAAATATTCTTCAAACAGAATATCATAAAATTCATACAGTAAATGAAGAAGTCGTTGTTAAAAACAAAAAGACAAAAATAAGAAAAAAGAAAATAAATATTTCACAGAGCTATTATGATAATACGATTTCAGTATAGTTTGTATGAATAAATCAAATTATCAAACATATGTTTTTATAAATTGTTTCATATCATTTAGTTTAATATTTTCATTATTATAATCACGCATAAAAATCATAACTTTATATTTTATTTCATCTCCATTGTGAATTGTTTTTTTATTTTTTATTTTTTTATGAAACTGTTCTAAAAATTCAATATAAGCGTCTTTATCCATTTTTATTTTTTCTAATATAGTTTCTACATAATCAATGTAATCACTATTATTATTTTCGTTGAATATATACAAATATTTTAGCAGATATTTTTGACAAATAACAGATTGTACATTTTCATCAATATAATCATTGTTCCAATTTAATAATATACTTGAAATACGTGTTAACATTACAAACAAAATTTTCAAATTGTCAGAAATTACAATATTTGAAAAATGAGTATTCACTGTTTGAATATCTGGTTTATCGTCATTATACACAATAGTTTCTTTGTATACAAATTTTACGACATCATTAATATTTAGGTTATTCAAAATCTCTGTTTTATTTATTTGTTCAATATACTCTAAATAACAATAACACGCTTTTTCGCAATAATAATATGTGGTTTGAATATTTTTAGTAGCTATTAAATTTATTTTGAATATATGATTTATTGAAGTTAACCCTACATAAATAATAAATCGATTATTTTCAATAGTTTTCAGTATATTCGATTGTGACATAATCGAATAGTATTCATTTACCAATCGTACATAAACTTCGATTAGTATACTGTTCATTTTATTATATTTAGGAAAAAATATTGGTTCTATACAAAAATATAGTAAAATATTTAGGAAAAACGATTATATATTTAATTAAATAACTATTTAAAGTATTTTCATTTTTATATTTTATAATTTCATATAAATGAATAGTACACAAGGAGGCGCACCACAATCTGAAAATTCCACATTAAACGGATATCGATTACCTGAAAATAACACATTACAACATGCAGCTAAATTATCAATTGTAGAGGATAAACCAATTATGTTTGATTATTGGACAAGTTCATTAGAGAAAACTGTATTAATTGGTGTAAAAGATAGCAATGAAAAATTATTAGTAAAGAGCGAAGAAGAATATACAAGTCCAATTGCCAAAATTTATAAAGTAGGAACTGAATACATTATTGTTACTGAAAATTCAATTTATATTGTAGATGTTGCAATTCCAACAAAGAGAATTTCTTCATAAATATTTATCATACATTATTCATCATTTAATCATATATATGATGAATATTATTACAAAACAGATTCAATCATATTCATCTGTTCTTCACTCAAATTTATTGGAAAATCAATTATAAATTCAATAATTAAATTTCCAGTTTTACCCTCATATTCAATACCCAGATTTGGTATTGTTTTTTTAGTATCAGGTGTAATAATAGTTCGGTTCGATTTGTTATTCAAAAATAACATCTTACCATTTAAATGTTGTAATTCAAACGAAAACCCACACAATGCTTCTTTTAATGAAATCTTCTTTTTATAAATAAGGTCACTTTCTCTTCTTTTGAATAATGGATGTTCTTCTATTTTAAAACTTAGTTTAACATCACCTTTTAAATCATTAACGCAATTACCTTCTCCTTCAATGATAATGCCGTTTTTTTCATTTATACCTTTTGGTATTGATATGTTCAAGGTTGCTATTTCAGTATACTTGATTCCATTGTTTACTACAAATCTCTCAATTTCAACTGATATTGAACCGCCGTCATAACATTGTTTTAGTGATAAATTAACCACTTTTGAAATTGGGGATGGTTTTTGAAATTGTTGAAAAAATTGAGGACCACCTCCCATACCGCCACTGTGAAAAATACGTATTCCAGGACCACCCATACCTTGCATTCCAGGCATTCCAGGCATTCCAGGCATTCCACCACCAAACATCATATTAAATATGTTATTCATGTCTTGAAATTCATTCATACTGTCCATATGTGTGAAAGGCATTCCAAATGGTATACCATTTGACTCATTATCATATTGATTACGCTTTTCAGCGTCACTTAGGACTTCATACGCCTCTCCTATTTTTTGAAATTTCTCAGTAGTATCTTCGGTAGGATTGCGGTCAGGATGATATTTCAACGATAATGCCCGAAATGCTTTTTTTATCTCATTATCGTTGGCATCTTTTGAAACCCCCAATATATCATAATACGTTTCTTTCGGCATGTTCTATAATATTATTATTAATATATTTTTATATATAGTTTCTAGATAAATATAAAAATAGGATTACTATAAAAATAATGAATACATTTATTGCGAAATATAAACCATATTATATTGAAGAGTTTTTTGAAGATTCAAAAATAAAATCAGTTATTAATACATTGCTACAAATCGATGATTTCAACATGTTATTTATTGGAAACACAAGTTCAGGAAAAACAACTTTATTATATGCACTCATAAGAGAATATTATGGGTTATCAAAAGAAGCGTCTTTCCCTGATAATAATATACTATATATAACAAATTTAAAAGAACAGGGTATAAATTATTTTCGAAATGAAATGAAAACATTCTGTAAATCAACAAGTAGCATTTTTGGTAAGAAAAAACTCATTATTATAGATGATATTGATACAATAAATGAACAAAGTCAACAAGTATTTCGTAATTATATTGATAAGTATAAAAATAATGTCAATTTTATTTCATCATGTACAAATATTCAAAAGGTAATAGAAAGCATTCAATCGCGTATTCATATTATAAAAATACCCCATCCAAGTTTAAATCAATTCAAAATTCTTATGTACAAAATAATTGAACAAGAAAAAATACAAATAACTAGCGATGCACAAGATTACTTAATACATATATCAAATAATTCAGTTCGTCGATTTATTAATAATTTAGAAAAAATTTACATAATAGGACAACCAGTGGATTTAGAATTATGTAAAAAATTGTGCTCAGCAATTAGTTTTGAACAATTTGAAACATATATAAATGAAATTCGCAATAAAAAAATTGATAATGCAATCAAAATATTATATGGTATATATGATTATGGTTATTCTGTTATTGATATATTAGATTATTTTTTCACATTTATAAAAATTACTAATTCGATAAGTGAAGATGAAAAATATAATATAATACCATTTTTATGTAAATATATTACAATTTTTCACAATGTACATGAAGATGTCATTGAATTAGCATTATTTACAAATAGTATACACAGTGTTTTGTGAAAATATATGTAAGGGTTTGATTATTTGATTTGTAAATAGTATTTTTGGTTTGTAATTTATAAAAAATAAAAATAAGATTTAGAAATAGCGAATTAATTATATTTAAATATATATCAAGAAATGTTGAAACAAATATTCAAAAAACAAGTTCCCTTAGAATTATTATATGAACTTTTAGAAAATGTTTGTTTAAAAACTGATAAATATTATTTAATCGACGTAAATGCTTATCGCAAAATTATGTTTTACAATCATCATACCACATTTTGTGAATCGCTTAAAGAATATTATCATCATTCGAAGTTATTTTACATTGAACGTAAATTTACATATAATTCGTTTATCAATATTGTACGTCAAATTTGCAAAAGTAATAACTCTATGTTCTCATCTCAAATAAAATACAATGATTCAGAATATAATATTGATTATTTTATTTACTATTGATTAGTTTTTGGGTATAAGTAAAAAAATACAATCTTACTATATATAAATGTTTAGCAGTAAAAACCCATATCATTATTTAGCTATTTTTAGTATTGTTATAGCAGTTAGCTATATTGTACCTAAATTAAAACAATCATTTGATACCAATAATGAATATGATTTAATAAAAAAATATTTATTGAATGATTCGCCATTATACGGATTTAACAAACCTAAATTGTGGATACATAGCAAATATGAAATTAATGCAAGAAAATGGAAGAGTTTCCATTCACGTAATAGTACCGATTTGAATCAGCCATATATACATTTAACAATCAAAACAATTATTAATCATTGTGGTAATGATTTCAATATATGTTTGATTGATGATGAATCATTTAGTAAATTGATTCCTTCTTGGGATATTGATTTAGCCAATGTTGCAAAACCACATAAATCACATTATAGACACCTTGGTATGATGCAATTGCTATACTATTATGGTGGTATGACTTTACCAAATTCATTCCTTTGTATGAAGAATTTAAAAGAATTATACAATAACGGTATTTCAAATGGAAAGCCATTTGTATGTGAAAATGTAAATCACACTACTAATTTGATGCAAGAAAAACAAAAATTACTCTTCGCACCCGATATTTCAATTATGGGTGCTGCTAAGAATGACCCTATCATTCTTGAATTTGTTGAATATTTGAAAACAATATATGCAAGTGGTCATTTTACGAATGAAATGGAATTTTTAGGAAAAACTGCACATTGGTGTAAAGGAAAGATTGATATGTATTCGATGAATTTGATTGGAGGGGAATACATTGGCATCAAATCTCATAAACGCAAGCCTATTTTATTGGAAAATTTGATGGAAGAAGAGTTTTTAGACACAATTCCTAATATGTTTGGCATTTATATTCCAAGAGACCAAATATTAAAACGCACAAAGTATCAATGGTTTGCAGTATTACCAGCAGAAGAAGTATTGAAGTCAAATGCAATTATCGTAAAATATTTAAAAGCATCTATTGTAGATAGTACAGATGAATACTATAAATCGAGCGAAACCCGTAGCGTCGTCGCAATCTAAAAAATGGTATAATTGTTTGAATACATTATTTTGTATTCCTAAATATATGGATTCTGAATATTTATTGAATGTTGTTTATGAAAACACGGTTCCGTTTGTTCCTCCGATTACAGTTGGAAAGGTAATCAAAGTTTACGATGGCGATACATTTACGATTGTATCCAAATTACCATATAATGACAGTCCAATGTATCGTTTTTCGGTTCGTATAAATGGCATTGATTCCCCCGAAATAAAAGGCAAAACCGCGAATGAAAAAGAATTAGCAAAAAAATCGCGCGATGCCCTTTCCAATCTCATTTTAGGAAAAATTGTTACATTGCAAAATGTATCTACTGAAAAATATGGCCGTATTTTAGCAGATGTTTATTTAGGAGATTTATGCATAAATGAATGGATGCTTTCAAATAATTATGCAGTGAAATATGACGGTGGAACAAAAGAACGACCTGAGGAGTGGAATTGAAAATTCCCTTCTTAAAATTCCCATTGTGTGGAATTGAACATGATTTATCATATAAAAAATATATGATAAATTACAAAAATATTTACTTTACCAATCCATATGATATAAATATGCGTTGAACAATCAACCCAATATGAAATACAAAATGATTCAATTCATAAAATGGGTTGATATACAAAATCAAAAATAACATATAAGATACTAATGATATGTTTATTTTAGTATTTATATTTGTTGCAGTGAATAATCCAAATAATATATCATATGTAACTGGTAATACAGTACAAAAATTTGTCATAGAAATTAATTCATTTGAACTATCATTTTCATATATAATTTTGTTTTCATTACTTTTTAATTTTATTATGTACAATATATAGTGATATATAGCATTTGCATGGAGAATTAGTGATATGTAAAATACAGCAAATATATAATGATTATCGTAACTAAATACACATGTTAAATTATACAAGAATGATGTTACATGAATCGATAAATTATCATTCAATAGAGGTTCTATGATATCGTTGTCCATATAATTTATTTCTTTTTTATCACACATATATGTATATGTTTTATTATGATAAATATAACTATTCATTGCTAACATAGCAATCCCAGCCATGTCAATAATATAATATTGTTTTTTCGAAAATGAATATATATATCCAACCGCCAATATATTAAAAAACAATGTATATTGTGTTAAAAACTCACGAATCTTTATTAAATCATATGATTTATATTTTTTGATTATATGTTTTGCAAATATTTTACACATTATTAAAAACCAATACACATTTAAACCATAAAAACAATATAATGGAACATATAAAAATAATTGTGTAAAAATGGTATCCGCATATTTTGTCATTTGTGAATAAAATATTGGATTAACTAACACGTTAGAGTAGATATCATAAATACGAAATTTTATAAAAGTTGTAATAAACAAAATATCATTTATTTGTGAAAAGTATTTTTTAAAAAATGCGTTATTTTTCATAATTACTTTTATTGAATAAAATATTGTTGAAATTTCAGTTTTGTACAAAGGTATCATACTAATATTACTATCTGCAATGGATACATTATGATTATAATTGAATAATATTAGTAAAAATATTAAAATATGATGAAATTTAATATCATACTTACATATAAAAAAATCAATTGTAAAATAAGAGAAAATAATAGGTAATGATAAATTTAGATATTCTGTATTGACATAATAATACAAGTACAAATTGTAACAAATAAACAACGATAATAAAATGCAACAATAACTTTCAAATAATTCTATATTTCGTTCATTAAAATTGCTGATTTTAATAGCAAAAAAATCCACAGTTTGTTTATCTAAAATAGAATACATGGTTACTCTACATTTGTCTATCTTTTTATATTTTTTATAAAAATAATATAGCGGAGATCTTGGTCATATTGTGTATTTATAAAAACAATATAAATAAATATTTTTTAGATAATATAATGAACGTTTCAACTGAACATCCAGTTGAAGAATATATTCAAACTGCAACAACCATTATTCAAGAAATTTATGCAAAATACGCAGAAAACAAATACATGTTGAATCGCGCACATAACTATATATGTGAACAATTACCTATTACATTAGAAAATATACAAAAAAATCACGAACAACGTCAATTGAGAATCGAAGAACTAACACACGAACAAGATTTTTTCATTCAATCTTTTTTAACTAATAATCCCTATTTTTACATTCCATCCACTGAAAAATATTTCTTTTACGACGGAGAACATTATCAATTATGCAAAGAAGAAGACGTCATGTATAACATATTGTCAGCAATTAGTAAAGACAGAAGTTTGTTAGCATGGAAACAACGAACCAAATTGCACATTGTAAAACGCATAAAAGAAAATAATTTATTAAAATCAGTACCAGAATCAAATACTATACAATATATAATCGATTTATTATGCCCAACATTGTTCTCAACTCGCGCAGAAGCAAAATATTTTTTAACTATTTTGGGTGATAATATTTTCAAAAAAAATGGCGATACTGTTCATTTTATTACAGTGAATGCAAAACATTTTATACGCGAAATAAACAATTTATGTCAATTAGTGGTAGGTATAAATTTAGGACAATCTTTCCGTCATAAATATCATGAACATGAATACAGTAATTGTCGTTTAGTAAACATAAATGAATGCGTTAAAAATGAAAATGTATGGGATATGATATTACAAAATTCAATAATCGATTTAATTTGTGTTGCATGTCATTATTCTATCCGATATGGAAATTCGGATGATTATGTTCTCAATTCCAGCAATGAAACATCGTTGATTGATAAAGTATTCTATTTGAAAAATATTCAACCGGAAGATTTAGTAAACAATTTTATAGAAGAATTTTTGCAGAAGAATGATTCAGTAGTAACACGTTTATCCGATGCATCAACTACCACACAAATTACATGGAAAAGTATGCAGTATTTATGGAAAAACTACTTGGATAGTAAAAATCTACCCATGATAATGTTTCAAAATACGCTAAAACAATTTCTTATTCAAAAAATGGGAGATTACTACAATGAAGATGCGGATAGTTTTATTGGAGTATGTAGTAAATATTTGCCAGAAATACAAAAATTTGTTTTATTCTGGGAGGAAACAATTGTATATGACGAATTTGAAAGTGATATGGAATTTGAAATTGACGAAATATGCGTTTTATTTAAAAAATGGTGCGTGAATAAAAATGAAACATACAATATGAATAGTAAACATATTCTTGACCTTATTGCATATTATTTTCCTTACGCAGAAATAGAACGCGACAAATACATATATAAGATTCGGTCAAGTATGTGGGATAAACAAATGGATATACAAATCGCATTGGATAATATCAAGGAACGCTATCGCAATCATCAACAACAACGCACATGTTCTCCTATATTAAATATATCTATTTACGATGCATATGTATTATATTGCAAATATTATGCAAATGATGAAATTCAAAATAAACATAATATAGTGAGTAAATCCTATTTTGAAAAATATATATACGAAAATATGGGAGATTATATTATTGATAATAAATTTATTTCGACGGAATGGTTTGCAGTATAGTAATATTCCGAATGTATAAAACTATTTAGAAAAATAATTGAAAATATATGTATATGCAAGGACCTATAAAAATAACAATATTAGGATGTTGTCGACAAGAGTCACTATATAGTGACCCAAATTATCATATTACTTGTATTCACAATAAAATTTCATATTCACATTATTCTAAAGAAGCATTGGAAATAATAAAATATTGTAAATATGGACATATACCTGAAAATAAAACAATGGAAGTATTTCGGACTCCTATATTAGAACAAAAACCAGTTCAATGGACGCTTTTCTACAAAGATGAATTAGAAAATTCTGATATCATTTTCATAGAAATTGCGAGTAAAATAGCATATCAATATGAAAATATCCATCTTCATAATATTGCAGCTAACCCAGGTAATCCAGAATATAATATTCAAGATAAAGATAATGTAATTGTAAGAAAACAATCTTACGAAGAAATAGAAGATGATATACTAGAAATAACACGAGAACTTATTGGTAAAAAAATAATAATTGTTTCACATATATATAGTTATCAACATGGTGAAAGATATGAATTGGTAAAATTTCTTGAAAATATATGCATTAAATATTCCATTCCATTTTTGAATCCAATGATTGAAATCAAAATATTATATCCCGACATTGATATTGAAACGTTATTTGTGAATGAAGATGTATTAAAACATTATAACGAATATGGTCATAATATTATAAAAAAAGTGTATGATAAGTTTATAAATTCATTGTTACATTAGCTTATTGTTGATTTTGTTCTTGGTTTTGTTGTTGTTGTAGGTTTTGTTGTTGTTGTTGGTTTTGTTGTTCTGGGTCACCTCCTTTTTTCATACTTTTGCGCATTCTTCTGGTACTTCTTTTTACATAACCAAACTTTCCTTTCTTGGCAAAGAAGCCATATTTTTGTAAGCGTTTTTCTTTCTTGGCAGTCTTGTATTTCTTTTCAGAAACAATTCTACCCCATTTGTTCATCATAAGTTGTGATCTTGTAAGACCACCACTTGTTTTGTAAGCAGTTCCGTTCCATACTTGGGCGCGGGAACCGAATAATTCTGGAAATTTTTTACCATTCATATGGTACATACCATCTTCTTGACGAACTGGACGTTTCATTATATATATAATGTTTATATAAAATTTGCTAAATAATTATAGGGAATTATTTGAACCATTTATCCAATGAATTGTATGGAACATAATTGGTACGGCTTGTATTTACATAAGAAGCATATTTCATTTTTTTACTAATAGTTGGGTCATTTCCACCAGTAACCAACTTATTATATAGTGCAGCTTTTTCAGCATTTTTACATGCACAATATTTATCAATATCATTTGGCATTATCATTTTGATTTTCATATTATGTATACATTATATGATGAATAAAATTTCATATTGTAAAATGTGAAAAATTGAATGTAAATATACATAAACATATATTGTATAAATTGTTATATATCATGTCATCCAAAACTACCGCTACTACAAATCTTGCTAAACAATATCAGCAAAAAACTGATAAACAACATATATTAGATAATCCAGATACATATATTGGCTCTGTTGAAAATGTCGACGCTGAAATGTGGGTATATGATGATGCTACTAATAAAATCGCACTAAAACATATTGAATATATTCCCGGATTATACAAATTGTTTGATGAAGGTATTGTCAACTGTCGCGACCATGTTGTTCGTGTCATTAACTCCAACTTATTGGATAAAAAATATGTAACTTACATTGAAACTGATATCGCAGAAGATGGCACAATTACTCTTACAAATGATGGAAATGGTATTGATATTGCTAAACATCCTGAAAATAATATGTGGATTCCTGAAATGATTTTCGGTCATTTACGCACATCCACAAATTATGATAAAGATGAAAAAAGAATTGTTGGTGGTAAGAATGGTTTTGGATTCAAACTGGTTTTGATTTGGTCTACATATGGACGCATTGAAACTGTCGACCATACTCGCGGTCTGAAATATGTCCAAGAATTTCACAATAATTTAGATACAATTTCTCCGCCAGTTATTAGTAAAACATCTTCATCGAAACCATATACAAAAGTTTCGTTCAAACCTGATTACCGTCGTTTGGGAATCCAAGGATTAACCTCCGATATGATGGCTCTTTTGAAAAAACGTGTCTATGACATTGGTGCAGTAACTGACCATTCAGTTAAAAAGATAAAAATACAATATAATGGTGCTACCATACCTGTGAAGAATTTCCAACAATATATTGATATGTACATTGGTACAAAAGACGAATCAAAACGTGTCTATGAAATGCCCGATGAACGTTGGGAATACGCCGTTGCAATTTCTCCTACACAAGAATTCGTTCAAATATCGTTTGTCAATGGCATTTGCACATTCAAAGGCGGAAAGCATGTGGATTATATTTGCGGGCAAATTATCCGTAAACTATGCGATTATATTGAGAAAAAGAAAAAGGTAAAAGTCAATTCCAATTCCATCAAAGAACAGCTCATTATATTCCTACGTTGCGATATTGAAAATCCAGCGTTTGATAGTCAAACCAAAGATTTCATGAATACACCTTCATCTAAATTCGGTTCGACTTGTTCTGTGTCCGACGCATTTATTGAAAAAGTTGCTAAAATGGGTGTTATGGATACTGCATGTTCATTAACAGAAGCCAAAGAAAATAGGTTAGCAAAGAAAACCGATGGGTCAAAAACCAAGACTGTTCGTGGTATCAATAATTTCATTGATGCTAATAATAGTGGAACTGCACAATCCAAAGATTGCATTCTCATTTTATGTGAGGGATTAAGTGCTATGTCTGGTATTGTGTCGGGCTTATCTGCGGATGACAGAAATACAATCGGTATTTATCCATTGAAAGGAAAACTTCTAAATGTTCGTGGTGAACAAATCAAAAAAATTAGTGAAAATAAAGAAATATCAGATATCAAAAAAATATTAGGATTAGAAACTGGCCGTCAATACAAAACAATCGCTGATGTTCATCAACATTTGCGTTATGGTAAAATCATGATTATGACTGACCAGGATTTAGATGGGTCTCATATCAAGGGTTTATGTATCAACTTGTTTCATAGTGAATGGGCATCCCTTGTTCATATTCCAGGATTCATATCATTCATGAATACGCCTATATTACGTGCCAAAAAAGGCTCACAAGTATTAGTGTTTTACAACGAAGGTGAATATGATAAATGGAAACAGACCATGGGTGGAAATATTGACAGTTGGAATATCAAATATTTCAAGGGTTTAGGAACATCCACCTCCGCAGAATTCAAAGAATATTTTGCAAATAAAAAGATTGTCGATTTCGTTTATAACGGCCAAACAAGTGATGATAATATTGATAAAATATTCAATAAAAAACGAGCAGATGACCGCAAAACCTGGTTAGAAAATTATGAAAAAACATTGTATTTAGACACAAGCAATCCACAAGTGAAATATGAAGATTTCATGAATAAAGAACTCATCCATTTTAGTACATATGATTGTGCTCGTTCTATTCCAAATATGATGGACGGTCTGAAAATATCACTTCGTAAAATTGTGTTTTCCGCATTCAAACGCAAATTGACATCAGAAATTAAAGTCGCTCAATTTTCAGGATATGTATCCGAGCATAGCGCATATCACCACGGTGAAGCCAGTCTGAACGGAGCCATTGTAAATATGGCACAAACATTTGTAGGGTCCAATAATATTAACTTGTTGGAACCGAATGGACAATTTGGAACGAGATTACATGGTGGTGACGACAGTGCGAGTGAAAGATATATATTTACACAATTGAATCCACTTACCCGAAAAATATTCCCAGATGTAGATGACGCAGTATTGAACTATATCAATGATGATGGTTTAATAGTTGAACCAGAGTTCTATGCACCAATCATACCATTTACATTAATCAATGGTATTTCAGGTATTGGTACAGGATTCTCATCAAGCATTCCAGCATATAATCCAAAAGACGTAGTTCAATATTTGAAATCGAAATTGAACAAGACAGAATATGTAGGTGGCGAATTCATTCCTTATTATGAAGGATTCCGCGGAACAATACGAAAAATCGCGGACAACAAATATTTAGTAAAAGGGTTGTATGAGAAAATAGGTGAAGATAAAATTCGTATTACCGAATTACCAGTAGGAACATGGACAATGCCATACATCACATTTTTAGAAGGATTGTTGGATGGTGGGGTGGATAAAGCCGGTAAAAAGATTCCTCCAAGTATTAAAGATTTCACATCATTATGCACAGAAGTGTCCATTGATATAACCGTTGTATTTCCAAAAGGCAGATTGGCTGAATTGGAACAATCCGTGGATGCTACAACGGTGGTCAACGATTTGGAAAAAATGATGAAACTGACAACATCATTAAGTACAACAAATATGCATATGTTCAATCATGAATTCAAGTTACATAAGTATGCGAATGTGGGTGAAATCATTGATGACTTCTATGGAGTAAGATTGGATATATATGGAAAACGCAAGGCAGCGCTTATCAAAGATATGCAAAAGAAATTGATGAAATTATCAAATCGTGCTCGTTACATTTTAGAAACATTGGAAGGTGTAGTCGATTTACGTCGTAAAAACGCGCAACAGGTAAGCGAGTTAATGGATGCGCGTAAGTTTGATAAATTGGAAGGCGATTATAAGTATTTGATTAAAATGCCGATGGATTCGGTAACACAAGAAAATGTTCAAAGTATTTTGAAAGAAAAGGAAGAAACAGAAAAAGAGTTGAATATATTGACTGCAACTACATTGGAGAAAATGTGGTTGAGTGAGTTAGATGAATTTGAACGCGAATATGGTGTATACAAAAAACGCCGGGAACAAATTCAAAGTGGTAGTAATGTGACTTCTGGTGGTGGAGGCGCTAAAACCAGGAAGGTAGTCAAAGTAGTTGGTAAAAGTAAATAGATACACATTGTATTGTAGTTTGTAAATTTGTAATTTTTTTACATAAAAGGTTTCAATTCCAATTGTTTGTATTGTCTATCATGATTCAATGGACGTTCAAATGGCATAACTAAACTACTTTGGTCATGGGTATATTTCAAATAGGCAATGCATTCATTGTAAACCGATGGAACGCAGTAATCCAATACAATTTTATTCAATCGTTCAATCTGCTCGGTAATACGGTCTGGATAATGTTCAGCGTATTGTAAATAAGTACTTCTCATAATAATTTTCAAATTATCCATGTTTTGTGGTGGTATAACAAATTTTTGTTTAGAAATATTGTATACACCTGCGCGTAAACCGTTTTGAATGATTTGGATATTTTCCGCTGAAAAAAACAATTTAGACAAAACATTGTCCTCCCATGTCCCACTTAATGCTTCATGATAGGTAGTTGATTTGTTCTTTCCTGCAATACGTTCTTGCATTTTGAACTTTTCCTCGATGGATGGTTCTTGAATAATGTCTACACGACCATTGTATTTATCTAAATTAATAATAGTTCCTATATTATTAATATTATCCGGAGTTAATAATGACATATTCGTTATATAATGTTGATGTAGAAATAATTTAGATAGTATTAGCTAAATTATTTAGAATGAATTTAGAACATATTATTTTCATTTATTATATTATACTATAACAAATGGAATTATTTTATATTATAGTAACAGTTATTGCTATTATACTTTTAATTTTAATTTTAACAATTATTGGTGTTGCAATGAAATATCAAGACAAAGCCACTGTATTTCCACCAGTTGCAAATGATTGTCCTGACTTTTGGACAATTTCATCAGATGGTAAAAGTTGCACCATACCTACAAAAGATAAAAAAAATGTAGGTACTTTATATAAAAAACTTGATTCAAATGATAATGAAAATATTAAAATAAAACCGGTTACGAAGGATGATACCAATACATATACATTTCCTACATATACTCCTGGTACAAATGGTAGTTTAACTGCTGCTGCAAGTACTATCAAATTTACAGATGATGCATGGAGTTCACAAGGACAAACTGCTATTTGTGCTAAAAAAAAATGGGCTGTCAATTGGGGAATAAGTTGGGATGGAATAACAAACTATAATAGTTGTTAAAGCGTAGCGACTGCCAAAGCGTAGCGACTGTTAAAGCGTAGCGACTGTTAAAGCGTAGCGACTGTTAAAGCGTAGCGACTGTTAAAGCGTAGCAACTGTTAAAGCGAATCGTTGATAGTGATTTTATAAACTTATAATTTTATAAAATTTATAGCCTAGTATTTATCTTACAAAAGGAAATACATTCAGGTTAATATCTACACTGTTATTTCGGTTATTATGACTATCAAGATTAGGTGATGGTAATTCACTTGTATTAAATTTTGGAACCGAATCAAAATATTTTTTATTTACATAAGTTAACTCAATTACATCTGGAATATTATTAAATACATATCCATGATTGTTTCCATGTGCATGAATTATATAATGTGTGTTTGCTAATTTTTCTAAACATTTCACTTTACCATCATAACTACAACCCCAACTATCGTTTGTAATTCCATGAAATTCTATTACTATTTGTTTAATTTTTTGTAATTGTTCATCGCTAATAGACGATAACCAATTATATTCACCACCTTCTATGTCCATTTTCAAAAAAATATTTTCATATTTATCAATCAATGGATGTAAATTAGTATTATCATCATCATTATATGAATGAATATTTTTTTTTATAAATGATATATTTTTTGTATAATTATATGGATAATTATCAATTGTTCCGTCAAACCCAAATGAATTATATTCATTCATATTATATTTTTTGATAAAATCTCTTGAAAAACTTTCTTCGTTTGAAATACCAGCTGAAATATAACAATCATATTTTTCATTCAACACACCAATTACATAGCCACCATCATGAGTATTTCCTAATCTAATTTTATTATCAAATTGATATACTTGTAATAATTCAAGATTATTCATTAAATTTATCATTATATTTATTTTAAATTATTTTTATAATAAATTATATATTATTGTGTTTTTACATGTCTATTTTTTCAAAAAGTGTCCCATTTCGTCCACATTTGGTTTCGTCATTACGTACAATCAATGCGCTTAAATAATCAACTTCACCAGTTATGTCATTTATATCCATAAATTTTGCACACTGTCCATAATAATTACCAATTAATGTACTTTCTTTATATAATATTTCAATGTAGTGTTTACAATTATTGCATAAATTAATTTTTGGTTTTACGATGATTGGTTTTGTAGTAGTAATAGGGGTTTTAATAGAAAATGATTTTTGCAATGTATACAGAAATACGAAAAATACATGTAATAAGAAAAATGTTCTCATCTTGATATAAAAATAATGAATTAATCTTTATATTTTTTATAAAATGTATTACAAAAACTATTTTCCAGTTTTCACAAATTTAACAACTGATGGTTCTTCGCCAAATGTATGGTCATATCTTGATAAATTTGCATATCGTTGTACTAACTTACAATTAACGTCAATGATTGATTTTCCAAACCCCCCAGCATTAATCGTTATATTATCCATTTCCATTAATTCGTATCTCAATCTACGTAAGTTCTCCATTTCAGGAATGATTTCTTTGACTTGAATTTCAACGGCATTTCTCAATATTTCTTTATTGTTTGTTTTTTCATATTCTTCTAATAATTTATTCATAGTTTCCATCAGTTTGGATATTTCGTTCTCTTTTTTTACAATCAATTCTTTACGAATAGGGTCATTGTACAATTCAATATTCTTTTCATATAACTGTTTATACATTGAATTTGTAAAATTATAATCCTCCAATTCTTTTTTGAAAATAGAAATGGCTTTGTTCTCATTTACATAATTGAATAAAGTATCCAATTTACGTGTAATTATTTTCTCTTTTAATTCTTCAACTTCCTCGCGAAATAAATACAATATATTATCGTGACTAGAATATCCGCCTCCTAAAATTTTTATATTTAGAGAACATTTTGTTTGAGCATTTGTATCGCCACATATTGCAGTATATTCTCCTTTTTTTATTGAAAAAATAGTACCCACTGGACGATGGCAATTAATACAACGAGGTTTAACTTGTTGTGCCAATTTTCGTGCAGTATTTTTACCTCTCATCGTTTTTTTAGAATCATATACATCTTTTTTGTTTTCATAAAGTAAGTATTCGTACATTTTTTTCAATTTCAAAAATTCATTTACAGCTTCTATAAAGTTTTTCTTATCGTCTGGTTGATGTTCTCGTTGTTCGGAATGCATTTCTTGATATGTAACTTCGCTAAATGGGTTCTCTTCCATTTTTAAATCAACCAAGGATTTAGGAACATTTTCGATAATTACATTGGAATTGTGAGATATATGCAATACACGCAATTTGTTATTTTCTACCAGATTTAAGTTTTTCAAATTATTGTTTTCGCAATACAATTCTTCTAAATTAGTTGGAAGGTTCTCAATGTCAATAATTTTATTATGGGAAATATTGATTTTATGTAATTTGTTTAATCCTTTGAAATCTACATGGGAAATGTAATTGTATTGGAAATCGATTTCAAGAACATCTTTTGGTAAATTTTCTATCTCGGTTAATAAATTATTGGCACATTTGAGAACCTGTAATGATTCTGGATAATTTACGATACCAGTGATTTCACCTTCGCCTAAATCTAAATGTTTTATTTTATGAAAACCCATGTCATCAAAAATAGACAAATCCAATTCACCATGTAACGATTCATCTACAATCAATTCAGTTATTGATTTTTCATGACTTTCTAATATATTTATTAATTTTTCTTGTGCAGTATTGTTCTCACGAATCACTGTTTCTCTTTTATCTTGAATAATATTCATTTTTTACTAATATACAATAACTCTACAAAGAATTTACACAAATGTTCTCTATTAATATGGGGTATCAATAGCAGGAAGATTGGTAATATATGACGAGGTTGCACCTGACTTCATACCAACCCGTTCATTCTGATAATATCGAATTTTAGACATAATAATTTCTTGTTCTCGAATCATTTTTTGGTGTTTTTCATAGGGAGTCAATTTTCGTTTATAACAATAATACAATGTACCGCCTATAAATGCTACGAATAATATGAAAACTACCACATTGAATATTGTAGTATACACTTGAACGCGGGTTGTATGACAATTTTGCAATGTATTATACAAGTAATATTTTATGTTTGGATCAATTAATTTTGGATTTTCCATTATACATAATAATTATTCTAAATATAATTATTATGAACTTTTTTCATGTTTTAAAAATACATTAAATAGTACAAAACTGCTAAATAACAAAGTATTGCCAGTAGAATGGCAACAACCCAAATTGGAACAACTGTTTTGTGTCTATATCCTAAACCAAATGGACGGAAACCCCCATCTTTATTATAGATAAATCCTGGTTTTAAATAATGGACAATGGAGAACATTACCAAAAACAATAAAATAGCGAAATTTATTTTATGAATTCTTACAAATTGCTTTAAATTGTACATTTCAATGAAAGTAATAGTTATATTATTTGGATAAAAATATTTGATTATCGAGAACTTATATTTTTCTAAATTACATAAACTATATAAAAATTTCTATAATTAGATATTATAAGTGATTGAATGTACAAGTATTTATTCAGTAAAGTAAAATCAATAATACCAAAAATTTCAGAGACTGAAATAATTGCGCTGAAATCGGGCGGTGTATCAATTGACAGAGAAATATTCAAAGGTAGAATCAATTACAAACAATTGTATGATTCTTCCAATTTGAAAAAAATCACGGCAAAAGAAAGAGAATTCATTGACTCAACAAATGATTTATTAGAATCGTTTGGTGAAGAGAAAATGTACCCAGATAAAGAGATTCATAACAAATTAAAACATTTAGGAAATAATGGATATTTAAGCATGATTATTGATAAAAAATACAATGGGAATCGTATGTCAATAACCGCACAATCAAAAATATTATCGAAGATATCGTCATACAATCCATCATTGGGTGTAGTTACAATGGTACCGAATTCACTTGGTCCAGGAGAATTAATACAACATTACGGAACCGAAGAACAAAAGAATTTCTACTTACCTTTACTTTCGGATGGTACATTCATACCATGTTTTGGATTGACTGGTCCACATAATGGTAGTGACGCAGTTGGAAAAATAGACACTGGAATAGTCGAATTAGTTGATGGAAAAATCAAAATCAAAATCACATTGAACAAACGATATATTACATTGGCGCCCGTATCGAATTTAATGGGAATCGCATTTAATTTGACCGACCCAAATAACGTATTGGAAAGTAAAAAAAGTGGAATAACCTTGGCGCTGATTCAGAAAGAACATTATCCATATCTCACAAATACTCATCATAATCCAAATAATGCTGGTTTTCCAAATGGCACAATAAAAGGGACAGTGCATATAGACCCTTCGCAAATTATTGGTGGTGAGAAAAGTATAGGAGAAGGTTGGAAAATGTTAATGGAATGTTTAGCGGTTGGACGAGGTGTGAGTTTACCAGCTACTGCAAACGGATCATCTAAATTCATAACATATGCGACATTGAACTACATAAATTTACGTAATCAGTTCAAAATGAATATTGGAGATATGGAGGCAGTAAAAGAGAAATTTGTTGATATGTACTTGAATACGTGGATAATTCATTGTGGCGTCCAATTTACAAATCATATTTTAGATAGTGGTTCAACTCCTTCGGTCATAACCGCTATAATGAAACAACAAACGACTGAGAGAGCTCGAACTATATTGAATAATGGTATGGACATTTATGCTGGGAGTGCTATATGCACCGGTGAAAATAACTTTTTCACAAAATTTTATAATGCATCGCCGGTTGGTATTACAGTAGAAGGTTCAAATACGTTGACACGTGGGCTTATCATTTTTGGTCAAGGATTGAATAAAAGTCATCCATATATTTTTCCAATATTTGAAAGTATACAAAACAATCAACTCAATGAATTTCGTAAGAACTTCGATTCAATGCTTTATGAAATATGTAGTAATTATGTATCGCTATTCAAAATAAAGACAACCAGTAAAATTGAAAATAGAATCGATACTACTACATTGAAATTCAGTATACTTTCAAATTTCGTTGCGGTATTAGGTGGCAAAATAAAGTCAAAACAGATGTTATCTGGAAACATGTCTGACATATTATCAAATATATACTTATGTTACAGTATAGTATGGTATCATCACCATTTTTTGAACAATGAACAAACGTTATTGAAAGAAGAAACGTTGAAATATTTATTGGATGAAATCGATTACAAAATGAATTTGATAATCAATAATTATCCTGTAACGCCATTGAAATACTTATTACAACCTATGAAAAATAAATTGTTATTCACAAGTTTTGAAAATAAAAATAAACTTTACGAATTTGTGAAAAACAATCAGGTTTTGAATAGCATAATTAAGGATGATATTTACTACAAAAACACAATTTTAGAAGAAATGGAATCAATCAAACAAATGCAAATAAACAGCGATGAATACAATAAATTGTATGAAAAAATAATCAATGTAGGTGAATACAAAAATACGATATAAAAATGAATCCATAAATAAATTGAAAACAGATAATATTTCAATTTATTTTTTTGCTTATATTCAATTACTAAAAATTCTTATGTAAACTATCATTAGCGGCTGAACATTAGATTTTATCTACGTGGATGCCCGAGTTTCAAATATTCTAAATACAAAAACATGAATATTATCATGAACCAATATATTAGCATATATTTATTATTTCTACCTACATCTTCATTGTTTGTATTTCTTTCATAAATAGCACGTCTTATGTATTCTAAGTCGATATTTACTTCTATTAATTCATGTCCAACGTGTAGTGTGTTTGGTCTAGTATGTGTTATTGTGAATCCATTTATTTGTCTAAAAAATGAAGTTATTTTATTGTCAATAGAAGTCAAATCGCGTAATTCTTGTTTTTCTTCACGAGTCAAACTTGTTGTTATTCTATCTAACAGAGTGTCGCGTCTTATACTTATATTCATGTAACTAACATAAATAGGTTCATATGTACTCATGGGAGAATTCGCGAAGTCAAAATTTCCGTTTCTGAATTGCATGAGCGATGAAAAAAGAATATCTACATTTTCTTCTTCAATAATGTTGTAATTTCGAAAACGGGTTTCTAGGTCGTCATCATTATAAATAATTGTATCTTGTTGTTCTTCTAATCCAAGTTCCTCTACCAGTTGCATCAATCCAGTTAATGCTGCTGCTTCTTGTGCTTCTTCTGTACTCACAAATGCATGATTGTTATCATCATTGGGTTGATTTATTTGACTTGATGATGACCATGATTCGGGATATACTCTTCCTCCTTTTAATGAATTACTTCTACTTCTACTTCGAGTGTTTTTCTTGCTTTTTTTACTCCGTGTTTTATTATTCCTTTTTTGTGAAGTAGTGGGTTGCGAGTTATTTAAAAATTCATCTTCAAAAAATGTATGATTATTGTTTGTTTCTATGGAATCAATCATGTTTTTCATTAAATTTTTGTTTTTAGCTAAATTAAATAAAACTGAATACAAATTTTTAATGAAATTTTTTATTGAATTGTATTTTTCTTCTTGAATAATTTTATTTTTTTTCAAATTAAATAAATAGAAAGAAAAATACAATTCCATGTTTTCATAATTTTTTATAATCGAATTTTTGATAAAATTTTTTTTTATTTTTTCAAAAATGTCTGAATCGGATTTTGTCATTGCACTCTATAAAGTAATGTGATAAAAAAATCTATTCATTTGTATTTTTATAAATGTAGGATTGATTAAATAGATAGTTATAATATTTAGGCAAAAAAATATTCATATATATTATAGGATGGATAGCAAAGGTTTTTTGAATTTTTTAAATACTTTTGAAATTGAACCATCCGAAAAGGGTTTTACAAAAATTGACGATGTTTCCGGATTGATTGAAGGTAATTTCATACATATTAAATCAAAAAAAACTAGATATAATGGAAAATCAGTTTATGATGAAATACTATATGTATATAGTAAGGATAATTATGGTAATCCAAGAGTTATTTTATTCCCTTCTAATTTAAATCTAACAAACACGGATTTCAATGAATATGAAGTATATTTAGTTCCAAAAGAATTCGTTGAAGAAAAATTTAAACAATACAAAAGTACTGGTGGTAAAAAATCCAGAAAATACAGAAAATCTAAAAAATCCAGAAAAATGAGAAAATCCAGAAAAATGAGAAAATCCCGAAAATTATAAAATCACTCACCCAATAATTTGTATAAACTCTATTGTTTATACAAATAGCGTCTACGAATCATCGCTAAAATCTTCTTCGACTTCATCTCCATAATAACCTTCGTCCGTATAATCTACACCAAAATGTGCAATTGCGTTTTCTTCATAGTCATAAAATTCATCGGTTTGTTGATTATCATAGCGTTCTAAATCTTCTACATCATAGGTTTCCTCATTGATTTCACCTTCTCCCTGAACATTTCCTTCCAAATCTTGTGCAAAACGTAACAAATTGGCTTCGCGTTCTTGGTCATATGTTCCTTTGTCATACATAAAAACACCTTTTTGTGTTCCTACATTCCATCTACCCAATTTGAAATTCTTAATCATATCTTCGACTTTTCGCTCATCTTTTTCCATGTTCTCTAAATAATCGGTAATCGTTTTCTTTTCTTCTTCTTTAGACCTACGTACTCGGCGACTGATTTCATTGTAAGAACGGTCCAATACTTTCTTGTTCTTCATTTCAATATTCAAAAATGCATATAACAAATTACAAACACGGTCTTTCAATTCACGTGTATCCGCACGACGAATTTCCATTTGAATCAATTCAGTATTTGCATCACTTTCGTCAACATCTTCATCCGGTATAACAGATGCAATGTAATTCGAAGTATTTTGCGATTCTCGGATATCGTTACGTTTATTGCGCTTCATTTCCTGAATATCCATGTCCAATAGATTTGGGTCATTTACACATTGGATATATTCATGTAATATAGAATACCAACAATATACAAACAATAAATACGTAGTTTGTTTATCGAACAATGAAAAATAAACATCCCCATTTTTGAGAACCGGAGTTTCCACTGGAATATGTTGAATAAACATATTTAAATCAATAATACGGTTTTGTAATTTCAATAAATATTGATTCAAAATATTATCGCCCTTAAATTTATCCAAATCAACTAAATACTCATTAATATGTCTATTTATATCACTTTCGTGATAGGATGATAATCCCCAATGGTTTCCCCATTTGGTTGCTATATTAATTGGATTGACACCATTTATAATGACGTTTGGATATACATTGGTCATTTGTTTCATTGAATTTTTAATGAAGTTTGTAATAGTGTACAATTGTTCATCATAATATAAACCCGTATCTTTCATTTTAGTATCCGATTGCCATTCATGTATATTCATTAAAAAGTCGCCTATTTTCGTTTTTTCATTGCTACTGATATTGGATGCATAATTGTTTAGAAACCGGTTGATTTCCACCAACAAATTATTATTGGTAGTGGTCAAATATTTACGTAATCTATATACTTCTTTGCTTTTTTCTCGCAAATCCTCCAAGTTCTCTTTCATCATTTTTCTGGGAACATACGATTCCAATACTTCAATTAATAATTTACGTAATGGATATTCAATTAATGTGGTGGATTCATTGTCCATATGCCCAAGTAAGTCTTTCAAAATATTAATTTCAGAAGTAACTGGGGTTTCATGAATAACAACTGTATTACGCTTTTCTACTACATTCATTAAATTGTATAAATCATCCAATGTATATCGTTTTCCGTGGCGTTTCAAATGGTCTATTTTTTCTTCCAATGACCAAAGTGCGTTGTATTCGGTAGGTTTTTCACCGCAAATGGCGCGTAAATCTTCTGGAACAGGGGCATTTCGGTCAAATTTGCAATAGTGAATAAATGCAGCGTATATATTGGATTCCAAATGTCCTTCTGGTACTGGTGGATATACAATACCAGTGAAATCAGTATGATATAGTATTGCTGCTTTGGATAATTCTTTCACGTCTTTCAATAATGCAATACATGATTTTGCGCTTTGTATATAGTTCAATATCAATGGTTCGTCTGCCGCAAAATAAGCAATTGGATTCGATGATTTACCAGCTTCATTACAACATGCATTTTGTAAGAATGGTACACGCGACGCTGTATGTAATAACAGATTTTTTTGATGAACTATTTTATTTATATTTTCAATGACACCAAAACTGAATGATATTACTTTGTTTTTGAGAACATGAATATAGTCATTTTGGTCTTTGTGGCCTTTTCTTAATGTTTCCAATAAATCATTTTTAAAATCATTCGTCACATTTGATAGACCTTTTGTTACAGAAAATTCGACGATTGGTGGTAAGAAATGTTTCCATTTTTGTATATTATGTTCTGCTGGTATTGGGTCACTGGGTTCCAATATCAAATATTCCTTTTTCTTGGTATATAATTCAACAATATCATTACGTTTATTAATATACTTATCAAGTACATCCATCATACGTTGCTCAATTGATTTAGGATTCAACTTTTGAATGGAATACCAAGGATTCGTTTGAATCGTGTTATCGTTTTGTTTTTGTTTGATTTTCATAGAATCCAATACACATGCAATATATTGAATACCAGATTTATCTTCTACACCACCACTTAATGGATAACCATCAAATGAACGAACACAACCCGGATATGTTTTGCGAACTCGGATGGATGGTATAGCACATTGTATTCCCACTAATATAACACAACCAACAATTGTAATAATAGATTGATTTTTGTAAATAGGAAAAGGAGGGCTTGTTTTCCCTTTGTCTTTTAATAGTTTTTCGGTTTTTTTAACATATGATTTTTCTTCTAAAACAATATCTTTGTTATGAATCATTTCCAACGAGGTTCTCAAAACGAACTCTTCAATTAATTCAGTATTAACAGAAAGATTCGAACATATTGCAACAAATACATTGTATACAGTTTGGTCTGTTTCATCATCAAAAATACGCTTCTTTTTACTCAAAACCTCACTAATAACACTTCCTAAATCTTTTTCTAAAATACTGTGTGTATTTATTTTGAAACCAGCTTCATCGTATCCTTCTTCACTACTAAAATCCAATTTACGTATTACATAACCACTCTCTTTATCTACAATAGAATCTCCTTCGTCGCGACCATATTCTCTACATAATTCGTCTTGTTTCTCTTGATAATTACCCATAATAAAAGCGATTGCTAAATCGTGAATAATCATAGGAACCAATTTAGTATTGGTTTCTTTGCAATATAACCAACGCGATTCTTCTTTCAATTCTGGCACCATCGGTTCTCTGCAATATTCTTGTACAAATCGAATTATATCATCTTGTTTCTTAATGAAATCGTCTTGGGATAAAATTAAATCAAATAGTTTTGCATGAGGAGATACGATAATATCTTCTCTTATATTTTGACGACCCAATTCGTATGCCAAATAATTGGCTTTGTATAGTTGTATTTCTTTTAATCGTAATGAACTTTTGATTTGTTTGATTGATTTTTCAATTGCTGCATTCAATTCTTTTTCCATTTCTTCAACGGTTATGCTAAAACGTTTATCCAATTCTTCTGCGAAAACACTATTTTGGCGGTTGAATTTGAACCGGGCTTCACTTTGTTCAGTAGATTCGCATTGTTGATTTTCGGTATTTTTTAAACAAGATTTTTGAACATTACAAAACAAGGTTTGTGTATCAATAAAAGTAGTTTCATCAATAGTATCATCCTTTACCCAATGATTTTTAATACGTTTGTAATATTGTACTTTCAATCTGGTATTTGCTTCTAATTCAATCTCCGCTTTTTCTTTATCAGTCAACTTCGATTCATCAATATTGCTGGGTAATTTAGGACGTAATTCCAATATAGCATATTCTCCTTCATTTACTTCTTTTTTACCAGAAATAAGAGTCGCTGCCATTTCTTTTGCCGAATTAGGTGGGCAATCGTGTTTTTGTATTAAATTTTCAGCTAAATAATCGACGAACATTTCAGATACCATGGATTTTTGTTTGTTTTCGTATTTTTTCAAAATATAATACGGTGTATCGTCCAATTCTTTATCATAATAAATTGCCCCTGAATTATTATCCTTCTGTAATTCGCTGATAGAATGATATTTCTTTGCTAAAAATCGGCGGGTGCAATCTTTGGGTTTGATTTTTTCATTGTCGCTCAAATCTTCCAAATTTGGTTTTTGCAATGCATCCAATAGTTTATTTGGCGTAATCAGTGTAAGTAAAACCCTGGACAGTAAATTCGAGAACAATATGCCATTATCAACTTGAATAATGTGTAATAATAATTCGGTAGTTGAATATTCTTTTAATTCTTCGGTTTTTATTTTGTAACCATCTGCAAATATTTCTAAATAATCTTTCTTTTCAGAGAACATGTTTTCTATTTTGTTGGTAGCAGGACGCGTATTATATCGTGTATTTTGTATTTTACTAAATTCTTGCGCTTTTTCATTGAAAGATGTTCTATGTTTTTTGATTCTATCCTTGATAAAATAACGAATTTCGTTGTATTGTTGATATGTAATATCATCGTTATAAATCATAAATGGTTCAAGTGCATTAACAACATCAACAAATGAAAGCTTATCATTAATATTTTTCTTGATTAAACGGAATAAGATTCGCGTTTTAGGAATAATGGAATTCAAAAACTTATTGAATTTATCATATTCATTGTCTAAATCGGCATCCAATGAGAACTCGGTGATTTTCTCCAAAAATTCAATATTTTCATCCAACGGATTCTTTTTACTATCATCATCGATATACTTTACTTCTTTATCTAAATCAGATACAACATGGGTATCAATAGGTGTTTTTTTATTCAATAAACGCGATAATTGTAAATAATGTTGACTTTTCTGTGATTTAGTAAGAATATTTGTTCCCGGTAAATCAATTTGCGAAAATTCCATAATAGGAACAGGTAATGTAATAACCGATTTAAGGGATAATTTATCACTTGGCATGAACGGCTTTCTGATATACACGGTTTTACCATGTTTTTTATCAACTGAATCTATTTTCGATAAACCTACATTGAATCGTTGAAATGGTGTTTGTTTTGAATTTTTCCTTCTAATATTATCAACAACTGCTTCTATTTCAGAATGAACTACTTGTTCTCGCGCAATTACAGATTCATTCTCAAATGGAGCTGAAAAAGGTTTTGTATATTCATTCAAGGTTGAGAACATATGTTCATATTTTGAAACATCTCCTTGCATTTCATTTTTATAATATTGTGAAATGACACCAGCTTCTTCGTGTAAATCGTCTCCTGTATTCAAAAACATATAGTAATTATTATTTGCATTGTTTTCTTCCATATCTATGTCTTTGGTATTCTCATAATATAATTTTTTGCGTAATTTCACTACCGGTAAAAACCATTGTAGTTTCTTATTGAATTTTGAAATTACGTCTAATAATGGTTTATGGTCCGATCCTTTGATTTTAATATCACTAACATTTCCATTTTCATCAAATTTGGAGAACCTTTCGCGCAATTCTTTGAATCTTCCAATAACAAAATGTACATTATCCATAACGTCTTTACTACGTTTATGGTTTGGAATTGTAGATAACAATTCGTCCATTAAATCATTCACTTGGGCATCAATTGTATAACGTTTTTTACTTTCGGAAACTTCAACTTCCAATGTAACTTCTTCCACTTCATCGTTTTCAAAAATATCATTGGCATCAATATACATATTATGCAAAACGTCGCGGATATTTTCGTCGGGGGATACGGATTCAGGAATAGAAATAATGGATTCACCGGTTTCAGTATATTCGATGGTTGCATCTTCCCGTTGAGGAAATTCACAAGATGTATCGCAAGATGGCTCTAAATTGGTAAATGAACCGACTTTTTCCATAACAGCCGGTTTAGGTCGTAAAACGATCTCTTCGATTGGTAATTCCTCGGGTAAACCTTGATATTTGAAATCAATATAAATGACTCTCATAACTGGAAATGTAGTAATTTCAATCATATCTTCTTCCAAATTCGTTATTTCACCGGTAATAATAGAAGGAATTTCGCCACCGAAATGAATATCTATCCATTTTTTTGGTACCAATTCATTTTGTCTTGCATAACCTTTTTCTTCACTACGATATAACAATATAATTTGTGAAATAGATTCGTCAGTAAATGCACCATCTGAATCAATATACAGAATATGTGTTAGATAGGTTGACACATTCACTAATCTTATTTTTTGCGAATCAATATACTTAATTATAAATGTTTGTTCATGAATATCACTATTGGTCGGTGCAACAATTTGTACAATGTCACGTAATTCTAATGAAATACTCGCATTTTGATTTGCATCGGATTCATTATCATTTTCCAAATCTATTTTTTCATATTCTTCCGACATTTACTATGATAATGTTATATATATAACGTCTAAATTATAATTCGCAAGAAATTCTTTTTGTATTTTTTGTATTTTTTTAAAAATAAAAATGTAAAACAATTAAAGATTGTTCATCTATATATAGAAAACATGAATGAAACTATTTGCAGAAATATTAATACAATTGAACCGAATAATGAATCGTTATTAATAAACAAAAAAATATATCAAAATGCAAATATAAAATATACCATAATGAATTATACAAAAGATTTCTTATGTTTTGATGATTACAAACATCAAAATATAGGTCTGTTATTTTTTCAAATCCTGAAAACAAATTATTGTGTTTTTCTCCACCTAAATCTATGAAATATGATATTTTCATTGAAAAATATCCCGATATTGATGAAAATATTTATGCAAATGAGATTATTGAAGGTGTCGCAATGAATTTATTTTATGATGAAAGAATACAATCTTGGGAAATTGCGACGAAAAGTGCAATCGGCGGAAATTATAAACACAAGAAATGTAATGAAATTGAAATATCGAAACAAAATACTTTCATAGAATTATTTTTAGATGCATTACAATGCATTTCGGATATTAAACCATTGAGTAAACGATTAAATGAGAATAAAGTCATTGAAATTTTTCCAAAAAAATATTGTTATAATTTTGTATTACAACATCCTAAAAATAAAATCATTTTGAATATAGTAAACCCTAAATTGTATTTAGTAGGGGTTTATGAAATACGAGGAAATACGGCATTAAAAATCCCCCCACATGTTTTTGAAAATTGGGATATTTTCCTAAATATTCATGGAATCATTCATTTTCCCAAAAAAATATGGGAAAATTCATATGATAAAATAATTGCTAAATATTGTTCCATTTATACAACAAATATTCATCCAGGAATAATGATTACAAATTTAGAAGATGGAGAACGAACCAAAATAATGAATCCGGTTTATATAAATCACCGAAAAAACAATAACAAAAACCCAAATATCCAATATCAATATTTATGTTTAAATCGAATTAATAAAACCGAAGATTTCCTAAAATATTTTCCTGTTTGTAAAAAAGAATTTAGAAAACTGAAAAGAGAATATTTGGATTTTATCTATAATATTCATAGTTCATATATGTCAAAATATATAGAATCTTCTGGAACTCATATATCTCCTAAATATTTGGTTCATATTGATAAATTGCATCATACTATTTATCTACCATCATTATCCAGCAAAAAACAACATATTACAAAAGATATCGTTAAAAAATATGTTGAAAATATGGAACCAAGTGAAATATTCTTTTATTTGAATTACGATAATAGACAATATATATATTAATTTTACACCCATGCGAAATGTGTAAAATTATCTACAATACCAATGTGATGTTATGTATTGGTTATTTCCTTTTTCATATTCTGGTAAATTTTCAATATTATCAATTGTATCCCATTTCAAAATCCGTATATCTATCTTATCACTATGATATTTTATCATATAATTAAAATAAATTTCATATTCAGATGAACCAGAGTGTTCATAATTACATGGTTGGATTAATTTTAAAAATATATTATAAAATTTATCATGATGTTCATTTTCAATAAGCTTGAATAATTGTCTAATGCAATCGGTTTGAAAAATCATATGATGACATATACCACTTGCATATGATATTTGTTTTAATAATGATTTATGTAACATATACATATGAACAAAGTAGGGTTCATGATATTCCGTGCTTATATTGAATAGCATTTTGTTATTTTCAATAAAAGTTGTTGGTTTTAAGAATAATGTATCTGAATCAATTACTAAATATTTATCAAGAATATCAGGAATAACAATACCCGAATATAATTTGAATAATTGTTGTAAATACCAGCCACATCGCATGGTAGGACCATGATATTTCTCTACATCTGTTTTTGAAAAAGGAAATATGCTTTCACTGATTGTTATACAACCATCAACTTTTATTCTTGCATCAAATATAATTAAATATATATTTCTATATCCAATTATATTTTTCTTTGTATATTCAATTTGTTTTTTATAAATATTTATATCATTTGGACCAATCGGTATAACTACATCAAATAATTTAGGGTTTATAGATTCCATATGATTATTAAACTAATAAATATTTATATTTATTTAGTAATAATATTGATTTTTTTATAACTTATGAAATTATAATTATTTTTAAAAATGTCAATGGATATTTTGTATTATAGTAACTATTGTGTTCACTCAAAAAAAATATTACAATATTTAGCAAAAGAAGCATTAACCAATCAATTAAATTGTATTTGTATAGACAAACGAACACGTGACCCTAAAACGGGTCAAATTTACATTATATTAGAAAATGGAAAGCAATTAATGATGCCACCAAATGTTCACAGTGTTCCTTCCATGTTATTAGTAAAAGAGAATTTCAGAGTTATTTTAGGCGAAGAAATTATTCAATATTTGCAACCAAAAGTGAAAAAACAAAATACCATTGCTACACAAAATCAGGGAGAACCGATGGGATATATGTTAAATCAATCGAATAATGGTATGTCAATTGTATCTGAACAATTTACCTATTATAATATGTCACCAGAAGAACTCAGCGCAAAAGGTAAGGGTGCCGGACGTCAAATGTACAATTATGTTTCTGCAAACGATGAAACGTATACCATACCTACTCCCCCAGATAATTATCGTCCTGACAAATTATCTGGCGATGTCACATTGGACAGTTTACAAAATCAACGAAATGAAGAAATCAATAAATTTTTCCCAAACAACTCACCAATTATTCCTAATATGTAAAAATAAATAAAAAAATATATATAAAAATAATATTATCTATATTTTAGATATGTCGAATAAAAGTGCTATTTTAAAAACATTCAATACACATTTTTTTGAATTTATTGATGATGTTATACGTATTTTTCCTGATAATAAAGATATTAAACATGCAAGAACTTCATTTGAAATGATAAAAACTGCAAATCCGACTGCTATTGCAAAGGCATGGTACAAATTTGTATATAGTCCATATATAAGTGTAATTGAAGCAGGTGATATCACTTTTTTTTTCGATAAAGATTATTCCAGTGATATAAATCATTTAGCAAATTCAAATGAAATTATGAGAGTCATTGATACTATTCGCGAACCAGTACGAAGTATGACAGAGGTAGAACAAGGATATAGTATGAAATATATTCAAAATTTAAGTAAATTATCAAGTATTTATATTGGTTTGTAATTTTTCAGATTTTTTATATTTTCTTTCCAATCATGGTTTCTTTCGCAACTTTTTGATATCCTTCTCCACCAACATTTACACTATCATCTGAATAACAAAGTCCCATAAATGAACTGATATCATTTTTAGGGGGTGCATAATATTCTTCTAAACAATTTTGGTAATAAACTTCCAATATTTTTTCCAAATTTTTCAATTCTTTTGCGCTTCTATTTTTAGAAGCAATTTCCATCATATGATATGCTTCGGATTCATTATTCATCTTTGTTGCTTCTTTAACGGATTTTGCAAGAATAGGTTCATGTGGGTATGTTTTGATATGTCCTCCAATATAATAATAACCATAATAGTCTTTTGCAAATTGTAGATAGTTGTGAATAACCGAATAATCAATTTGGTCGTTTTTGTTATTTTCTTTGATGCATTCTTCATTGAATTCATCAAATAATTTTTTGTTTGTTTTGATGAATTTTTCCAATTCATTCAAAGATGGTTCTTTTCCAATAAATTCTTCGTAAATCATTTTGATAGTTTATTTTACAATATTTCTTGTAAATGTATTTCAATTTTTTACACAAATTCCATGACGAATAAATGATGCATATACATTATATATGTAGACTGATAATGCAATATATAATATAGTAAATATAGTTATACCGTCCATTTCTTAGTTTCTTTTACAATATTTCTTGTAAATATTTTTCAATTTTTTATGAAAATATAATATATATAATGGATAGTATATTTACTCTTTTTAGTCAATTAGCGGTTGATATAGGATTTTCAAATTTTACCGAGAAAATTGTTGGTTCACATTTGTTCAAAACCGGATTTTTGAAATTATTACCAGAAAAATTTGATGCCAGTACAAAAGAAGATATTTATCAAGAATTGATAAAAAAAGAATATATTATTAGTGAAAAAAATATTACAGTAATTAAATACAGTGGTGATATTTTTGATTATAAAAAGGAAAAAGAATTTTTTCATTATTTAAATACAAAATTCGAAGAAGATAAAGTTACTATTGAAAAAATTAAAAATTATTATTATTATAATAATAATAAATATATATTAACCAGTGGTGGTAAAAAAAATACAAAACGTAACAAGAATAAAACAAAAAAAAGAAAAACAATAAATCGAAAACTCACGAAAATATAAAATATATAAAAAATGTGTAATATATGGCTATAAAAAATATATTACATATTATAAACTTCCATGGAAGAATCTCACATTATAGAGTTAACCAATAATGAAATAGAAGTTATGAAGGAGCTGGCAATGAATATTTCCGAAAATCCATCAATTTCACCCGACTTGTATTGTTTGCAAGTGAAAAATTCGTCTCAACGTGTTCCGGAAAGAATACGCACATTATTGCAAAATTTCGCACACAAAGGTAGTAATACCGGATTTTTATTGATTCGACGAATTCCAGTTGGCGAAATACCAACTACACCAGAAAATAATAATTGCAAAATAGGAGAACAAACTATATTAGCTAAAATTCAAAGTATTTTTGTCAGCGTAATTAGTAATATGATAGCATATGAAGCCGAAGGATATGGACGTTTATTCCAAGACGTTATACCAGTGAAATCAATGGAGAAAAATCAAACCAGTATTAGTAGCAGCGTGGAATTGGAAATCCATACCGAACAAGCTTTTTCAAAATTGCGCCCCGACATATTATCATTAGCTTGTTTGCGTGGAAATGAAAATGCATATACATATATATTACCAGTGAAATCCATCATAAACAATGTCACTGATGCAGAATTGAAAATGTTGAAAATGCCATTATGGAATACGGGTGTAGATTTGTCATTCAAATTGAATGGTCATGAGTTTATTGAAGGGGATATTCGTGGACCTATGTCTATAATACGTGGGTACAAAGACAAACGATTGGAGAATGAAGACCCACGTATTGTATTCGAAGACCCATTGTTAGTTTTTGATCAAGATTTGATGACTGGTGTAACAGATGAATCCAATGAAATGATTAAGAAGATTGTAGATATCTATTATAAACATCGATTGTCGCATAATTTAACTCATGGTGAAATCGTATTTATTGATAACAATCGAGCGGTTCATGGACGGTCGCCTTTTGTACCCAATTACGATGGGTTAGACCGATTTTTGGTTCGTTGTTTTGGCGTATATAATTATCAACATAGTGCATATGCTCGCGAAAATGGCGGCCGTGTAGTATCCGCAATATATAGTTGAGAACATTACAAAATTTCTCAAATTATACAAAAATATTTATATATATATATATTATATAATGGCTGAATCAGATTTAGCAGAAATTACAGAAATTATAAAAAAAATTGAAGAAAGAACAATATATAAAGATACAGAAGAAGAAGAAAAATATAAAACCGAATATAAAAAATGTCTGAGCATAGATAATGACAAATTCCAAGGACAGTCTAATACCATACATCGTAACGACCCTAGTTTAGCAGATGAATATCAATATGATAAATTTAAAAAAATAAAAGGTGAATACTCCGATCCAGAAAACAACGAATTTTTAAAATTCTTGAAAGAAAAAGCGGAACCAACAATTCAAAATATTATAGATAAAAATAATGGTGAGATAATAAAATTAGAGCCAATAAAGAATGAAGATACTTCAACACGTATACAAAGGTTATATACATTTGCCACTGGAAACCCGAATAATTCAGACATAGCACGTAATGAAAGTTTAAACGAAATAAATAGGCTTAAAAACGTAAATTATGAATTAAATAAACAATTTGCACAGATTACAACATTAAAAAAAGTTTATGAAGTTCAAAATGGAGGGAAATATAAAACTCGACGAAATATAAATAAAAAATATAAGAAATCAGTAAAAAAATATAAGAAATATTATCGTCGTAGATAATATATTTTTCCAAAGAATTTGAGAACATTATAAAAGTTCTCAAATTCTAATGTTTTTACATGTCTCTATACAACCAGAGTAAAACAGTCTAAATCTTTTTAATCAATAACCCTTTTGTAAAATCAATTGGATTATTATCAGATTGTTGATTTTTTTCAACGTTTTCTACATTATGGCTTTCATTATGTTGTACAGGTTTACCGCCATCCATAGAAACAATTGGATATGATTCGACAAAATTATTTGTTGGTTCAGTAGTCGCCGTCGGAATTCCATCTATTTTATTATCATTACCAGTTACTATATTAATAACCGGAGTGAAATTCATTTTGGATGGCTCTGATGTCGGTTGTGGTTGATATTCAAATGGATTTACATGGTTGAATTGTGCTGGTAATTGATTACCGTGAATAACTTCATTGGGTCGGTATATTTCATTTGGAGTAACTACTTGTATACTATCATCCAAATTATCTATACCATCCATATCATCTGTGCCAATGGTAATAAATTTACTTCCAATGTTTCTCACATTCCATAGACGATTTGCTTTTTTACCACCACGTAAATATACCTGTTCTCCTACATAATATTCGTCACCTCCGCCACTTGCTGGTGGTGGTTCATCCGGAGTTGTTGGATTGAATTCAGGAGTTAAATCAGGTGCAAAAGGAGGTGAATCTGGGTCGAAAACCGGATTATATGGCGGTGATTCTGGATTATAAGCAGGGGATGTTTGTGGATATTGTGGTGAGTCTGGATTGTATGCAGGGGATGTTTGTGGATATTGTGGTGAGTCTGGATTGTATGCAGGTGATGTAGGTGGATAATCTGGCGAAACAGGAGCAAATGGCGGAGATTCTGGCGAAATTGGGTTGAATGCGGGTGATTCGGGAGTTCTTCCAGGTAATTCTGTTGCTCGAAGTTTCATTTTAATATCTGTAATAACTGTTTCAGGTGTAGCGGCATCATCGTGTAATAATTTCTTTATATTTTTGGAGAACGACATGTTCTCTAATTGCTGAATATTATCTTCGGTTATAATACGCATTTGAACATTAGCGGTTTGTAATTCTTGCAACAATAACTTTAATGAATATGGTACTGAAACTACACTAAAATCACGTCCAAATTTAGTAACGTTCTCAATACGCATATCTTTTCCATCCAATGAACCAGTGAATTGAATAGGACCATCCGCCATTGGACTCATAAAAAGATTTTTCGATGGATTGTAAATAGCCAACATACCTGTTTTATTACAAACTGCAATATGATATTTATCACCACGTTCCATCATAGATTCGCGTAAGAAACTTGAAATACCATGGGAAATCAACACATCACGTTCCATTTCACCAATACGTAATCCACCATCATTTGCTCTTCCACTAACCGGTTGTTTTGTCAAAGCCGTTCTTGGACCAGTTGCACGATAATTGATTTTATCCTTTACCATGTGTTTCAAACGCATATAATAAGTTGGGCCTATGAAAATTTCGGTTTCTAATTGTTCGCCTGTCATACCATTGTATAAAAGTTCATTTCCACTTGAATGGTATCCCACTTTGGATAATTGTTCTCCAAAAATACCGATTTTGGAACCTTTGTTATTAAAAGCAGTACAATCACTAAATCCACCATACATTACAGCGGCTTTTCCAATAATACATTCAACTAATTGACCAATAGTCATACGAGTAGGGATGGCATGAGGATTAATAATTAAATCCGGACGGATACCATCTTTTGTGAATGGCATATCACACTCTGGTATAACCATTCCAATAGTTCCTTTTTGACCAGAACGCGATGCCATTTTGTCACCTAAATTTGGAATACGTTCTTCTCGAATACGGACTTTTGCAATACGTTCTCCTTCTTCACCTTCGGTAATATAGGTTTTATCAACAATACCCAACTGTCCCTTTTTAGGCATTTTAGAAGAATCAACTCTTACTTCATTTTTCACAATACTATTTGTTGTTAAACCGATGATAACCGTCTTATCATTTACTTCGGTTCCTTCTAATATAATACCATTCTTGTCCAATTTGCTGTAATCGCATCCTGGTTTTGTTCCTACAACAAATGGTTCATTTTCAATATTGGTAAACCGTTTATCAACAACAGTGTTTGCATTTTTCGAACTTTCTTCATGAGCTTCATATGTACTATAATAAGTTGTTCTAAATAACCCACGTTTTAGAGAACCTTCGTTGATTAAAATGGCATCTTCTACATTGTATCCAGTATAACACATAATAGCAACAATTGCGTTTTCACCATAAGGGTTCTCTTCATGATTAATATGTTCCATATATCGTGATTTCACAATAGGAATTTGACCAGAGTTGAGAACAACAGCACTTTTATCCATACGATTTTGGAAATTTGTATGATATAGTGAAACTGCTTGTTTACTTTGACCACATGAAAATGAATTACGGGTTGGAGGGTTGTTCTCCGGGAATATGATTTGGTTACCCATCATACCGTAACACAAAGAATCGTGGATTTCCATATGAGTATTTTTATTTTTATTGATGTTCTCCATTGATTCATTTGTAAATGCAATAAATGCATCTTCACTTTCACTTGGATCAATATAATCAATAATCGCCTTTTCTTTTAGGAAACGTTCTAATTTAGCAGGATTGGTTTCAGTTTCAACGCCCTTATATAATTGAAATAATTCATATATTTTAGGAACATTTGGGTTAAAATCGGCGGTACGTTTTTCATTGAATCCAGCAATCAATTCTTTCCATGTAAATTCACCGCTCTTTATTTTTCCCATTATTTCTTTGGAATCAAATGATAATTTTCCACTTTCATCATCTACATAGAAAATTGGTCTGCATATACGTCCTGCATCTGTATAAATATATACTGTATTATGTTTGATATTGAATGTAGCACTTAAATGAATTGGTAACAATGCATTTCTTCTAAATAACTTAATCATTTTGATAGCGGCCAATGGTTCATTGATAGAACCCGCCCATAAACCATTTACCATGACCCTTGTCATATTGGATAAGATTTGTGGAGAACATTCTTCTACTAATTTCATGCCCGTTTTTTCACGTAACCATTGTATCATAGGCTCTCGTGACATACCTCGTGAAATGTATGTGGAAATTGCCAAATGTTTATGTAACCCAATGTTTCCACCATCCGGGGTATCAATTGGGTCAAAATATCCCCATTGGGATGTATGCAAAACTCTGGGACCGATTAGTTTCACCCCAGAATCCAATGGTAAATTGGTTTTACGTAAATGACTCAACATAGTATTGAATGAAAGACGATTCAAATCTTGTACAATACCAATACGTTTTGTATGAGTTTGTGCGCCCCAATTTCCTTTGAATGCTTTATTGAACCCGGATTCTACAATACGGTCTTTAAAGACTTCACGATAACTATCTTGAATAAGCCCTTCCAAATTTTCTTCATATTGTTTTTTGTTATAATAGAGCTTCTTTTCAAATTCTAAATGAATTTGTTTTTGTTGCAAGTTATAATATTCACGAAATAAATCGTATATTAGAGAACCTACCAATTCCACGCGTTTGTATTTGAAATTATCACGGTCAGTCGGTTGTTCTAATCCAGTATACACTGACAATAATCGAAATACAATATATCCAAGGTAATAGGCCTTTTGTATATAATTCAGTTCTCCAATGTGTGGTAAAAAATAATCCGATAATATTTCAAGAACATAAGTAACTGTGTTTATTTTAGTAAATGATGCAATATATTTAAGAGCGGTTTGTTGATTATTAATTCCAGCTGAATCGTGAACCGATGGTATAAACAAATCAACCATAGGTTCATATTTGTCTAAATCAAGTAAACACGTTGTAATAATATCTTTATCACTAATGATACCAAGAGCCCGGAATACAATAAATAATGGTATTGGTTTACGCACATTCGGAATATTGACAACAATGTTCTTGTTAGAATAACGTGCGGATGGAGTTTCCATTTTAACAGATAAAGTTCGAATTGGTTTAGACACATTTTCAGATACAGAACGTATTTCGGCTGAATATAAATATTTTTCATCATTTACATCGCGAATATACAACATATTGTCTGCAAACTTTTCTTGTGGTATAACGGTTTTTTCTTTTCCATCGATGATAAAATAACCACCAATATCATTTTTACATTCGCCCATAGAATATCGTATTTCACGGTCCAACCCATTCAATACACAAAATTGAGACTGTAACATGATGGGAAATTTACCTAAATAAATTTTCTCCAATGTGATGGTATGTCTTTGAACATTTTGCGCAACAACCGATTCTTCGGTCATTTCGCGAACCATGGCGGCAAGATTGGGCGTCATTTTAACTCTATCCGCATTTTGTTTTTTAGCAGCATCTGTTTTTTTTGCACCGCCTAATTGTAAATCATTTTCAAAGTTATCTAAATGTTTTTTAATTTCCTCCATATTTTTAGAAATAGTGTCTTTGAAATTACCGGCATTTTGTTGTTTATATTCATTGTTCTCTGCAATATATTCATAATCGTCTAATTGAACTTCTCCACCTTTTGAATTCTTAGTGATTTCGTTTATACCTACCATTGTAGGTTCTTCACCCGGCTTCAAAATGCGCACAAACTCAATTTCAACATCGTAGTGAATAGTCATCCCATAATTCATATTTCGAATACGAGCTTCATTTGGAAACATATAATGTGAATTATGGTCGTCATATATAACTGGTTTTCCAAAATAGATTTTAGACCCATCTTTTCCACCAAAATACATGATACACTGGTGGTAGTAATCGTCAATTGTTTTATCATATTTAGAAGAAATTACCACAGGATTCTTCTCTTTAAAAATTTGATATATTCCATTCTGGAAAAAATCATTGTAAGATTCTATGTGATGTGTTACTAAAGATTGTGGATTGTCTTCAAATTGACGATTTATTATTTTCCATAATGTAGAATTTTCCATGAAACTATAATATAAATTACTATTATATTTTGTTTATTAGTTTTTAATAATAGTTTATTTAAGAAATTTAGGAATCTTCGGTCTAGGAAAAAATTTCTTATATTACTTTATAATCAATGGAAAACAAAACATTAGATGCTCTTTTCGGACCTTTAAACAAAAAATACTGTTTATGGTTTTACATTTTATCCGTTTTAGGATTCGTATTTTTAGTTATTGCCCTTGCATTGACTTTATTTATCGGTATCTCTAAACGTAAGGGAATTGATTTCTACGTTCAAATGTTAATTGGTTCATTAGCATACGTAATTTTCTATTTCCAAAATCGTTTACTATACTCAATGTGCGTTAGTGCTATTTAAATAGACGTCTATTGTAATTGTGTAAAGATGGAAAAAATAATTATTATCAAAATGATAGTAACTATTTACATAGTTTAGCTATAATATGTAAAAAATTGATTATCAAAAATAAATTAAAAAACAAATTACTAATATATATAATGTCATCTACATAAAGTAATCGTATTTTAAGTATTTATAAATCTCGTAAAACAATATTGGATTTGCTTGATTATCAAGATTATTTAGTCGAAGATTATACGGGATTTAGTATCAATGAAACAGATGCTATGTTTGTGAATTCTCAATTGGATTTGTTAGTAACCCATAAAAATAATCAAAAAAAAGTGTATGTTAAATATTTAATTTCATCAAAAGTCCGGGCAAAAGATTTAGACGATATTATCGAAGATTTAATGTACATAGAAAATGTTTTGCAAAAATCAGATACCATTATCATTATTATTGATGACGAACCGAATGATTCAATTACTACAAAACTAAAATATTTATATGACCATGATGGTATTTTCGTAGTAATACATAATATTGCACGATTACAATTCAATATTTTAGAACATGTATTAAATCCCCAAGTAGTTGTTTTAGAAGAAAATCAAACTGATGGATTGATGAAAAAATACAATTTGAAATCATTAACACAATTGCCAGAAATTGACAGGTTTGACCCATTGGCATTAGCATTATGTTTAAGACCAGGTCAAGTATGTGAAATGCAACGAGGAAGTGCTACTGCCCTTTCATATAAATATTATCGTATATGTGTTTAAAGATTTATGTAATGAATGATTTATCTAATGAATGATTTATCTAATGAATATAATATAGTTATGTCAGAAATAAAAAATTTAACAGTTGCATATAACCCAAATGATTTTTATTATTATAATGCGACATTTAGTGATGGTACTAAAATAAACACTAATAATTATTTGGATAATAATACATGTTCTTCATATATAAATCCTAATATTGATTGTAGAAATGGTGGTAATATTGATTTAGAAAAATGTTATCACAAGGAACTTTGTATAAACCGAAAAAATGCTATGAAAATTAACGAATTACAAACAAATCATGACGGAGCTGATACACGTAATATTGATATAAATGTTGATTATAATCGCGAATTATTGAAATCATACAATTTAGCAATCGGTTCTTTAGGAATATTAGCAATTTTTTATTTTTTATATAAATAAATTATATACTTTACATAAATGCCAGTGTTTTTTAGTGATACTAATTTCAATGAAAAATTATACGATGATGAAATTAACAAAAGAAGAGTTGAATTAGATAAAAGATTAAATAATTTATACAAAAATAAAAATATTATTAAAGAAACGCAGCAAAAAGATATTAATGCTAATGTATATGCAAATATTATGTTAACTATATTAGCAACTTCTTTATTGTATTTTTCATTTGTAAAAATTACTAAATAAAATATAAAATATTTATATAAATGAATAGTCAATTATTTGAACAAATATCATCATTGAGTCATTCTGAATTTTCAAAAGATACTATCAAAGAAGGTTTTAGTTTAGTAGAGGGATATACATACATTAATAAAAAATCCGATGGCACAGCATCATTAAATGGTAATATTAATTTATATACTGAGTTACAAACCACCTTATCAAAAGACCCCAAATATGATTTTAATGGCAATACATTACTTTTTTCCGATGAAAACCTTTTTATTTCAGAACAAATCAAGAAAGATAATGAAATGTTAATAACAAGTGAAGATAATTTATTAATAGCATCATCAATAGCCGCTGCAACTATGTTTATAGTTGCTTTTTTTCTAATAGGAAGTAAAAAATAAATATAATATATATATAAATATATATTATAATGCCAAATATTGATGACACTGATGTACAAAATATAGATGATGCACTTATTGCTGAAAAAGATAGATTAGACAAAAAGAAAGAATTAATTGATAAAGCTGAATTTAGTCAAAATAGACAGCAAGAATTAAATGAGAGTTATCGTAAAAGATATGTATATTACAACTATATTGGAGTGGTTGTGGTAATAACTTTGTTAGTATATCTAGCATTAGTTATGATTCAATATTTTATACCAATTATTCCTAGTGCAATTATTGATGTTGCAACTATGTTCATATTTGCATTTATTATTATTTTTGTTATTTATAATTTAATTATAATATACAGTAGAGATAAATTGAATTTTGATAAAATTAATAATGATAATGCTAATATAATTAGTGCATCCGAATTAGAAAAACAACGACAAAAAGATATTTCGTCAGGTAATTTAATTGGTGTTGCTCTACCAACATGTAGTGGTTCTGCATGTTGTTCAACTGGTACTCGTTGGGATCCTGGAAATTTAGTTTGTATGCCGGGAAATGTAATTTCAGCATTTACAAGTATATCTGAATCATTTAATATGATTCAAGACAATGATATAGTTATAAATGGAAGAGTAAAACCATTTGAACCATCCGAATTTGATAATTATTCAAAAATATAATATAACGATATTTTAGATAATTTATATGGGAAGAAGATTTAGATTTCCTTCGTTTAGACTTCCAAGATATAATCCACCACCTCGTCGTTATAATCCACCACCCAGACCACCTCCACCGCCACCAAAACCTCCTGTGCCTAATTGTAATAATTTAATTATACCATTAAAAACAGAAATATCAAAATTAAATACTGACTTGAATAGTAAAAAAGCAGAGATTACTCGTTTGAATTATAAAATCAATGATATTTCGAATACAAACCAATTTTTGAAAGATAAAATGTATGGTTCAAAAAAACAACCAGGATTTTTGAATATTTTAACAAAAAAATCCCAATCTGAACATTTTAGCAACATAAATAATAGAGAAGGAATGAATTTAATTGAAGGAATCGATGCTACACAAACAGATTCAAACAATGTAATTAATGAAAATAAATTACTTAATGTAATTAATGAAAATAAATTACTTGAAAGCCAAATACAACAAAATCAAAATAATTATACAACAGACGATACACAAGTATTTTATAAAACACAGCAATATTATAGACAACAAAATTTGAATTTTATTTTATTTATTATTTTTTATAGTTTGATATTAGGTTTAGCGGTATATTTATTTATTTTTAACAATACAATCAATGTTTATTTAAAAATATTCATCACAATTTTATTGGCAATTTATCCTTTTATCATCGAAAGTATAGAATTTTTTGTGTATTTTATTTTTTATTATGTATATGCTCTAATAAATGGAGTACCATTTGATTTAGGAAACTATTATGGATTCACATTCAAATAATATTCACGAAAAATATATAATATATTGAAAATATTATATATTACATTTTTACATAGTAGTTAATAAATCAGATATTTCTGTAATACTTTTTATTAAATAATCAATGTCACTATCATTTATATCTTTATGTATTACTAAACGTATTACTTCCGGTGACCAAGCACTAACTCGTATACCTTTATCTCTAAAAAGTAAGGCGACGTTACTTGATATTTCTTCTTTTTTCCACGATTTATCATAGGATAGAATATCAATAAAAATAATATTAGTTACTACTGGATATTTTACTTGAAAAGAATGTAATAACCCAATATTATCTGCTATTTTTTTACTTCGAATATGGTCATTTAAAATAATTCCATCGTCAAAATTATCTAATGCGACTATTCCCATTGCACCTAATATACCAACTTGTCGCATACCTCCACCAAGAGCTTTTCTGATACGTTTTGCTTTTTCAATAAATTCTTTTGTTCCAATCAATAGAGAACCAATGGGTGCACCAAGTCCTTTGGATAAACAAACCGTCAAAGAATCGACCAATTCACCAATTTTATAGGGTGACTCATTCATATAGGTTAATGCATTCCATATTCTCGCACCATCTAAATGAATTGGAATATTTTTATCCAAAGATAATGTTTTCAAATCTTGTAAAAATTTTATTGGCAATACTTGTCCACCGCATGCATTATGCGTATTTTCAATGCATATAAGTGATGTAGTGGGTTCGTGAATATCGTTATCTCGAATACTGATGTTGATATTTTCTATATCCATTGTACCATCAGGTAAGTTTGGAAGAGTTCGTAATGAAACACCGCCAAATTGTGATGCACCACATTGTTCATATAAAAAAATATGACTTTTATCTCCAACTATTATTTCAGAACCGCGTTTTGATGACCAACTTAATATTGCAGTCAAATTACTCATAGTTCCAGAAGGAAAAAATAAAGCACTCTCCTTATTGAACATTTTGGCAGCTCTTTTTTGCAATAAATGAATAGTTTGGTCTTCTCCATAAACATCGTCCCCCACTAAACAATCTAATGTAGATTTTCTCATCTCATAACTTGGTTGTGTTACTGTATCACTACGTAAATCAATCATATTATAACTATTATTATAATATGATAATAAAATAATCTTTATATAAATTTTATTTGTATATTACGAAGTTTTTATTTTTTTCATGAATGAATTATATGCACTTATCAGAGTAGGATGGTGCACATAGGGTAAATTATTTTCCTTACAAAATTCTTCAACAATCGGCGCTATGTACGTGTAATGATGCCCGCAAATATTGGGAAATAAATGATGTTCGATTTGATGATTTATTCCAGAAAATGCCATTGTCCATTCTCGATTTCCGTTCATAAAATTTCCGGAATTACATATTTGCCGTTTTGCCCAATCGGGGCCATCATAATAATTCTCATGCGTTTCATACAAATCATGGTCAGCCATTACATTCAAATAATATAATGTATTTTCAGTTGTTATATAGAACAATGTAGGAATGATTCCAATGTTATACAACATGTATATTTTACAAAACATGATAAACAATGAATCTATATCATAATGATTGGAATTGTGTATTTTCAGATGGTCTTTCTCAACAAATGATAATTGGTTTACGAATGAACTATATATATACCATATAAATTGAGCAAATGATTGGCCTGGCATCAATGTGTAAATTACATTCACTAATGTTTCAAAAGAATAATTTTTATTGACATCAAAAACTAAATTTATAGAATACAAATCTTTATCTGGGTCGTTTTTACCACCCGTAAATGAATGATGATAATATACATGATGATAAAACCATAATGAATGATTCCATAAAAACCAACTATTTGCTATTTTGGAAATAAAATTATTTACTTTTGGATTTGTCGAAATAGCATAATGTGAACCATCATGTAATAAATTAAATAAAATAGATACTTCAATCGACGATGCTATTACAGAAAAAAAACATCTCAAAAAGGTATAATCAATAAAATTGATAAGACTTATTACATAGATATATAATAAAATAGATGATATATTCCACGCATACCAAGAAGTAGATGCTTTAATAGATTCTCTATCTGGATATACAGTTTTTACTTTTTCAATTAATTTGTGATAGGTTGTAAAATCGGTATTGTATTCATTTTTTATATCGCTATCTTTTTCAAGTATTTCATATTTATCTAACGATTTTCTTATTGATTCAATGTTTGAAAAAGCATGATAAGATTCAAATAATGCAGTACAGTCATCTAAACCTTTTGTTTTTACTAAAATTTCACTTCCACCTGGATGATATTTTGTAAATGTTGTTAAATCGTATTTTTTTCCATAGATATTCCACATTATATAATAAAAATATAATATATTTTTATGTTGTTATTGTAAATTATTTTTACTATAAAATACTTACACAAACAAAATTACAAATCACTTTCATTTATATTATCAACATCGTTATCTTCATCAGATGATGCTCCACCAATCGCTTCGTTATCATAATTTATACGAATTCCTGCCCATGCTCGTTTTTTCTCATAACTACCATATTTTTTATCCATATATGTATGTACCTTTTTAGAACTTGGAGCCCCATTATTTCCATGAATTGATTTATACCATATCGAAAATTCGTTGGTAATTTCGGATTTTGAAACTTTTCCATTTGGGTCTGGTATGATTCTATCGCGAATAAATTCTGCAATATAGTCATTCTTTTCCTTATACGAATTACTTGCGGATAACACTCTGGGGCAATCGTGAACCAAACCTTCTGTTTTAAATGCAATATCTACTAACATTGCCATGAATACTTCGCGCCATACTGGAAATTTTTCATTAATTTTGACATCCTTCAAGAATTGATATGGTTTTTCTGGGTCGCCTTGGACAGGAGTATTTGTAAATAATGATTCAAAATCTACCACGCGAATTCTTCTCCATGTTCCATGGTCTTGACTTTTGATTTCCATCAATACGTTTGTACAAACGCATAATTTGAATTGCGGAATGAATGTTACCATTTCGGTCATATATGGTGCACGTGCCGTAATTGGGTCAAACCCACTTGTCAATTGTTTTAACACGCCTTCATTTATCTGGTCTCCTTCTTGCGGTTCTTGCATAAGAGCATATCTGACTCCTTTCAACGCTACGATTTCTGGTGCTAAACCACCAATCTTACCTCGTCTATCTGTAATCAATGATAGTGGTACATCGCCTTTGTAATCACCTAAACATTCTTTCATTAAATCGGTCAATACTGATTTTCCATTTGCACCAATACCGACATACATATTGAATGTTTGATTGGATGAAGTACCAATCAATGTAGATGCTAAATGTTCCCACATATATTTGTATAATTGCGGGTCGGGAAATAGTTTGTGCATAAAATCATTGATTTCATCGATGGTTTGTTTATGTTTTTCTTTGTCCAATGGAACATAGTCTATTTTTGTGCATTTTGATAAATGGTCTTCTGGATATCCTTTTCTGAAAACTTTGCTTTCAAAATCAATGACACCATTATTGAATGATAGTAAATATGGGTTACTATCCAATTGTTGTAGAAAATCGGGGTCATAGAACCATTCTCGTGATTCTCTCATAATATTGTTCTTATCATTGGTATTACCCAATCTGGTACAAATATTCAATATTTTATTGGCATTTTCTTGCATACGTTTGGATTTTGCTTCATCTGGCGGGTTCAATGAACTTGCTTGATTCATCAAACTCTGAGCTCTTTTCCAATACAAATTGCGCAATGTTGTTGAAATTGAATGACGTAATGTAGTACCAGAATCGTTTTGAATCCAGCAATGTTTCTTCAACTGATACCAAACTCCTTTGGATACACTTACACAAACATAATCATGTTTATGCAATTGATACAATACACCTGCAATATCGAAATCACCACATCCGCGAGAGTTCTTGTCACTGCCAATCTTGTCCAAAGTGATTGTTTTGATTGTTTGGTCAATATAGAAATCAATACTTGTTTCTCTTACTTTTTTGAATTTTTCCAAAGCATCTTCCCGAGACCAATGCATAATTGAACGTTTTGTCAATCCATATGGATTTTTTAAATCCATATTTTGCCATCTATCATATAAATCGGATATATTATTGAAATCAAAATTTTCAGCCAATGCGCTGAATGTGACCCAAACTATCAATAAACTATCATGAATATTACGTAATGCCCAACCAACGCGTATCCATTTTAGAAATGAACCATTACCATAATAAGATTCTGGTAGTGTCATTGTATAATCATGTGCTTCCCTTAATTCATAATCAAATGATTGTATTGAATCCAAAAATTCGTCAACAGCATCTTTCAACTCATCGCGATTTTTTATTTTCAAAATATATGCATTTACATCCGAATAATTATTCATTGCACTACGTTTTTGTCTTGTTTGTCTTGCATTGGTTTGTAGAGTTCCATTCGATTCCTTTATTTTTATAAATTCGCTTGTATAAAATAAACTAGGATGACCAGTATATCTGGCTGATAATTTTTCAATATTTTCAATAACATTAAAGTTATCTAAATGAATATTGTTTCGAATAAATTCACCATCATCAGTATCATATGTAATTTCATAAATATATGTTAATTTGTAAACATCGTGATGTGGCTTACGTGAACCATATAATTGCCAAGGTGAATCTGCCTTACTAACACCCTCATCTAATACACCATCCCAAGTATTTACAATCGGAAAATCTGACCATGCTTCTGCAATTTTTGGAAGCACTTTTTTTCTTAATAATATTTGAGTAATTCGGTCAGCTTGCAAACCAATAATGATGTGAATACCATCTTTTGTAATATTTTTGTCAACCACACGATTTACATCATTCTTTTGCATCACATATACATTGAACTTCGTGTTTTCATCAAATTGATATATAGTTTTTAATTCGGCTAAATATATGTCAATTCCATCTTCTATGTGTGATATATCATATAATCGTTTATCCACAGCATAATCAAAGTGTAAATCAATATCTATCAAAATTGGACCATTTGAATCCAATTGTTTTTCGGTCAAATATTCTTCATTGTTTTTTGTCAATATTTCATTTGCATATAAACGTAAGAAGTCGGGATATTCTTCATCACTTATATGATACGAACCGCCATAAATTCCACAATCATTATCCGGCATTCGCGTATTTGTATAAGGCAAACCGCTGTTCTTTGCAATGTGTTTTATCAAATAATCATTGAATTTTTTTGAAGTTTTAGATTGCATCTTAGGTGATATTTGCACATGATTACCAGTATTTGATTCTGTATTTATTAGACGATTTGTACTCGTCATTGTTATAATGATTATATAGATATTTTTATATAATTTTTTGAATTCAATTTTTTGTATTTTATATTCAAATATCATGTATTCAACATAGCCCATTGTATTCATAAAATGGTTTGATTATCAATATATCTATTACAAAATATAACAAAAATAAATTGAAAGACCAACACCACATAGTACCAAAAGTATTGTATTTGAAATAAAAAAATAATGATGTGAATGAAGATATAATTGAGAACAAAGTTATAAAAAAATTATCAATCAACAATACTGGAATTAAATAAAACAATAATCCAATAAATAAAAATATATTTTCATAACCCGTATAATTCATCCATTCCCAAGACAAATGTCTATTGGTACCAATTGACGTATGGAAAATAGTAGGGTTATATATTCGTCGATATCCATAATAAACTATTATAAAAAATAAATAAAGAAAAATAATTGCAAGTTTAATAGTAATATTAGGTATCATTAACATCAATGTTAACGGCTGAATAAATACAAAAAACGATGCGATTTCAGAAAATAATTCATTTATCGATTTATTTTTTAGATTTCTCCATAAAAAAAATTCTATCAATTGCATAGCAGCAACTTCTAATAAAAATAGATAAATCAAAGGATTATCAAACGTTTTTGTTTTGTATTTGGTAAATGTGTTCGCAAAAAATATGAATAATAATGCTAAACATGCAAATAAAAAAGTATTTATTGATATATCTTGATTCCAACACATTATATATATTATTTATATATTTTATTAGAACTAGCTATCAAGAATCATTTGAAATTTTCACTAACAAAAAATTGATTATATAAATAAATTAAAATAATAGTTTTAATATATACAATGAAATTCTGCAATAACTGTTCCAATATGTTATATATTAGTATTAACGAGAATGATACTAATAAATTAATTTACTATTGTCGTAATTGTGGTAACAAAGATGAAACTATTACCGATGAAGGTGTATGTGTGTTGAATACTCAATTAAAAAAGGGTGAACAAAAATTCAATCATATTATTAATAAATATACAAAATTAGACCCTACGTTACCGCGCATTTATAATGTAAAATGTCCAAACGTTGGATGTAAATCAAATACGGAACATGACAATAAATTACCCGAAGTCATTTATATTCGGTATGATGATGATAATTTGAAATATTTATACATTTGTTCGGAATGCGACCATACATGGAAAACAGATGATAACAAATAATTGTAGTATTTTCAGAAAATCAAGAAAATGAAGAATATGAAAAATAAAAACAAAAAATTGAATGTATTTATTTTTTAATACATTTAGAAATATTGCAATATACTATATAACATGGACGAAAAAGACGAATATCCATCTGATGTTGATTCTGACGTTGAATCTGATACCGAAAATGTTTTAGAATTACCTAAAAAATCGAAATTTGATGCTAAAAAAACTAACGATATGGACGAAGATGAAGACGAATCTATTAATAGTGATAATGAAGAATACGACGATAATGAAGAAGACGACGATAATGAAGAAGACGATGATAATAACGGTGATGATGATATTGATGAAGAAAAAATATTTAAATCAGTTGAAAAAAATCAATTCACTTTGAATGATAGAGACGACGATGAAGATACTGATGATGATGTAGATGATGATGAAAATTATTTACAAAAATTTAATGAAAATATCAAAAAAAATATTATAACCGATTATCATCCCGAATTAGATTTTCATAATTATGAAGAAATTGAAAATTTGACAACAATTATTAGAAATGAAAATGGAACAATTGTAGACCCATTGCACAAAACTTTACCATTCTTAACAAAATATGAAAAAACAAGAATTTTAGGAGAAAGAACTCATCAAATAAATTCAGGGTCAAATCCATTTATTCAAGTCGAATCTGATATTATCGATGGATATTTAATTGCATTAGCGGAACTTGAACAGAAAAAAATACCGTTTATCGTAAAACGTCCTTTACCAAACGGTGGTTGTGAATATTGGAAATTAAAAGATTTAGAAATAATTTAATCACCGGTTTGCTATTTCTTCACGAAATATCTTATGATTTTCAATATTTTTAATAGGATGGTATATATTTTCAGGTGTTATGTTTGTAATATTCCAATCATATCGCCATTGTAATGTTTTATTCATTTCATTAGGATGGTCATATATTAATTTATGATGTTTTGCTATTGTAGGAATCATTGCTTCTATAAATACCATTGTTTTTGATTCGGAGACATAATCATCTATTTTTTGCAATAGTTCTCGTGACAATCTTGATACACAAATCATTGCATTATAGTATGGAGGTGGTATGATAAAATCTATACCATACCAAAACCAATAATTATGTTCTCCATTTTCATTTACTTCATATTCTTTGGTTAAAAGGTCACTATTTAAATATTTTTTATCTATCGAAACAACTGTATTTATATCATAAAAAAATGCGTCATCTTCAAAAAACCATACGTAATCATATGATTTATTCAATTTACAAAAATAATAAAGTGCTTTGTCCCATGCAATAATTTTAGGAAATCCCAATCTACTTGACGAATTTATATAATTATTTTCTTCGGTTTCGGCGTGGGATAGTATTACAATATTTACATTGGGATATTTGTAACCATATATTGAATAGTAATCCACATAATCGACATCTATTATGAAATAAAAATCATATCCATTACATTTATCTATTTTATTTAGAAAGTCTAACCATATTTCATTTGGAGTAAATCCAATTATACAAATCGCGCGTTTTTCCATAAAATGTTTTATAGAAAATATAGAACATTTTATTTGTATCATTTTATAAAAACTTTTTTCTAAATTTCAAAAAACCATTTTTTCAAATAAGAAATTTCATTTTCATCATGTGTAGATTTTTCAATATTATTCAACAATTCAATCCCTTCATCTTTTCGCTCTGTATACAAACATGATAATGCTAATTGATAATTAATATTTATTCCATAACACGACTCGTCAATAAATTTCATAGATTTTTTGTATACTTCTTCTATATTTTTCGATTGGGCTTTTTTCAAATTAAAATACCCCAATTCATAATTACTATTTTCATTGAAGATACAACCCAATTGATAATATGGTTCAGCTCGTTCATTATAAATTTGCGTTGCACATACAGTGTACCGTATTAAATCTTTTATATTATAATCTAAAATATACATAAGTTCTACAATTTTCATATATGATTCAAATAATTCGTCGTTTTCAGCATCTTTTAATTTTGTATATTTCAAATAATTCAGTAATGCTTTATTCCATTGTTGTAAATAATAATAATTTTGTGCAACATTAAATATACAAAGTGAATTAATTCCATATTCATCTACGTTGATGGTATCTATATAATCTTTTTTTAATAATGATATATTTGAATTTATTTTTTCTTCATTAACAATATTTTCATTGCAATTTTTTGTTACATTGAAAATAGTATTTAAAATATACCCATTATCTAATTCATCAATGTTAACTGGGATATATTTTTGAAAGACATTTCCTGCAATTTTCCATTTATATTTGTTATTAAATAACACTGGTTTTACATTCGCTATTTTTTTATTATGAGTTTTTATAGTATATTTATTGAATTCAATTACTTTCGTATCTATATACGGAATGGTTTCATATACATTTGCATTATATGATATCATCTTTTTACAGTCAAAGTACATATTTATATTTTCAAAACTATTTAAATTTTGTATGTTTAAAGTTTCACCAGCTTCTAAGTGCAGTATGAAATCTGTGTGTCCATAACATAATTCAAATAATTTTGTTTTATTTTTTGACGTGTCTTTTTCGTCAGAATTGTATAATTGATGCATTATGTTTTTATCTTCAAAAAAATGTGTAATTTTTTCACATGAAGTATTAGAAGAATTTGTATTCAATATAAAACATCTATCAATAATACTGTAAACACTTTCCAATGTTTTCAATACATCATTTTCATTATCATTGTATATTATTGCAAAGCAAATAGTTGCGCAATTATTCATTTAGATATCATTATGTAAAAATATTTATATAATTTTTGTATAAAATATATAAATATATCATTCTATATTTGAAAAATGGATTGTAATAATTTAGATTGGCAAATAAATATAGATAACGAGCTTAGTTATTTATTATTTCAATATAGTTTTGTTATAGATAATCAATGTAGACTGGATACAACAAAAACCGAATTTTCTATCGTTGAAAAATTTGTATATGATATTGCAAATTTTCATTTGAAACGGTTAAAAATGGATTTTGATGAAAATACATTTGTTACATTTTGGATTAATAAAACAACTTCAAAATGTAGTATTAATTTTCATTTAGATAGAGATGATTATGAAGACCGAGTGTATAACACTACAACAAACCTTCCATTTTTAAGTGCAATTACATATTTGAACGATTGTAATTCGCCTACCATGTTTACGAACATAGATGGTTCAGTAAAAGATAAAGAAAAATATATGGATAATTCCAAAATATGTTTGTCATTTCCAAGAAAAATGAAACATACAAGTTTTAATGGTAAATATATACATTCTGGTATAAACATGAATGGATGCAACGACAATAATACTCAACGTAATTTAATTTTAGTTGCATTATGGAAAAAACCTCCATTACATGTCCCATTCTATAATGATAGTATTTTTTCTTATCTTAATTTTATGTACAATGACGTTACTATAACAAATAAAAAATACAATAAGAATGAAGAATTGATGCAATTCGTTAAAAAAGATGACAATCAAACAGTTATAATTGATAATAATATAATAACACGCGAATTCTTTGAAAATATTATTGATGAATCTATTATTTATGAATTGCATCATTTTTCAAAAATTTTTGATTATATTTTCAAATATTTGTCTTCTAAAACGGATACATTTATTATTGATGAAGTTTCAAATATTAACAAATATGAAAAGTTTATAAATTGTACGCATTCTGAAATTGAACAAAAATCAAATTTTATCAAACAATATACATATCCATTTATGATACATGATTCAATTAATTCAGTTTGTCCATCATTATTGAAATGCGACTTGAAAACGTGGACAATATCTTCAAGTAATAATTTTCATGAAGAAAATGCACACATCGATTGTTTAATAAATGAATGTATATTGGCAAAGAAATATGCACCTGCATATATATTGAATCATAATAAAAACGATTTCAATTTAATTGAAAAATATGTATATGATATTGTAAATTTTCATTTAAATAGAATGAAAATAGTATTCGATACAAACATTTCCGTTGAATTTTGGTTCAAATCGCGCAAAGTTTATGGCTCCAATATTCATACAGATAGTGATGATTTTGATGTGAATAATAAAAAATTATCAAAAAAACCTTTTTTATCATGTTTGACATACTTTGATAATAACAACGACCCTACTATAATTACAAATATTGATAACAATGCATATAAATTCAAAAATCTAACCGATAATACATTATGTTTTAGTTTTCCCACAAGGATGAAACACATTGTTTTTAATGGGGGTAAATATTATCACTGTGAAGGTAGTGTATTTGATAATAATGATGAGGATGAACGTTGCCTCTTAGTTATAGATGTTTGGTATAATCATATACCTGTAAATTTAGAATATTATGATTATAAAAAACATTCGAATTATGGAGATAAATATTCAAGATATACAGCAAATGGTATTTTTAAAAGAGATGATTGTATTTTACATTTTAATAATCAAAACCAAAATATGAAAAAAATAGAAGTAACCGATGATATTTTAAATAGTAATATTTTTGAAGAAATTCTTTACAAAAAAGATAACCAAGTTTTTAAAAAATTTAAAAATATATTTAATCAAGAAGATTTATATAATAATAATACAATTATTTTATATAAAAATATGAAACCATCACTATCTAATAGTAAACCTAATGTAGTGACTTCAATGAAATTTGACACACAAGTATTCAATAATGAAAATTTTCTTGAATTAGATAAAAATATTGAATATCACGATTTGAAAGAAACCCCAAATGTAAATAAAGATGATGTACAAAATAGTGTATTCAATGTATCCAATTTAATTAAATTAAACAATTCTTTAAACTTAAATAGACATATAGTTGAAAATTTTTTACATACTACTATTTGTGATATGATAATACAAGAATTAAATGATTATATTTATAAAAAAAATCAATGGGATACAATTGCAATGAATGATGAAAAAATATCAATTATTAATATTGATAAATTGCCAAAAACATTGAATTATATTGTTAATAATGTATTTGACTTATATTGTAAGAGTATAAACGATAAATTTTTATTTTTAAAGGAAAAAAAATTAAATTTCAAAGAAATATTTATAGCAAAATATTGCGACGTTTCAAACAATTTCAATTTTTATAACTCATCCACAAGTATTACATCATATATATTCTTGAACAATACAGATTTACTTGTAGGTTCTGGTAAAGATATTAATAAAGACGACGATATAATCGTAGCAAATCAAGGCAATATGTTAATGCATATATCAGATAGTAAGTCAAATATTATAAAACATATTAATCACGCCGGTTATTTTATTATTTTTTATATTGAATTATATGATTAATTTATAGTGGCGTGTATTTTGTTATAACATTCTTGGCTGCAAAAATGACTTCTACAATTTGGAATACTTTTTACAATAGACATACATTCCATGCATTCAGGATTTGTATCAACAATCGGTTCTTCAACAATCGGTTCTTCAACAATCGGTTCTTCAACAATCGGTTCTTCAACAATCGGTTCTTCAACATCTCCATTGTATTCATATGCAATTTTAAAATTGCTATAACGATCCGTAAATATTTTTTGAATAATAACATCAATTACATAATGATGCACATTTCCAAATTCGCAATCTTTTAATTTGTTAATTATTTTTAAATAAAAATCTTTACTCCTTGCTAATATAATTCTTTTAGATACAATAAATGAGGACCCTTCTGTTTTGTAAATATATGTATATTCGGCCCATCCAAATAATTCTGAACATATTTTAGCATAAGCATGTTGTACATTTATTGCTAGATTTTCAATTTCAGATTCATTTATTATTTTTGAAGTATGTAGATATTCTTTGTAGCTTGTGATAAATTCAAAGTTTATATTTGAATTATTAGTTAAATAATATTCTATTTTATCTAACATGTTACTGCATATTTTACGATATCCATCTTCATCTACTGTTATAAATATTATATAATCTTCTAAATTTTCATAATTATCATATATGTATGTAAAAATAGTATGGTATTCATCTCCTATATTTGGTATATCAATACAATTATATTCGTTAGATAATGGTTCACCTTTATTAAATATTATTATATTTTCAAATCTTTTTGTCCATTCAATACATCCACTTTCTCGTATTACCACTATCATGTATAATAATATATATAGTTAATTACATATTATTATTACTCTGTTGAAAAAAAAAATACCTGGTATAATCGACCATTGTATATATCTGAACCAAAATAATCAACTGCTGTATGGTATCTGGAAGAATCAAATATTACAAGCCGATTGAATACATTTCCTACTTTATCTACTAATTTCCACTTTGTCATATCTTTGGAATATTTCCCAAAATCACTTTTCATCAATTTACATTCATGTGCATTCATTGTTCCATCCATAAATTGATAAAATGCTGTACCAGATTCAACTGGTGCATCTGGTGTTAAATATATTATAGCTGCATATTCCATATTTATATTATCATAATGAACCCATGAATGGTCGTTTGATGTTGAATATTGAAATTTTCCATTATCAGTGTCAAATGGAAAATTTTTTATTTTTCCAACAAAAGGTTCTAATATTTTTTGAAATCGTTCTTTATGTTCTTGGCATGCGTATGATTTACTGCGTTTTCCTGGATAATATGGTTCTTCTGTATATTCTTGTTTCAATGCAAAATCTCGAACTTCCATTGGATTTTCATAAAAATTATCTATTACAATAATACTACATGCCGTTGGTTTGTTATTTCTATATTCATTCAGCATTTTTAATATAATGATTCATGTATTTATTTTTTATATTTATATAAAAATGAAATTATTATTCTATTGAAAAAAAGAAAAGTTGATATAGTCTAGAATTATATATATCTGAACCAAAAAAATCAACCCCTGTATGATATCTTGAAGAATCAAATAGTACAAGGCGATTAAAGACGTTACCTACTTTATCTACCAATTTCCATTTTGTCATATCTTTATCGTATTTAATATAGTCACTTTTCATTAAAGTACTTTCATCAGCATTCATTGTACCATCAATATATTGATAAAATGCTGTACCTGATTCGACTGGTGCATCTGGTGTTAAATATATTATACCAGCATAATTCGTTCCATTCTTATCGTGATGAACCCATGAATGTTCATTTGATGTTGAATATTGAAATTTACCATTTTCAGTATCGAATGGAAAATTTATTATTTTTCCAACAAGCGGTTCTAATATTTTTTGAAATCGTTCTTTATGCTCTTGACATGCAAATGGTCGTGTTCGTTTACCTATACAATATGAATCTTCAATACATTTTTGTTCTATGTATTCTTGTTTCAATGCAAAATTTCGAACTTCCATTGGATTTTCATAAAAATTATCTATTACAATAAGGCCACATGATGTTTGTTTATTTCTTCTATATTCATTCAGCATTTTTATCTAATATAATGATTAATGTATTTATTTTTATATTTATATAAAAATCAAATTATATTTACAATCATGTTTCTTCAATATAAAACCAATTAGTTATTATGTATTTATCATTGGATATTGGCATTTTACCTCGATGTGGATAACACCAAGTTGCTGGAAATAATACTAACTTTCCTTTTTCCGGTTTTATTGTATAATTTCCCCAAAACTCAGTTTCGCCCCCTTCTGTAACGTTATTCAAATACCATATAAATGTAATAACTCTATAAGCTTTTTTTTCAAAATCTGCGGAAAAATCATTGTGATAAACATATTTCCCTTTACATTTTTCATATTTTTGTATCATAAAGTGATTTATGTACGGTTTATTACTTTCTAATAAATTATGTGTTGTATTTTTTGATGTATATTCTGATTTATTTATATGATTCATATATTCTGCAAAACCAATTGTTAAAGTATTGTATAATATTTTTTCCACTTTTTCCCATTTTTTTTCATTTTTTGGCATTATTAAATCAGTTGTATCTTTTATATCTTTTCTTAATCCTGAAAATACTAATCCTCCATATTTATTATCTTCTAATTCATACATATTTATAATATCATCACACAATTCATCCGGTATTGAATTTTTTATTTCATAAATAAAATCAGTCATTTTAGATAAAAACAAATATAATATTTAAATATTTTTTTATTATATTATTATGTTTTGAAAAAATATACATCTATACTTGAGCTACTATTGTATGCATTTCCAGTACCACCTACAATTGGCGGTATAACTACATTTGCAGCGGCTCCTGGGGTTCCATCAGCTCCTTTGCTTCCACTATTTCCATTAGCTCCATTTCCTCCTGTGTTTCCTTGACCAGGTGATTGACAACTATTTCCACCATTTCCACCATCACCACCTCGTTGGCCATTATTTCCTGCATTCCCTTGTATGCCATTATTTCCAGCTTGACCTGAATACACAATGAATCTGGTGCTATTACCTATATTCAAAATAGTCCCATTTGCGTTTCCTATATTGCATTTTAAAGTGTAATTATTGCTATTTATAGGAATTTCACTTGATGTAAATACAAATGCCCCAGCACCACCAGCACCACCAGCACCACCAGCACCACCAGCACCACCAGCACCACCAGCACCACCAGGACCACCACCACGTGGTCGTTTTGCCTGCCCCATTGGACAATTGTTTGCATGACTCTCGCCACCAGGGGTTCCATTTCCTCCGGGGGTTCCAGAGTTTCCATTTGGTCCAGGGGTTCCTTGTGCACCAGTTGCGGATTTAATTAAAAACTTCATAGTATTTGCCCATGCTGGTATTGGAATATTTGATTCTACCGCTGCTGATGTAGTTGCAGTTACGTTATATACATAACCATTTATATTGTATTTACTTGTAATTGGTGTTGTAGATTCACAATAACTTATATCCACATTTATTTTTGAATAGGATTTTATCGTTTCATTAGTACTTGATGTTGTATATGGCGGAAATCCATTAAATGTACTTGTTGGTATTGTTGAAGTCCCTGTTTGAATTATTGAATTTATATCCGTACCTTTATAATAATATTTATTTGCCATAATATATATTATTCAATATTTTTTTACGTATATTTTTACGTATATTTATATAAAAAAATCAGGGTCATAATTCAAACGTGTACTACTTTTATGATATTCAGTTTGACCACCGTGTCCATAGTCTCCAATTGCATCTTCTACTGCCATCATCGGATACATCAATGCGCGATTCCCTTGTTTGGTAATTGTCCAATCTGGACTAAAATGAGGCAATGAAGAATTGACTAAAGTTTCGTCCGCATATCCATTTCCAAATTTTTCTATTAAAAATTCGGCATGTTTTCTGGTTACCATATACAAATGTGCTCCCCAATGTCCGTGTTCGGTTGCAGGATAATTATGATATTTATATGGGCGATTTTCAAAATGCCCTTTTAATTGATAACCTTGTATCCACTCTTCAATCGCATAATTTGTCATATGTCCTAATAATAAAAAATCCAAATTCATACTTTCAAATTCATGTATAATATTTGGTAAATGATTTGCAAAGTCCTTGTGTAAATAAATATCATCTTCGCAAAAAAATCCATATTTTTTATCCGTTTTTAGAAATAATTTCAACATATCAATATGACCGTATGTAATTGACCAAAGACGTTTATTACCTACATCGATTGGTTGATTTGCAATACGAGGGTCTGTAATCTCTACGCCTTCAAATATGTTTAAATCTAAACCAACTTTTGTAAATCGTTCTTTCATATTCTTATATCTCACAGGATTGTTATAACATAAACAGTTAAAATCACAGAGATTTTTAATATATTCCATATAAATGTCTATGATGTATATTTTTTATATTCTTTGTTCAACATTTTTATATTTTTATAGAAACAAAAAATTGAATTAAATATAAATTTGTATAATATTATACAACCAATACGATAAAAAATGAGCTCAGAAATAAATCGTAAAATTGCGAATCCAGATACTTTTCGCGAAAATATACGTAAAAAATTCGCAACCATTCTTCAAGACAATACTATGTCAATTAATCTTGAAAAAGGGGTTTATAATTATACTATCAAAGAAGCAAATATTCGGAAAATAGTTAAAAAATGGGAAAATCCGGCGTTTGCGCAATTATACTTAGACCGTTTGCGTTCGATTTATACTAATTTAAAAAATGAAGATTTATTAAAGCAAATTAAGCAAAATGAAATTACGCCTCAAAGTATTGCATTTATGACTCATCAAGAAATGAATCCTTCTCATTGGCGCGTATTCATTGAGCGTAAAATAAAACGCGATACTTCAAAATATACTTCTAATATTGAAGCATCTACTGATATGTTCACTTGTAAAAAATGCAAGTCAAAACGATGTACTTATTATGAATTACAAACTCGTAGTGCGGATGAACCTGCAACTATATTTGTTACTTGTTTAGATTGCGGAAAACATTGGAAATCATAAATTTTGCCAAAAATGTAAAAACAAAAATGTAAAAAATTGATTCATTCTCTATTTCATATTTTTTTTCAATAACACTATTACAAAATGGGAAACACTACTTCATTAGAATCAAAACATCAAAATGATATTTGTGCTATTTGCAATAAGAACATTGATATTCAGAATTTACTAATGTGTGTTCGTTGTAATATATCATTACATGAATCATGTTATGATATTGCAACGAGTTTTAATAAAACGTATACCAAATGTCCTGCATGTAATCGTATTGGGTCGGTTGGTAAATTTCATTGTATAAATTCAAAATAAAAACAAAACCTAAAAAATTGATTTATTGTGTATTTTACTTCTTTTCAATAAGAAGAAATAAAATGGTAAATCGTTCATTTTTGAAATCAAATTATGAGAATGAAATTTGTGCAATTTGTAATAAAATAGTCGATGTTAAAAATTTATTAATGTGTGTTCGGTGCAATACATCACTACATGAATCATGTTATGATATTGCGACTTCTATAAATCGAAGTTATAACATATGTCCCATATGTAATCGGATTGGATGTGTTATTAAATTTCCTTGTATGAATTCAAGATTATAAAAATATGCAAAATATACAAATCTACAAAAATAAATTATTTTTTTTTATTATATAATGCATTTACCCAACACCTATCTTGAACACATAAAAAACATTGGTGAAAATTATGAAAATACAATTTTGATATTTCTATACAACATTCGCAATATTTATGCTTTTTACACATATGTTTGAGTTCTTTTTTTTCTTCAAGACAAACTGGACATATCATTATATATTATGATATGACTTGATTTTTTCTAAATATTTTAATTGTATTTTGTATGACTTCATTTGTAATCACAAATATATTTTTATGGTGGAATTATTCTTCTAGTGACATAAAATTCACTAATTTGACAAAGATATTGATAATATCCAAATAATAATCCATTGACGCTGTTATAAAATCCCCGTAATAATCTTTTTGTAATATTTGGTTTGTATCATATACAATGAATACAGAGAACAAAGCCAATCCGAAAACGAGAAATCCTTTTACGAAATTTGAATAATTACCCATAAACATGGTTACAATTTTCACAATAATATATAACAGTAGTATTAATAATAACCATCCACCAAAACGTTGGGTAAGTTCCACTCCACATAAAATCATAATTAATCCAAATGAGAACATGCTACCAAAAATACCCATTGTTCCAAATATAGCCGTTTTGATGATTGTAGGGTCGACTCTATTTCGTAAAAATGACAATATATATCCAATGAGTGATGAAAAAATAGTAAATATGATTGTTTTCAACCATAATGGCAAGTCCAATGATATTATAAATATCAATGCAAATAAACCTATGACGAAAACTATCCACATTTTTATGTCCAATTTTTCTTTTTCATTTTTTGAATTTTCCATGACATAATACGTTATTCCCAATTGAACTATCAAATTCGCAAATACCATCATTAGAAACCCTTTTTTTTCATCCAGTAATTTGAAAAAATTCTTGTTTTTTCCAAAAGATACTAAATTTCCCCCTTTTTGATTCTTCCCGAACAAAGTATTATACAGATTTGTATTTACCATCTATATAATATAATTATACATATTCTTCTTCAACCAATTCACTTGTACAATCTAAATAATTTTCAATTACCACATTTTCGATTGGTTTTAAATCAAATACGCTTTTTATTGCACTGTTTTTTTTAGATTTAGTTACACGTTTCGATTTTGGTTTTACAATAATTTCTTCTTCGTCATCATCTTCATCGTCGTCGTCGTCTTCATCGTCGTCTTCATCGTCGTCAACTACAAACCCATCTTTTGCATAGCCAGTTTTCGTTGTTGGAATATCATCATCTTCATCATCGTGTTCATCTTCCGAATCTTCATCACCTAAATCTTCAAAACCACCATACAATGTTTCATATATTTCATTCCAAGCAGATTCAGATAAATCGACTACTTCATTTGGATGCGATTCCATTTTTTTTACAACGATACAATTTCCAAAAAACAATGTATTGTCAATCGGTGGAGGAAATTCGTATTTGTTTTCTTGATTTGCTTTTCCAGTAGTCTTACCATATACGCTTATTGTGTATTTCTTAGAATCCATATCGATACTCCATGAAGTATGACATTTGAACCCTTCTGCTGACTTGAAACCCGCTTTCTTGTATAACTCATTTTCGTCATAATTTTTGAAATTAACTTGTTTAATTGAACCTAATTTTTCAATAATTATAATAGCCGGCATTCTTTGTCTAAAATATTTAGGAATATCTATTTAAGTATTTTCAAAAAATGTTTTTGTTTCTACGTAATTATTATTCATATCAAATCTATCTAAAAACATATAGATATTTGAGAACATAAACAACTAATGCTATGGCTTTTTCAAAATATCATTATATCCATTATTATAATTATTCTTATCCATTATTTATTCAATTATTTAAAAGATACCTACACTACCAAGAAAACAAAAGATTTAGTAAAAACTCAAACTGAGAAATATAAAACTATTTTAGATGAAATGATCAACAAAAAAAACAACGAGGATGAGAACATGTTTAGTTTTAATAGCGAAAATATGCAAAATGAGCTTGATTCTTATTTAGAACAAGAAATGTCTGTATTATAATATATACGAATAACATGCAAAGAATACCCTCAGGTAGCAGTTCAAAGTCAAAGAGTAGTAGTAGTACCAAATCAAAGAGTAGTCGAAAAGCAAGAAAAACCGCTAAAAAGACAGTTAAACGAGAACTTAAAGGTAAAAAAATGCCACCAACTCAAATTGAAAGAATTATTGAATTTCAAAAAGAATCCGATGCGACAGTTTTATCTATTCAATATAGTGAAGACAAATATGTAAGAATGAGAGAAATTCTGTCAAAATTACGCTTTGATAGAGATGAAAATTTAGCAAAAATATTAACATATGGGTATGCAACAAGTCAAGCAACACGAGCATCAAAAATAGAAGCTGGCTTGAGGGTATAAACTATTTTATTAAATAGATATAAAAACATTTTTACATATACATATAAAAGTGTGTAATGGAACTCAATGCTATCCAATGTCAAAATCTTATGAAACGTTTTCCACAATTTGAACTTTCCTATGAAACAATTTCACATAAGAAAGTTTCCCTTAATTATAATATTACTTTGGCGATACCTGCGGGAAAGAAATTTTTCGCATGGTTCACCTTTTATAAAAATATGGATGTGTGTTATTTAATGGAATTGAATCGCGATAAAAAAGTGAGTAAAATTACACGAATTAATACGATATTTCAGCCTTGTCTATCATTAGGGACTGTTTTATATGGAACTATTTTGGAAAATGCTGACCCTGCCGATGAAAAGAAATTCTTTGTTATTGAAGATATTTTTTCATACAAGGGAATTTCCATTGGTTCCTTTTTATTTAGCGAAAAACTAGGATATTTACACGATTTCATGAAAAATCAAATTGTTCAAAAGTTTACATGCAAAAATGGTTTAGTATTTGCACTACCATCATTATGGTATAATTATCAGTCTGGCGATTTTGAATGTAATATTAATATTCCTGAAAAAATCAGTGGAGAAATTGGATATACAATTCATCATTTGCAATATAGAATGCTTTCACAGGTTGCACCTTATTTGAATATTTCTTTAACGCGAAAAATAAATACCAACATTAATGTCCAAAAAGAAATCGATACAAAACAAACTCCATTTGTTTGTAAACCCGTGATCGATTTTTCGAAACCTCAATATAAATATCCAACCACATTTCACGTAATTGCAGACATACAATTTGATATATATCATCTATTTGCATTTGGTAAAAACAAATCATTGGTATACTATAATGTTGCATGTATTCCTGATTACAAAACAAGTATTTTCATGAATGGATTGTTCCGAAACATTCGTGAAAATAAAAATTTGGACTATATTGAAGAAAGTGACGATGATGATGATTTTGAAAATGTTGCCGAAGATAGATATGTAGATATTAATAAAACATTATTAATCGAATGTATTTTTAGTAGTAAATTCAAAAAATGGATTCCAAAACGCGTTATGCCAAATGGGTCCATGGTGGTTCATATTAATAAATTGGCGAATATTTTCAACTGATAGATTTGTTACGAAAAAAATAAAGATAAGTGAATAATATATCTAATACAAATCCTCCTATGCTAAATAAAAGCAATATATATTCCATTGGCGTTTTGTTCTCTATTCTGTAAAAATACAAACACAACAAAGCAAAAAACGGAATTGCAAGTATATCACCTATATGACTTATATTATTTATTTTCATTATATATATAATATTTGTATATAATAAAATATTTTTCATAAAATTACATACATTCATACATGCTTCTCACTAAAAGTTGTAATACTCTATTATATTCTAATATAATTTCCATTTTTTCACCTTCATTTGCGGATTTTATAAACTCTTTTTCATTTTCTGTCAATTCTAACATATTTCTTATATTGTGAATTATTTTTCTAAATGCAGATAAATCCGCGTTTTTTTCTTTGTTCTCATTGTTCTCCATTTATTTTTATATTATTACAAATAATGTTGTATTTATTTTATTTTTCAATATATATAATAGAATGAATACAACAAAAAACAATACGCGAAGAAAAAAATGGTCGTTAAAATACAAAAGAAGTATTAACTGCAAAAAACCGAAAGGATTTTCACAACGCCAACATTGTAAATATGGGAAACGACCAAAAACCTTGAAGAAAAGTTACAAATAGAATTCTATTCTACATTTGCAAACATATATTCATATTTATCATAAGTATTGTCTCGGTATAATGATTCCATGTGGTATACAGTAATTGTATCTATTTCTTTTTCCGATTTAATTTTAGTACAAAGTTTTTCTAAAATTAAATAATATATTTCTTCCGATTTTTTAGTGTATATTTCTATTTTAGAGGCTTCAATTGAATTGCGTAACTTTTGTTTCACTTTTGACATGTTCATTTATTTGTTTATTTTTTGCATAGAAATGAAAAATAAATTCAATTTTTTAGCGTTGGTTCAATATTTTTCAATCTATTTAGCAATATTATGTTTTCGCTCACTATTTTTTCCATTTCCATCCTGCGTTTATTTATGATCATTTGACGTTTGAAATCTAATACTTCTTTCATACGTCTATCTAGTTGATTGTCAATACATGATGTTTTGTTTATTAGGCGATATACCAATTTTGTATTAAAATCATTTATTTTATCTATTTTTCGATTATACTCATTTTCCCATTTTTTGGAATAAGGTAAATGTTTCGGTTCTCTATTATCGACAGTTGGTTTCATATTTTTTAACCTTTCCAAATGTTGTTCGTATAGACGTTTAGTATATCCTTTTCTATCTTGCTTTTTAGACATTTATTCTATACAATAATGATATTTTTATATTTTTTATATGAATATACTATATAATGGGAGGTGTATCTGTTGAAACTTCAACTGCCGGCGTTTTATTACAACCATATGTTAGTGGATTAAGTGGTTCTTCTTATCAATATGGTTCAAAGACCATTGGTGGAAAAAAATCCAAGAAATCCAAGAAATCCGCTAAGAAATCCAGAAAATCCGCTAAAAAATCCAGAAAATCCAAGAAAACATGCAAGAAAATGTTTCCTATGCTTGGATTCTAATTTTCTAAATTATCCAATTGAATCAAACATTTACGAATCGGGGCGTCTTCTAAACATTTAGGCGTTTCTTCGTTCATTTTTTTCGGTTCAAAAACATGCGTCCACGTTTTATCGTTATCCCAATCCAAACTCATATTCGTATATTTATTGCTATCGATTTGGCGAATACGATAATTTGCCTTTTTATAAAAGACACGGCGCTGCTTCCACTGATTTTGAAACAAATCATGAGAATCTACAATATCCACTATAATCGGATTCTCATGTTTTACGCGTAATATACGACCGACTGATTGGGTTATATCCGTTTTAGGCGTAACCATGACTAGCGTGGATAATGTTTTTATATCCAAAGCTTCGGCTGCCATTGCATAGGTTGCTAATACAATTTGTTTTCCTTCGGTTTCTTTCAAATCGTGTTGTTTCATACCCCCTAAATAATATCCTACTGATGCAATTTTCTTATGTTCAATTGCATCACGTAAATAGGTCAATAATGACCGATTATGACATAATATCATGATTTGATTGTGAGGATTTTCTTGGATTAAATCACCAATAACGCGAACCAGAAAATCGCTCCGTGGTCCGAACTCGCACAATTTTGAAATCATGGTACTGTATTTCGGACTCCCGCGAAAATCATATTCTACTTCATTGAATGTGGAGTCGCGTGATATATAATTTATAGCGCGTACACTTACTTCATCCCCTATATTCGTTTTTTGACTATATATTTTTTCACCAATAAACATGAACAACACCTTTGTTAATTGGTCTTTTCTATCTACCGTGGCGGATATACCCAACATATATGGCGTAATTGTTTTCAATAAGGTTTTTGAAAATTGTTCGCTACCAATACGATGTACTTCATCTACCAATGTTATTCCAAATGATGAAAATGCATCCACTGGATATTCTTTATCATAAATGGTTTGTATCATACCAATTACAATGTCTTTTTCGTCTATATCAAACGTAGGCCCCTGTATTTTTCCGACCCGCGCCGTCGGTAAGAATTCTTCTATACGTTCTATCCATTGATTCATCAAGAATTCTTTATGAACTATTATCAATGCCTTTTTTTTAAGATTGGATATGATTTTTAGTCCCATTACGGTCTTTCCTTTACCGGTTGGAACCTCCAATACACCACCGTTACCATGTACATTTTTACAAATATCCTTATTCACATAATCCATATATATTTTTATAATTTCTTCCTGATAATCACGTAATGGTTTCACAAATGGAATATCAATATCATCACCACATTCAATCTCGGTTTTTGCCGGTAATCCATAACGTTGTATTCCATAAAATCGTGGTATGTATATTTTATTTGCATTTTCACGATACACAGCAAATTCGGTTTCTGGTGCAGCCGCACCGGGACCAAATACAACCGGTTTCACTGTCAAATCTTTGTATAAGAATGCCAAGTCATCTTCTTTCAATGCTTGTTTTGGTATAGTATATCCTTTTTTTCCTAAATATGCAGAATTACAGATAGTATTTTTGTATTCTTCATTGAATGAAACAATCGATGTTGGATTATCAGATTTAGCCGATTTTGGTTTTTTAGCATAAAATTTTCTATAATTCATAATAAAGTTCTATATTTGTTTTGTTGATGTTTCGGATTTTAGGAATATAGAATCAATTTTTGGTAAACGATATGATAAAAAAATATAAATCTACATTATATAATGAATCTATCTTTACCAGCATCGTTGAAATCATTCAGTATTTATGAAATGGTATGGCTTTTTGTGTTTATCATATACATTGTATTTCCAATTGAAGCCCCTTTTGAAATTGCACAATATCTTGATTCTGCATTAGGAATGGCCATCATCTTTTGTATTACTGTTTATTTGTTCTTATATACAAATCCTGTTTTAGGTATTTTGTTTGTTTTTGTTGCATATGAAATGTTACGCCGCAGTTCGGCTGTAACTGGTCGCGTTGCTATTATGCAATACACTCCATCAGAACCTAAGCGACAAGCAGAAATGAAAGCCATGAACCCACCTGAACAAAAATCATTAGAAGAAGAAGTTGTTGACATGCGCGCACCACTTGGACAAAGTCCACCAACTATGTTTACTGAAAGTAGTTTCAAGCCAGTTGCTGACAAAGTCGGCGGCGCATCTTTATTCTAAATTGTTTACAGTATAATTTATTAATCGTGTAAAATAAAATATCAAAGCAATTAGATTTGATATTTTATTATTCTCTTTTTAAAATAAAACCTATAAAAGGACCAAATAAAAATATTGCATAACCGAATCCAAATATACCAAGCATCGAATATGCATAATTTAAATAAGCAGCATATTTTCTATTTTTTGTTTTACCTAAATTATTTTTTGTGTTTTTACTTTTCCATGCTATCGCTCCAAAAAGTATTGCAGTTACTAATAGTGATATAATTGTTGTAATAAAGCCATATGCGTATTTTACCTTTTTTGTACTTATATTATAAATATCATTAAATACTTCATAATAATACGGCCATAAAAAATATAATGATTCACCTAATTTTTTGAAATTAAAATTTAATTCATAATTTGGGTCACCGTTTAATACTTTTAAATATATAGTAGTAATAGATATTAAGAATAATGCCAAAAAGACTATACCTGCTATGCCTGATGATGTATCGCCAACTACTATTCCACACGTGAGTGATACTGCTAGTGCTAAATAAAAAAACCAAAACATTATCGTATACGTTAATGTTACATCTTCTATGTTTTTCTTGTCTTTAAAAATGTATTCATATGCAGGTGGTGCACCAAAAAATGCAATAAAAAATATAATAACAAATAATACCATTGAAAACAATATACTGATTGTCTTTTGTTGTTCAGCAGTACCACCACTCAATCCTACTATTGTTGGAAGATCTGTAAGTGGTTGATTTGTTGTAACATCAATTGGGGTGCAATCCATTTCACCGGAATCAATTCCTTCTACAAATCCTTCTGTTATACTTTGAAATTGATCTTTTCCTGGAACATTTTGTAAAATGTTATAGCTATTATTGTATGAAGAGAATAAATTACATGGTATAAATTTATCAAACATAGTATATACGTTAATTGGTTCAGTAAATACAACTACAATATCATTATCACTTTTGTAAAATATATATTTTTGTAATTTATTGAACATACTATTCACATTAACATTCATTTTTATTTCATTTGAGTTACTTTTTTCCGATTTAGTAATAATTTTATCGATTTTATTTGGTTGTATATTCATTGTTTTTAATGGAAAACATACAAATAATTTACTATCTCCATTTGTAATTTGTTTATTTTCTATTACTAATTCACCATCATAATCAATCCCGCCAATATCATGTGTTTTTTTATAAATCTGTAAAGAACTTGACATATATTTTTTAGTAGGTTCACTTGATATAAATAATCCATTTGGTTTGACTACATTTTCAGGTGTGAAATATGGTATTTTTACACAACCACCATTATTGGGGGTTCGTTCATATTGATTAAAATATATAGAGCAATCATAATAATCACATAGTAGACTTTTATCCTTCGCAAATCTGGAAGAATCACTTATATTAAAACTCATTATATAATAATATAATATTATATAATTATTTATAAAACATCATATTTTTGACTTCTATTTCCTAAATATATTGCTTTAAATATACGGAATATATGAAAATGTGCTGTTCTCATAAATAGTGGCAACAAACGTATCATTATATCCTTCTACATAGACGGTATCATTATTATTGATTTCATCACATCCATATTCTCCGGTGCAACTCTTACCTTTCAAACTTACTGGTAATTTTGTATTCATATTACCAGTATTCGAAATTGTATAATATTGCCATTTATCACGGCCGTTCATCAATCTGCGACCCATTAATGGTAAAATCATTTCACCATTATGTGAATTTCTAACATTTGGACGTGTCAAAATACCGATTTGAGTATAATCCATACCGGTACCGCGGGTTTTGATATTAATTGGTATTCCGCGAACATCGGCGGAATCACGCGGGAAATAATAACCATCATTTCTTAATGGTGGATTATATGGGTCACTCATTGTGTCAGAACGAGTTGAAATACCATTCAACGTAATTGGTGGAGGATTAGGTGGTGATAGTACAACTACGTTGGATGTAGGTTTCTCAATTGATTTTGTAATGTAAATATAATACATATAACCAATGATAATCAATAAAACCAATATTATTACTAACGTCATATTTTCAATACATATTACCCCAGGTAAACATTTTTTCGCCATTTTATATATTTATATATATATATATTATAAATCTATTCTCGGGAACTTTGGAATAGGTATTATTTTACAAGAATAACATTCTCTTGTAGCACCTTCCCAAACTGTTGTTAGATTACTTCCAAATATGGATAACATGAAACAATCAATTTGCTGTATTAAATCCCAAATCATATTTTCAACAAATGTTAAACCAGTTACATAAAATAAAAAACCAATAGGAGCATATATTGTTTTTCCTAAAATTTCCAACGAATACCATTTAAAACATACTGGTAACGTTATTATCATTTTGAATCCACAAGTAATATAACTGAAAATAGATTTGAATACATCACCAATAAAAGTAAAAAACGTACCAATTGCTTTAAATGCATTACCAACTTTTACAAAAAATTTCTCGATTTCTTTGAAAATATCACCAATTTTTTTAAAAAAATCAACTATTTCTGAAAACGGGTCTCCCATATCTAATAAATGTATATTATATAATTATTAGATATCATTTTTCAATAAATTTTATTTAACTCATTTTTGAAAATTTGTCGATTTGTTTATTTAATCCTGATATAGTGTTTAATAACTTTTCTGCATATTCTTTCAAATCTTCTAAACCTTCTTTATCTTTTGCACCTTCTTTATCTTTTGCACCTTCTTTATCTTTTACACCTTCTTCAAACCCTTCGTCGTCTATACCTTTTTTCTTCTTTTTTTGATTTTGATTTTGATTTTGTTCATCATCATCTTCGCCTTTATCTTTTGCGCCTTCTTCAAACCCTTCGTCATCTTCGCCTTTATCTTTTGCACCTTCTTCGAACCCTTCGTCATCTTCGCCTTTATCTTTTACACCTTCTTCAAACCCTTCACTTAATGATGAACCGTATTTCAATATATTTGTCAAAATCAATGAAAGTAGTAAAATAACTAACATATTTTTACTGAAAAACGAAGTAAGAAATCCAATCAATAAAAATACTACAACAGATGTGTAATTACCTGTATTGGCGAAAAGAAATAGATTCAATAGTGCAAATATAAAAACTACGTACAACAATAATTTGTTATGTAAGATACCGTTTGATGTACTAATAGTACTTACATTTTTGAATAATTTATTTTGCATTTTGTTTACAAATGCACCAAGTTTATTTTTGAATGCCATTATATAATTAATTACTATATTATTTTTGTTTTATTGGTATGTATATTCATAAATTACCTAAATCATTTTCATCGGTATCAATATCTTTATCCAATTCGTATGTTGACGGTATATCTCCTGAATAAATATCCAATACTTCTTTTACAACTTCTTCTCTTTGAATATCACTTCTTGAAAATTCGAAACTGGATATACTTGACGAGCGTTTTCCCTTGAATTTATTCAAAAAATCGTCTAAACCATTGAATTCGTGATTACGGTCAAATTGCTCTAAATCTCCAGTAATTACTAATCGACTGTTCTCGCCTAATCTGGTTAATAACATTTTCATTTGTGATATTGTTGAGTTTTGCATTTCATCGGCTACTATCCATGAATTTTTGAATGTTCTTCCTCTCATATATCCAAGTGGAGCAATTTCGATTATTTTTTCCTCCATTAAATATTGAACTTCTTTTGGTGTGATAAAATTATACAATACATCATATATTGGTCTTACCCAAGGTGCCATTTTTTCTTCCAATGTTCCCGGTAAAAATCCTAATTCTTCATCGACTGAAACAGATGGACGAGTAAAAATTAGCTTGTCATATACACCTAATAAAAAATAGCGAATACCATGTTCGGTTGCAAGTAGAGTTTTACCAGTTCCAGCAGGGCCAGTTACTACGACGATTTTCTTTTCTTTGTTCTTTAATTTGGAAACAAATTGCTCTTGGTGCTTGTTTTTTGGTTTTGTGAATTTCGATTCAAATTGCAGTTTGTCTTGTTTTGACATGTAATTCATGTTCTCATATATTTTCTTCTGATTAGAATATTGCTTTTCTTTCTCAATTTCAGAATAATATTCATTAATTAATTCTTTTTCGTTTTGCTTTTTTGCCTTGCGTCCACGTTTCTTTTCTTCTTTTTTTAATTCTCCAAGAATTTCCCTGGAATTCTCTAAATTAGATGCATCCATTTTATAATACCCTTTTATTTTATTTTTTCATTATAGTCGCATTTGATATTTTTTTTACCCCATACGAATGACTGCTATTATGATGTTATATTATAAATACAGTTTTATTATATAAAATATTTTTTGTACATTCTGATAATGCAGCTGTTTTTTTGTAATTGGAAATTGTATTTTGTAACTCACAAATACATTTATAAAACGGTATAAAAATCTAACGAGTATATTATTTAGGAAGAATGTCCGAGGTATCGCCACATATACCATTTGTTGAACCGCTGTTAAAACAAGACGATAGTCGCTACGTAATGTTTCCAATTCAAGACAATGATATATGGAATATGTATAAACGCCAAGTTGATTGTTTTTGGCGACCAGAAGAGTGCGATTTATCAAAAGACCTTGGTGATTGGGATAAACTGAATGCCGATGAAAAACATTTTATTTCTATGGTACTTGCTTTTTTTGCTGCGTCAGATGGACTTGTTACTGAAAACCTGGCATCGCGTTTTATGGGGGATGTTCAATTGTCAGAAGCTCGTGCATTTTACGGCTTCCAAATTGCAATCGAGTCAATACATAATGAACAGTATTCCTTACTCATTGACACATATATAAAAGATTCCGCCGAAAAAACAAAATTATTCCAAGCCACCAAACATTACCCTTGTATTGCAAAAAAAGCTGATTGGGCAAAAAAATGGATAAATGATAATCGTAGTTCATTTGCATCACGTTTGGTCGCATTTGCAGCAATTGAGGGTATTTTCTTTTCATCCAGTTTTGCATCTATTTATTGGATTAAAAAACGTGGGCTTATGCCAGGTCTTACATTTACAAACGAATTAATCTCACGCGATGAAGCATTACATACTGAATTTGCCATTCTATTATATAGTAAATTAGTAAAGAAATTGAATAAAAAACGTATTTATGAAATTATTCAAGAAGCCGTTGAAATCGAAAAGGAATTCATTACAGAGGCAATTCCATGTAGAATGATTGGTATGAATCATAAATTAATGACTCAATATATTGAATTTGTAGCAGACCGTCTTGTTCTTCAATTAGGATATGATAAAATATACAATGCATCCAATCCATTCGATTTCATGGAATTAATCAGCATTGAATCCAAAGTTAATTTTTTCGAAAGAACAAATGCGGAATATGCTTTGGCCAATAAAACATGCGATTCCAATGTCTTTGAATTTAGTGCCGATTTTTAAACCTTTTCTTATGTAAAACGCTCCCTTTTAACATGCTAAAAATAAGAAAAAATTGAAAAGTTATTTCATACAATTTTGTTATCTTAAACAAAAATAATATAACAAATGAATTTACTTTTATTGCCGAAACAATTACAAGATTTGATAAGTGAGTTTAATGTAGAACATAGACCATTAATGCGAGCAGTAATGAATGAATTATTAATTAAATATGAAGACCGCATTGAGAACGATAAATATTGCGTTAATTGCAATGGTTATGCGGAAGAACAATATTCAACATATATATATTGGCATAAATACAATTTTTGCGGAGAATGGTGTAGTTATGATAGAGAGTATCACATACGTAAAACCTTACGAAGATAAAAAATAATGGGCATTTTAAATGAGAAAAGGTGTAAAACATATGATTATAAAAAATTGATATTTATTTTATTATTAATAGTTTTAATAAATAAAACCATAAATCATGTTCACTTTATTAAACCTAATCGCTTTTATTCTTTCCGTATACGTAATATATAATATTGTTGAAATGTGTAAATCACAATCTATGGAGTCATTTATAAATATAAATAATGATAAAAATTGGGTTATCATTATTTTTAGACAAATCGTTTTCATAATTACTGCCATCTTACTATCTGCATATATGCATAGTTTACAATATAATCATCCATTTAAACCAAGAAAATTTGCAAAAATTGTGCCAATTTAGAAACCTGCTATGGAGATGGAGGTTTTGTTTTGTATATATCCAATGTTCGTGCGCTTGCATCTGTTGCATCCACATATTTCGGCATCCAAAAATAAGGGACTATTTTACCATGTCCCGGATAAAAATCTTCAAATAATTTTCTATAATATGCTTGTTCGGCCGTGGTCGGTGAGTTTTCAGCATATTCTTTTTTTTCTACATCTTTCATTTGTTCCATCGCATATTCTTGTAATATTTCATATAATGAACGCGATTGGTCACTTACTCCATCACTAAATGCTTCTTTTCTTCGCCATAATATTTCTTTTGGTAATAGCGGTTTTCCTACGCTATTCGAAAAATACAAATAATCAAATGCTTGTCTTAGTAAAAATTTCTCACATCTTTTGTTTGTATTAAATCGAATATGTGCTGGTATGGATAAATAATATTGTACCCAACTTCTGTCCAAAAATGGTGTTCTTGGTTCTAATCCATGGGATGAAATACATTTATCTGAACGTAATACATCAAATGCATGAATATCTTTCAATAGCCTACGACATTCTTTATCAAATTCCAATACATCTGATGCTAGACCCATATATAAATATCCACCACACAATTCATCCGAACCATCACCATTGAAAATTACTTTTGCATCACTGTTCTGTGAAATATATTTACCTAATAAATAGTTACCTATACTTGCTCGTACACTGGTTGTATCATATGATTCAATTGCATGTATTACATCGGGAATTGCGTTGACAAAATCCGATTCTTCTAACAATATTTCAGTATGATTACTTCCAATATATTCCGCTACTATTTTAGCGCAACGTAAATCTTCTGACCCCGCCAAACCAATACTATATGTTTCAATTGCCTGTAATCCGTTCTTTTTTTGATAATTATTGACTAATGCTGCTATTAAACTACTATCTAATCCACCAGATAATAGACATGCAATTGGACGTTCCGTTGTAATACAACGTTTTTCTACTGCATTGATTAAATAGTTTTGTATATTCAATACTGATTTTGTTATTTCACTTGAAATACTTTTGGTAGTTGGGTATGAAAAACTGGTTGTATGGTATTTTATATTTTTATTTTCTAATCTCCAATAGGTTGATACAGTGGTTGGTAATTTGTATACAGAATATGTTCCCGGTGAAAAATGTTCTATTGTATATGGTTTCTTGGAAGTGTTTGCAAATTCGGATAGCACTTTTAATTCGGATGCAAATCCAATACAATTTTCATTTTCAACAGATTCATGTGTATTATGCATAATGTACAACGAACGTACTCCATAAGGGTCTCGTGCAATATATAGATGCGAATCATTTGTATATACACTTTGGTCCAATAAAATAAACGAAAACACGCCATCTAATAATTGTAGCGTATGTTCTATACCGTATTTTTTGTACAAATGGATAATAACTTCACAATCTGAATCCGTTTTTGGTACTATACCCATCAAAGCATATAATTCTTTGTAATTGTATATTTCACCATTGCAAATCAACAATATATCGTCCTGAATTAATGGTTGGTTTGATGCACTATTTAATCCATTGATTGCTAAACGATGAAATCCATACATCACTTTAATTCCGACTTTGGATAAAGTGGAATATTCTGGTCCTCTTTTTTGGCCTTTCTTGAATTGGGTTTCTATGAAATTGTTTGTATATTCAGTTTCGTAATTTAGCAAAGAAAAGATACCACACATTTTCACTAATCGTTATAGAAAGATAATATGTTAACTTTATGTTTATTTAATTTAGAATAAATCAAATAAAAATATTGTTATGTAATATACATGGATTTTAACAAATATACACCATCCGACACTAAAATTGTGAATAAAAATGAAACAATTGGGTTGAAAGCAGTTTCATATAAAAAAAATAATATAAATTATACACCATGTTATACCAATAATGAAAAACAAACTATTATCGAAACTACTCCTATTTTAACAAATAGTATAAATAACACGCATTTTTTATCACTTGTTGAAAATAAATACAAAAAAGATAATGATGATGAAATTCCAGAACTTTCAAAAAGTAATTTTAAAAAACCAAACGAAAAAAATGATTATATTACACAATTTTATATTGGTTCATTATCAGCAGTCGGTTTGTATATATTATTCCGTTATTTGTATGTAAAAAAATGATGGATGTTTACCAATATTTGTTGGATTTCCTCATTCGTCGTGATTTTCTGGTGGTTTTCATTTTTGGAGTTTTCATTTCATACATTTTTTTAGTTTTTCGAATCGATTTTGGTGATTTTTTGCGCATGGAATAGTATCCTCCTTTTGACATTTATATAATATATAATATATATTATATAGCTAAATATTTTACGGTTTAGTTTTTACTATTTTTATGATATAAAATTGTATTACAGTTTGTAACGCTTGTATAATTCAAGTGCGACTAATCCACCGAAAATTTGTGATAAACAATAAGGAATGACTTCTACACTTGGTAATTTACCTGCGGCGGCCATTGTAATTGTAACAGCAGGATTGATATGTCCGCCTGAAATACTAGATGTTAATAAAATGACGAGTGCTAATGCTGCGCCAATAGCTAATGGATTTCCTGTTGCTAAAATTACATAAATAAAAAACAAAGCTCCTAAAAATTCGACTAAATAGTTGTACATTATGTATTTATATATTCTACAAATATTTTTTTATAAATTTGATTAAGATATCTACAACTTTCATATATCGATGTCTAATATGTATTTCAATTCTTTATAAACAAATGGCATAACCATTGATGACCTTAAATGACAATAATCTATAAAATATTCCATTTTTGTTAAATTATTATTATCAATTAAATATTTTATTATGGATAAAAATGGAACATTATTTTCTTCACTGACTTTTTTCAAATAATTATTCCAATATAAACTAATTGCATTTCTATATTCACAAGTACTATAAACTGGCTTGCTTATTTCTTCATCGTGCCCTTCTGTTGTACTTGGATGACCTGCCCAAACAATAACTTTATATCCTCTATCAATCAAATCTAAATAACATCTAAAATATCTATTTATACATTCTTCTACCAAATCTTCTACGTTTTTATTTTGAATTTCTGCTTGTTTTGGTAAATGCCATCTACAATCAACTTCGCCAACAACTAACATAACATAATCTTCTTTTATGTTAATATTTGTAGATGACAAATATTCTATAACGGTTGGATAATGATGTTCATAAAAATTATACGCAATTGTTGCACCAAGATGCATTGTCACAAACATGTCAATCATATCATTTCCAAATATTTCATCAATACCTTTGAATATATTTACATGTGAATTTCCAATACAAAATATTTTCATTTTATAATATAAAATAAATTTTTTATATAGTTTTGAAAAAATTAATTATATAAATTTTTTAATGAAAAACCGCAGCATTTTTTATATTTTTATTTGTTACTTTGGCAGGAACGGATGAACCTCCACTACGCATTCTGTGCAATGCTTGTCTTTCTACATTTCTATCGGTTACAGTAGTAAATGAAATTGGCGCTGCGCCACTATTCAATGAACCATTTGCGATTTGGTCGGTTCTTCTATTTGCAACTACTTGTGATGCATCACGATTTCCATAAAATTTCTTTTTATTTTTTTCAGTGTTTGTTATAGTAGAAGGTTGAAATGTTTCCATATAAATCTGGCGATTCAATGCAAATGTTGTGGTTCCGTCTGATGTACTATCTTTTTGTGGCATTGCTTTAATACTTCTTAATGTTCCATTGTTACCAATGGTTTTATTATATCTTAATCCAGGCATCGAGAACATTTTAATATATATTCATATTACATTATATTTATTGTGTAATATGACTTTACTATCTAAAATCGGCGAACATGCATAATAGCACTGTATGATGAGTTTTGATAACCTCCATTTGATACATCATTGTAATTACGGTTTACTGCACGTAATTTTCGGAATTTTGTATAATCAGAAGAATCTGGAACGAATTTAACATTGGCAGATGTTACTGGAATTCCAGTTGTATCGCAGGTTTGAACTGGTTTTCTTAATCCACGTTTTGTGATGACGGTTGATGTATTTACTTCTGCGGGTCCTCCACATGCAACGTTTTTTCTTGATAGAAAATCTCCTAAACCATTAACGGCACGGAATGGACCGATTGCTCGTCTCATTCCATTTACTGAACCGGTTGCATATTGTGTATTCCAACCATCACGGACTACACGACGCATCATAACTTGCTCACTACTCTTGTAATTATTGATTGTTTGAACTGGTGAGATACCTTGATATCCTCCTCCTAAACTTGTATTATTCGACATATTGTTTTGTATAATATATAATAGAAATATATTTTCGATTCATATTATATATTAATTATTGTACTATATTTATGAGTTCTATAAATTCAGATATAGATTCCAGTAAAGATAACAGTAACATGGATAATTCCATTTCGGATGAAAGTCCAGTATATTTAGAAAATTTGGAACATATACATGACATCGCAGAATTAGAAAGATTAACGTCTCAAAATGTGAATGTAATTTTTGATGCAGACTGTGTTCGTAAACGCTCGAATTGGAGCAAATCTTCTGTCGAATATAAGTTTGATACACCTGCATTCAACCCTCAAAAGTTATTAGAATCAATACCTACACATTCTCCTAAATTAAATGCCCTTCTTTCAAAAATAGAAAGTTTAGATAAAAGTGATATGAAAAAACATGGAAAATTATTCAAACATTTCATTTTTTCTGATATTAAATCCAGTAGTTTTGGTGCTAAACTCATTGCTGGCGCACTTATTGCAAAAGGATTTAAACTTGGATATAATGCTCCTCTAAAAAACGCAGTACCCGCTGTACAAGTGCCTGTTGTACAAGAACCCACAAACGTAAGTGGAGGTGCTACTACTAAACCAAAACAATATGGAAAAATCGAATTATTAGCAGACGAAGAACTCGCAAAAACACCCGGCAACAACTTTTATTTATTGGCATCCATAGGTGTTTATGATCAATCAATTAGTGTTAAACAGAAAAAAGCAATATTACAAAAAATGAACCAACGTCCTGAAAATGTAAATGGAGAACTTGCACGAATTATTGTCATGGACAGTGGATTCAAAGAAGGTATCGACCTTTTTGATATCAAATATATTCATATTTTTGAACCCCAAGTCACTTCTGCTGACCAAAAACAAGTCATCGGGCGCGGAACGCGCACTTGTGGCCAAAAAGGATTGGAATTTCATCCAACCCGCGGGTGGCCATTGCATGTATTTATTTATGATGTTGATATGCCAGAACCAATACGCAAATATATGGCGAATTCTTCTACCGCTTTCGATTTATATTTGAAAGCATTGAATATTGATGTTCGTCTTATTGAATTTACCCATGATTTGGAAAGAGCTACTATATTTGGTTCCGTCGATTATGAATTAAATAAAAATATACACAATTTTTCTATTGCAAGAGGTGAAGAAGAATCATCAGTTTCAACGAAGTCTACTCCTGTAAAAAAACCAATAGTAACTTCTTTACGCTCAACTGTAAGTTCACTTGGTAGTGAAAGTCCTATTGTACCTGAAACAAATATAGTGAGTCCAATTGAAAGTAATCCGGTTACTCCTAAAATCGAAGCGCCAACAAGTGTTAGTCCTGAACCTGAAAATACAATGAAAGCACCAACAAGTGTTAGTCCTGAACCTGAAAATACAATGAAAGCACCAACAAGTGTTAGTCTTGAACCTGAAAATACAATGAAACCGCCAACAAGTGTTAGTCTTGAACCTGAAAATACAATGAAACCGCCAACAAGTGTTAGTACATTGAATAGTGAAAACCCTTCATTTTTATCCAGAGCTGCTTCTATTGGTAATTCAGTGTTATCTACTATTAGATCTTCATTGACTACTACACCAGAAAATAAAGAGAATACAACTAAAAGTAATGAATCAGAACCTACTTTGGGCGGCGGTCCTAAATTGATTGTTCGTCGCGATTTACCTATATTGAATTTACCTTCTCAATATGATGAGTTGGTATTTGACAATAAACGTATGACACATTCACAATTACGTAAACATATCCGTGATAATTTTGGAGAATATTCATGGGATGATGTTAAAATGGAGAACTTATGTAAAGGCGGCGCATCTCATGGTATAAAATATACCCCTACCCAAGATTTCATTCGCCATTATTTTACCCCCGAAAATCCGGTCAAAGGTATGCTGTTGTTTCAGGGGGTCGGTACAGGAAAAACTTGCTGTGCAATTGCAGCGGCAACTACATCTTTTGTACCAAAAGGATATACTATACTGTGGGTAACTCGAACCACCTTGAAAAATGATATATGGAAAAATATGTTTGACCAAATATGCAATGAACAAATCAAAGAAGAAATCAAAAAAGGAGTAACACTTCCTGCGGAACACGCTAAACGCATGCGTATGCTATCCAAAGAATGGAGTATCCGTCCAATGTCATATAAACAATTCAGTAATTTAGTATCAAAACAAAACAATTTTTATAAAAGCGTTGTCAAAAAAAATGGCGAAGCCGACCCACTGCGTAAAACCCTCCTTATCATTGATGAAGCGCATAAATTGTATGGCGGTGGTGATTTATCCTCATTAGAACGTCCAGATATGAATGCGCTAAAACAATCCATACAACAATCTTTCCAACTTTCTGGCGTGGATTCAGTGAAACTTTTGTTGATGACCGCTACGCCGATTACCGAGAACCCAATGGAACTCATTCAACTCATTAATTTATGCAAACCCGCACAAGAACAAATGCCGAAATTGTTCTCCGATTTTTCTACTATGTATTTAGATGAACATGGACGTTTTACGCCCAATGGAGAAACCAGATATTTGAACGATATTGCTGGATATATTAGCTATTTGAATCGAGAAAAAGATGCACGACAGTTCGCACAACCCATTGTCCGATTTGTTACCGCACCAATAGTTGAGAACATGGAAACATTGAATCGATTTGATAAAAATTATGTTCGTCATCATTTAGACAGTAATGTTGTAGATTTGAAAGAACGAGTTAAAGAGAACTTGAAGAATCTGGAAGGAGATTTAAGCGATTTAGATATGACTAAATTCAACGCACTCAATTCAGCATGTGACACATACGAAGGAAAAGATAAAAAATCTTGTGAAAAAATTGTGAAACAAAATATTAAACTACTTTTAGCAGAAGCAAAGTCAGAGGTTAAACAAATTCGTGATACAATCAAAGGTATTCGCGAAGAAATCAAAAATAAAAATTTATATAAAAATGAAACTTTGAAAGGTATTAGTGAGAACCTTGAAAATAATCCAGAAGAATATGCTAAATTCAAAGATTCCTTGTATTATAATTTGAAATCCAAATGTGGAAAAACTGTAAGAAGTAGTGAAGATTTGAAAGAAGCTATACAAATACATCCGGTGATTGTCGATTTAAACCAACAAATAAATGAATATGATACCAGAATTGCAGAAATGCACGAAAACTTGAAAACAAATTTAGGTGTATATAAAAAAAAGATATTACAAATTCGAGAACTTATGAAAACCGATTTGTCGCCACTTGAAAAGAATGTTCTCCGTATGGTTCTCCGCGATGAACGTAAAAAAATGAATAGAATGACACGACGCGCTGAGAAAGAAAATACCGAGCAAGTTGCCGAATTGAACAAAACGCGCAAAGCAATTGAAAAAAAGAAGCAAAAGAAAACGGGTCAGTTAAGAAAAACGTTGAAAGAACGTCTGAATGAAGAAAGGCACTATGAAAGAGAAAATAAAAAAGCAGAAAAACAAGTTAGAAAAACATTGCGAAAACAGGGTATAATTCAAAATATTGAGAATGAAATGTTGCAGGAATTATTTAATAAATATTCGTCGATTATTAATGAAGAATTAAAACGTTTGAAAGATTCTATGGAAGCTGATGAACGTCAAGAACAAATAAGATTTCAACAAAAAGAGGAGAAAAAACGTTTGAAAGAAGATGAAAAAAAGACCAAAGAACAAGAAAGATTGGCTAAACGAGCAGAAAATGAACGCGAAAAAAATGTTAAAAAGATGGAAAAGGAACGCGAAAAGGCTGCTAAAAAAGCGGAGCGCGAAAGATTACGAGAAACAAAACGTGCCGAAAAAATGGAAAAGAAAAACAGAACGATTAAGAAAAAACCATAATTAGTAGCTAGCTATAAAATAACTATTATGTTATGTCCGACTGATGCTATTACATGTAATAAAGAATGATATAAGTTACCAATGAATTTATCTTCATGATAACAGTATGTATTGTTCATATATCCACAATAATACAAATAAATAGTTGCTAAAAATGTATATACTGTAATAATTGCTAAAAATATTTGGTTTGTACTAGTGATGTGTTTGCATTTTTCAAAAAACAAATATCCTCCATAGAAAGTAATTGCGAAAATTGCGATTTTGTCTATGTACAATGCATAAATATTCATATTTGAATGAACTATCAAAGAAGTAATGACTAAAATAAAAAATAAAAGTGAATATACTAAATAATTGTAATATAGCGCTAATATGGAATTTGTTATGAAAACAATACTAGAATAAAAACAACTATTTTTATGGGGAATTTTTTCAATTTCTTCTGATTTCAATTCTATTCCTTGTAATTCCATTTTATATAATATCAAAAAGGTTTTTTGATACTATATTTGACGATATTGTTTGTTTTCTATAAAAAAAATCTATATTACCATATGCAGGAAGATATTGATAAACTAACTTTGGAACTATTGATAAACAAGAATCAATACAACAAATATTTATCTCAAACAAATCCGGAAAAATACAAACAACATCGAGAACATTTAGACAAACTATCTAAATATAGGGGTAAAATTATGTCCATGTTCTCACAATTAATGGAAAATCCAGAAAAACAAATTACTACTACCATAAATGAAGATTTTGACCATTTTGTGAGAACTTGTATCAATCATTTTGAAATGAAAGAATTAGATTATCAAACATCCCAAGAAAAAGAAGTGGAAGATGACGATGATGTATTGTTTGGAGATTGTGAAAGTATTTCAAATAATGAAAATGAAGAGTTAATTGATACATCCTATGCATCAAGTTCTCTATGGGGTAAAAAAATAAAGAAGAAAAATAATGATTCGGTAGACGTTCCGTCTTATACACTCGACATGTTTATCAAACAAAAACAAAACAAAAAATAAAATATCCATTTATTTTAAGTAGTAACAGAGAACCTTATGAATATTCTCCCACAAAATCCATTTAATTTATTGAAATCGAAGACTAGAAAAGCGAAATATATGAATAATAATAAAACATTGAAAAAAATGAATTGCAGTCCTTCCGTAAAGGGCAAAACTATTAATAAAAATACATGTTTTACAAAAGATGTATTATTCAAAATTAAAGATGCATATAATAAGGGTCATAGTTTAGAAGAAAAAATTGTCTCCAATACACCAAAAGAAATATGGAATATATTACGAGAACGTTTAGTGAAATGTGAAAAAGAAGATTGTTGGTTATCTGAAATCTCCGACGTAAATTTACGTAGACAAATTGATGATTATATTTTTGCACCTGACCAACCACCTGAATGGAAAAGCAACAAAAATGAATGGTTATCCAATATTGATATTTCCAAAGTAATGAAACAATATGAACATAAATACAAGAATTTCAAATTTATTGGACCTACCCCGATTGACTTTGCAACCCGTGTTCCAGAACATGGAGGAAAATGTGTATGGCAAGAATTATGTACAATTTCGGTTGAAAATTTATTGAAACAAGGAAAAACCAAAATTGGTATTACATTCAATTTAGATGATCACAATGGACCAGGTTCTCATTGGGTTTCTATGTTTATTGATTTTAAAGACCGTTTTATATTTTATTATGATAGCGCAGGAAATGATATTCCAGAAGAAATCGATGATTTACGAAAAGAAATTATTCGTCAAGTGAATAATTTAAAACCAAGAAAAATGAAAATGAAATTTTATAAAAATTATCCAGTTGAACATCAAGAGGGCAATACAGAATGTGGAATGTATTCTTTGTTTTTCATTATTACAATGTTAACTGCCAAAGTGGATGGTATGCCCAAATTATCTTTAGCCAAAAAAATAAAAATGTTCAAAGGTGGAAAAATTCATGATTCCTATGTCGAAAAATATCGTTTTGTATATTTTAATTTTGATTAATCGGGTATTATTTTGTGATAATATATTAGTATGACAACATATAAAAAACATAATAGTAGTATAAAAAATCGAAAGACTCGTAAAATAAAGAAACCAATAAAATCAAGGAAACAAAAAGGCGGCGCTGAACTACCATCAAGACAAAGTCCAATGTTATCATCAAGAGGAATTTCAATGTCAACAATAACAACTGGAACATCAACAAAATCAGGAACAAGTGATAATACAAATTCTGATAATAGTGTTAAAAAACCAAGGAAAAATAAAAAAGTATCAATCATAATTGATTTTTATGAAAAATTATTGAATGCCGAAAACTATGGAAACAAATTAAATTTTAATAAATTTTATGAAAATATTAATATCAATAAACAAGGAATGAATATGACAGAAAGTATTACCGGAGTTGAAGAATTATTCGAAATATTTAAGAAAGAACTCGAATATATAACGACTGGTACTGATAAAGAAAAAAAGGAAAAAGAAATAAAATCAAACTTGAAAAAAACAAAAGAAATAATCATTGATTTTAAAAGAGAAGATGGTGGACTATCAAATAATGATGATAATACTTCAATTGTAACCGCATCAACAGAATCATCATCAGCAGCATCATCATCAGCATCGTCAGAATCATCAGCATCATCAGAATCATCAGCATCAACAACCAGAACTGGTATGAATCCACTTTTTACACCTTTGCACATTTAAAACGCCCATTATAGACGCTTAAAAATAAACAAAAGGTAATTGCGGATTTCACGCCACGACATACTTATCTTCCCATAAGGGAGTATCATAGTCGTTCATATTCTTTGGACTAAAACATTCTGGTCGTTTTTTTCCTGCTTGTTGTAATTGCAGTAAATATAGAATGTTTTTTGATGCATTAATATCTCTATCCATACAGCATAATTTACACTCGTTGAGTTTACAACGGATTACACTATTGATTTGAGATATTCTTGCTTTGGTATATGTTCCATCCCTTTTCTTTCTTATTACTTTATTTTTGTATAATTCTATTGGTTTCATACATAAATTACACGTTTTACTTGTTCCCCATTCGTCTATATCAATGACATCGCAGTATTTTCTTAATTCATGCTTAAATTTTTGAATAGGTGCTGTTGGGTGTTTCTTTACTAAACCATGTTGTTGTGAAAAATCACCGAAACCGACTAATGTTTTTTTGTTTTCAACAATAGTTTTACATAGTTTATGCATAGTTGCTTTACCACGACAATATGAACGAAATGATAAACCACGAAAGTTCTTATATAGATGAAACTTGAAAATGGTATTTAGATTTGGATATACATATTCAAAATATTTACACATTTTTTCTAAATTAGTTGTTTTGAAACTGGGTATATTTCTCCACATCTCATAATGTTCCCATCCTTTATACCACATTTCACGTTTTCTACATGCATATTTCATTTTACAATCATGTCTATATTTTGGTGTAGTTGTTTCTAAAATTCTACCAGCATCATTGCACGATGTTTGCAAACTTCTTACACCAGGGTCTATGCCGACATATTGTTCATATTTAATTTTTTTGGTGTCTTTTGATTTCAATATTTCTACTTTGGGTTTTCGTAATCTAATAACTGCTATTTTACCATCTGTAAAAATAGTATTCGCAAATTTCCTTTGTTTTGTTTCAAACTTTTCTATTTTGAAAAATTCATACCAGTATACTAATTTATTGTCTTTGAAATCATCAGGTAGAGGTTCTTTTGTAAAATATCCTATAATATCTTTTAGACAACTACTGCATATTTCTATTGTAGAAAGAGTAAATGAGTTTTTAGTAGGTAATAAATTAAATGTTCTAATATGTTTAGAATTAAGGTATTGTTCAAATGTTTTTAGTATTTTGTAATATATTTTTACAAAGTGAGAAGAATGTGCTTTTATATTGAATTCGGTAGGTGTATATTTTAACCATTCACGCATAGATTTTATAAAATAATTATTTCCAGTGTATTCATTCGCATAAATATCCTTCAACCATTTATAAATAACTGATTTTCGCGTTTCTCCTGTTTTTATTTCTAAATACGTATGAAATCGTTTATAAAAATTCAATTTCAAATGGTTTTCAGTCATAGTGAGTTGTTGTTTGTTTAAATTATTGATGAGATTACCCATTCTATCACGAAAAGGTAGTTCTCCTAAATGGTCTTTGTAATGTGAAAAACTAATATATAATTCATCGGTAGTATCTATTTTTTCTTTGCGTTCTTTCATAACAGAAACAGCAGAACATGCTTGATAAAATAAATTCTGTGTAATTTCAGGAAGTGGTTTATTTTCTTGAATTAATCGTGTAAAATGATAGTTTAACAATTGATATGATAAAAAACATATTTTATTGATATTCAATACAATTTCTTGTATTCCTCCATTCAAATAATTATTTTCTACTAAACTATTGAAACTTGTTTTTACACATGTAAATTCTGTGTTTTTATTTGTTTCTTTTCTTTCTTGAACGTCTTTCCGTGTTGTTTTTTCTTTGATGGGCGTATCTTCCTTCTTTTTCTTTCCCATTATAATATACCTAAATATTTTAATTTTAAGTATTTTATGTTATAATTAATAAATTTATATAAAAAATTGATATAAAATCTTTTGTGTTTATATTTATTAATAAATAAAAATGAAAATAATGAAAACAACCGAACAGTTTATAATAGAAGCAAAACAAATACACGGAGATAGATATGATTACTCAAAAGTTGTCTATACTGGAAAAGATAATAAAATTATTATTTATTGTAAAATTCATGGAGAATTTGAACAACGCCCTAACTCACATATAAGAGGGATGAATTGTAAAAAATGTTCAGTATTAGAAGGTAGCGCAAAACAAAGAAGTAATAATGAAGAATTTATAAAAAAAGCAAAGGAACTGCACGGAGATAGATATGATTATTCAAAAGTTGAATATACAAATTCAAAAAATAATATAACTATTATTTGTAAAATACATGGCGAATTTGAACAAGAACCACATACGCATTTAACTGGATGTGGATGTAAAAAATGTGGTAATATTTTGAGAGGTGAAAATAGAAAATTTACAAACGAAGAGTTTATTGAAAAAATAAAAGAAATACATGGAGATACATATGATTATTCAAAAGTTCAGTATACAGGTATTTATAATGAGATTATTATAATTTGTAAAAAACATGGTGAAATCAAACAAAATGCGAATACCCATTTACGTGGACATGGGTGTAAAAAATGTGCTGACATATTAAGAGGTGAAAAACGAAAATTTACAAATTATGAATTTATAAAAAAATCAAAAGAAATACACGGAGATAGATATGATTATGAAAAAGTAAATTATACTGGATGTGATGATAAAGTTATCATTATTTGTAAAAAACATGGCGAATTTGAACAAACCGCAAATACCCATTTACACGGTAGTGGTTGTAATTTATGTGGAAATGAACAAACAGGTAATCATTTTAGACATGATAATACGGTTTTTATTATGAAAGCAATAGCTATTCATAAAGATAAATATGATTATTCAAAAGTAGAATATACTGGAATAGATAATAAAATAATTATTGTATGTAAAATACACGGAGAATTTGAACAAATTGCGTATAGTCATATTAATGGACAAGGGTGTCCAACATGTGGAAAAATTAAAAATTCAATACAACGAACTTCATGTACAGATGAATTTATAGAGAAATCTATAAAAATACATGGAAATATATATGATTATTCAAGTGTTGAATATAAAAAATCTGATATAAAAATAACTATTATATGTAGAAAACATGGTGAATTTTCAATAAAACCAGGAAACCATATACAAGGTCAAGGTTGTCCACTTTGTATTAATAAAACAGAAGGAAAATTATATATAAATTTAATACAGTTCTTTCCATCTTTACAAAAACAATTCAAACAACAATGGTGTAAAAAGATATTTCATCTTCCATTTGATTTCTGTATTCCTGAATATAAAATAATAATAGAATTAGATGGTCGTCAGCATTTTCAACAAGTACGAAACTGGTCTTCTCCACAAGAACAACAAGAAAACGATAAATTCAAAGAAGAATGTGCAAATAATAACGGTTATTCAGTAATTCGTTTATTACAGGAAGATGTATTTCATGATACTTACGACTGGGTAAAAGATTTATGTGATGCTATTGAACAAATTAAATCCAGTAATGAAATTACAAATATATATTTATCTAAAAACAACGAATATGATAATTTTTAGATAGATTGTTCTTCTTTCTTCTTTTCTTTCTTTTTCAAATAATAATTACGTCGCCATTCTTTCAATTTATCAGGGTTTTCATTTTTCAGTTTTTCCATATAATTTTTTGTTCGTTCTTTAACAACATCCTTGTTATTTTCGTAATATTTTAGATGCCGATTGCTATTTGTATATTTTTTCAAATGTTCTTCTAATTCCTTAACATATTTTTCCATTTTTTCTATTTTTTGTTTCAATTCACTTACTTCGTCGTTAGAATTCATTATATATAACTAAAATATATAATAAATACATTTTTAAGTTTTTTATGTTATAATTTTATATGACGCATCACAAAAGCGAAGATTATAAACTACAAGCAGTTAAATATTATTTAGTGGAAGATAATACACAAGAAGAAGTTTGTAAAGTATTTGAATGTTCTCGTCGTAGTTTGATGAGATGGGTAGAACAATATAAGAAAAAAGGTAATTTAGAAAGAAATAATAGAACACCTATTGCATACAAAGTAAAAAGAGAACATATTCGGTTTATCAAAGATGAAATCAACAAAAACAAAACAATTACTATGGAAGATTTGTTGTTTTTATTGAAACGAAAATATCCATCTTTATCATTGAGTAGGTTTCATCTAAATAGAGTTGTAAATAACAATAATATAACTTTGAAATTAACAAGAATAAGACATGAACCTACGCATAGATGGGGTAAAGAAATAAATATCAATGAAAAATTAGATGAATTCTATAAAGAAATTAGTAAATACAAAATAGAAGATATTATTTGTATAGACGAGACAAGTATAAAATCATTACAGAAACGAAATCATTGTTATAGTCAAAGAGGGAAACGTTGTGTAATAAAAACACAATCACAAGATGTATTCAAGAAATATACTGGGATATTTGCTATTTCTGTAAATGGTGTAGAAGGATGGGATTTATATGAAAAAGGTGGTATAAATACCGAACGATTAGTTGAATTTTTACAGAAATTTATCACAGAAAAATACAAAAATAAAATTATTATTTTAGACAATGCATCTGCACATAAAAATGATACTATACGTGAATTAGTAAATAAGCATAACAAATTGTTATATAGTGTTCCATATCAACATTTCAGCAATGCAATTGAAAATTATTTTAGTATGTTGAAATCAAAATTACAAAAGTTTAGTGGATTGAAATATGCGAATTTAAGAGAAAACATAACAAATGCAATAGAAATAATACCGAAAGAATATTATAAGAACATCATAGAAGGTGCTTATAATAGAAAAGAAAAATATATTGCAAAGAATAAAACTCGCAAAAACCCAAAGAAAATGTATCTATAATGGGCGTTTTAAATGTGCAAAGGTGTAAATAAAAAATCATAAATCATATTATTAAATAAAAAATATATTTAGACATTTCTAAATATATTTATTTAAAAAACAATGGCATATATTCATCCCGAAAACCAAAAATTATTATGGAACACGATTCAAAAAACACCCATTTTCAACAATCTAGGTTCTCAACAAACTCAATGGTTCAAATCCGTTATTCAACATTTTTATGAAGAATATCCAAATGCAAAAGTAATAAAAACCAAAGATGAATTACAAAACATCAACCGAGCAACAATATCTTTTATGGTGAATTCATTAAAAGAACTTGTTCAACCAAAACAAACGGCGACTCTATTATCTGAACCAAATTATGGAAATACAATTTTACCATCAACTACCGGAAGCAATGAACGTGTATCTTATTACAATGACCAATTCAATAATCGACAAAAAGAATACGAATCAATGAATGCAAAACCGTTGCCCCCATCCAATGATATTGTATCTGAAAAAATATCAGACGAAGCAATTACAAATATGGACGAACTTATACGACAACAAATGGAACAACGAGAACTTGAATTAAAAATGTATGGTCAAGGACCAATTGTTCAACCACCAAAGAAACTCAATATTAGTGAAGAAATTATAATAGATTTAGTAAAAAAAAGCAATAACGATGAGAACAAGGAAAAAAGTAAAAAATCTGTATCATGGAATACAGAACACAATGATTTCGAAGAATTGAAAAAAAAGGTTTTTGATTTAATGGAAACCATTCAGACTATGAAAGAGAGATTGGACAATATTACTTGTACACAACAAAATCAAAATACTGTTGAATATAACATATAAAAATATAATCAAAATCGCTTATATTTTTATACTAAAAAATTTCTTTACACCTTTTCTCATTTAAAGGGGGTTCAGTTTTACACATTCAATTGTTTAAATTTTGCTTCATTGTGATATAAGATTTCCATTTATTTGGGCTGGTCCCACTGGTCCGGTCGGTCCTACTGGTCCTGCTGGTCCTGCGGGTCCTACTGGTCCTGCTGGTCCTGCGGGTCCTACTGGTCCTGCTGGTCCTGCTGGTCCGACTCGTCCTATTTTACCAACATTTGATGACTGTGAAATTATATCGTCTACTTTACCTCCTCCTAAATAACCATTAAATATTGTAACATATCGAATAAGAACAATATTACTATCCTGTGATGTATTTTCTTGACCGCCAATAATTAATTTTGTAGTTGGATGTATGGTTTCATCTTTCAACATTACAGTAGGCATGTTTGTATAAAATTTATGTTGATATTTTATGTCATTTATATAAATATGATATACATAACTACCATTCGTAGATTCTGCTACAAGAGTAATTAGATATGTATTATTTAATGTTAATTTACTAGTTTCTATTTTTTCGTTTTTTATTTTACTGTCAGTTGACCAATTTACATAAATATCGCTTGAACCATCTCCTACAAATTCTAAATTTATAAAATATTGTTTGTTATTTTCATTTTTTTCAATTTTGATAATATTAAGTTTTTTATTTTTAAGTATCTCATTAATATTTATAAAAAAAGATATTGAAAAATCATTATTTTCATTGTTGATATGTTTGAATTTATTGAATATATTTTTAAAATCATATGCTTTTTCTGCCTTATCAATAGTATCCCAATTGGTATAATCTGGAATTACACTTTTTTTAGGATATGTTTTATTTATTTTATATATAATATCATCCATATTTGAATTCACAATTATTACATGATTTACATTACCATAAATAAAATTTTCATAATAAATAGACATATATTTATAAATCAAATATATTAAGAATGATAATAAAATTATTATTACTAAATAAACAAAAAACGTATTTTTGTTTTTTATAATTTTCATACTTTTTATACTTTTCATACTTTTCATACTATATAATATATATTAATATTTTTTATTGTAAGATTATACATTTTCATTTATTACCATTCCTTGAAATAAAATCCTCAATTATATGTTGACGTTCATTCGGAAATAATAATCCCCAAGTAATATTAATTTGCGTCTCGACACATTTGTTTTCTAAATTACATACAAACATGTCAATTTGTTCTTTTGTATGTAACTGCGAATTTCGACCAAATATTTTATAAAAATGTTCCATATATCCGCGATTTGTAGGATTATTGCCATTCGCATATATTATGATATCATTTAACAACCAATATTTATCTTCCAGTTCTCCCGCGTCTATATAAATTATCCAAAAAGTATGGTACAATTCCAGTACTTTTTGTTTCGTTTTTGTATAATCAACAATATCATGCAATAACTCGTAATTTTGCGGTTTGTATGTATATGGAATGATATAGTCAATTATATCTTTTGGTAATTTTTTCATAAAATGGGATAGAATATCGACCATTGTATATTTACAATTAAAAAAGGGTTATTTTTAACCTTTTTATTTTTGTATTTTTCTTTTTATTCAATGTTTTTATTTTTTATTTTATGAAAATAATGAACTTTACAAATATGCATTAATCATCGGAATTACATCTACGCCGATTTTTGATGATAATATACAAAACACATTATTTTTCTCTTTGTTGTATTTTTGAATGTATTTTTGAATTTTTTCGTTGGTTCTCAAAACGTTTTTAATAAATGTTTTTGCGTTTATGATTTTGCCTCTTTCTTGTTTTTCTAAAATTTGAGAAATCAATACATCTCCTCGTTCTGCAATTGTACTAATGAGTTTGATGAATGAATCTTCTTTATGTGTATTACTCAAATGAATTTCATGGTGAATTGTATAGAAATCGCGATATACAATATCATATAACAGATTCAAATTATATATACAATTTGAAATATTTCCTCCATTTTCAGAATAATACCTATTAATATTGGTCAATCTTTGTAATGTTTTGAGAACATTATTATTTTCACTACTACTTTTAGCGATTCTTTGACTTCTGCGCAACATTTTCTTACAACTTACTGTTTGGGGTTTATTATCAATCTCTTTTTTGAAAAAAAGTATTTCAATTTTTTGGTAAAATTATATATACATCAACTAGTTTCACTCATGAATGCAAATACATATACTTTGATGGGTTCAGTCAAAAGATGTCTCCTAAAATACAAAAATTAAAAAACAATTTAGAAGCATCAGGACAAATAGTATAAAGTATGTATATTTTTATACTATTTCTTAGTTTCCTAGGTTTTACACATTCACTGGATGTTCAAAGACCGTTACGTTATCCGATTACAGATTCGGATATTGTTCAAAAAATTAAACCATATTTATACGAAGACCAATATACAAGTCTTGTTTCAAAAATAAAAACACACAAAATATCTGAACTGTATTTTCAGCCAAAATTAGATGCAGTAGTATCCCATATTACTGAAACCACAGATAAACCAATATTGGATTATTCAATTACTACTATCAATCCCGCAATTGTGAATTCGATTGTAGAACTTGCAGACAAAAATGAAATAAACACTGTGTTTTTGAAAGACCCACCACAAAATGAATTTGTTGTCGGTGCTGCCAATTTATTCAATTTCGCGGTAAATTCTGTTTTTCCCATATTGATATTAGTATCTATCTTTCGCGTTTTTACTATGAACCAATCACCCATGGGTGGAAGCGGATTTGCTCCAAACATGGGTAAAAAGACGCAAATCAATGTGGATAAACTTTCTGTGCAAAAGAACAATATCACATTATCCAGTTTCGCGGGAAGTGAAGAAATTATGCGTGAATGTACCGAAGTAGTTTCTTATTTGAAAAATTCTACATTGTACGAGATGGCCGGGGCGAAGATACCCCGCGGTATTCTGTTAGAAGGACCACCCGGTAGTGGAAAAACCCTTCTTGCAAAGGCTATTGCAAGTGAAGCCGACGCGAATTTTGTTGCAACATCTGGTAGTGAATTTGTTGAGATTTTTGTTGGTATGGGTGCATCCAAGATTCGCACTTTATTTGATAGTGCTCGAAATAGTCGCCCTTGTATCATTTTCATAGACGAAATCGATGCTGTTGGCAGACAACGTGGTGCTGGTATTAATATGGCAAATGATGAACGCGAACAAACACTCAATCAACTTTTAGCAGAAATGGATGGATTCGCCGACAATGATGGTATTATGGTAATTGCAGCAACCAACCGTAAAGATGTATTGGACGCCGCATTATTGCGCCCCGGGCGCTTTGACCGCATTATAACCGTACCCTATCCCGATCGTGAATCTCGTAAATCCATTTTAGAAGTACATGCGACCAATAAAAAATTAGACGAAAATATTAATTTAGATTATATTGCCGAATTAACCGCTGGGTTTTCAGGAGCACAATTGAAAAATTTATTGAACGAAGCTGCAATTTATGCAGTGAGAGCCGGTTCCGTCATGATAACAGAAGCTAATATAGTCGATGCATTGGAAAAATTAGTTGTAGGTATTGTGAAAACACGCGACGAACGTTCACCTGATTCACTCAAACGTGTGGCAATACACGAAATCGGACATGCTTTTTTAGCAGCCCATTTCAAAGAATATTTTGATTTGAAAAAAGTCACCATTCAAAGTACATATAATGGCGCGGGTGGTTATACGTTATTCAATGAATATTTGAATATAACCGAGAGTGGTTTATATACAAAAGATTTATTAACAAAGCGTTTGATAGTAACCATGGGCGGTAAAGCCGCCGAAACCATTTATTATGGTAATGAATATGTATCAGTGGGAGCAGTTCAGGATTTAAAACAAGCAAATAGTTTAGCAAAACGAATGATAGGCAATTATGGTATGGGAAATAAATTAGAGGCATTTTATAATGAAAATGTGGAAGATGATAGAAACCCCTTTTTAGGTAGAAGTTTAGCATTGGGTTCAAAATATTCAGAAAAAACAAAGGACATCATGGACCGTGAGACACTAGATTTGGTTACATTTGCTTTAAATGAGGCCAAAACCATTTTGATGAATCATCAATCAATTGTGAATGATTTGGTAGATTCTTTATTTAATAACACTACATTAACCGGAGTAGAAGTTTTTAAGAAAATGAATGTGTAAAAAACAATATTATAATATATAAAAATACATATATATTATAAAATGAAAAATATAATAAATTCTATATTTGATACATTTGACTTGAATAAGATATTCAAAAAAAACCGTATTTTACTAATATCGTCGTTGTTTTTTTTGATTCCAATTTATGTATTTATAAAAAAATTTGTATTATATAGAGAACTATTAAGTATATTTGAATATATATTAGTAGCTTTTATACTATTCAATATTTTTGCATCGCTATTATTTTGGTACAATGGCAATAAACATTCCGGATTTCATATAGTAGATGGTATTTTTGCAAAAATATCATTGATTGTATTTATTGTATATGTATTGTTTTTCAAAAATATTCCATATTACATGATATGTTTGTTTTTAATTTTATTGTCACTTGTTATATATTTTATTTATTACAGTAACTATTGTTCAACAATTCAATGGTGTTCAGAATCACATATATTCCATCATGCAATGTTTCATGTATGTGCTTCCATGGGTGCCATTTATGCTTTCATGTAAAATATTTATGAAATCTATATAAACATACGAGTGTATTTATATTAGTCATGTACTTAAATATTTTATCCTTTCTATTTTTCATAGCAGTAACAAGATGTGCAAATTTGAACAAAATTTCACAACAACGAATCAAAAATATCATTCAACATCCAGACACTACTCCTGAAATGCGGGAACAAATAAATCATGTATTGTTTGATAGTTATAGGGACTGGGCAACATCAAAGGCGATTCATTTCAAACGTTTCCATAAACACAAATGTTGTCATATAAAAAATGACGAAATGGCATCATACGCATTGTACGGATTATACCAAGGCATACAAAGATACAATGGTAATGATACTTTTATTACCTATGTTGATTTTTATATAAAAAATGAATTACAAAAGGGTATGACAAATTTAATACCAATCAATGCTTTGCCCAAAACATATTTGAAAAAGAAAAAGACGATTGAAGAAAATAACAAACTCTACAATATTCAATTGAAACCTATACATATAGGATTTGACAATTATTTGTTGGAAAATACCGTACATAATTCTATATATTCTCATAAAACCAAATGGATAGATAATGAAGATGATTTGATGTTTCAAACAAAAATTTGGGAAAAAGTTCGTGAACTACCTCCATTCCAAATGCGAATCATGTATTATAAATATTCAACTGATTTTGAAATGTTACGAACAAATGGAGTGGTTGCGGATATCATGGATTGTTCAATTCAAACGATTCGTAGAAATTTGATTGATATAAAAAATAAACTACTACCAACCATTACCGCAATTTCTACTTCGTAAATTACAATTGTATTCACTGCATTATGCTGCATATAATTTAGGAAAATTATACGTAGATAATGTATAATGTCGACTTTGACAGATTCGCAAAAAACAGAAATTACCAGTTATATAAATAAATACAGGGCGTTGCACCAAGCTCCGCCACTTGCATTTGACGATACTATTACAAATGCGTCACAAGAATGGTCTAATCATTTACTGGCAACCAGCGTATTTCAACATAGTGGAAATAGATTATATGGTGAAAATTTGGCCTATTTTAATGGATATGGAAATGATATTATGGTTTTATTGAAAAAATCGGTGGATGCTTGGTATAACGAAGTGAAAATGTACGATTTCAATAATCCTGGTTTCAGTCCGGGTACTGGACATTTTACATGTTTGGTTTGGAAATCAAGTACGTCTTATGGTATGGGTATTTCAGTGGATGCAAAAACGCGTGCATATATCGTAATGAATACATCGCCGCCAGGTAATTATGTTGGACAATTCAAAACAAATGTATTACCTGCATTAACTCCTACTCCTGCTCCTACTCCTGCTCCTACTCCTGCTCCTACTCCTGCTCCTACTCCTGCTCCTACTCCTGCTCCTACTCCTGCTCCTATTCCTCTACCCGATAATGTAAAATATAATAAAACATACATAATCAATATGCTTTATAACATTATAACATCAATACAACAAAATCAACCACGAAATATACTTATAACCGCAATATACAATCTTATATTATTTATAAATGGATTATAATACAGTTTATTCATCCATTGGAAATATATCTACGAGTAAGCTAATTACTCTATTGTATTCATAGATAATTTTATTTTTACTTTCATTGTCTATATTTTTAACATTTTCTAACATTTCAGGTGTAAATTCCTTATAGTTTCGTATATAATCCAAATATACTACTAAATCATTTTGGATTGAATTTAGTATTTCATTTAATTCTTGTGATTTGTAAATACTGATATCATTTACACTAACACTTCGTTTATGTTTATCATTTTCAATGTTCATAATTTTATCAAGTAAAATATAAAAAGATATAAATAATTCCATATATTATATTTATTATCATTTTCAAAGTTCATATTTTGTGAAGTAAAATATAAAAAAAGATATAAATAATTCCATATATTATGATTATGGAATTATTCAAGCATACATTATTTATCAATTTGGCATCAAGGCCAGACAGACTTGAACATGTTCAAAAAGAATTAAAAAAAATGAACATTGAAGCCGAACGAATCAATGCAATCAGAATGGCAGAAGGTGCAATTGGTTGTACATTAAGTCATATACGTTGTTTAGAATTGGCAAAAGAACGCCAATATCCACATGTATTCATTCTCGAAGACGATATTACATTTTTACAACCCGAACTACTTTCCGAAAACCTGAAAAAATTCGAAGAAAACGTAGAGTTACAGCGCTGGGATGTTCTCATTATTGGCGGTAATAATTGCCCACCATATACAAAAGTAAATGATTATTGTATACGCGCGTTTAATAATCAAACTACGACAGGATATATTGTAAAATCTCATTATTATGATACTCTTATTCAAAATTTCAAAGAAAGCGCGCAAATGTTGATGCGTAATCCGCATAATAAACGCGAATTTGCACTGGATATGTATTGGAAACGATTGCAACAAAACGGATTATGGTATATGATAGTACCTCCTACTGTTACACAATATCAAGATTATAGTGATATTGAAAACCGTGTGGTGAATTATGACCGATTGATGTTGGACATTCAAAAAGATTGGCTTTTTAGACGATGATTTTCAGACCTTTTTATCATTTACACCGCTCATATTATCATTAAAAAATTGATTTGAATTTATCTATTTTTTATAAGATTATAAAAAATAAATTATGAATAATAATATTAATGGTACAATTTACAAAATATCTTTTCCAAATGATAAGAACTATATAGGAATAACTATATGTGATATTAAAAAACGACAAAGAGAACATAAATCAGCAGTTAACTCATATGATACTAGATGTCTTTATAATGCGCTTAGAAAATATAATGATAAACTTGAAACAGATTTCTGTGAACCAATAGATACTGCTACTTCATTGGAAGAATTATATGAAAAAGAAAAAATATACATAAAAAAATATAATTCTCATTACATTGATGGTAATGGATATAATATGACATATGGAGGTGAAGGCAATCATGGATATATTTTCACAGAAGAAGATAAAAAGAATATGAGTGAAGGCCAAAAAAAAAGATTTGAAAACCCAGAAGAAAAAGAAAAACTTGCATTACAGTCAAGAAATTATTGGAATGACAATGAAGAAGCAAAAGAAAAAATGAGACAATTAAAAAAAGAACAATGCAATAAAGAATGGCGAGAAAAACAAAGTGAAACCTTAAAAAATACATATAAAAACAATCCAGAATTAACTAAGCAACACAGTGAAAGAATGATACAACTGCATTTAGATAATCCAGAATTAGCTAAGCAACATAGTGGAAGAATGACACAATTGTATTTAGATAATCCAGAATTAGCTAAACAAAATGGCATAAAACTAAAACAAACATATATAGATAATCCAGAATTACGAATAAAAAATGGCAAAGCACAAAAGAACCGTTTTGAAAGACCAGAAGAAAAAGAAAAATTAAGTAAAATACATAAGCAAAGATTTCAAGATAACCCAAATGCTAAAATAAATAAAAATATGCCTTGTAAACCGTTTAATGTTTATGATAAAAAAACAAATAAATTAGTTGGGTCTTATAATTACATGTTTCAAGCAGTTGATGATATTAAGACAAGATTTAAAATTATATTATTTACTAGTAACATAAGTAAACTATTAAACGGTACAGGAAAAACTACAAAGGGGTTTATCTTTGAATATAAACATGATAAATGTTAGTGAAATACTTCAATTATTTATCGTTTATTTTCAAGCATCATAAACGATGATAGTACTGCCTTATTTTTTTCTTCATATTGCATTGTTCTCAAATTCGATTGATATTGTCGTTTCATCATTTCTTCTTGCATTTGACGTTCTTTTGTAGCCAACACTTGCTCTGCCTTTTGTTTTTCCATTGGGTCCAATGAATGACGACTACGTTCTCGTACAAAATGGTCGACAGATGAATATGTTTGAACTTTTTCAAAATCACGTTCACTGACTGCAAACACCGTTTGGTCTTTATGCACTTTCCGTAAATCATCATATTTTAACTTACTAAATGGGTCACTTGTTACATATGAATTATCGATGATATCGTCATCATCATATACATTGGTTCCAGAGCCGGATGAATAAAGATTTTCAACTCCACGATAATTGATAATTGCGCCGTTGTTTTGCTTCATGTTCTCTAAAACGTCTCTCATATTACTTGCATTTACGTTTTGGTCTATATTGTATATAGGTTCATCTTTTGCAAACCATTCATTTTTAGACGAATTGGGTTTTTTAGCCATATTTTCTTCAAACAATTGATTGAACTTATTTTGAAATTTTTCGGGATTCATTTCTTTAATGGCGGAAGTAACATTTTTCGTGTTCGTTTTATTAAGTTCTCCATTTAGGGGTTTATAATCAATGTTCTCAACTGCCTTATTTTGTTTATTCTGATTTTCATAAAACTGGAGAATGATATCAAAAGCTTTTTTGTAAAAAAGAAAATATTCAGACGATAATTTGGATTTATCTGGATGTAACATGAGAACCTTCTTTTTAGCGCGTTTTAAATCATCAATTGTAAGTTGATATTTCAAATCAAATAATCCAAGAACTTCCTCCAATGAATACATGTGAATATTCAAATTATGATTTGATTGCATCGTTTATAGTATTTTAGGAAAAGTATTTAGGAATTTTTCGGCTAAATTAGTTTTCTATTTTCATATTTTTGAAATGAAATACAAATTTAGGAAAATATATATTCAATATATATCCTAAATGGAAAACGGTCTCACTATGTTATTACATTCAGTTGTTATTGGTGTTATTTTATACATCCTAATGGTATTTGTTTTAGGACAAAATGTACTTGTAGCTCAAAACAGAAGTATTTTAATCGCAGCAGTCATTTTGATTTATATGATTTTGTTTGGCCATGGATTACCTAAATCTATCAACAAAAACATCTAAATTAGACATTGTTCTCAATAATTTATATTCATGAAACTATAAATATAAATTTAGGAAAAACTAAATAAAAATAATTCAGGTATTTATACTATACAATGCCCCAGCCGATTATTACAGATACTATATCATTAGAAGTATTCGGAGAATTGCTAAAAATAAATCAAGGTTTAATTATAATAAAATTTGGTGCTGAGTGGTGTGGTCCTTGTAAACGAATTGAACAACAAGTATATGCAGGGTTCAATCAAATGCCTATGAATGTGCAACCAATCATAGTAGATGTTGATGATTCATTTGAACTTTATGCTTTTCTAAAAAGTAAGAAAATGGTTAAATCCATTCCTACTTTATTATGTTATGAAAAAGGAAATGTATCCTATGTTCCAGATGATGTAGTAGTAGGTGCTAATGTTGATGAAATAAATACATTCTTTCAAGAATGTTTCAATAAAGCAAAAGATTTATTACACTGAATAATATGAAAAACTTTCAATATTGTAAAAAACTTAAAGGGTTTTTACAGTATATATTACAATAGCAACCATGAAAAAAGCGAATTATTACGTTTTAACGACAATTGATTCTGAAAAACATAAAAAAATGAAATATCGGTTTGAACATGAAAATATAGAAGCCATGTATTGTCCAGTGGTCGAATTCAATGATTATCGTTTATCTGATGTGGAAGATAAATATAAACGTCCATGGTCTTGTATGTTAGGTCATTTAGACATGTTCACAAGATTTTTAAATTCGGATGCAAAATATGGTATATTCGGTGAAGACGATGTTCATATTCGACGGGGTATTACCGAAATTATACCAGAGACTATTGCTAAATATGAACGCAGAGATTTGGAAATATTGATGTTGGGATATTTGTTTCCATTCAAACCGGTTGAATTAACATTTTATCATGAACCTGAATTTTATCATCAAAAATTGGATATAATTGATGAAAATTTGATATATTTCAGTTATATTGAACGTTTATGGGGGTCTCAGATGTACATGTTGGACAGAAAAACGGCACAGAGATTTCTAAATACATATACACTAGAATATGCTAAACAATCTTTGATGAATCCGGATATGGCACATTTTGCAGTTGATTGGACTATTACAAAAAATGGGCGTAGGGCAGCAGTATATCCAATGTTAGCAGTGGAAGAAAAACCAACAGATTCAAGTGACTATGGTCAGTATACATATCATACAAAATGCAATGAAGTTCATTATGATGCGTCTAAATATATTTGATTTGTTTCATTTTTTTGAACTTTTTCTTTTTGTTTTTCTGGATTTTTTATTTCTTTTACCACCGGCTGTTTCACTTTTACCACCGGATGTTTCACTTTTACCACCGGATGTTTCACTTTTACCACCAAATACTGATTTATTCTCCACTTCATTTTCAGGCGATGCTTCATTATTCATTTCTGTCGAACTTGGGTTATCTAGTATATTCACTTCATTTTGTTCGTCTTCTCCTTCGTCATATAATGTAGCAACGGCTAAAACAACCGTCGTTATACCAATCATACCATATGTCAAAAGTGATTTTGTATCAATGATATCAATTGAACGTTCAGTTAAAATTTTTAAAAAGTTATAATTATATGAATCAGACATGTATATATTATACGATTATTTTTATTATACTAAAATATAATAAAAATTTACAAAATTAAAAAATATCATTCCAATTGTCAAGTAAACCGCCATTCAAAATATTTGGTCCATAATTATTTTCTTTGTCTAATTCGTCGATTATAGACATTTTTTCAAATATTGAAATTTTATTCGATTCTAATTTCAACAATAATTCGTGTTTTATTATAGAATCTAATACAGTATTATTTAATTCTTCAATAGAATCAATCCTAAAATCATAACCACTACTATTTCTTTTTATATTCATATATGCTGGTATTTTATTTATTTTATAAAAATCAATTGACATATCTATATTGTTGAATTTTTTTTCATTATAATTCAATGCAAATACAAGTAAATTGAATAAGATATTCATATATATATACTGTTTATTTTTTTATATGTTTTTTTATTTATTTTCGGTTTGGGGTTTTATAATGTACGTTTTTTCTTTTCATAATCTGCCATTTTTCTTTTATAAATTTCGTCGGCATACTTAGCCTTCCATTTTTCTTTAATTTCATCACTAATCGCTGTATTAAAATGGTTTTCATATTGCTCTGGACTATCATAATATAATGTGGTTAAATCTTCGTCGCATTTATCAGTCAATAATCTTAATTTAAAAAATAAATCTTCGTCATATGAGCCAACTAAGCAATTTGTATAAGCGCCATTAATTGCGTTACGAATTTTTCTACCAGGGGTCAATGCAGTTGCATAATATTCAACACCAGATTGCTTTCCATTTTTATTACGATACACCTTATTGTATCCTTTATCGAGACGTTTAATATCTTCTAATGCTTTTAAACGTTTCTTTCTATCGTTTACATTTGAAAAAGCATATGATGATAATGAAATGTCATCTTCGATGTAGACGTCTTCATATTTATTAATTTCTTCTTCTTCTGAAATTACTGACATTTGCAATAAAAGCTTTTGCTAATAAAACCGAGTGGGAGTTATATTATCCTTTGGATATAATATATTGTATATATTTTTTATATTGTTTATGTTTATATTTTTGTATATCCTATAAGTATATACTGATGTCCTATTTTATAAATAAAATTGACCAAGTCAGAAAAATGTTTTTTAATAAAGAAACAATAGAACACGATAAAACTGTTAAAAAAATACCAAATAAAATTGAAATAACAGAAACTATCGAACCGGAACATCATTTAGAAAGATACAAATCAAATGAAAATACTAAAACATTTGATATTGAGAACGAACATGAATATGATGAAGAATTAGATTACGATAGCGATAATGATGATATATATGACGATATGCCATATACTTTTAAAAATTTATATTCTGAACAAGTATCCACCTATCATTATATTAATGATAGATTAACCAGAACATTCGGTAGTTGCATGGATTATGACGCCGAAATGTACAAAATACATTTTTGCATTTTCGCTATAAATGATGCTTGTCATTTTGAAGGTACTAAAAAACCCTTTTTGCAATTTGCATTTGAAAAGAAATCCAATATTTTTTCATTTCCTTCTATTGATTTTAATTGCCCTCATAAACAAATGCTTGGAAAAGATGATACAACCAAACCAATTGAAAATGATGAAGATGACGATGTTTATTTCAAAAACGAATGTATAAAAAAATTATTGGATATAATTGAAATTGATAAAATCGATGAATCTATGATGGAGGAAATATACAAAGGATTTTTAGAATTTGACGAGAACAATATATTTGTAATATTTGATTTCACCAATTATCCATCGGTCAATTTCAAAACTGAAAAACAACAAAACATGTTTTTTTTAACGACCGAAGTTGATAAATATGAATGGGGTATAATCGATGAAATTAGAAAAAAGGAAATTCAAAAAATACCCATTGAGAACATTGTTCTCGAATTTTTCCAAAAATACAGATATATGAATGAAATAAAAACAAACGACAAATCATTATTACCAATTCCATCGTCATTGTATTTATGCAAATATGAGAACAGTTCATATTCAAATATAACCGAGTCGACGATAACCAATTTTGAAAAAAGAAGCGAACATCCATATTTAGGATTTTTTTATTTTTTCTCACAAACCGGAACAAAACGATATGCTGTATTTAGTGAGAACAATATCGTACTGGACCGCAACTTTGAAAAAATGAAAGAAATGGACATAAATGAATACAACAGTATATTATTGAACAAATCTGTTTTTGAATATAATGAGAACAATCAAACAATTTGGTGTGTTAAACCAGATTCGCTGTTTTGTGAATTATGAATTGTAAGATACAACATAGAGAACAAATAAACGCCAAACAAAATTTGAAAATATGGATACAATGATTTTCGGTAATTCATTTTATACATAATGTCATAAATGTAATACGTATATAATACAATTGTCGGAATAAAAATAATATTATATATATGGATTGTTCTATTATTCACTATATAGAGAGAACCTATTCGCAATACATGATTTGTATTATAAAACACGCGATATAATTCCATATTATAGAATAAATCAGTAATATCTTTTGAATTTTCGGGTTCATTTCCCATTATATAATTCGGGTTCTCGTATTTTTTAACAAAATAGGATATAATACATTCATCTTTACATAGTATCCAAGAACATGGAATTGTTGCAAATATTATCACATATAATTTATCCAATATTTCGTGTTTTGGAATAATAAATCCGTATATGTTCTCAATTATCATTCCAAATAAATGGATTGGACCTGCATAATTTAATATATTCAATTTCTTTGTCATTTGAATATATTATCAAAAATCTCTATATTTTTTACATTTTATACATTGTTCTCGTAATCATTGAGTGAAATAGCCAAATTACTATATTTATCTAAATATTGTTTTAAAATGTCTTCTGCAATTTCTTGACCGAAATTAGAGATGATTTCTTCATTCATTGGACGTCTACCATGCATGTTCTCGAAATCACTCACAAATTTGTCTATTTTTTCATGAGCTACCTTGATTTTATTGGAAACTTCGAGAGCAACCAATGCAAAATTTTTCTTTTGTGCAAGTCTCTTTCGTTCTTTTTCTTGTTCTTCGCGTTCTTTCCTAACAATTTCATCTACTTTTGATTGTATAACCGTCTCTCGTGCTTGTAAATCAGTTATACTATCACTTGGGTCGAATGTAGGGCTGTGTAAATCTTTATACCAATGATGTCTGCTCTCGTTGGACGTAACAATAATATCACAAATATCTGGTTTCTTTAATGCATCGAATCGTTGTCTTTGTTCAGTACCAGGTTTACCTGAAAATGTTTTATTGAATTCATTAATAATTTTGATTGGTATAGATGGACTTGTTTCCATGAGTCGGTCGAATTCTTGGCGATTCAGTTTCAAAAAATGCCCCGCGTCCATACGTTCAATTGGCGCTTTGGCTAATTCTATACGAATATTACGTGCGAATTTATCCCAGGATATTGCCGATACACGATGTGCCTCGTTTAATTCCGATATTTTCAAATACTGTTGAATCGTTGTTAATATACCTATTAATATATTGATACTACCAATAACCATGGGTGCAAAAGTCTGATAATTATCTGGCAAACTGGCTTGTGCGAAAGACGCAGTTCCACTAATCGTAGATAATGTAATTGCGGGTATAGTAAACCAAGCATGCATTATTGCGTATTTATTATGAGCACGTGTATTCAACCATTTATAACACTGTGCAATATCACACCATTCAACCATTATCATTTCATTTTCAGGAGACCATTCAATACTTTTTGTAGCAGTTCCAGCACTACTGCTATTATCATTATCCATATGCTCTTCTACATTTGAACCGAGTTTTTTATCGTCCTTTGGTTTACTCATAAATCACAATATATATACAATATATACATATGTTGTAGAAATTCATTTACAATTGTAAAATACATTTTATTTTTATTTTTCTTCGGTAGGTTCTTTTTGTTCTAATTCAATATGTATGTTCTCTGATTCAGTAATACGGATTAGATTATCTATATTTTCTAAAACATTTTCATTTGTATCGAGAACCAATTCAGATTGTTGTATTTTTTCCTCAATAACGCTTTCTTTTGAACGAATTGGATTGGATGTAAATCCATCATCAAAATCAAAATCAATCGTTTCATTTGATAAAATAAAATAGGATTCGATACCTGCATCATGGTTTGTTTTTCGATTATTACTTAATATATCTTCATCGATTTCACGTTTGAACATATCCATTTTTGTATAAAGTTTTGCTAAATAATTTTGTTGAGAAGAATGAAAATAATGGATATAATTGATGTATAAACTCATTTGTTCTCGTATCAATGTATTTTCAAACTCCAATGTGGTCAAAAAATTACTGATTGAAGAACCTACATTTGTATTGTCGCTATAATCATTCTTACGCTTTTCCGAACTCGAATAATAAGAATACATATCATTCAATAATATCAAAATAGTTTTGTGTATTTCTTGAATATCTTCGATTTTATATTCACGAAAAGGTTCTAAATCTTTATAAATCGGTATTTTAGCGCTATCCGGTGCATTTGGCAATTCAATATGTTTCTCTTTGGTTTGCATCATAATAATATTATACAATTTGTAATAATCCCCATACATACGATTGTTTATTAATATGATAAAACGATTTAGGTTCTCCATTTCCATGTTTAAAATCTTGTATTGGAAATAAAACGAATCTAAACAGAACAAAAATATTTTTTTACTATTGTGTTTAATCAAATTATTGTATGTTGTTTTTAGTTTATTCAAGTTCTCGGTAATTATATCTTTTTTTTCATAAATCAACTTATCGATTTCAATTAATTTAGAAAAATTATGTTTTAATGAATCCACATTAAAAAAATGCAAATAAGACATTGTATATCATTTCATTAGAAATTTGTTTTGTTTTTGTTGAATAAAAAAATCCCATTTAGGGAATTTTTTATTTTTATTTAGGAAAATGTTTAGGAAAATGTTTTCAGAAAAGTGAATAATATCTAGGAACAATTTTTGGTTTTTCATGAATTGCATTGGATATTTCTAATAAACCAGTTGTTTCTTGTTGTAATTCATCAAATTCATCGTTTATAGTATTGCGGTCACTTTCACTAAAACTCGTTGGAATCTTTGTCAATAGTTTACACAATTCATCAATTTCGAGATATGTAGTAGGACTTCTGTCTTCGTGTGGTATATAATGTTTTAATTCCCAATAATGTTCATCATCATAGTATAATTGGGTACTTCCATTTTTATTGATTTTATCGGAAATTTCATTGGATTTAGGAGTATTTAAAAGTTCAATATTGAGAAAGGCAAATGAATAAAGGTTGCGACTTTCATTTAATCTCTTACGCATATCAATGTATGTAACATTACCTATGTTCATTTGCTTAAACGTATCCTTAATATTTTTTTTTGAAATATTCGATAAAATACGTGGAATGAAAATATTCATGGACGACATATTGTAGTAGTTCGTTGCTTGTTATTAAAATGACTTTGTTATTACTTGTTTAATGCTAATCCAATAGATGAATAAAAGTATTTCAATTTTTTACAAACTTATATTTCATAAAAATAGATATTTACAAAATTTGTAAAAAATTGAAAGACTTAAAAAGAAAATATTGAAAAACATATTCGTATCTACTAAAATGTCAGCTTTCTTAAATAACAACGTAAACGGTATTCTACAATTCCATACAAAAAATTTGGAAGATTTGACAGTAACATTATTTGATAATGATACTGAAAATAAACATTTTGGAACTCTTTCGATTACCACTAAAAAAACAGAACCCATTACAGTACCTCTTGCAATATTCTTCGATGTAGATTATTCTGGTTCTATGTCAGATACATGTAGTGATGGTCGTACAAAAATGGATCATATTATTCATACATTAAATAATATTTTGAAAGTGTTTTCTGAAATGCAAAATGTAGAATGTTACATCGCATTGGATGTATTTGACCATGATATTAAAACTATATTTGATTTTACACAAATGAATTCGTCTAATGTTGACCAATATATGCAAATGATATCAAAAATTTATCCAAATGGCTGTACTGATATTGAAAAATCATTACTCAATGCAAAAACAAAAATAAATTATTATATGGAAAAAAATCCAACGCATAAAATTGTCCACATACAATTAACTGACGGGGATGCAACTGCTGGCGCTATTGACCCATTAACTCTTGCTAATCTGGTAGATGAAAATTACACAAATATATTTATCGGTTTTGGAAAAACACATAATAGTCATTTATTGAATGCACTGGCAAATAATAGATACGGTGAATATTTGTTTGTAGATAAAATAGAAAATGCCGGGTTAGTGTATGGTGAAATAGTGAATAATCTTGTATATTCGTTAATCGAAGAAGGATTTATTACAGTTGAAGATGGCGAGATTTATGATTGGAAAAATAATGTTTGGACAGATAGATTGACTATTCCTAAAATTGCAGCAGATATTACAAAAACATATCATATTCGATGCAGTGATACTGATTTAATAAATATAAAAATAAATGGTAGATTAATTGGTAGCGACATTGTCGAATTACTGGATTTAGTTGAACCGTTACCAGCATTATTGGATGTTGACACAAACCAAGAAGAAATTAACGATTTAACTCATTATATATATCGTCAAAAAGTACAAGAATTGTTATATATTATAAATGAATACAACGCAAAAAAAAAGGCGAGTAATATCAATAATCATGCCACTGTATTTGGAATAATTTCAACACCAACTAAACAACCATCAGAACATGTCTACGAAAGTCCAGAAAATATACACCAAAATAATAAAATAGAAATAAGAAGTAATGTGAAATCGTTATTTACTAAACTTAAAAAATACAGAAATGAATTAGGTGAACATGATGAACGTAAAAAATTCATCAAAATATTAATGGATGATTTATATGTATCTTATAAAACAATGGATTCTCATATATCACATATGTATTCATGTTCAAGACAAACTTCACAAGGAAGACAATACTCATATAATGTGACAGACATTAACGACAATGACAGTGGTCGAAATTTTGCATTAAAACGAAGTATGAATATACCACAAACACCAGTGAAACGTAGTAATCATATATGCTTTCCATGTATTGATGAAGAAGATGCAAATGTTCGTGAAACCGTACTAGTTGATAATGAATACGATGCAATATTTAGAGAAGATAATATAGATGAAAACTATGACGAATTTGATGATTTTGTTTTGTCTCAAAATACAGATACTACATATACCAGTCCTTCAATTGTAAACATGATGAGGTCGGTAAGTGAAAGATAAATTATGAAAAATATTATATTTTGTATTTCTGTAAATTATAATTTATGTTTAGAATAGTATAAAAATATATAATTTATTACTATATATTTTTAATGCCAAAAAACCCCGAATCAACAAAAGAATCAAAAACAGCAGAGAAAAATGTCCCGCCAGAAAATTTTATCATTATTGTACGTGATTTTATAAAAGATTTATCAATAACATTTCCTGAATATGTACATTTATGGATAAATTGGACAGATGCCAAATTACCAGAATCAGAAATACAAAATTTATACAATTATTGTATTAGTGTATATCCAGAGAGATTCTTTGATATTTTATATCAAAATGACGAAATTTTTAACGCCGAAAGTACTACAAATACATTTTTCCTACCAAATGTAGATTTCAAAATACTCTACAATTGCGATAATGTATCTGAAAATACGAGAAAAGCTATTTGGAAATATGTACAATTGTTACTATTTACAATCGTGAATTCTGTTAAAGATAAAAGTGATTTTGGAGATGCAATGAATATGTTTGACGGAATTGATGAAACTGAATTGCAAAATAAATTAAACGAAACATTTAGTAGTATTGGAGATTTTTTTAAAAACATGGAAGAAAATATAAATAATAATGAAACCGGTGATGAAAATTCTGAAATGCCAATGCCTGATATGAAGGATTTTTTTAAATTTGCAGAAAAAATGAAGGAAGACGCAGGATTAGACGAAGACAATGAAAGTGGAATGCCAGGTGGATTCAAATTTGATAGAAACAGTATGCCAAATCCAGAAGAATTACATGGTCATTTGAAGGGCCTTTTTGAAGGTAAGATTGGAACACTAGCACAAGAATTAGCCGAAGAGATTTCACAAGATTTTGGTGACATTTTAGGAGATACAAACGGAGAAGAACCAACTTCGACACAAGATGTTCTAAAAAAGATGATGAAAAACCCTAAAAAAATCATGGATTTAATGAAGACTGTTAGTGGTAAATTAGACCAAAAAATGAAGAATGGTGATATTTCAAAAGATGAAATCATGAAAGAAGCCACTGAATGGATGAGTAAAATGAAGGATATGGGAGGAACCGACCAATTCAATGAAATTTTCAAAAACCTTACAAAAAATATGGGTGGTTTAGGTAAAAATATGAAAATTGACCAAAATGCATTAGACCGAATGACAAAAACACAAGCTATGAAAGAACGTATGCGTAATAAATTAGAACAACGTAGACAACAAGCTATTGCACAAGCTGCTTTGAACAAATCTAATGCTGTTATACAAGAATCAAATACTCCAAATAACTATGTATTTAGAATGGAAAATGAAGGTGTTCAAGAAAAAACATATATTAGTAAAAAACAACAAGACCAAGAAATCGATGATATTATGGCTAAATTGGATATTAAAGATGAACCAAAAACAACAACTCAATCCACTAAAAAATCCAAAAAGAACAAGAACAAGAAATAAAATGTAAATGTATTTATATATAGATGATTTCATTATCCAAATACATAAATATTCCAGTATTTATTGCAGCACTTGTAATCGGAATCATTGTTATGTATGTTACTATGCCAGATACTCGTAAAATATTTGTGTATCCTTCTCCTGAAAATATTGATATATTACAATATCGTGACAAGACCGGTAGTTGTTTTGCAATGAAACAAACAGAGACTCCTTGTCCAAAAAATGAAAAAGATATTGCTAAAATTCCTGTTCAAACATAATGTTTAGTTATAATATATGTATTATGACTAAATCGAAATGTTTCTCGAAGTGTCGCAAAGTTCCTGAAACATTATGTACACATCAAGAATGTAAATATGTAAATGGTTCGCAACATAGTTATTGCAGATTATCCAATGATTATGAATTGGATGAAAATTGCATTTCGCGTAAAAAGACACGTAAAAACACAAAGCAAATGAAAAACACGAAAACAATGAAAAATATGGAAGCCGCTAAAAAAATCGCTAAATTCATGAAAAAAGTGGACCCAACTAAACGCCGCGAATTATTTTTGAAAAGTATTTGTTCTGATTCTGGTATATGCATTGCATTTGGAAGAGAAACTGATAAAATAAAACAACATTTTGGTGGTTTTACAGATTTCAAATACGTCAAATTACCAATCAAAAGAATGGGCAAACCATCTGAGAATGGGTTTGTAAATGAAATCACTTATGAAAATAATGGATATTTCGCAAATACAATTTTGAAATCATCGGCAAAAGTGGATTCAGATAATTTGATGTTCGAATATTTGGTAGGATTGTATATCAATAAAAAATGTTCTGTATTTCCATGTTTCATCGAAACATATGCATGGTATTCTTATATTGATAAAGATGCTTGGAATAAAATGAAAAAATCACAATATACCACCTACAATATTTTTGAAAAAAACCTTCTATTGCAACCGGCTGTAATTAATTCTCCTAAATCTATGGAAATCGGTTGTAAACAGTCAAAATATATTGCTATTTTGATACAACACATTAAAAATGCACAATCATTGAAAGATAGCATTTCTAACAAATTTTTCTTTGATAATGAATTACTGTATGTATTGTATCAAATATATATGCCATTGACTGCACTTGCAAAAGAATTCACCCACTATGATTTGCATTTAGATAATGTTTTAGTCTATGAACCAGTAAGAGGAAAATACATACAATATTACTATGTTCGTAATGATGGTACACAGATTTCGTTCAAATCATCGTATATTGCTAAAATTATTGATTATGGACGATCCTTTTTTGTAGACAATAAAAAATCGATTGTGGGAACTTCTAAAAATATTTACAACGAAATTTGCGATATCAAAAAATGCAACCCGGATTGTGGAACTAAATATGGATTTTCTATATTACATCCTGAGAAACCAGCAGGAAGTTTCTATTACATAAGTTCAAGTAAGCGTAATATGAGCCACGACTTACGTTTATTGAATGAAATATTGATAAATGCAAAATATTCTTGTAAAAAAGGTGAATTATATGATACAATCCGAAAAACACAATATGGAGTAGGACTTACCGAAGATATTTCATATGGAACAAAAGAACAAATTCAATCTGGATTACCTGAAAAAATAGCGAATGTAGTGGATGCCAGAGATGCATTGCAAGAATTAATATTGAAAATGGCTGCAAAGAATGAACAACGATATTCAAGCATGGAAAGATTAGGTTCTTTATACATTTATGAAAATGGTTTCAATATGAAATTTGAATCATTGTAAACGGAATATTTAGCATAAAACCGTTTATCTGTTTAATATATATATGAATATTAAACGGATTTTATATACACCACTTGGAAAAATCGTTATTTCTGTATTATTGGGTTTAGGTTTAGCAACAATGTTTCGCAAAGTATGTACCGACAATAATTGCATAATATTTAACGGTCCAGTGATAACCGACATTGAAGGAAAAACATATAAATATGGTGAAAAATGCTATAAATACACGGCTTCACCAATTGTATGTGACAAATACAAAAAAATTATTGATGTATCAACCCCGCCGCCAAAAGACCAATAAATATGCGTTAATTGCATGAGTTTTAGACATTATAATATAGTATAGTTTTTATATGGCTGACAGAATTGCAACTACACGAATTGCGGACTTACCTGAAAATATAACTGTTCAAATGCCTCCTGGGTCATATAACCCATCACAACAAAATTTCAATCAGCCTAATAATATGGGATACGGACAAGACAGTCAAGAACCAAATACTACCTATACTCAAATGAATGTACATCCAAATCCATATGGCATTCCACCTCAAAATAATGTGATGTCTTTACCTCAAACAACCCAACCGCCAAAAAATCAAAATCAATTTTTACCACAATACAATATGCAACAAAATGAGCCTCAATATAGATTACCATCACGTGACATTCCAGTCGACACTACACAATATCTAAATGATGAACAAGTTCAACCAAATTATATTCCAATGCATAAATTAACATCGGATTATATCAAGGATTACGAAGATGAGAATGAGAAACCAATGAAAGAATATAAACAAAAAAAACATCGCGAATCATTGGTAGATACACTATTGACTGAATTACAAACTACTATTTTTATTGCTATTTTGTTTTTCATTTTTCAAATGCCTATCATAAATACACTAATGTACAAGAATTTAGCATTTTTACCAATATACAATAGTGATGGAAATGCAAATTTTTACGGGTTATTTTTGAAGAGTGCATTGTTTGGGTTATTGTATTATGGTGTATCAAAGTTCACAAATTATATAAGCGAATTGTAACGAACATGTTATTTACTCGATTTAACTACATAAATTATGTATTCGATGCATATCAACAAAACCCCCGTAACACATGATACAATCGCATATTCAATTAGTTGTTTCATTGTACAACAATGAATATTATGTTTGACAATTACTTCGTTTTCATAATTGCATGCAACTTGTGGTTCATTTGATTCAATATCGTGTTTTTCTTCTTCGAAATGTACCCTCATTGGATTTAGATGTGCTCTCAAATTATTATCAATACTATGACTACCTCTAATATTGTTTTGTATAGAATTTTCTGTTAAAAATACAACAGGAGGATTTTTTTGTAGGATATTCATTGTTTTTTATAGTATATGATAGAGTAAAAATAATTTCAATTTTCTATGGATGAAATTATTTGAAAAACATTTGAAAAACATTTAGAAAATATTTAAGAAATTTGTTTTAGTTTTCCTTCTTTTTCTTGTCTGTTTTTTCTTTTCCACATTTTTAACAGTTTTCTTCGATTTATTTTCATCTTTTTCCATTTTCTCTTTTAATGCATTTGGATTATATTTCAAAAACCATTCTTCATATTCGCGCGTTCCACGTTTTCCAGAAAGTTCTTTGAATTTTTCCGCTTTTTCTGCACGAATCGATTCCAGGGTAGGTTGTTTACCGTAACATTCTAAACTGAATCGTTTCAATAAACCGCGTTGTTCTAATCGATTTTCTTGTTCTACATTGAATAAAAATTCAGCCATACACAAAATTCGGTCTTTGTTGAAATATGGAAATGGTTTGTCTGCATAAATAAATGCTAAATAAAAACTCAACATTGTATCAATAGTAGCAACATTGATTTCTTTGTCGTTTATGGTAATTGTATTGTAACTATGACAAGCGATTGGTTTGTATATAAATGCGATTGTGTCTTTTCCTACGCGAACTTCATAACGTTCAGGAATTATTTCTCCAATAGCATCGTGTTTCATTATTTTGATTTTTGTGTATCCATATTCATTTAATTGTTCACCTATAATATTTGCGGTTCGCTCAGGTTCTTCGCTCAATACATCAAAATCCGGTATTTGCATAATTAATTTCTTTTGTGTTTTTGGCATATATCTTGAATATAAACTACTTGCATAGCCGCCGAAAAATACTACACCTTGGTCGATTAATGCATCGCGAACAATGAAATATATTTTGGACGAGTCTTTTTCATTTGTTTCCATACTTCGTTGAAAGTCTATTGTTTCGCATTTGATTGACGATTTCAATGGATAATATTTATTCAGCAAATTCAAACGTTTGAATACTTTCTCCCATCGAGAAACGTCTCCTTGTGGTCGTGATAGTTCTAAATACATACCCATGCGTAAATAATTCGGTGGAGCATAAAAAATACCGGAACGTTTTACTGAGTCTTTTTGAATTGCATCAAAAATATCTTTTTCTAAATAGGTAATATCGGCAACGGGAATAAAATTGACAAATACTTTGTATGTTCCTGGATGGACCCCCGATTTTGCTTCTACGTCCGTGTATCCTGCTTCAAAATAAATATCTGCCAATTCTTTTGCATGTTCTAATGCATGGTTTGAGAAAAAATCGTAATCTGGAACTTCAATATCTTTATTGTAAAATTGCGCAAATTTTGGCAATATTGCATTAATGGCAGTTCCGCCATAACATACTAATTTTTTCTTCATTAAAAAATCTTCAACAATGGCAATAATTTTTTTGACATCATCACTATTTGCAATTTTTTGTCCTTGAATGGTTTCACTTTCATCAACTGCGTACCGTAATATAGCCAATTCACAATCTTGAAAAGTCATATCATTATCACATAATTCAGTTTTATATTTTTCAGTATATGTCATTTATATATAAATGATATATTTTTTGATTGTTATCCTAAATTAGAATATTTTATTCTATTTTTAGTTTTCCGGTTTTAATAGTACTACTTCTTTGTGAACTTGTTGAAGGTTTTTTTTTTCGTGTTTGACTACTACTACTTCTTTGTGAAGTTGTTGAACGACTTCGTTTTTTTGTTTTATTTCCAAAGAAATTACTTACTCTTATGATTGTTTTGGTCCAACATGTTTCGTCTTCTTTATCGCAAATACTTTCACTTACATGTGGTCGTTCTTTTTCTCTATACTCTCTATACAAACTATTCACGTCTATATTATTATCAAAAAACTTTTTATTTGAAATTTTTGACTTCATTGCGTCAAGTGAAAAAATATTACTTTGTGTAACACGTCCAATTGTTAACTCTTCTATTTTGTTACAAATTGATATAATTGAACGTATAGTGTCTGATTCAATATTATACCAGTTAAATGTTTTTGTATTTTCATTATTTAATCCATGTCCATATAAAGAACGTATCAAACTATTCATTTGTGGTTGAGTGAACGGGTGATTCTCAGAATTATATTCTACAAAATTTTTAGAAAAATCAACAAAAGCAATAAATCGAATAATCCAAATTATTTTTGCAATATTTATTTCTTTATTTTTTTTTTTATTTTCATTTTTTTCATTATAGTTTTCTCGTGTTATGTCATAAAAATCAGTTACATCAATGTTTTTAATATCATTAAAATCTTCATCAAAATCTTTTCCTGTGAAAATTTTATACTGTGTTTTCATCTTCTGAGAAACGTTTTTTAAATCAATTACTCTACCAAAATCAATGAGTAATGATTTCAAATTACCATTTCTCTTTGCTAAAATATTTCTAGAATGACAATCATAATTTACTAATTTAAGTTTTATAAATAAAATAATTAATTCAGCAAGTGCATATTCACAATTTGTCTTGTATATATATCTTTCTCTATCGAGATATATAGCCTTGTAAATAGGTATATAGTTATTATCAACCAATTCCATTGTAATCATTCCTAATTCAAGTGATTTGTTTTTTAAAGCTTCATGTAAATATTTAAGCATTTGTCCACATTCATCATCTTTACCTTTTGTATTTAATAAATCATTTATTAATTTTTTAGAATATTGATTTTTAAATAATGATAAATCAATAACAGATGGACATATATAATTACCATTAGGATTAATGGTTTTCAAATAAATATCTTGTTGAATAACTGCTTCTTGTATAAAATTTCCCTTATTTTCTAACACTTTGTCATAATATTTTTTTTTTTTTTTTTTTTCGTCTGTATCTTCATATTCAGGTAGGTCGATAATCTCATTTTTAGCATGGATAATAACGATTTTGAAAATCAAACTCGTTACTGGTTGATTAAAAGAAGTCCGTGCGCTATTTAATCCTAAAAATTCTGAATATTCTTCTTGAACATCTAATCTAAATATAAAACCAGCTGCCGAGTTGTATGAGATTGAAGTTAATTTGCTATGTTCCGATGTTATCATATTATAAACCGCTTGCCAACTCGATAAATCGCTGTTTATTTTAGTGATACCACCTTTCATTTTTAATTTCATATGTTGTTTTTGTTTATTACGAATGTTTCTTGAATATTTTTTCATATATATACATTTAGAAAAAATGTGTATATACCTAAATCTATTTTGCGTCACCTACAAAACTGGCTCCATATTTCAATGTCATTTTTTCATCAGGATTTTGTTTCTTATTTTGAATAAATTGTATTACATACGCTAATGGAACAAACGCCGATTGATATTCTGCAAATATAGTTTCATACAAATCCAATGCCATATCTCTTTTATAAAATTTATATGCAATTGCTTGAACTCCATAACTTTCAATTAATGAAAACGGATTTTGTGGATTTGGTGAATTTTCATCTACGTCAGGCATTAACAATTTCAATTGAGTTACGTCGGTAGTTTTGAAATCATCTTTTATTTTTGGGGGCGTGGTTTTTTGGTTTTTGAATAAACTATATTGTTGAGATGACCAAGTATTACCGCCAGTAATAATATTCACATAATTTTCAAGAGCTTTTTCTGGATAATTTGGATTAATAGATTTATCCATAACAATGATAATTTTTCCTTTCAAATCCTTTAATTTTGTATCTCCGGTAATCTGTGATGTATATAGTTTATCTGAAAAATTACTTAATACACCCACTATTGGCGGATTTGCTTTTGGGTCACCTGCTAGTTTTGTGTATATATTGTTATCTTTTGATTTAATACGTAATTGTATAAACAAAGGGTCGTTTGGATTCGGGGTTACATATGCATTTTTACCGTCAGTACTAGTTTTAACAGATGAATCGTTTATAGCTTTCATTATATCATTAAACGAAATGGCTTTTGATGGTGAATTTAGTTCAATACTTGTATTTGTATTGATATAAGTACTATATGTTGGGTCCGTGGAATAATTAACATAAACAGTGTCCCCTATTAAATACAATTCAAAATCCAAAAAACGACAACCTCTACTCATAACATATTTCAATTGGTCAATCGAAATATTTTTTCCATCAAATGCTGAATTATAAGATGCTTTAATACAAACTTGATTTAATGGTATATTAAGCATTTTATCGGTAGTATTCGTAATAGTAGTTGTTTCTAACCCTTCTTGAAATCCTTCATAAACATATTTTGTACTTTGTTTCTGGATTAATCGATATGATATGTACAAAAATAAAAAGATGATTAAAATAATAATAAACAATTCTATAAATTTCATTTATATATAATACCTATAACAAAAAATAATAATAAAAACAAAATAATGTATTATATTATACTTATTTATAAATGGCAGGAGGATTACTAAATCTTATATCAATTGGTAACAATAATGTAATATTAACCGGAAATCCTACTAAAACGTTTTTCAAAGTGACTTATTCTAAATATACTAATTTTGGATTACAAAAATTCAGGATTGATTATGATGGATTAAGAGAATTACGGACAACTGAAAGTTCCACGTTTACATTCAAAATACCAAGATATGCCGAATTACTTATGGATACATACATAGTAGTTACATTGCCGGATATATGGAGTCCTTTTTATCATCCGAATGATAACAATGCAAACACGTGGACTCCTTATGAATTTCGTTGGATATCTGATTTAGGAACAAATCTAATAGAAGAAATTACTATAAATTGTGGTTCATTGACTATACAAAAATATACAGGCCAATATTTAGCCGCAATGGTTGACCGTGATTTTACCACAGAAAAGAAAAATTTATTCAATGCAATGAGTGGAAATGTACCAGAATTGAACGACCCTGCAAATGCATTCGGTCGTTCGAATACTTATCCATCTGCATTTTATACTGGTGCAATTGTTGGCGCAGAGCCATCAATACGTGGTAGAAATATATATATACCTATTAACACATGGTTCACATTAGATAGTCGTTGCGCATTTCCTCTAATTTCATTACAATATAACGAATTATCCATTTCAGTTACATTGCGTCCTATACAAGAATTATTTCAAGTACGCGATGTTTTTGATGTTGAAAATAATTTACCATATATTCAACCGGATTTCAACCGTCAGCAATTCCAAATGTATCGTTTTTTACAAAGACCACCAGCTGTCAATATTTCACAGGAAAATTATGAGAATAAAATAAATACATGGAATGCGGATGTGCATTTGATGGCTACCTATTGTTTTTTATCAAAAGATGAACGCCAATTATTTGCCCAAGAAGAACAGGTCTATTTAGTAAAAGATGTGTTTGAATATAAATTTGAAAATATCACGGGTTCTAAAAAAGTCAAATTGTTGTCAAATGGAATGGTTGCAAATTGGATATGGTTTTTACAACGAAACGATGTTAATATGAGAAATGAATGGAGTAATTATACAAACTGGCCATATAAATCAATTCCTTCTGATATCACAGAAGCACCGGATAAATCAACCGACAATGCATTTATATTTGGACCATTATATAATCCAGATGGAGCAAATACTGGTTTTTTTTATACAGGTGATTTTTTTGCAGGAAATCGTAAAGAAATATTGGAAACAATGGGTATATTGCTGAATGGTGATTATAGAGAAAATATATTGACGCGTGGAGTTTACGATTACATTGAGAAATATACCAGAAGTCAGGGATTTGCAAAAGAGGGGATATATTGCTATAATTTTTGTTTGAATACGAGTCCATTTGAATATCAACCATCAGGTGCAATTAATTTGAGTAAATTCAAGAACATTGAATTAGAATTAACAACTTATGTTCCCAACGTAGATTCTGTTAATTCTATATTTGGGATTGTTTGTGACCAAAACGGAAATGCAATAGGTATAAATAAACAAAATTGGAGATTATATGAATATAATTTCAATTTGACATTATACGAAGAACGCTATAACATTCTTTCATTTATTGGTGGAAATTGTGGTATGTTATATGCCAGATAATTTTGTTTTTTATCAAATACTATTATATAAATAATTATATAATAGAATGGAAGATAATGAAACAAAATGGAAAACGAAAACATTTAGTAAAGATAATAATAACATAATTGAGAACCTTGAAACAATTACTAAAAAAGATGTGAAAAATGATGAAAATAATGATACTGAAATTATTATTCAAAAAATAGAAAAAATAAACAAGAAAAAATATGCAAATTACAAAAATATTGAAGAATTAGATAATATTTATGAAGATACTAATGATAAAAAAGAAACAAAAGAAACAAAAGAAAAAAAAGAAACAAAATATGCTAAAAAAGAGAAAAAAGAGAAAAAAGAGAAGAATGAAGAAAATGAAGAATATGATAATACAAAAAGTTTGAAAACCGAAAATTTCAAAGAAAACAAAGAAAGTTTTAAAGAAAATTTGAGTAATAGTAAATGTAAACAAAATGCTCTTTCAAGATTTTTTAGTCAAGTACGCTATTATATAGGTTTGCTAAATCGGTTGTTATTCGGCAATGCAGATACAAATTTGACAAAAATTATAGGATCAATTTATGATTTGGGCGATAAAAATGCGAGATCGAGAAGAAACGATATAAACATCATTAAAAATCAGGCATATTATATTTTATCAATACCAGTTACATTACTTGTAGCATATAATTGGTTCTTTATAACAATTTATAAAGAAGGAGGAGCGCAAGTAAATACACATATTGATTTTGATTTTTTAAATTCTATATTACCAATGTTAAAATTCTTCTTTTTTTATTTGTCGAGGCCTACTGCGATATTGAATAACGTAGTTTTACACTACATGCCACCTATAATAGAAACGGCAAAAAAATTCACACCAATGGATGTGTTACTTAATTCTATGTTATTGTTTTTGGTACTAATTTTAATCATAGCAAATGTAGTATGTAACTATTCTTCAACAATCAAAAATACATTTTTTGGTTATATTGGAGGGTCTACATCTGTAAATCCGACATTAACGAATATGTTATATGGTATTATCTTATTTTGTATGTTAATGTCACTTTTTCCATCAAATGTATTAGATACTGCATCGAGTGTTTTCAATTTAGTTACAGCTCCATTTTCAACTTTGATTGGTGGTATATTCAAATTGATATTTACAATGATCAATATAGGCATAGCCGGAATTTTTCTATTAGGGTATATAATTATACATTCATTTTTTGCAATACCAATTTATTCAAGTACAACATACTGGAATAGTATAAAAAATATTAATAATTTTTTATGTGAATCTATAAGTAATATTGGTAAATATGATTGTCCGCCAAATACATTAGTTTGGTGGGTTGCATTATTGAAATTTTTATTAGAAATTATAAACAAATGTTTATTTGAATTTATTTTTATACTCTTCTTTTTAATAGGAGTCATTGTATATTTAATATTTGTTAATTCGGCTATCAACAAAATATTTTTCTCGTTTATCAACATGTTAATAATTGCATGTATTTCAGTATTTACATATGGTTATAAAATAAAGGGCTTATTACAAGAAATAGAGGAAGCGAAAATGAGTTCAAAAGATAGAAAAATGTGTAATGAAGGGTAATACAATGTATGAATGTTCCAATGTATGAATGTTCCAATGTATGAATGTTCCAATGTATGAATGTTCCAATGTATGAATGTTCCAATGTATGAATATTCCAATGTATGAATATTCCAATGTATGAATATTCCAATGTAATTTATTATAAAAATATATAAACAATTCTTATTTTATATATTTAAAATGGTTGAAAAAAAGAAAAAGACTCCATTAGTAAGTGTATGCACTCCAACTTTCAACCGAAGACCATTTATACCCATTATGTTAGAATGCTTTCGAAATCAAAATTATCCAAAAGATCGCATTGAATGGATTATAGTTGATGATGGAACTGATAAAATCGCCGATTTAATAGAAAAAGCAAACATTCCGCAAATCAAATATTTCAGTCTTGATAAAAAAATGTCGCTCGGTGAAAAACGTAATTACATGCATAAACAATCTACTGGGTCTATTATTGTATATATGGATGATGATGATTATTATCCACCGGAACGAATTTCACATGCAGTTGAACGTTTGACTTCATCACCAACCGCTCTTTGTGCTGGTTCAAGTGAAATGTACATATATTTCAAACATATCAAAAAAATGTACCAATGTGGACCATATGGACCAAACCATGCAACTGCTGGAACATTTGCATTTAAAAAAGAATTATTGAGTAAAACACAATATGAAAACCATGCAGCGTTAGCAGAAGAAAAAGCTTTCTTAAAAAATTATACCATTCCATTTGTACAATTGGATCCTATGAAAACAATTTTAGTATTTTCACATGAGCATAATACGTTTGATAAACGTGAATTATTAAAAAATCCTCATCCGGATGTTTTCAAAGAATCGCCTAAAACTGTGGATATGTTTATCAAATTTAAGGATGAAGAACATATCAAAAAATTTTTCATGAAAGATATCGATAAATTATTGGCTAAATATGAACCGGGACTACCAAAAATGAAACCCGATGTTTTGAAACAAATCAAAGAAATTGACGAAGAACGTTCTAAAATGATGCAACAACAAAATGCAAATGGACCTATTATGTTACAACAACCAGGAAAGGAACCCGTCGCGTTGTCTTCGCAAGATGTTATTAATATGATCCAACAGCAACAACAACAGATTAATTCAATGAGTGAATATATTAAACAATTGGAAATGAGTAAAAACATCAATAGTTCTCCGTTTATACCAAACCAGTCACCATTTGTACAACAAAGTTTTCCTCAAAATAACGTATCGAATACCGGTGAATTAGAAGAATTGAAGGAAAAATGCAATAGTATGTACAATGAAATACAACGTTATAAAGTAATGATAGAGTCTCAAAAATCTACTATTGAAAAATTAAAAAAAGCTTCGATAGCTGAACCCGTTGAAAAACATGTCAAATTTCAACAAAATCCATACGTAGTTTTTGGATAAATCACACCAATTCTTCATCATCTTCTATAATTTCATCCTCATTAACCTGATCTTTTTTAACATTTTTGTCTAAATATCTATACATTCGTTTTATATCCAATTTATTGATATCATAGTTCTCAAATATTTTTTCAATTTCTATCATTTTTTCAGAATCATTGTAAAAATTTTCTCCATAACATAGTCGTAATTCTTGAAAGAATGCAACTAAATCTTTTCTATCCATGGATAAAGATTGGGTTAAATTATAAATAAAAAGAAAATTGTTATATTCAGTTGAATATTTTGTCAATACCTTAGTGAAACGTATATCACTAATCTTTGTTTTATTTTCAGGAAACGTATCGTGGTATATTTTGTTATTATGAAACGTTTTTATTAAGGATGACATTTCATTGAATTGCCATATCTGATTTTGAAACGTTATTCTGTCAGTATAATCCGCAAAACACATGTTCTCCAATAATTTTAAATACAATGGAATTGACTTATCTTGCGGTATTTTGTCTATAACATCTATTATATTTTCATGCCATAAAAGAGCTACAATAGTTCTGTCGGTTTCATTCATGAAAACATTGTGTTGATCAATATCTACATGTTTATTCAAAAGAGTCTTTGTAATTGTTTTTGCATCATCATTATACGACTTATTATGAAAAATATTTGTAATTGTATCAATATTCATTAATTCTGGTTTTTTATTGTTGATGTTCTGAATAAAAATTAGTTTTCGCATATCTCCTTGTATATATGATAATAATGAGGGTATGAGTGATTTTTCAATTGTAGGTTGTATGTTTTCAAGTAAATTACCAACTTGTATTGGAGTGGGTTGTTTTAATTCAAATACATTGCATACTTTCATTAATTCTTTTATTTTTTTATCCACGTAATAATTTCCTATACAAATAATGGGATTCAACGTCATGTTCTCCATTTTCTGTTTTTTCGTTTTCTTTTGTCGTATTAATTTTATTAGCGATGTTATACCTCCCTTATCGCCATTATTCATTCCGTCAATTTCATCCATAACGATTGCTATTTTCTTACGAGTTTTACTCATCATTTGGAGAACATTTTGGTTAGATACATTATTGGATGTTATTGTATCGATTAATGATTTATTACGAACATCACCTGCATCATATTTAATTATATCATAATTCAATTCTTTCAAAAGATTCATAACAAAATGGGTTTTTCCACAACCAGGAGAACCATACAAATAAATACCTTTTTTATAATTCATGTTTTTATGGTTTGTCTCAAAATTTAACAAAATTTCTTTCATTTTATTAACGGTATCTTCTCTGTTTAATATTTTATTCAGGTTCTCTATTTCCATAATTTTTATAATTAGTTATTTAGAAAATAACTATTTATTTTTAATCTATTTTCAAACGAATTGTTTATTTTGCAAATGCACTGAAATCAGCGGTGATTGGCATATAATTACCACCTTTTGATGGTAATGCACCATAATATGAATAATTATCAATTCCCGCAACTCCTCTTGTTGGAATTCCTGCGCCTGATACTCCTCCTACTCCTCCTCCTCCTACTCCGCCTACTCCTCCTACTCCTACTCCTCTTGCTTCCGCTGCTTTACGATTGTCAGTTGCAATATCTTTTAATCCACTACCTGCGGATTTTAATAAATCAGTAGCTCCGCTTGCAGTAGATTTTAATATATCAGTAGCTCCGCTTGCAGTAGATTTTAATAAATCAGTAGCACCAGATGCACCTGACTTTAATAAATCACTTGCACCACTACCAGTTGACTTTAATAAATCAGTTGCACCACTTCCAGTTGATTTTAATATATCAGATGTAGTATCCAATGTTTTACTTCCAAGAACACCAGCAGTTCCAACACTTGTATTCAATGTATTTGTAGTTTGACTAACAGCATTATTTATTGGTTTATCTGAGCCAGTTGTTCCAGTAACAACTGCACCACCTGATGTTACCAATGCAGTTCCAGTAACATTGGTTGGCACTTTACCATTTTCTACAACGGTTTGTCCATTACTATTCAATGTTCCAGAACCACCTGCACCACCACAATTTGTACATGTTCCTGCTGAATATGCACAAGATGGGCATGATGGACATACTGGCGGTACAATTTGAGTTTTCAATAAATAATCTTCAGACATATATTGATTTCCACTATTTGAGAATGTCATCCAATAATTTTGATAGAAATCATTCCATTGATCATTCGGGAATTTTGGTTGGGTTACTCCACTATTTGTATTTGTACCTGAATCAGTTTCAATTCCATCTTTGTTGAATCGAACAACCTTTTCAATTTTAAATCGATTTGAATTTGATGGATCTATTTTCAATAATGCAATCATTGTTTTTGTCGAAATAGGTAAATACAATACAACGTATTTGTAATTATCACTTACTACAAATGAATTGAAATCACTATTTTGTAATGTAGTCGAAGTATTTTTAACTTGACCTTTACTATTATATGTTGTGATTGAATTATTTCTATCGTATATTGTAATACCACTATCAGAACGGATAATCAAATTACCATTCGATCTATCGAATTTTACATATTTACTTAATTGATAAACTGATTTGTTAGTATCATAATAATCATCATATACATATTTGTCATTGCTAGGGTCATTATCATCATTTTTTATACTTATTGCTGCGGTTTGTAATGAATAATATTTATTCGACATACTTCCACCAGGGCCAAACATGAAACTCATTATATGAGTTGGACTGAAATTGGAACTTTGATAATTTTTTAATTTTATGATGTGCATATATGTAGTGTCGCCCCATGGCATGTAAAATACTTGATAATTATCAGTATTAAGAGAAGTGGTCACATAACTCCATGGAGAAAATGAACTAATAACTGTATTTGATAAACTTTCAGCTACATCCATTCCAACTACATTACCATCATTTACAAGAGTTGGATAAGACCGGTTTGTGTTACTACGTGTATTTATATAAATATTGGAAATACTTGAACCTGTCGTATCAACATTGGCTGATATATTACCTGATACATTACCAGATGTTACATAATATTTCGAATCAACTTCAATCAAATTTCCATTTAATTTATCAAAAAACAAATTATCATACAATTTCGCAACCGTATTTGTTTTTGAATATTGAGGTAAATTAACCATATATAGCGTGTTTGTATTTGATGTAGTGTCTTTATCTTTTTGGAAACTGACAAACCCTTCTGTTTTACTGGCGTTCAAAAAACAGGTTTTGCATATTATTGTCGAAAAAATTAATACAATCAATAATATTATAAACAATAATAATGGACTAAATTTCAGTTTTAACATTTATACACTAATATATATTATATTTGCCGAAAAGAAATTTTCTTTTATTGTTTTATTGTTTTGTTTGTCAAATATAAAAAATTGAATAAATATATATTTTACACTGTAATTATATGAACATAAATATGTCTAAATCTAATTCTCCTGAAAAAATCAAACAAAAAAGAACAAAAAAAATAGTTATACCACTGGAACAAACCCATGATATATGTAACCAATATGAAATTGGTGTGGATGAAGCTGGTCGAGGTCCCATGTTTGGTCGCCTTTATGTGGCCGCAGCCGTTTTACCTAAACACGGGTTTTCCCACGAATTGATGAAAGATAGTAAAAAATTCACGAACAAGGAAAAATTGCGTGAAACTGCTGAATATATCAAACAAAATGCGGTTGCTTGGAATATTCAATATATTGAAAATGATGTCATTGATAAACAAAATATTTTGAAATGTGTAATGTTAGGTATGCACGAGGCTATTAAACAAGTTATTTCTAAATTAGAACAAATACCTGCCACCGAACCCAATCATGAATATACTCGCAAATACATGCTATTGATTGATGGCAATTATTTCACACCTCATATTGTATTTGATGAGGAAACACAAAGTGTGCGTGAAATACCGTTTGAAACCATTGAAGGGGGTGATAATAAATATACATGTATTGCCGCTGCAAGTATTTTGGCGAAAGTTGCACATGATGAATATATTGCCGATATTTGTAGAAAATACCCTGTTTTGATAGAACGTTATGGATTAGATAGTCATGTTGGATATGGAACAAAAAGACATTTAGACGGGATAAAAGAATATGGTATTACCCAGTGGCACCGACGAACTTTTGGGTCATGCAAAACCGCGATGTATTCGCCCATTGAAGAAGAATAAAAAGAAAAAGAAAAAGAAAACCCTAAATATAGTAAAAAAATTGCATATAAAAATATATCAATAGATATCAGTAGAAACACCATGGAAAATCTATTACAACTTTGTTTATTTACATTATTTTATTACCAATTAAATAATATTTTGAAACCATGTTTATATGATAAATATGAAATATTTCAAGAAGAACCCTTTATTTTTTATCCAGTCATTCAATCTGCAAATTATTTTATATTATCGGTATTTGTTTTATTTACTACACACTTGTTATTCTTTTCAAGAATTAAAAACTATACAACATACTCACTTGCGTTGATTTATTTAAAATATGTAATGGATACAATTATTGATAATAATGTTATTGGTATATACCAATATGAATTTAGAAGAACTGTTATGTGGTTATTTACTACACCATTGATTCTCTTACTTTATTGTAATATGAATCGTCTCACATTATTTGAGGTTAATGCACAATATCATATTACTACCAACGCAATACATATTATATTATATCCGTTTCGTAAAACGCAATACAATGCATATATTATTGTAATATTATCATTATCAGAATGTTTTTTTATTTATAAATTATTTGATTTGAAACATCAACGATATACTAAATTCATTATTTATATTTGGTCATTGTTTTCATTGATTAGTGTTATTGAATTATTAAATATATTAAGTATACAGGATATTCAAATATGCTATTTATTAAGTGATATGATAGCAAAATTAACAACATTGTTAATCATAAATGATTATGAAGAGCAAACCTATCATATTCGAACCAATATAGATTTACAATCAATATCATTATTAACTACTATTAAGAAATCCATGAAACAATTTGAAACCACAAATACAATTACACAAAAATGCAAACAGATAATGCAAATAATTGAAAATAGATTAACATCATTTACTCCAATAGATAAGACAACATTAAAATTGGAATTATTACAGAAAATATTACCATTAGAATTAGAAGATAGATACTTGACAAATTCAAAAGAGTATAAACCATATGATTTTATTTGCGTATTATTTACTGATATTGTATCTTATACCGAATTAGCGAAAAAATATGATGCGGATGTGATATATAGATTATTGAATGATGTATATACCAGGTTTGATGATATTATACATCGTTATGGTAATTTACAGAAAATAGAGACCATCGGTGATGCATATATGGTTGTAAGTGATATATATACAAATGACCAAACAAATAATGTTAAAAATATGATACTATTTGCATTTGATATGTTGCGTGAGATAAAAAATATTCCAACGCCGGATAATAAACCGATGCAATTACGAATAGGAATTAACCTTGGTAAAGTTGTAGTTGGTATTTTAGGTATTGAAATCCCGCGATTATGTGTAATTGGAAATACAGTGAATGTAGCAAGTCGATTACAAAGTACTGCTGAACCAGATTCTATACAAATCAGTGGTCATGTATACGAAGTTGCAAATGATACTGATTTTGGAATCGACATTGAATATAAAAAAATAGAGGTTTTCTTAAAAAATTTGGGGTCACGTACTACCTATGTTATTAGCCCCTCCACCCAACCTACATAAGAAATGATTTATTATAAATAATAATATATCATTATTCAAGCTATAACTGGTAATTCAATTGTATTTTCATCCGATTGTTTGATACAAATATGACACCTTGTTATTTTACAATAGTAGTATAGTTTGAAAAGCAAAGTCAATAGATTCAATGATGTATTGACAGAATAATTTACAGTTATGAATGTATCAGCGCCGTTGAGGCCACTATAAACTGTTCCTAATACTCCACCAACCAACCACATTGTTGATGAATATTTTGTTGAATCAATGTTTTTTATTTGAAATATCGTTAAATAGATTTCAGGCAAATAACCGATAATAATAAATGTTGATGAAATAATCGATAAATAAACATAATTCATTTTTTCTTTTCTTTTATATTTTATATTTATATTTATATTTTTTGTATTCTATATATTTTGTATCCTATATTTTTTTATACACTTATCATCATTCCGTCTACAACACGTTTTGAAACTGTCATGAAATGGGTTTCGCGGTCCATCAAACTATATCCAATATAGAATTGATTTGTATCTTTTATATGAATGAATCCTAATGTATATTCAACCTTTTCTTTTTCAAATGTAAATAGTGTGGAATATTTCTTCAATTGATATGTAGCGGCATCCAATACTACAAAGATATGATAATAATAGCGACGGTCTTCGTAACTTACAACATGGCATATAAACCATATTTCATTTCCAATTTTAACACCATTTGTTGAACCGCGTAAAAATCGGAACAAAATAGGGGTTTGTACTACATGGGTCTGTGCAAACTCCATATTTTCAAAATCGCGGGTTGGACTTTCAATATTTCCGATTACCAATGGATGCCATCCATATATTATTTTTTGGGTATTGGCTGCATCATTAAAAATGACCCAATTTTTTTCAACATCATGTTGGCCTGATTTTGAAATGATTCCGGATTTGGTAATACCTTCATCCATATCAATGATTCCATGCTCTACCTTAATATTATGATAACTTAACCCACGGTTTGCATTGTAATATACTTTACCTTCATGTGAATGTAAACGAATATCTTCTAACCCTACATACAAATTATCGATTTCAGTATTGTATTCCAATAAAAATTCATCTTTCTGCTTCCATTCCATTGGATTGGAAATATCAAATACACCAACAATATTCTTGGTTGAAATATGTTCTTTATTAACATATCCACCATTATCATCAATCTTGTAATCAACGTATCGGATGTTTACAACTAAATCCCCTTTATCGTTAATACACATACTAGGTGTACTTGAATTAAATTCGATTGAATGTGTCTCCATGATTTTTTTACCTACCTTCTTCAATAATTCCGAATTGTGGTCAATTGTTGTATCCCAATCCTTCAATCTCGATGTATAAAACTTGTAATTACTTAATACATTTTTTGCAGTATGTTCTTCGCATGTTGGATGTGCCAATACCTTCATACAGTATTGAGGAAGGTTTAATTTGTCTTCATTACAATAATATCCAATAATAGTAAATTCGTAGTCTAGTTTATAGTCATATACATCCTTTTGCATAAATAAATAATCACGTTCAGGATGATTGGTTCTTTCCTTGTTAGCAATGGTGAAATATGTATATGCCAATCTATTTTTACCTAAATGTCTATAATGGGTAATTATTTCATACAAATTCTCAATACGGTTTGGATAAAAATTGTATCCTTCTAACCAATGATAAATTGCATTTGGCATATCGCCCATATGTTTGTAACATTTTCCTATACTGTAATAACTAAACCATATTTCTTCGTACCAACCGCCCAATTCGATTCGTTTTTTAAAATATTCGATAGCTTTTTCGTAATTACCAGAATCACGATAACTATTGGCTAAATAAAATGTATATCTATCATTGTTTGGATTTTCTTCTAAACCCTTTGTTAGCAAGTTAATATCACGAATAAATTTATCAGCCTTGCTACCGCCATCTCCAATATCATTAATAAATAATATAGGTTTATCAATTCGTGCAGTGGTTGACCCCTCTGGTGATTTTACATATTCGTGGGTTACTCCCCAATAATACATGCCAAGACGGTTTTTGACTATACGAGTATTTTTGTAATAAAAATCATCATTTCCTTGGAAAACATGATATACATCATGAGTTAATGATTTTTTGAATTCATATGGACTTGTATTTTCCCCTATTTTCAAAATCATATCTGCATCCAGAAGCAGTATGTAATCAGCATTATCCATATCCTCACATGCTTTTAATGCAAATGAACGATTATAACCGAAATCTTTGAACGGTTCTTCGACAATTTTACCTGGTATATTTTTACTTGCAAAAAAATCGCGAATTATTTCTTTGGTATCATCGGTACTACCCGTGTCGCAAATACAATATGAATCAATAATTGGCGCAGCGGATTCTAACAAACGACGGATTACCTTACTTTCGTTTTTGACAATCATATTCAAACATAATTTAGGCGTTTTTTCGATTTCTTCCTTAATAACACGTATATTTTCGACACTATCGTCATTCATATTAAATCGAATATATTCAGTCATTCGTATATGTTATATTAATTATACTATTTAAATCTTTTTTCCTATTTTATTTTTTAACTATAATATAACTAATCAAATATTTTGAAATGGCATTTACCCGTTTTCACGATGACCCTAATAGAATTAAAAAACAATCCGAATTAAGCAGTTTTGCAGGTAGATATCAATTGAATACTCCTGGTCCCGGTGCAAATTTACCGTATTTTTCCGACCCCCAAATTCGATTGGAAAAATGGGGTGCAAATACTATGACCAATACTGTGAACTTGGAAAGTGATTTACGCGGACTATCTCGTAAATTAAACCGCGATTTAATTGATGAAAATTCATATGAAAAATATGCTGCGCCAACCAGTTCTAACTCATACAATAATGCACCTGAATTTGTAGAAGAATCCAGAGCAAGTCATCCAGCTTGGCTATATAGAGATTTAGAACATAAGCGATGGGAAAAACCTTGGTTGAATCCTTTGGCTAATTTAGAAAAAGGATTTCATTCAAATATTCAAACACGTATTTTAGAAAAAGATAATTTTGTTGCTACTATACCTATCCTTCCTGGAAATAGTGATTTTTATTTATCTGGAAAGTCTTTATGTTTAGGCGGAAAAAATGGAGGTTCTGAATGTTCTCCAATACATTGATTTATTTTAGTTGGTGTAATACAAATAAATATTATATAAGTTATATATAATTATATAATATAAATGGAATTAGGAATACCGCTATTAGCGCTTGGTTCTCTATATGTTATGAATAATCAGTCAAAATCATCTGCAAAATCAAAGGAATCATTTTCAAATAAAGAATTACCTAACACAAACATTCCAAATAAAAATTATCCAGATGAATATCCTATTGTTTCTGGTGAAACCCAACAAAGTAGTAAATTGTCACATGACAACAAATTTGATGCTCCTTATGTATATACCGATAAATATTTCAACCCTCGTGTAAATTCAAATATTGTCAATCCACAAGCTCCTATGAATGGAGTTGAAGTGCAATCCGCATCCGCATCAAGTTCTCAATATTACTCTTTAACTGGTGAAAAAGTCGACAGTAATTATTTCCAACACAATAATATGGTCCCTTTTTTCGGTAGCAACATTCGTTCACGACATGTCGATGCTAACTCAAATGAGAGTGTTTTAGATAATATGAATGGTTCAGGTTCTCAATCATATACTAAAAAAGAACAATCTCCTTTGTTCTCACCATCTGAAAATTATCAATGGGCACATGGTGCTCCTATCAATACCGATTTCTATCAATCCCGCGTCAATGTTGGTAGTCGTATGGCCAATGTAAAGCCATTTGCAGAAGAACATGTTGGCCCTGGATTAGGTTTAGGGTATACAACACAAGGTTCGGGTGGATTCAATTCCGGTATGTCAATGCGAGACCAATGGTTAGATAAAAATGTAGATGGATTACGTGTTGATAACAAACCAAAACCAACCGGGGTGGCTATATATGGACGCGAAGGTCCTGCAATCAGTCGCGTCACCAATTTGGGTAGTATTGGACAAATGGAGAAAAACCGCCCGGATACAACACATGAAATGAATAAAGACCGTTGGTTCACAACTACTGGCGCAGAAAAAGCACAGACTCTTCGTGCTCTTCCAATTGACCGTTTTGTAAATCGTCCAGATACATCCGTTGATTATATAGGTGCCGCTGGTGCAGTCGTCGATTCTACATATGTTCCAGGTGAATATATGCCATCCACAAATATCGAATTAGGAGCAGTTCCGTTTGCTGGCGCCAATGCAAATGGCCGTCAATTTGCAAATGAAGGTGATTATGGTATCAAGAGTAAAAAAGCATATCCTAATAACAGAACCGCCAATCGACAAGATGATTATTATGGCGGTGTTGGTGGTGCCATTGGTGCAGCGGTTGCTCCTTTATTGGATATTTTACGCCCATCTCGTAAAGAAAATACCATTGGTACATTGAGACCATATCAAAATCCAAAATCCGAAGTTGCTCAATCCTATGTATTCAATCCTGCTGACAGACCTGCCCCTACTATTCGCGAAACCACTGAAAAATCGAAGTTTCATCTCAATGTAAATGCAAACCAAAATGGTGGGGCATACAATGTAACTGCTCATCAACCAATTGAAAATAATAGACAATTTACCAGTGATTATTATTATGCAGGTAACGCCGGCGCCGGGGGCGGTGCTCGCGAAGTTCGCGCTTACGATGCTGAATACAATCAACGTAATAACGATGTGAAATCATCGACTATCCAAGGCTACATGGTACAAGGAAATATGTCATTGATGAATGGGGATGTAAATATGAGAACTAATACAAATCGCGATGCCTACATGAAAAATTCACGTTCTGTTGTTCCTACCATGCCGGCACAAGCTCCGGATATTAATAGTATGGGTCGTTTACAAGGAAATACCGGTTCTTCATTGTATTCCAATATCAACTTAGACCGAACTTCTCCTGAAATTTTAAGCGCCCTTAGTGGAAACCCTTACGCCATCAATACCGCTCAACGATTATAAGATTTTTCAATAAAAAATAAATATTTATCGAATAAATATTTATCTCCCTAATTTACGTTTCATTTTATTCACTTCACTTAGTGTTTTATTATATTCCATTTGTTTGAAATCTTTTTTCACACTGTTTTTCATATCCTCTTTATGAATAGTATCATAATAATGAATCAATGATTCTGTTTTTGATATTTCATTTACGTGTAGTAGATATTTTTTTTTATTGCAAATTTTAATACAAAGAAAACATTTGCAATAGGATGACATACTAATATAGCTAAATAATATTTATATTTTTATATTCAATAATTTTTAATAATAACTTCCTTTGCTTTTGCTTCTGGATTTTTAGAATTAATTGAACGTTTGCATACAATGGATTCAATTTTATATTTTTCGGTGGTAAAATTATCACGAACCAATTTCACATCCGCATTGCTCAATATCCATTTCGCATTTATGGTTTTCAATATATTGAATAAATTCTGGTGATTCTCCATATTGAATCCGTTTTCTGTATATCCTACAAACGACGTTTCTTTTTCAGGCGCATATGGCGGGTCCAAATATATAAAATCATTTGGTTCGACGGATGCTAATGATTTTGTGAAATCGCAACATTCAAATATGACTCCTTGTATTAGTTGATGGATTTCTGCTAAATGTTGTCTGTTCACTATTTCCGGATTGTTATAATGTCCATATGGTACATTGAACCCATTTGGACCCACGCGGAAAACACCGCGAAAACATGTTTTGTTCAAGAAGATAAACATTGCGGATGCGGTCGTCGTTTTTTTATCAGTCAGCGTATTGTATTTATTTCGAATCCAATAATAATAATTTTCTTTTGCTAACTTCGCTTCTTCTATATTTGCCGGTTTTCGATTGATTTCGCCGTCACCGCATTGATTCATTTCTGCGATAAGTTCTTGTACTCCATTATATAGTTCTTCGTGATTGGTTTGGATGTTTTTATATACACCAATAAGTGCGTCATTGGCATCATATGCGTGTATTTTTCCATGGATTTGAATCGCACCGGTTTTCGCTTGGTGTAAAAGCGCAAACAAAACGCTACCGCCGCCCAAAAATATTTCGCGATAATTGTTTATTTCGGTTGGAAATTCTTCTATCAATTTGTCTATTATTTGCGTTTTTCCTCCGACCCATTTCAAGATGGGTTTTGGCATACTTGTTTTGTTATTTTTTTTCATACTGTTAAAAATAGTTATGACTATATTTTTAAATCAATTTTTTACACCTTTGCACTTTTAAATCGCCGATTATATAACCCTGAATTCGCCTTTGGCGATTTCTCGGGTATAAAAGGCGAATTATCAGTTGCAAAGTAACAGTTACCAAATCACGTTCAAAGAACGCCCACTTTAAGTGGGCGTTTTAAATGTGCAATGGTGTATATAGCAATGCATATTTCAAAGTAATACCCATCTACGTATGAACGCGGTTCTCAAATAAAATGCCCGGGTTTTTGGTGCATTTCCTCCTTGCCCTTTGGTTCTGTTTTGTAAATATACACCTAATTTGGAAGTCCCTTCCAATGTATTGTTTTTCATGAAATATTCGCGTATTGTATCGTAATCATTTTTTAGTTGTTTTTTGATTTCACTATGAGCATCCAAGTTGAAAAGCGTTGGTTGCATATAGGTTATTTTGTCGTCTTCACGGTAATATCCTACAAACAAAACGTTGGATAATTTTTTGTAACATCTTGATTCATAAAAATCTGTTTCAACCAAATCGTCTTTGTTTATCATGCATACTGCGATGGTTTCTTTTGGTGCAATGATGCCAGTTCGTAATTTTTTGAGTGGAAATACTTTGACTTCACCGTCAATGCAATCCAGACATTCGGAACTTTGCGGTATACCGGTTAATTCTTCTAAATAATTACCGGGCTTGCCTTTGTTTGCGGTTTTCGGTAATTCATATTTTGTATTGGCAATTTCGATGACTTTTTTATGGACATGGTCAATGCATTGACGTTGTTTTTCGGATGTTGTATTCATAGTATTATTTATTATCATTATAAAAAAGATATAATATTGTAAAAGTTCAATTTTATAATATTACAGGATAGATTTATGTGTGTTTATTTCTTGGATTTCTTACTGCCGGCTTTCTTGGATTTCTTTTGTTTCTTTTGACTTTTCTTGCCGGCTTTCTTGGATTTTCTTTTTGATTTTTTACCGCCGGTATATTGTAATTGTTGTTTTAAGTTTTCAAGCGGTAATTTATATTCTTCATTACCATTTGTAATAGCCTTCTCAATGTCATCTATTGTCATACCAGTTTCTTGTGTAGTAGCAGGTACAAATTTATCATCAGTAAGAACATATTTTTTTTGTTGTTCTTTGTCTTCTACTACTGGTTGTTCTTGACCTTCTACTACTGGTTGTTCTTGACCTTCTACTACTGGTTGTTCTTTGTCTCCTACTACTGGTTGTTCTTGTTCTTGGTCTTGTACTACTGTTTCTGGTTCATCTTTACATTCATCATAATCTAGATCATCTTCTTTACATTCACTTCCATCATCCCTGATTTTTTTTCCTCCCCTTTGTTTTTTACTTGACCCACCTTTGGTTTTTTTATAAACCTTTGATGCTTCTTTTAAAGCTTGACTAAATTTATAATCAGGATTTTGTTTTTGTTTATTATGAAAAAATTGAGTTGCAAAATTTGTCCAGGCTGACATTATATATTTATGGTAGAAATTTATTCACAAAATAACAAGGACATTTTTAACGCCTCCATGTTCTTTTCACTTGGAAGAAACAAACTCAATAACATACTATCTTCCCTAAATCTTACGCTATATTCTTGTTGAATATTATTTCGACCAATTCTGCCTAAAGCTTGGATAATTTTCTGTTGCGTCATCAACGTCAAATCTTTTCCTATAAATCCATGACAAAACTGATAATTGGTTCCATATATATAATCCGACGAGGCTACTATCATATACAATTGTTGATTATACGCTAAACGTTTCATTATTTCAATATATTGAATATTCTGATGGTTCGCAAAAACCCCGATTCCCAATAAGAGCAAAAGCTTCATCGAATTGTCTAAATCCAATAACATAATATCTTTCACAGTTCCTTCGTCAATACTTGGAACAAATGCATTTTGCACCATTTCTTCATTCGGTATCCACAATTGCTGATGATGTTTGGTATTCGGAATATATACAGGTTCTAAATTCATGCTACTACATTGTTCTCGCAACCGTGCGATTTCATTCATTACTTTATGGGTTTCGCCATTGAATTGCTCCCGTTCCATCTTCTTCGATTTCTCAATTTCACCACCGAGAGAATCTTCTAATATTTTTTGTTGAGCATCGATTTGTTTTTGTAAGACATTGTTTCTTTCTATTTTTTCCATGAGCCCATTGAATATTTTTTCCGGAATTTTGGATTGTTGAATATAGAATTTAGCGATTTTTTCAACGTCGTCCGCCAAGAATATGGTTGGTCCGTCGGTTAATGTATGAGCATCTTCGGTGGTTAACAATATACCTTTTGTTACCGGAATAGCCTGCGGTACCGGTGGCACCGGTGGTACAGGAGGTGTATACGTCAAACTAGTTGTGCGCATTAATGCGCCTCCGCCATCAGGCAGTTTCAATCCCGGTACATGTCCGGGAATAGCCGTCTCCACACTTTTCGATTTATGAAGCCCGGGTTTTCCAAATTTAGACGTTTGTGTATATTTCATATTTTCATAGATTGCGGTCCAATTTTCATCCTTCACATGCTTCAACGTCTCCAAATAATAAGATTTCACAGAATCCATGGATATATTGGATACATCGGTCCCGAAATAGGATTCGATTGTATATTCATCATCGACCAGTTCATTCTCATTTAGATATCGAATAAACCGTATGATTTCACCTAAATCGAAATATCGCAACAATGATTTGTTTTCTTCGCAATGCATTACACTTCGGATTAAATCATCATATTTTGAGAACAATAAATGCGGTAATACACAATATCCACTTTTATTGGTTAGCGAAATGGTTTTTCTGCAATCATAACTTTGAATAGTATGAATTTCCGCGCCTTCGAATTTTGAACGGAAATCCATGATGGTTTCGGCGATTTCGTCTTCTTTTGGCAAAGTCGCACACGAAAGCACCATTTTCGATATCTTGTTTTCCACCCAGTTTTTATGGATAATATCGTGCAAATCGTGGGTGTCATAATCCATAGTAATCGTCGGTTCATCCCAATAGGTAATTATGGCCGGTTCTTCGTTGAATGCCAACATATAACGCATTGCAATTAAATAGGATTTTACATCACAAATAATCATCTCCACCTTATCACCGATACTGTTATCTATCTTCATAATGGTACCGCTTTTTTTATTACGAATGCAATCCGTCGCCGCAAAGTAGTGGAGACGGATATCGGACGCGGTTTCGCAACCAAATGCGAAAGCAATCTTTTTTTCCATGGATATTGCCGATTTAGCCAAGGCTAAACCCACATGTCGAGCAACACAAACGAAAATGACTTTGAAACTATGAGTCAATCCAATGGGAGAAAGCGTTTTTCCCGTTCCGGTGGGGGCGGTATATAGGATTAATTTAGGCGATGCTTTTTGATTTTTCACAATGGAGAACAATTGTTTTTGATGGGAAAACAGTTCTTTGTCTGCGTATTTGAGAATATCCATATTTTTCTCGATGATTTCGGGAGATTTGTATACGAAATCTTTTGTTTCGGCATTTTTCAAAATATGGTTGACAAAATTGTCGGCCAATGTTGATACGTATTTATTTTTGTTTGTAATGGACGCTTTTTTAATTTGAATAAGGGAATATGCTGCAAATATGGTGTCTTTTTTTATGTTCTGGTTTTTTGTTTTTTCGTTTTTTTCTTTTGATTTGTCGATTTTCATTTTTTCAGATGGTGCAGCAGCCATCATACTTTCCACCAAATCCAATTGAACGAATTCCAATATCTTTTCGCGGTATTTTTGGATAGTGGAATCGACGCATTCCAGACGAATGATGTCCGCTTTTTTTAATTTTTTTAGGGTTTTTTGCGGTATACTTGGAATTTCGAAATCCAGTTTGACACCGCGGTTTGATGATTCATATTGTGTTTTTATTTTTTTGAATTTTTCTTCGAAATATTTGGTATAAAGAAAGGCTTCGATTTCTTCATTTTTATCGATTTTGATGATGGATAATAATGACTGATTGCTGTTGTATTTTATATTGACATTATTGAATCCGTCATCAATGAGTTTTAAGATTTCTTTTTCACTTTGAGAAACCGGAACTTCAATACTGTTCCATTCGGTTCTCGATAATTTGCTTTGGGTTAGATCCATTATTGTATACTATTGGTTTATGATATGATATATTTATTATTTTTACAATAAATATATTCAATTTTCTATTTTTGTCAGCTTTTTATTTAGTAAAATAATCAAAAATTTTTATGCATATTGTATATAAATGTACAAAAGCAAAAAAAATAGGAAATATAAGAATAATAAAAAGGGTAGAAAAATTTCGAATAAAGGAGGAGGATTATTCTCTTCATTTAGTAAAAAGACTACTCCTACTCCTACTCCTACTACTACTACTACTACTAGTACTCCTAGTGATACTATTACTACTATTAATCCTATTGCTCCTTATAAAGTGACCGAGGGTGAATATTATGATAACCCCCTCCGAGCTCAAGTACGCCAAAACGCTCTAACAAACGGTATTGCTGCTTCTGATACAGTGACCCCCCAAACTAATAAACCAATTGTTGATAGTCCACTTGAAGGTTTAGCAAAAAAATATACTAAATATGAAACAAATTTATTAGATAAACAAAAAAAAGCAGCTAGAATTATTGATTCAATTGAATTAAAAAATGAATTAAATATGTTGTTTATGATAAACTGTTGTGTCTTGTATACTGTTTATATAGATGTAGATACAACAAATAATGAACATGATACAAAACAACTTTATCAGGAAGAATTAAAAACCATAGGTAAAGAATTAGATAATATATTTAATAATGTACGTAATACATTGAATGATTTTTTTATGACAAACTCTTTTGGAAAATCGTATTATTTATTTGATGATACTAAAAAATCAGAAGAAGAACTTGATTTTAATAAAATAATAGAAGAATTAATAAATTCGGATGTTGGTAATGGTAAAAAAGTAAATGTTACACAAGACCAAGGATTACCACCAGTTGTAGCAAATGCATATGAAACAATAAAAGGTTTAGAAGAAGATATTAAAAAAGTCGAGGAACTGGGAAACAAATTAATAGAGGAAGAAAAACGCATAGTAGATACTGGTACTGGTACTGGTACTGGTACTGGTACTGGTACTGGTACTGGTACTGGTACTGGTACTGGTGGTAATGGTAATGGTAATGATGATGAAGATGGAATATTTGGTGGTTTTTATGGCGGTGACGGTGACGTTGAAGAAACCCTAGCTAATACCGATAAACCAGTAGATCTAAACAAAACAATATTGGCACTATTTGAAGGTTTCTTTCAAAATATTAAAAATATTAATATTATCAAGCTTACTGGATTTGAAGAAAATGAGGAAATAAAAAAATTATTATTAGGTGTTGAATTAAAAAATGTTCAAGATAAAGATGTTAAAAATGTCAAAAAAATAGACGAAAAATTCGAATTTGACACTGTTGAAAAAGTACGTGATTATGTTCTTGATATGAAAAAGAATAATTTATTACAAAATATTAAAATTGAAGGAAACTCTTTGAAATATTTATTATTTGTTTATTTTTTTACCCATAAGATTAGAATTTTATATAAAGAAGCTATTGATAATAAAATTAAACCAACCGATGATAAAGGTAAAAAAATTATCTATCAAGCAAAAGTAGTTATGGCAAAACAGAAGCTTTTGAATGAATTGACATCTACAAAGGAATCTTTAAAATCATTAGGAAATTCAATAATATCGGCATCCAAATATATAGGAAAATCAGTATCCAGTGGAATTTCATTTAGTAGAAAAAAAGGAGGGTTAAAAAAACGTCGTACATTAAAAAAGAAAATAGGTGCAGGTCTATTCAATGATTTTAAAACAAGTATTGGAAATAAAGCTAGTAAGTTCAAAACAAGTATTGGAAATAAAGCTAGTAATGCTTATACTGCATTTTCACATATACCAACAATGGCATATGAATTCGTTAAGAAAGGAGACGCTAAAATTACAGAAAAATATACATATTTGTTCTATTTTAATTCTTTTTTGACTATGTACAAAGATAATTTACTAGTGTCAAGAATCATTCAAGAAGGAGACAGAAGTTTACGAGATGTGTTACGCGATTCATTATTAGGAGCATATAGATTTGCTAAAAAAAATCCAATGTTATCTATATTTTATGGAACACTTACAATAGCAACACAAGTAGTATTTTATGCTTCAATTGCGTATCCACCTCTACTACCATTTGCCGCAGGATTAACATTAACCCATAAAATTGTTGCGCTTGTAATTTTACCCATTATTGCACCAGCAGCAATTGCTATATACAAGTCATCTGAAATTACCTCTTATAATAAATCAATGATTTCAATTATTGGAAAAGAATTTACAGAATCAAGATTGAAACAAATTGGAAAAATGGAGGACTATTTATTAAAGAAAGGAATAGACGATGTCAACCTTAAAAAAATTAATGATGAAATTAATAATAATTTAAAGTCATCAATGTCACCAGTATCAGCAACCACAGAAGTTTCAGCAAAAGCAGAAGTACTACAAACAGCATCAGAAGTAGTATCAACAGCATCAGATGTAGTACAAACCGCATCAGAAGTACCAACAGCAGCCATAGTAGTACCAACAGCAACAGAAGCAGTACCAACAGCAGCCACAGTAGTACCAATAGCAACAGAAGTAGTACCAACAGAACCAACAACCACACAAGATGAAAATGAAATTAATGATAAAATAGGTAAATTGAGATTAAAGAAATTGAAAGTATTGAAAGAAATTTTTGAAAAAATTGTTAAATTAAAGGATGATAAAAACATTCAAAAATTTAAAGATGATATAGACAATTTTATAAAAAAATATCAATATCAAAACAGTCTAAATCGACTAATTTTAGATTATCGAAATTCCATTCAAACTTCTTTATTACAAAAAAATTTTACGGTGAATTTAATACCATATGAAAAAAAATGATAGCGACAATAATATCAATGTAAATTTGTAATCTACAAAAATAATTGATATATAAAATAAATATATATCAATTACAACTTTATTATTTGTATTTTTCGCATGAGAGACATTTTTCGCGTAAAATGGCATAAATATTTAGGTATATTCATAGTAGATAATGTTCAAAAATTGGTTTACACCGAATGTCGCAATAAAAATCGGATTTGAAGATATTAAATTTGCAATACAGAATCCCGATAAATATATACTGATTAATACATTGGGAATAAATGAACAATCCTGTCTTATTAAAAATACGGTACAATTCGATTTGGAAGAAAAGATGGTCAATGATTTATTGGATAAATTTGAGTTTAATTCGAGAACATTCTTAATTTATGGTAAAAATACGTCGGATAATAGCGTAGATGTGAAATACAACCAATTACGCGGGTTAGGATTCAGTAATATTTATATTTATCCCGGGGGATTGTTTGAATGGTTATTGTTACAAGATATTTATGGAAATAAAGAATTTCCAACATATGGTCGAGAACTTGATGTATTGAAACACCGCGTTTTGAAGACTTTTTCAAACAGTTTGTTATTGACGTAGTGTTTTTCGTTTTTAGATTTTATTTTGAAGACTTTCGTTTTGTTTTTCTATATTTTTTAGAAGTATGACGACGATTTTTACGAGTATTTTTTTTATTAGATTTGGATATTTTCTTTTTTGTTCTTCTGTTTTTTTTTGAATTACCTCCACGTTCAAATACACTCAATAGTCGTTTATCATAAAAAAAAACTGGATTAATCAATCTGGGGTTTTCTAATATTCTACAAAAAACATTTGTAGTAAAATCTTCATTGTTAAAATGAGGTTCTTCACCACTACCATAAGATTGTACTAATGATTCTATTTTGTTTTCTATAAATATATCCGTGTACACAGAATTAATAGTATTTATATCTTCTTTTAAATCTCTATATGCATTTAAATAATCAGTATAAGTTTTAAAATGTTCTTTTATTGCGTTTATTCTGTCAACTTCATTGTTTGTTTCAAAAAAATTTATATCTTCTTGTATTTTGTAGAATGCAAGCTTATATAATGTAGTAAAATTATTTGCAAAAAAAACACTTGTATCATTATAAGAACTAGGTGTTGGATATAATGTAGTATCAAGTACTATTTTATTTTCAGGATAAGGATAATATATTGTTTTATATAGTAAATTATATATGAAATTAGTTTCTAAATTGGAATATTGTGCTGTTTCATTGATGGTTACAGTGTTATCATTGCCAGTAAAATTTTCATTTAACTGATGTAAATAATCCAATATTTTGTGTCGACAAAGATTAATATTTTCTATATGGTCTCTATAATAAGGTTGACCTATAGGTATAACTAGATATTTGGAATCAGTTTTCAATTGTAGTCTGATAATTTCGTTGTGTTCATCATCTGAAATTTGCATGTGTTGCGATATATCTATTGAGTAAATAAATGTTCCTATATGAATAGAATTTTCTTCTTCTTCCTCTTTATCATATGCATATGCATCATACACCAACTTACGCTTATTATTCATTTGTTCTTCTTTACTTTGTTCACGGTTAATGTATAATAGTTTTTTTCTTTCTTCTCTTTTTATTTCGTTATTTTTCTGTGTTGGTTCTTTTGCGGATAATCGCCGGGGGGTGGAGGTTGTTTTTGTTGGCATCCCGCCTTGTTGTGAAAAAATAGATTGGTTATTTATGAAATTTCCAAAATATCTTATTATTGTATTTCCAACATGAGGTTCATAACTTAATTCTGGTATTTGTATTTGAGTTTGAGTTCCTGGAATAGTTTGTTGCATTAACTGTTGTACCACCTGTTTGGCTGTATTAATCTCAGCTATATTTTTTGATAACAAATATAGAGAATCGTCAAATAATGTTCTATGTCTACTATTGACATCTGGATATTGTGGAATAATTTTAGATATATTATTATATTTTTCCAGAATATTCATCCTTTCATCAATAGTATTGAAGATGTCTTCATAATAGCTTATAAATCCACCAGGGTCTCCTATTGTTGATACATTTATATTATTTTTTTTAAAATTATTTTCGAAAAAATTATCTATTTTTACATTAATGGTGTTACCTTGTGCATCTGTAACAGGTATATCAATTGACGAACTTTTTGTTAATATAAAAATACCTATATTTTGATAATCAACATTTTCATACTTAAACTGTAAATATGTAAGAAAATAAAATACAATATGATAATAAAATAATGTTAAAAAATAATCGAGTATTGATTGCATTTCTGTGTATGTGAATTTAACTTTTTCATACATAAATGTTTGTTTTCCTAAACAACTAACTACTGTACTAATAATTCTTCTAGAAAAACGTAAATTTTCCAATTCAACAGCACCTTCACGTAATATACCATTCAAAATTAAAATTACTTGTCTGGGTATCCAATTATCAGTATCAAATTGATTAAGTTGTGTAATTAAATCCTTATACCATTTCATTTTTGTTATGATTTTATAAATTTTATCTTGCATAGCATCATTAGCGAGTTGTTGTTGCTGTTGCTGTTGTTGTTGTTGTTGTTGTTGTCGTCGTTGCTCCAATATACCAATTTGTTGCGGAGTTAATGTTTTTACATCATTTATAGTCAATTCAGTTTTTTTATTTGCATAATATACATATAAATTAGATAAACATGCAAAACGTTTCATAAAACCATCAATAGTCGCAGTTGCGGTTGGTAAATTATAAACTTCGGTTATCATAAATGAATCAATCAATCTAGATAAATCGCCAATCCATTTTATTTTCATTAAAAATGCCATGATAAACAAGTCTTGTCGTCTTTGAAAGATAGTAGTATTTCCAATAGTTTGAAATAACAGAACGCCAATTTCTTCATATGGTTGACATTTATTATATATTGTAGTAGAAAAACCAAACATTTTTTTTAAAATAGCAGGAAAACATCCATTTGCACCTGACATATATTTGGAAATTTCCGGTAAATTAGGTACTGCATCGTGTACTATATATGAAAACCAACCAGTAACTTGTATTGAAGCAATATTTTCTGTACGGGTTCGTCCAAGAATAGTTCGGATTTCATCAATATCATAAATAGGAGCATAATTACCATTTATTAGAAAAAATTTAAATGCTAAAAAAACATCATAATTGCCGCCGTTTATATTGTGTGGCGCTATATAAATCATTATTATGCCTATTAATTCCCCCCCGTCTTCATTATAAATATCCATAAACGGTATTAATGTTTGTAAATTTTCAATTTGTTCATCTTGAGATGTAAATTCTCCACTAACTGGACTTGAATCTAATTTTCCAGAAACTATATTTCGGGGTTCACCGTCAGTACCTCCATTTGCTGTAATTCTATTAAATAATCCTGTTGGTCCTACATCGTGAACATATCCAGTACTTTGAATACCCATTTCTGAGTTCACTCTGTCTCCCGCGATTTCATTAGTACAACCATTAATTGTGTCGAAACCTCTATAAACAACCATATTATTTGCGAGCTCATCTTGACTAATAGTTCTAACACAATTCCATGGTAATATTTGTAAAGACGGAAGTGTAGGTGCTGTATATTGGTTACCGTTAATATCTATAATAAAAGAATCTCCTATTCTCTCCAATGCATCGTGGAGCGTAGTTACTGTATTATTTACACTATAATTTTTTAATGTTCCCACTGTAACACCAGTTGAAAATGATGGTGCAAGTCCAATAGTACTATAATTGATTGCATCAATAACATTATTTTTATACACCTTGTTTTTTAAATATTCAGAAACTCTTTTTCCATCCGTATTGTCATGTTTTTCGTCAATAAGTGAATGTATTCGATATAAGTTTTCATAATAATTTAATGTAGGTTCGTCTGTATTAAAAATAACCATACCTCTATCAGTTTCGGGTGATTTATGGTATTTAAAAATTCTATGGAGTTGTTGCGGTAGAGGTTCGTCTGTCAGATCTTCATCCATAGAATTATTATCATTATTATCATGACCATTATTATTTGCAAGTTCTTCTGTATTCTCAATTGGTCCTGTTGTAAATACACTATAAGGTATAATAGAAGGTTCAATAACAGATTCCATCTTATAAATACAATTATATAATATATAAATATATAAACTTCCCTATTCAAACAAGCAAAAAATTGAAAACAAAATTACGCCCCAATATTTTGTTAAATAACTGTTATCAAACAAAATGAACAAAATGAACCAAACCAAAATGCCTAAAATTATCAGTATTGAAGGAAATATCGGTACAGGTAAGACTACAATATTATCAAAATTGGAAGAAAAATATGCCGGCGATGAAACCGTCGTTTTCATAAAAGAACCCGTCGATGTCTGGGAAGAAGTCCGCGATGCATACGGTGAAAATATCTTACAAAAATTCTATGCGGATTCCGCCAAATATGCATTTCCGTTCCAAGTAATGGCCTACATTACTCGTTATTCGGCGATTGCAAAGGCTGTTCGCGAAAATCCCGAATGCCGTATCATTATTTGCGAAAGGTCGCTGGATGCCGATTGCCAAATTTTCGCCAAGATGTTATATGACGACGGGGTCATTGAAGACGTTTGCTACCAAATTTATAAAAAAATATATGACGAATATTCGGGTGCGTATCCAGTGTCGGGATATGTTTATATCGACTCCGATGCAGAAGTGTGTGCAAGACGCATTGGCAAACGAGGTCGCAGCGGCGAAGCCGCCATTCCTCTGGAATATTTAGAAAAATGCAAAAAATATCACGACAGATGGCTGTTACGAAGTTCGAAAGTAGACAGCGTCTTGTATTTGAATACGAATGAAGATGTCACTTATGAAAACGATATGGGCAATATTTGGATAGGCCGAATTGGCGAATTTATGGAGGATTAGATTTTGATAAACAATCTATTCTATATTGTTCTATTATTTCGAGCGGTAAAGTATCCAATATTTTTTGTCTTTTATATGTCATCAATCTATAATGGTTACCCGTATATGAAGTTAATATATATTTTATATTATCACTATTAATATTCTCCTTACATGTTATCAATTTATCTTTATCAAATTTTTCATCAAATTCTTCTGAAAAAACAATGAATTTTACATTATATGTTTTTTCTATTACTGATATCGCAAATTCATCTGCATAATAATAATTTGTTAATACATAAATTTTTAACTTTTCAACAGTGTTGTTTTTATGTATAAATGTATACCATATTTTTTCTTTGTCAGGTGCAACCAAATATAAATCTTTATAAAATGCAATAGTATTTTCAGTAACTTCATTTGATACAAGTTGTCTTAATTCATGTACGGTTGTTCTTATATCGATACCAAGAAGTGCTTCTTGTGCCACATAAAAAAAACAATTCCCGTCACCTTTGGCATCATATATATGATAATATGGATGTTTATTGAAGAATTCTTTGAATGTTTTTTTCGTTTTATCACCTCCAAAAGTTTGTGCAGGGGCGTTATTTCCTTTTGCAAGCATATCTTCATTTATTATAACAGTAGTAGGATCAGAGAAAATATTACTACTAGGAGTAGGAGCAGGAGCAGGAGCAGGAGAAGGAACACCAAAATTAAAAACAGTACTACTAACAGGACTAGGAACAACACTAGTACCAGAAGGTGAATGAACGGGTGCCGATGCAGTCATATTTTTCACTTCTTTCAATATATTATTCAATTCTTCGTTGGTTTTACTCATTAAATTGGTATTAGTAGTAGGAAAAAAACCTAACATTTCATCAGTAATCTCATTAAAATCCTTAATTTTATTTAATACATCTTTTTGTTGTTCGGTTAAAGAAGAATAATCAGTTTGAAATGTATTGTTTATTTCGCTTGCCATAAATTAATTTATATATAATCGTATTAAATTATCTCTATAATATTCGGCGAAATATCCTGATATTGTCTAAATATTTTTGAAATGTCTAAATGTAAAAAATCAAAACCATTTTGTTTGATTTTTTACGCTTTTTCGTATTTATTTTCTGCGTAAAGATTTTCTTGCTTTTTTTGATTTTCCTCCTTTTGATTTCTTTGCCTTTCTTGCTTTTTTTGATTTGCCTCCATTTCTTTTTTTTGGGTCTATCAGATTGATATCAGCTTCCGATATACCCATACTTTGCGCATTGTTTTTCTCGGCAAAAGCATAATTTAATACAGTGGCGGTATCATATTTTTGAGTGTTGTTTGGAAAATTTTCAAAAGTATTTTTTTCTTTTACATTTTTTGCAAAATTTTTAAACTCTTCATTATTTTTAAAAAATTTATCATCAACAGTTGGTTTACCATCTGGACCAATTGTTACAGGTACAGTTAATGTAGGCTTTACAGATGAATCACCAAATTCTTCATTTATATTTGCATCAAATCCACTCATTATATTCTCAATATATATAATACAAATATTTTGTTCTACATTTATTGCTAAATATTTTATGATTCTGTTAACAATTTAAATTATATAAATTTTCTCGTCTTCTTTTACTTTTTCTCGTTTACCTTCTTTATCTTCTTTATAACTATATAAACGTTCTGTAACTCTTACATTACCATCACCGTAATCGATATCATATTCTTCCGATTCATCAGTAGGTAATTTAAGTACCTCGCCTATTTTTTTCTTATGTTTTTCGAGATTTTCTCTGGTTAATTCTGAAAATTCACTACTGTCATCTATCGAGTCTAAACCACTATATATCGAGCGCAAACTATTCATCGTTTCAGAATCAGAATTTTCCGAGTCTTTAAAATGATTCAGTAACCACTCCTTAAATTTTTTATCATCATTTTCAGTGTCAGCTTGTATTTTTGATTCGACAGTTTTCTTGAACGTTTCATATTCTAATTGCAATTCACTAATTTTTTTCTCTAAATCTAATACTTCTTGTGTTTTTGCAGCATCAACTCCTTGTAATTGTGTTTCTTTCTCTTTTAATTGTTTTTGCGCATCTTCTAAATCAGTTTCCAAAATAGCTATCTTGTCTACAAACTCTCGTAAAATAGAATTATATTTATCTATATCATCTATTCGAATATTTGTACTTTCTTCATCTTTTACATTTTGTTTATTTACACGAATAAATTCATAAATAATTTTTTTGATATTTATCTTTTTAAGTTCTTCATCAACTTTACCGAGAACCTTTTCTTTAATAGTTGCAATCAATTCGTCGTTTACTTCGGGTTCTATTACTGTTTCAGAAGGAACATTTATCTTTTTTAGTTCTTGTTCAACTTTATCGAGAACCTTTTCTTTAATACTTGCAATTAATTCATCGTTTACTTCGGGTTGTATAACTGGTTCAGACGGAACATTTATCTTGTTGATTTCTTCATTAACCTTGTCAAGAACATTTTTTCTAATATTTGCAATTAATTCATCGTTTACTTCGGGTTCTATTACTGTTTCAGAAGGAACATTTATCTTTTCAATTTCTTCATTCACCCTTCTAAGAACTTTTCCTTTGATTTCATTAATCAACCCAGTAGGTACGAGGGGTTCGGGTTCTTCGGTTACTACTGGCACCGGTTGAGGAGGAATCTTTTCAATTTCTGCATTCACCCTTTCAATAACTTTTCCTTTAATTTCTTCTGCCAAACCGTCGGTTGCGACCGGCAAAGGTTCTTCGGATAAAGGAGGAATATTTGCTTCATTCACTTTTTCAGTAACTTTTCCAAGAACTAATCTTTTAATTTCTTCAATCAAAGCATTGGTTAGAGAAGATTCTTTATTCATTTGAATTAAATTAAAAATAATTTCTTTGATATTTCTTTTTTTTAGTTCAGCATTATTTGTATTTATTTTTTGAATTTCTTCATTCAATTTATTAATGACATATTTTGATATATTTTTTTCTAAATCATATGTTTTAAAATGGTTTATCAAAATATCTGTTTTTCCAAATATAGTATCAATAGTTTGTTGATTCATAACTTATAATATTATTATATTATTATTTTGTTTATTTATTCAAAATAAATTCGCCGTCAGCATTATATATTTCTTTGTAATCAGGCGGTTTAACTTGTCCTTCTTCTAAGAAGCAAATAGTCTGGGTAGTGTAATATTTTGATATTTGGTCTAAAAATTCTAATGTTCCTATTGCGGAAATGGCATTACTATTATCAATAGTTTCAATGAATTTTTTTATATATGTAATATCCTCTTTTTTTGGAGCAGAATTCAATTTTGATAATATGTTATTATTTTTATTATGATAAATCAAATCAAATAAGTTAGTTTTGTTAACAATAAATAGTTGTATAGATGATGTTTTATTTTCATCAAATTTATTTTCATTTGCATAACTTGCATTCTCATCAAATAATGTTCCTTTGATTTTGTAATAAATTTTTTTCAAATTCATTATTAATTCACTTTTGACATCATCTGTTATTTTGGATTCTTTGTATTCTTTTTCAAATTTTTTCAATGCAATTTTCAATTCATTAATATCAATGTATGGCACTGTCGGTGGATTGTTTGCGCTTCGTGAAATGTTGAATACACAAAATACACTTATTAAAATATCTTGGTAGAATTTTTTTTGTTGTTCTTGTTGTTGTGTAAAATAACCATTCGTTTTCAAATAATTGAATATTTTATTAAAAACAACAGATTTTATTGACATGTCAGGTTGTCTATCTTTTTTGAAACAATCGCTATGGGTTGGGCAATATTTTTCCAAACATAAATTCACATAATCAGGTGAAATGAAAATATTGTCTCTTTGTTTTTCATAAAAAATATTCTTGATATCTTGACGCATTTCTTGCAATGATTGATTAATAAAATATCCTTCATACCGCCTATAATTACATGTTTCTCGGCCATGGGTTAAACGGTTTTCAAAATTTGAAAGAACGATTGCGATATCTCCTAATATTGCATTTTCTATATTGAAAATTTCAATGACATTTAGACTACCTATACCAGTATTGTATGATTGCATATAAGTATTCGTAAAAGGATGTTTATTTAATAATATTTCATTACGTTTTTCATTATATTCGTCTGTTTTTAAATTTTCATTTATTGTTTCCAGCATGTCTTCCTCTGATGTTCCATATTGACCTTTATATTTATCAATTTGTTTTAAAAAAATATCATTTTCATATGATGTTAATAATCGTTTCCATATAGCATTATAATCTTTAAATTTTGATGCATTATTAAATGGGTTTTTATTAACTTTTTCATATTTTATATAATCATTATCCAATTTTTTTATATTATCTTTTGTGGAATCATATGTATCAATTATTTTACATTTTTTAATGGATGCTGATAATTGTCGAATCATATCATCATATCGAGTTTCTTTGAATTCTTCCATGTTTATATTCAAGTTTTCTTTATCATCAAAATTTTGTAAATTATCAATCCATTCTACTCGCAAAATATTAACTATCCATTCGTATAATATTTTTTTTAATGCATCATCATCAAATTTAGATTGACTTTTTGTATTCATGGTATTCGATAATATTTCCTTGTATTTATTGTAAACTGCATCGATTTGTTTACTTAAATAATATTCGTTTATTTCGTGTTTTGATAATTGTGCTAATAATTCCATATAATTTTTTGTATCTGCTGTTTTTTTTAGAACTGCTTCTTCTTGTAATTTCATTTTTTCTATTTGGTTTTTTTCTAGTAATTCCTGTTGTTTTTTTCTGGCTTCTAAATCTCTTTTCCTTTGTTCTTCTTCTCTTTTCCTTTGTTCTTGTTTTCTTTTACTTTCTTCGTGTTCTTCAATAAAACGGTCTATCTGTAATTTTTCTTGTTCTGCTTTTAGTCGTTTTGATTTTGCTTTTTCTTGTGCTTTTTCTTGTGCTTTTTTTGCTTCTGCTTCTTTTGCTTTTGCTTCTGCTTTTGCTTTTTCTTGTGCTTTTTTTGCTTCTTCTTGTAGTCGTATTGTTTCTGCTTCTGCTTCTTTTGCTTCTGCTTCTTTTGCTTGTGCTTCTGCTTCTTTTGCTTTTGCTTCTGCTTCTTTTGCTTCTGCTTCTTTTGCTTTTGCTTCTGCTTCTTTTGCTTCTGCTTCTTTTGCTTTTGCTTCTGCTTCTTTTGCTTTTTCTTGTGCTTTTTTTGCTTCTTCTGATTGTAGTCGTTTTTCATCTGCTTCTTTTGCTTCTGCTTCTTTTGCTTCTGCTTCTTTTGCTTCTGCTTCTTTTGCTTCTGCTTCTTTTGCTTCTGCTTCTTTTGCTTCTGCTTCTTTTGCTTTTGCTTCTTTTTCTTCTGC